ATTATATTATACTCTATTTTTTTTTTTTTGTTATTTTGATATTGTTCCTTGTTTGTTTGTCCTTGTTCAAAAAAAAAAAAGAATAAAGTATAAAAGATTTTTAACAATTTTATATATCAATGATGACGATGACGACGAATAGCAACAAGAAAAAAGTGAAAAAAGCAACAATTAGTAAAACACTTAAAATGATGATTTGGTCAACATGGGTTGATAAAAATATGGATAAAGGTTCAATATTATGTCCTGTTTGTAATGTTATTAAAATTAACATGATGACATTTGTTGCAGGACATGTTATCGCAGAGGTAAAAGGAGGACCAACAATTGTTGAAAATCTTCGACCTATATGTGGTACATGCAATAGTAGTATGGGTTCCAATACTATGGACTTATCTCGATGTAATATGCACAATTTATGTTTTAGTTGTAAAATGGTTATCAATAAATCTACACAATTATTTTTCTCGACCAAGAATCATACAAACGACCATCATCAGGCTTATTGCCAAGGTTGCATCGATAAAGTAAATCAACCGTGCAGTGATGACGTTATTTTCAAAAAATTTTGTTTTATTTGTTAGATAATTTTAATCAGTTACTTGTTTAACATTTATGCTATGACTGGTATCCAGTTAACTGAAGTTTTTTCTTTACTGATATTAAGGATGGCTTTCATGCTTTCCAGAAAAAAAAAGAAAAAGATATATCCTTTTTTTTTTGAATTTTAGTTGTTATTTATCTTTGAAAAGTTAAAAAAATTGGAGAATATGACAAGTAAATTTGCAATAGAAAACCGAATTCTCAAGGTACAATCACATTTCAACCTCCCGTCCTTTGACTAAATCTTACTTTTCTACTCTCAACTTTTCTTCACTCATTTTCCAAGATGTCTTCTCCTTCTTCTCCCATTGCTGATTCTTCTGCTGATATGATCATTGATGCTACTCTGTCTACTTCTATCCCAGCTCTTGAAGCTGAAAACGGAGACATGACAATCGACTCTTCTTCTTCGGATATTGTGGCTTCTACCGCTGCTTCCGATGTTATTATCGCCCCAACTTCCGACGATAGCATCATTGCTGCTGCTTCTACTCCATCGGCTGAGAACACCGATGCTGGTGGCAAGACTGGCGACGAGGAAAAGAAGAAGAAGAAGAAGAAGAAAGCAGCCATCAACAAACACAGCCGTTTTATGAACGCTGTCCACAATATCGGTCACCGAGCGGCTCCTGGATGCCAGATGTCTAAGAAGGCTATATCTGTTGGAACTCATCTTCTCGATAATTTCCTGCAGCGATGCGCATCAGAGGCAGTGTCTATGGCTGGCGAAGGCAAGAAGGCAACAGTCACTTCGACTGATATCTTTGCATCTGCACTTAAGATTCTCCCCAACGAGCTGGGAAAGGTGTCGGTGAATAGCAGTATGCCAATCCTTGTGAAATATGTGGATGAGCAGATGGCACGTAACGCAGCCGCCAAGATCGTAGCCAAAGCATCCAAAGATGCTAAGCTGGCTGCTGCCGTTGCACTGCAGGAGTCGTCTGATGTCACTGTGTCTGCGGACATCCCGTCCATCGCGTCTGTTGCAGCAACAGCCTAAAAAAGCTTACATACTAAGACCAACACAAGGAAAAAAAAGAAATACATTTTTTCTTTTTTCTTTTTTCCTTTCTTTTCATCATCTCTTTCTTTTTTGTTTTTTTCTTCTCTGTGTCTCGCCTCTCGCCCTTACAATCATTATTTGTGAATTTAATTGTACCTCCTTTTAGATTTTGCAAATTTGATTGTATTCTAGTTCAAATTCTTTACACATACAAGTATTTATTTATTTAAATGTATATATTATTTCTAAACGATTGAAACAATGAAGACGAAGAAACAAGTTTTTTGTGTACAGGCTTTTTGTGTACTTTTGCTTTTGGAGAAGATGAACAAAAGAATGCGGAGGGAGATGATTTATTGACAATTGCATTTGCGCGATAAGCATCAGTAACGACTACATTACCAGGAACAGCAATGACGTCATTAGGAACAGCAATCACACTATCAATTAATTTAGCCTCGTTATCACTAATACTACTACCAACATGAGAAATATTGATGGAATCGCTGACACCAGGAATAGACGCGATATCTGATTTTACGATGTCATGATGTATTTTATTTTTTTTATTTTTGTGTTTTTCGCTGTCTTCGCCTTTATCATCATAATAATTAATTGCATCATCTTCAAAACAAAATGTCTTTTTTTTTATTTCTCTTTCAGTCATTACAACATCTTTTTGTTCTTCTATCGTAAATCCAGACAATGACGTGTCGTAATAAGTAACGTCTTTCGGATTATCTATACTCCATTCAAGTTGACTCCAAGTTAATAAAGGTTTCTGTTGGGTCCGATACATTTGTATTAACAATTTTTTTATTCGACCATGTTCTTGAATTTGCAAATCAGGTATAGTTTTTGTTTCTTCGTCTTCCCCATCACCAAGAAAATCATTCAATAACGATGACGAAGATGACGATGAAGATGATATCTCATTTTTATCCTTTATCTTTTCATGGAAAAGATTAGGAGTAATGTTACCATTACCATTACTTTTATTTTTTTCAACAACTTTCCAAGGAGGCAGCCAATTAGGCACATATGGTGGCTGATAAGCGGAATTTTTGTTTTCAGATAATATTTGTGACATAAGACCCATTTTAATATCATTTGCTTCTTCTAAAGACATTGTAATTGTTTCGCATTTCATTCCGGCAGACTGAATTGATGCAATAGACGAAACTTTGTCGGAATTATCTTTATGCTGTTGATATAAATCAATATTAGCTTCCTTCATACAATATGTCATAAATTCGGACCACTGTAATTTGAACCTATCTTCAATTAAAATTTTGAAATGGTCAGTTGAAATGTATGCAAGATCCTGGGATTCGGATATCCACACAAGTATTTTCATAGCTTTAGTTTTGTACATTTGTATCCACCATCTCAAAATTGGACAAGAATTGAATTTCATGACATAAGAAGAATATGGTATTTCCATTTGAAATGTAGCAAGCAAGCATAACATTTTTTGTAAGCGAGAAAAAGAAAGTTTAACGATTGGCTTATTGTTATTATTTGTTGCATTGTTGTTGCTGTTGTCATTATTATTATTTGTAGTAGTTACACTGACGTTGTTATATACTGCTTCCTCTTCTTTAAGATTTTGAGAAATAATTGGTACCTCCATGTTTTGATCTGTTGTTTCATTTTCATTTACTTCTATTTTCGTTTTCGTAATATCAGTGTCATTTTTATTATCCTCGCCCAATGATGCCATCATCTGTTCGAAAATATGTTTATTTTGAAGAGATAAATTTTCCATCTTCAAAATTTGTTTGTTTGTTTAACAACAATATATTATATAATTCGTGATTCGTGTTTGGCTTCTTCTCAATAAATTTGTTTTGTATTTGAAAAAATAATTATTCAATACTCAAGAGACAAAAAGATTATTGAAGATATTTCTTTTGAAAATTCATAAGAGATAATCTTTTTGTCAGGAATTTCAAATGTGTCTTCTATTATCCAACAAAAGCGCAAGCATCGATTTTAGCGATTATTCTTCAATTATTTAATTCTTTATCACAAACAAACAAGAAAAAAGAAGAATGATCATACATGGATATATAGATAGTTGGGCAGATGTGTTATCGTGTCCAAAATATTTAAATGAAGAAACACACGATGTTGTTACGGATCTTCCGTTCACGGCCAAGTTCAGAATCACAATTTTACAAAGAGACGAAGAAAAATGTTTATCAACTAAAAAAGGTAAACATAAGAATGGCCTCAAATCATCATCATCATCATCAAACTCAATGATAGTACAAGGAACTGTGCCTTATTTATCTTGCGACGTTGGTTACAAGTTGACCATTGATATTTCCTTTAGCCCAAACAGAATTATAACGGTAGAATCGTTTTGCCCTTTGTGGTCAGCAGAAAAATTATACAAATTTTGCCATAAATTTGGATCTGTTCATTCAATCGACGTCTCCAAAAAGAAGCAATTTGAAAAGGTTTGGAATCAAGAATATGACGAAGAAGAGGAAATAGGTCAAGCTGAATCAGACGACGAAGACGAGGCGGTGCATGATTTCTGCTCATCAGAAGATTCATTTGCAAATATGATGAAAACGGCAAAAATTCAAATACAAGCGCAAAAAGAAAACAAAATATTAAAGTCGCCTATTTTTACCAAATATCTTCAAAAAGTATGGACGAATTTACTGTCTAAATCTTCTGTTGCAAGAATGGCCAATGGAAAATTAGTTGATCCGAACATAAAATTACCCTTGACGTGGTCTTTGTATGCAATTAGAAGCTCAACAAAGTTGAATGAAGACGAGGATACAGACAATTTCGATCTCGGCGAGTTATCCGAATCTGACGAAGATGTTGATTATAGCGAAACTGAAACTGAAGAAGAAGAAGTGAATGATGAGGATAACGATTTATTCCATTTCTCTCGTTTATTGGAAAAAGAAAAAAACGAGAAAATGCATGAGGAAAAGGAAAACACAATAGAAGATTTTAGCGCAATTGAAATTGAAATTGAAGAAGATCTAGAGGTTAATGACGGCGATGAAGATTCATCCCGTTTCTTAAAAGAGGAAGAAAACGAGGAAATGCAAGAGGAAAAGAGAAAGATAATAGAAAAAGAAAAAGAAAACAAAAATTGCAAAGTCCAATTCAAAGTTGACGTTGTGCGTGAAGAAAAAAATAATCTATTAAAATCGAATAATAATAATTCGATTGTTGATGTCGAAGAAGAGAAACAGGAAATTGACACTGTTACCGATTTTAATCTAGTTCAAAATACACGTAAGCGTAAAAGAGCTGATAGTTTAATAAGCCAATATGCACCAATGTCAAAAGAAACGGAGAAAGAAAATAATCAAACCGTCGATATTGAAAATACAGAAGAAGAAGAGAAAGAGGAAAATTATAAAGATAATAAAAATGACAACATTGAGGAAAGGGATGGAAATGATGTAGACAAGAACATCGAGTTTGATGATGATGATGACGACGATAAAGACGAAGGCGAAGATGAAGATGAAGAAAAACATCCAAATAAAAAATTAAAACAACGCGTCACCAAGTCGTTTACACGTACAAACTATTATCAGAAGTTGAGTGATTTATATGATCAAGCAATGAAATTTAAAGATAATGGAAGCAAGTACATGTTTGAAAATTGGTTAAAGACTAGTAATATAAATGAATTAAAAACTTCAATTACCGGTGATTCTTCTATCAAAATTCAGTGGATTCCAAATGGAAAAACATTGCCTCCTTGGGTAAGTTTAATTAAATCAGCGCGAAACCATTTTCCTCTTGCTACACCAGAAGGACTTCAACGCTTAATTAAACTTAGAGATTTACCGGACCTGGAAGATTTTGCATTTCTTGGCCACATTAGCCCGATGACAAAAAATATTGTTCCTATTTTGGAACAGCCTGGATATCAATCTCTTTTGAGTCAAAATTTAATCATTGACACAAAACATGCTTCCATGCTTATGCATCCAATATTTGATAAACAATTATCCGAATTTCAAAGACGTATTTTCCAAATAAGTCGAAATGTCAAGTCTGCCAAATTTAGCGTGTTTCAAGATTCTCAATTTGCTTCCTATAGAAGTTTATTTGATAAAGCAACTATGGATTCTTTGACAGTCGTTATGAAAAATGGAGTTTCATGTATTACCATGCCTGGAGGAGAATTACCATTTGCAGGCCTTGGTCTTGTTTCTTTACTATCAAGATTTTGTGACTCTGTAGTAGTGACATGTCCATCTTTTACATCGTGTCGATTGGCTAAAGTGTACCAAAGTATTCAAAAAGACACTAGTACACTTAAACTAATTGTTTTACCAAGAGCAATTCAAAGCATACATCACAGCCTTTTACATCCAGACGTGGACATTAAAGATTTAGATATGGGTAAAGTTGCAAAAGAAGAATTGCAATATTTAAATCCTTTTATTTGTCGTCCTGCCGATGGAATAAAAAAAAAGACAACTCCTAAAAGTATTAATTTATTTGTCATTTATCAATCTCATCTTACAGATTGGACACAAGTTTTAAGAACTCTTAGATGGTTCAAAATAAATCATATACTTTTTATAGGAGAACATGGAGTTACAACTACGTCAAATATAAATTCTTTGGATATGATTAGTTCTATATGTTCTGTATTCCCATTTTCTCTTTATCAAAAGCCTATTAATAAGACAAATTCTGCATCTGTTACTACTGAAGAAATAAATAAAAAAGATGGAAAGGAGAAAGAAAATGAATCTACCGATATAAACGATGGACTCACATATATTAAAAAAACTTTGTCAAGGAAAGTTGATATAACTAATTTATTGATAAAAATAGACCAATCATTTCAATTGTTACCCGATGATCCCAAACTGATTTCATCTATGGTACTTTCCACAAAAATGGCAAACTTTTATGACAATATTTTGTTTGTATCTACATCTGAAGAGGATAATATTTTTGTGAATAATATTTTATCATCTTTACTGAGGCCAGAATACCAAAATATTTATATTGGAGAAAAAGATATTACTACATTTTTTGTAGGAGATCGCATTTTGTTTACTCAAGATATTTTGCGTCAAACTGCCAAAGGATTAGAATTAATAGCATGTCAAGGGGAACTCGATTATATAAAAGAAATTATTCTTTGTGATTCGCAATTTACAAGAGTCAATCATATACAAAAGTCTGCATGCAATTTTAAATCTAAATTCAGCGGAGCATCTATTAGAACGCTTTCTAATCGGACTATACTCTTGGAAGACTCTTTTGTCCAGGGATTTTCTGTTCTTTTAAACTCGTGTAATATCCCGACTACCGAAACAGTCGTGCTTTGGATGGGTCAACATTGCAATGACAAACTTATAGATAGAACCGCCATTCGATATATTTGTAGCGCGGCCTCGGATAACTTCATTTTTATTCATGGACAAGGAAATGATCATAAAAAAAAGTTTTGTGAACTTGTAAATAAAGCTGATCGTTTGGAAACATCAGTCACGGCTATTTGCAAATCGAAATTCAAACATGCTTTTGCTATTACACAGTCATAGTTGTAATAATAATAATAATAATAATAATAATTTATAACAAATTTATTCATCAATCAATCAACAATTCAAATTGCGCAAAGAGATAATAATAATAATAATATAATAATAATATATGTTTAATAGTTTGTTTACAAATACAATGCAATCAAAAATTATTAATATCTTTCATTGTAATAGTATCGATATCAAAATATATAGACGCATACGTATTTGACATAAACGCTGCCTTGTTTAGTGTGTAAATTGATTCTTTTGATAAATAAGTATCGTATTCATTAATTCTTTTATTGGCAGCATTTCGCAAAAGAATTAGACGTTTATATTTAATGTTGTTTTGATCAGTAATGAATATATTTTCGTCGAGCGTTTGAATAAAATATTTGAGTTCTCTTTTACGCGATACCATTCTGGCTATTTTATAATCATTTTCAGTAAATGTCTCTTCTTCTTCTTCTTCTTCTTCGTTAGAACCATTATCGTCGTGATTATCCTTATCCTTATCTTCTTTTTTTTCTTCTTGATTGTTTTTATTAATCGACTGTTCTTTATTTTTGATGCATGGAGTATTGAGTGGATTGGCCGTTGACATTTTTGTTTATTCAAAAATAAAAAAGCTTATGACTATTGTGTTGATGAAAATGTATGAGATGCAATTGTATTTTGTTTGCAAAGATACAAAAATGGAAATTAGTACATAAAAAGAGTCTGAAATATCTGGTCTTTAATTTTGTCTGAAACTAGTTATATTTTTTTTTTGTTATCTATGATCTGGCACCGATACACGAATTAATAAAAGACAATATACTTCCGATGGTGGTAGAAACAAATGCAACGCAAAACAAAGGATGTTTCCAAAAAGGACAAATGCCGCTGATACATGTCATACGTTGTCCTTCTCCAGAACAAACGGAACATAATTCAGCATCATTATATACCCAGTAAAGAAATGTAAATACAGATGCAAGTAACCAACACGTCATGGTAACATTAGTTCGGCCTTCTTTGCAGTGTATGCACATATCGTCTGACGATAATACACATCCTGGAATATTTTGACAACTATTACAATAATTGCGATTGAACTTGTTTGATGCTGAAGAGTGCATTGTTTTCTTTTTTTTTCGTCCAAAATGAATCAATATAGTTGTTGTTGTTGTTGTTGTTAAATTTGATTTTCTGTTTATTCGGGAAAAAAAATAATCATTTTTTGAAAAGAGTCAAAAAAAAAAATTCCAAGGAATTATCTTGGGTAAGATGTCAATAATTTTGATGAAAGTAATCACACATTAAACTAGTTATCCTTGATTTTATTAGTTGTTTTTTTGTTTTATTATTTAATTTGAACAAACAAAAAATAGATATGCCTCCTCTATCATTGCGTGTTATATTTCCTGCTAATCTTTCAAACCTGGAAGGAGGTGAAGAGACAGTATATATACCAGAGTCTACTCTTCATACACTTTTTCCAAATTGGAATAATCATTCACAACATAGAGTATGGGTTGGCACTGGTGTTTTTGTTGCTGAACCACTACCTCCATCAATGGGTGATGGAACTCAAGATGTCGTGGCAATGTCTGTATCGCAGTTTCGTATTTTATTTTCTCAATTAATACGCGCTGCATCAGAAAATAAGCAACTCAATGTTAATACTCAGTTCAAAGCATCAGTGCTTCCATTAAATATGAATACCACTCCTATCCCTCAGTTGAGCACGGTTTTGGATACAGTGCAGTTTGAATGGAAATCATTTACCAAATCAAACTCTCAAACATCATCCGAGAATCAAGAAAATCCTACAAATTTATGGTATCCAGGCGTATTTATTGCATTTTGTCAAATGAATGCTGGAAGAGTTTTGGCTTTGGGACAAACTGTGGAATTTGACTTGAAACATATGGAAGAGTTTCTTCCGATGGGGGTCATTTTACCATCACAAGATAAAGAAATATGTGATTCTACAATTATTGAATTTAGAGCAATTGCTATTAATAAAGCTCTTTTAAACACACCCAAAGTTTTTCAAGTTCCATCAACTATAGAAGATGCGGCTAATATTATAACAGCAAAGAAATCAATGATTAAAAATATTTCATCTAATATTACATTTATTTATAATATTCTCAAACCACAAACTATTCATTTTGAAATCGATGGATGGAGACCTCTGCCACCTTTTATGAAAGGTGACGAATCTTTGGTGATACCTAAAAATACAATAGATAAGATTGTTTTTTATAGATTGACAAATGTTTTTCTTTCTCCTGATGGAATTATATGTCCTTATAACGATCGTGTAATATCTGCCTCTACATTTGACAAAAATAAGCCTCGTTATAATTTGCACATAGTTCCCACTCATATTGATGGGATCTCTATTAAACAGTGTCCTTCTAGTGTCATATTTTCAATTGACGTGTTTACAAAATTTACATATTCTTCGAGACTTCGTGATTTAAATATGCAAGATCTAAATATTCATCCGTGTATATCTCTTACCAAAATCAAAGACGTTACGGCAAGTGGCAGTGAAGATATTACAATCAATACTACGTGCAAAATTATATCAAGATCTTCAAATATGCAAAAAGCAACAAGCGTCGTGTGTCAAATTTGCCGCCATGAACCAGATTCGACGGATTACATTCTTAGTAGATATATAAATTCCAACGCGCCCAAAAAAAGAATGACTGCTCCTATGCATATCATGACTTTGGAAGAAGAAAGGAAGAGTATAGATTTAATTTCATTATTGGATAATAATAATAATAATAATAATAATAGTAATAATGATGATGCTATCAACAACAACGACACTTCAATGACAGACAATTCAGTATCGTGTGAAAAGAAAGAGATATCTGATCAAGATAATGACGACGATAATGAAGATGGTAACAAGGATAAATCCAATACATTTAATACCAACAATGATGACGACGACGACGACGATGATGATGATGATGATGAAAATGATTTCGATATCAATGATGATGATGGTGAGGATGATAGCGAGGATGACAATCACAAATCACAAATCCGAACCAATAGCAAATCAACATCTCGAAAGCGTAAATATAATAACAATGACGATGGCGATACTTCAATTTTAAAATACCATCTTTTGGATAGCAATCTTCCTGTTGATGCCGACAAGGTTAAACATAACGTTATGATGAGTTTAAAAAAATCTCCTTTTTCGGTAGGATGTGTACTCAACATTCGAAATAAGATGCAAATAAAAATAATAAGCATCAACAATTCGACAAATCCCGACATCATTTACAGATCAACAAGTTTTTTATCTGATATCGAATTACTGAACAAGGATGAATACCTTTTGTTGGTTAACCAAGATTGGCCAATTGCCCCTATCAAAACGATTGATATACTTATTCATAGTTTGGATGTATTGACTGAGTGTGCTCAAAAACATTATAATGCTATACGTGCTCAACAAATTTTGGATAAAATATCTACCAGTCTTTGCTCGGGCATTTTCAGTATAGATTCGGATGATGATTTTTCTTCTTCTTCTTCTTCTTCTTCTAAAACTATATCAAGAAGTAAAAAGGAGTCTAAAACAGCCGTCCATGCTATTAAAAGATATAGAACATCTAAAGGTACTTTTATTAAAAAAAGAAATGCAAAAACCATTAAGGGTCAAGAGACTAGTAGTAATAATACTAGTGTTTCGACATCGAAAACGGAAAATAATAACAGTATGTGTGAGGATAAGGATAAACCTGATGAAGATGATGACGAAGAAGACGAAGACAGTGATCAACAAGAAGAAGAAGAAGAAGATTCTGTTGATATATCCACAATTGATAAACTTGAGGAAATTATCAAAGATAAGAAGAAGAAGAATAGAAATAAGTCAACCAATGAAGACGTTCATTCACTTATACGAAAACTAGATTCATTGGAAAATAAAAAAAATCAAATTCGTCAATGTCAAGATGAAAGCGAAGACGAAAACAACATTAAGAAAAAGAATCTGAAAGATAAAATAGAAGCCCAAAGATCGGGCATCAATAAAGAGGTTTTAAACGAAGATTCGTATTACAGTTTTAAAATATCTGAACGATATCGACGCATCAAGCCTGTAATTTCACTGTCAACGATTAGGAAATTATCAAATGTACAATTATGGGATTTTATAAAGTATGTGTTTTCTGATAATTTAATTATGAAACGAACCAACACGGCCCTTATAGCCGATGACAGATCTGGTGCGTATATTTCTGTAACATCAATGGACTTAATGGATATGAAAATGTTTGTGAAACCCCAATCAAATCCCAACGAAGAAAGAGTGGGATACTTAACTGACGAGACAGAGATAAGAATAAAAATTGGGACTTCAAATTCTTTTACTTCTTTAGAGGTGGACAATGCGACAGGTTTTGTAACAAAACCTTCTAAGTTTGAAAAAGAACAAGATATAAACAATAATAATAATAATAATAATAATAACAAGAACAATATTATCATAAAACAATTTCACAGATTGATGCAACCAGCTAAATTTCTCAAAGAAAATGGAATTGGAGGTGTCAAAAAGGAAGTCATTGAAGTATTGGAAAGTTTGGCCGTCTTTCAAGTTCCTGAATTAAAAAATATTGCATCTCAGTTTGGTTATAAACCATCAAAGGGAATTCTTTTATATGGAGTGCCCGGAACTGGGAAAACTGTTTTGGCTCATCAAATTGCTAAATTCCTTGATGTTAAAATATCAAATGTAAAAGAACTTACCGGTAGTGACATTCCTGCAAAGTATCATGGAGAATCTGAAGGAAGAATCCGAGAATTATTTACAGGTCCGGAAAAGGCTTTTGCAAATGGCGATCATTCATTGTGGATTATTTTAATCGACGAAATTGATAGTCTTTGTCCAGAGAGAGGCAGTAAAGAATGTACAGCAGTTATGGAAAGTACTATTAATGCTCTTTTATCAAAGCTTGATGGCAATGGACCCTCGAAAAATGTTTTAGTTATTGGAATGACCAATAATAAAGATAGTATAGATAAAGCACTTTTGCGTGCAGGAAGACTTGAAAGTCATATTGAAATTGTTATACCTGACCTCGAAGGACGTAAAGATATTTGCGACATTTATCAGAAACCACTTTCAGACAAGAATAAAATAAGCAAAGAAGTTGACATGGATTGGCTTTCAAAAGAGACCTCTGGTCTCAGTGGGTCTGATATTCGATATATTTTCAAACAAGCATCCAACGGAGCTATGAAAAGAATCTGCCAACAAATTTACAAATCCGCCATTGAACAATCTTCCAACAAGTCCAATAATAATAATAATAATACGCCAATTGACGTATCAAAACATATTGATCCAAATGAGCAAGTAACGAAACAAGATTTTATATCAGCTATCGCGCATGTCAAAACTATTAGTAGTGCTAATAAGAAAAATGATATACCTGCATGCTACGAACACATGTATATTTAAATTTGTTATTGTTCTTATTGTTTATTTTTGTACATTTTATTTTTATTCAACTTGCTTATATATAATTAAAAAAAAACATTTTAACAAACTAGAAAAAAAAATGAATTTGTCTTTAGACGCTTCTTGTATTATTTCTTCTTCTTCTTCTTCTTCTTCTTCTTTTCCTTCTTCTGCTTCTCCTCCTTCTTCTTCTAAGACGCCTATTGTTTGTTATGAGCAAGCTTTATATAAAATGATTTGTGAGACAATTTATGACTATGGATTAAAAAATAAAATGACTGACACTCCACATAGTTTTGCGCAAGGAATCCCACTCTCGAATTTAAATATCTCGCAAAGTACAGATTCAAAAGATATTCAAAAAGAATTAATTTCAGACCTTTTCAAAAAGAATGATATACAGTTGTCTCAACTATTATGGGATACTATTAAAATAGGAAGCGGTAAATGTTCTGGCGTTTATAATATCTCTGTACCCATGTTATCAACAGATAATAATAATATAGAATTGGTAGCCAAGGTTTTAGAAAATAATTTACCAAAAATGGAACAAGATATATACACTATATTGTCTAATAATTATTATAGTAGTAATAGTTTACACGACAAATCATTTATTACCTTGCATGCAATCTATATATTTAAAACATTTCGCATTATGATATTTGACAAATTTAATGGAATATCTGGACCTTATCTTATGAACTTAAACAAAGATGGACAAAATACAATAAAATTCGTTCAAATAGTAAAAAAAGTTTGCGAAGCTGTCAAAAAATGCCATGATGCAGGAATATGCCATAGAGACATTAAATTAGAAAATATTTCATATGACAAAGAAACAGAGCAAGTTCTTCTTTTTGATTTTGATAACTCTGCTGTATTTGACATTAATAACAAGGACAATAATTCATTTACAATACCCAAAGGAACTGCTCACGCCTTTAGTCCTGAAATGCTACTTTATCCACATATTCCCTATAATTACAAATGTGATAGCTGGGCTGTTGGAATTTTGACTATTGAGTTAATCTTGGAAGAAGATATGTCGACCGATTTCTGGGATCCCAATTGGAATCGTTCAAATGATGACTTTATAAAAAAAATAAATAATTTATTAATAAAGAAACAAAATATAATGGAGACAACACCATGTTTAAAAGAATTCATTTTAGAATTACTTGAAATAAATCCCAAAAAAAGGCCATCTATCGAACAGATACTACAACATAATTTATTTAGAAAAGATACACAACAATTGTATAATTTTCTATATAATTGAACGATATAGACATTTTATATAGACATAACTACGTTTGAAAACGAACCAAAAAATTCATAGATATTTGGTTTCCTTTCCAAAAATTGAAATAATCTTTAACATGATCAGTTGTGCAGTCATATAGGACTCCGGGTGAATACGCTCTAGGAGCCATTTGGTTATCGCTTCCTACTTCTGTTCTTCCAGTAAGTCCTGAAACAACAAACATGTGATATTCTGTTTTTCCACTACTGGAATTGAGATGAGGGCTTGAACACGCATAACTGACCGAAACATATGGCTTGATAGCAGTATACACACATGATCCGAAAAGGTTTGCATTTACCACTTTTTCTCTATAGTTTACATTGAGTCCATTTTGTAAAATAGGCTTGACGTAACTGTGTCCAGTACCATGAAATAAATAGGGCTTTTCAAATTCTATTCCCGATGAAGATAAACGGACTTGCATAAGAGATTTTGCTTGTTGATAATTCATATAGTTGACAGGATGTTGGATCTGGAAAATATTCACAATCTTGGATGGATCAGACACGGCATGTATATTGTATAGTTGTTGACCACACAGTCTGTTGAGAATATTTACAAATAAAGGATCGTCTCTTGGAAGATCAACTAACACGCAACCTCTGTGGACAACATCTTGATCGATCGTAGACGGGGCAGGAATTTCCACAAGGGGTTGCGGTATGTATTTTTTATCCAAGGAGAAATTATGAGCAGGAATATAATTTGATGGACAATATTTCCAGTTTGAGGGAAAAACAATACCTGTCGAGTCCTTCAAACCCATTGTGTTTGAAGACTTGGTTGAGAAAGCGGCCAAAAGTGCTTCTCTGTCCTTATCCAATAATTGAATTTCTACTTTAGGAATAGAAGAAGAAGAAGTGTCCCCGTTTATCTGCGAATTTGGATGAATATCACCCCCTTCTTCCTTCAAACTATCAGTCATTTCTATTTCTTGTATCCTCATATGAAGTCGAGCAGCCAAGTCGGATAGTTCTTCGAAATTATTTACATCCTTGTCTTTTGGAGTAGATATTTTCAATCGCTCATTATATATGTCATTTTTTATTTTTGAAAGAGCATTTTCTTTTTTCTTATGATCGGCAAGAACTGTAGCCTCCTTCAATTGCTTCTTTGCATATTCTTGTTGAAGTTCTTCTAGCTCGGTTGTTCTTGCTTCTAACTGGTCTTCGGTTTTCTTGATCAAAGCTTGCTGAGCAAGTATAGAAGATTTAGTGCTTTTGATTTTATCCACCGCATCCTCCTGTTTAATAATAGCTATAGTAGATAGAATACAAGCTTTTTGAGGTTCGGTCAATATAATCTTATTCTTTTCGTTGTTTTGGTCGTCAATTGTACAGGAGTCAATATCCATGGAAGATGATGCAGATGATTCTGATTCAAACATTGACGAAGTAGAAAACGCCGGTGTCGATGCCGATGTCACATTCACAGAAGAATGAGAAGATTTAGCCGATTTTTTTCTTGAGGTTGCTAGTTGATTCGTAAATACAAGTCCATGAAAAGCAAGGGTGACTTTTTTTATATCAGTTGCTTTGGGGGTTGTTATAGGGTAGTTGAAATATGAATTATTTCGCAAAAGCGCCAAAGCCTCCGCCGTGTTAATTTGGTGATTAGGACCAACGCCACACAACCAAAAGTCAATGTAATATACGATAGAATGATCAATAACAAGAGCCGTTTCATACCACTTTTTATTGCTACTACTCATCGTAGGCAGAGATCTTTGAATAGCGTCAATAACATCTTCCGATTTACGTTTGCAATTATTAAAAAGAAGCCATTCCAGGCAGTCGTTCAAAATATTGATAGAAGTGAAAGTAGATATATCAAGTATGGAGATATCAGTTGGGAGGTTTATTTTGAACCTTTTCACTGTTAAAATAACTTTATATTTTGCCTTTGAAAAAGCAAAATTCTTATCGCGACCAAGAACCAACATTTTAATAATTCCAGATGGTGCAACACGAAGCAAAATTCCAATAAATTTACTCATTGTCGCATGCTTATTAACATAGCATAATTGTCCGATCCACCCATCCACTTTCTTGGAACTTTTACGAGTTTTTCCATTGTAATTATATTGAATGGTTCTAGGACATGTGAGAGGAAAACTCTTTTTGTTTTTATTTGTAGTCTTTTTCTTCTTTACGTCCTTTTTAGTCGAAGAACTCAGTGATATTATTTTGCGCTTTTTGTTCTTGACATCGCTATTATTGTTATTATTATTTGTTGCTGAAGAAGAAGAAGAAGTTATAATCTTTCCAGACGCGGCTAATGCAATGGGATCGTCCTCATAATATGCACTATCATCGCTTGAATTTTTTGAAGCAGACGAGGAAGAGGAAGAGTTGGTCATATCAATGACCGAGCTTTGTTTATTGGTCTTTGAAATTTTATTGCTTCGTTGAGTAATGGAAAGATCCTCCTCGCCTGCTTCATTGTCTGTCCAAGAATCACTACAGTACCCACTATCACTTTCATCCGAATTGCTAGTATCTGAATCTGAATCGCTTGCTATCACCACTATTTCCTCCACTTCGGATGAAGTGTCCGAGTCACTGTCATTTGTCAAAGAGATAAGCGAATGTGAAGAGACATTTTTGTTTTTTGACGATGATGCTGCTGCTGCCATTGCCGATGTTACCAAGGATTGATCTGAATTTGAAGAGGATGTCGATGCCGCTGCTGCCGCTGCCGGAGGGGGAGGAGGAGGGGAGGGAGCGACTCCGAAATTGAAAGACATTGTGTAAGAGAGTGGTGTGTCTGTGTCTGTGCGTTTGTGCTTGGATGTGGTGTATTTGAATAGTGTGTGTGTGTGTGTGTGTGTATCTCGACTTTTAAAAAAATTTAAATCACAAGTCGATATGACTTAATTTGTGGAGCTTTGTGAGAGCGAGGATTAAAAAGTTATGAAAAATGATTTTGTAGAAAATTTGAAATAATTGACTCATGCGCGTTCAAAATTACCGCAATCATCTCGTCTCAATAAAAAAAAAACACATTTTTTTTCATAAAAAATATCAGCAAAGAAGACGAAGAAGAAGACGAATAAAAAAGACTTGTTCAATATATTAATTATATAATATGCAATATTAACAGAAAATATACATATAGATATTGCTTCTATATTCATTCATCTGTGTTTGTGAAAAAAAAAGTCAAAAATAAACAATCTTGATGAAATTGTCTCCTTTCGATAGCAGAGATGTGTATATTGGCAATGATACATTATTATTGTCCGTTTCACCATCAACCCAAATCGATGAATTAAAAAAAAATCCGAAATCCTTTTTAGAATTTATTTCGCTTGTATGCAATATGCATGGCGTGAAACAAAAACAAGTGGAACATAATTCGTGCATGCGCGAAATATTAAATGGTCAAAATATTTCATATGCACAAATTGATACACTCGACAATTTGAAAAAAGCCTTGTCTAAATTTTATACTTGTATGATTGTTTTACCCAACTTTGGAGGATACAACAAATGGAAACCAAGTGATGATATTGTGAATCATAAAAGTAATAAAGCAATTGCAGGCAAATATCATGTATATATGGCTATCGATGAAAGGTTATTTGTTAACAAAGATAGTAACTGTAATAATAATAATAATAATAGCAAAGAAAAAGGATTTGTTTTTCTGGATCCAAAAGGTGAACCTGTACATTTTCCTGAATCAGATTTTATTTGGATAGAAGAAATATGGTGCATAACAGGCAAAAGAAAAACAAATTGCAATTCTGAAAGTAGCAAAAAGTTAAACTTTTGTTTATTAATGAAATCATTATACAAGTATGTCAATGAGTTGAGAAAACCATGTGATTTAAAACCCTGCGAGTGTTCTCCATCGAGTATTGAAACATCCGATTGTGAATGTGATTGTGACTCTGATAATAATAGCGAAACCGATCCTTGTACCCCTCAACCATGCGATAGTGGTCAAGATGATGGTGATCATTGTGATGATGATGATGATGAAGATCACTGTGAGGATGATGATGATGATGATCACTGTGACGATGATACACCGATTCCCTCCGATGGAGATGATACGCCAACTCCCTCAGATGGAGATGATACACCGATTCCTTCAGATGGAGATGATACACCGATTCCTTCAGATGGGGATGATGATGAAGATATAACGCCAATGCATCGAATATAAAAGCTTTAAAAATCAAATGTTTTATGAATCCTCCAGGGCCATTTTGTTTCATCGTCCTCTGTTAGAATATAGTATAAACACATTTCATGACCAGCACATTTATCATAATCGGACCCTTTGGCGTCATATCCACAAATTGTCACATTTGTACCATTTTTGACCATTTCTTTTAGTTTGATCAAAACTGGATCATTTTTAGTTAGTCTCTCCCAAAAGTTACAATAAAATTGTTTTGATGGTGTCCAGTCTAAAGAGTGTCTTATTCCTGTATGTTTGTCAATCCAAATGAATTTTGGAATTTCACCTTTTCTTTTATGTCTTGAGGGATTTGGATTTGAATATCCAATTATTCTTTGTCTTTCAAATTCTTCATCACTTTCATTTTCATATTGTTTTGAAAACTGGTGAAATCCTTCTATTGTAAGAGCAGGTATAATATTGGGTTGTCCATGCATGACGGGTCCTAGCAACATAGGACTGAAAGAAGGACATCCCAAACCATCTTTACGGCCACCATCTCTATAGTTTGGAAATACAGACAAATATCCGTCGGTGTGAATAACAGGTTTGAATTTTTTCATCAAAAAAAATTTTACTTGTCCTCTTTGTTTATTTTTAGCATTTTCAGACGCTGCTTGCTCAATTAATTTTTCTCTCCTATTGATCTCTTCTTGCTTTATCCTATTTTGCTCCTTGATACTTAAAGATGGGAGTTTAATTCTGATTTTTGTATGAACACCGCAAAAATATCCATTTTTTGCATGATAATATGCCATATTCGTACATGCTTTACCAGACGCTAGTCTACCTTGACAAGGTACAGAGTTATATAATGGCAACGGCTTATCTGTTTTTATTTCACTCATTCTTTCTTGACGATTAATCTTTTTGGATAGCAAACTATTATCTTTGGTTTCAAAAAAGAAAATGATGATGGACGATGACAAAACAAATAATAATTAATAAAGCAAATACAAATCAAATTTGAAATTTCATATATAGATATATTACATAAATAAATTACGATCGAATACTTTGGATTCTTCAACAAGACTGCTATCAGAAGTTGCGGCAAGACCTCTTGCAACAAACTCGTCAATTAAATTTGATATTTGTACCTCTGCAAAATTTTGGGGTTGCTGAGAAAACATAGCTAAATCTAGTATTAACAAGGCAATAGCATACAAGTCTGTTCCAAAAGTTGGTTGGTCATTGTACATTGTACTCATTTTTAAATAGTCCCGATCTCCTTCTTCGTCTAATTGTTTAAGTCTGATATTTGGATTTTTCGACACAGATACACCAAAATCAATCCATACACCACTGTTCTTGTTGATACGATAACTATCTTCTAAACTTATACCAGTATCATTATCAAATCCTAGAATATAATGGTCTCCCTTGATGTCTGCGTGAATAATTCCTTGTTTGTGAATGTCGACCATACTCTCAACCATTTTAAATGCCACTTGTGCAAAAGTTGTATAAGAAATTTTATTATTATTGACAAATCGTTTAATAAAATAATTTAATACAGAATCTCCTGGAATAAAATCAAATATAACAATACGCACTTTATTCGAAATCCACCAATCCCTTATAGGAGTAACTTTGCAAGACGCATTCATCAATGCAGTTACCGTAATAGGCTCATTGATATTTTTCCAATCTTTAGATTCTTTAATAATGTAAATTTTATTATTATCAACATCTTTATTACCACGAATAATTCCTGTATGTACTTTACCAACTTCCGACTCTTGCAATAAACGTTTGATTTCATACACAGTTCCGTCGTTTGGAGAAGTAATGGTATTATTATGATTATCACGATAATTTTTATCCTCATTAGATGGTTCTTCCATGATTAATTCCGAATTGTTTGTATTGCTTGTGCCTGACCCAAATAACGATTTACGACCTGTAAAAGATATATTTTTATTATGAACAGGTTTTTTCATTGGTGTAAATGGAGTAAATGGAGTTCTTGATAAAGAAGATGATGCAGATAATGATGAGGATGGTGATGATGAAAGTGTGGATTGAAACAAAGTCTTAAATGATTTTATTGGAGTTTTTTTACTTGTAGACGCAAATACCATTGGCTTTGCATTGTTCATTTTTTTCCATTGGTTCAAAAACTTTTCCATACGCATAGATCTTTGCGTTGATGTATCAAGGTTAATACTTTGATTGTTATATGAAAATGAATGTAATGGTGATAATGATGATGATGATTGCTGGAGAGGTATAGATCCAAATGAAAATTGAATCGCTTCTTCAAGAGACAAGGTTCTTCTACTTCTTTTTGGCGTAAAGTTTAAACTTCCATTATCATCATTACTATTATTACTATTCATATTATTTGCAACGTTAGTGAAAAATAATCTTTTTCCCGTCGTTGATGATCGTGGGGGTGTCGATACCAACGACACGTCAATGTTATCGAAATTGAGAGACATTATTTAATTTTATATTTGATACTTTTGTCAAATTATATTTAAAAGAAAAAAAATGAGATATTTGTTGTGTGTCTTTTTACTAATCATATACATATATTTATAATTTTTCTTTTAATAATTAATAGTAGTAGCTAATGGCCGAAAACAAGAAGAACTAGATGAAGGAATTCCTGGCAATATAACGCTCATCGGAAGAGGTTTCCAATTGATAACATTGTATCCAAATGAAACATTATTATTATTATTATTATTGAATATTACGGGCTGTGTAGGTTCTTTGGGTATATGTTTGTGTTTATTGTCAATCACATATTTTTTCTGTTGTGTCTGTTGTGTTTGTTGATGCATATAATGAAAATGCTCATATGCGGAGCAAACGATCGGCCAATTCGGTGGTGATTGAGAAATTAAAGCAAGTTGTTCAATTGATATATGTTCTTGTTTATCAAAATTAAATAACCAATGACAACATTCATAAATCCATACCCACTGGAAGTGTAATTGTTTTATTGTTGGCGACTCTCTCATTTTCAACATGCGTAATCTGTATTTTGAAGATTGGTTTATTGTACATTCCGTCATACAGCATTGAATGGCGATATGTTCATATATTCCATCGCCGATACATAAAATATCTGCGCCATTTGGATATTGTTGAATAATACGACGTATATTTCGTATTTTCCATTCGCAATACATAGACTCGACAGCATTTTGATTATTCATGTCAACATTTTGTTTCATGTCCATCATTTCATTCGTACGATATAGTGTTTTTATTTGATTCAACACTTTATTGTACGATAATGGTAAAAGGGAACTAGCAGACTGCTTTATCCATGGGGAACCAGAATTTGTTACAATAAAAATATTTTGTAATAATACATATTTTTTTAGTACAAAGTGGTCTAATGTATCTAATATTGTAGCATCATATGATATCATCGACCATTTTAAATTGCTTTTAATAATATTATCAATAGCAGAATGGACAGGAAAAGGGTTCGATTGATCAATTATTTCGCTTGTAGGTAATATAGTGTCATCATAATCTATTAGCAAAACGACTGGATTATTATTATTATTACTCGAAAGTTCCGGAATAATTTGTGATGGTGTTGATAATATAGACTCTGATGTTTTAAGTGGTACAGAGACAGATATATCAATAACTTTAGCTTTGTTGGGTATGAGGGTAGCAATATCATATGATTTTCTATTTTTAACAAGACTCGGTGACGAAGAATCTTTTATGTTCGACATAACAATTTCCTTTCTAATTGGTATTTGGTTGTTTAGCATTTTTTTTAAAGCTGCTTGTTAGGCACAACTTCTTTTTATTTATTTTTTTAAAATACTCATGAATAGTCTTTTTATAATTCTCAAATCAAATCAAAAACAAAAACAAAAAGAAAGTAAATAAACAAATAAACAATAAATAAATAAAGAAAGAAATAATCTTTATATTTATATTTATCTATGATTAACTTCATCGACATCAAGTAATTGTTTTGGTTCATCCCAAAATTGAGTAACATTCATGGACAACTCTCCTTGAATACCTGTAAGTTCATCATAATCTAGCATAGGCAATCCTTGACTGTCATTTTCAGGTCCGTATATATACATTCCATCTTCGTCTTTTGGAACGGTGAGGTATATTTCAACATCTGCCAAAGGAAGAAATTCAAATTTGGGAAATTTGATAGGGTTTTTATCCAAGTTCAATGGTTCTGTATCGGTTTCAACACAATTTTTATGTGCAGATATTGCTTTTTTTTGTAATTCCCACATTTTTTGATTTAGATATTGTCGTGAAAATAAAATTTTACCTACAAGGAATTTACCATCGCCAAGAAATTTAGCAGGGTCCCATCTTTTATGTTTCCAATATGCCAAAAGTTCTGTACAATTAGATCCCAAAAGTGGTTTAAAAGTAAAACCTTGACCATTTTTTTGTAAACAATAATCAGATACGGTATTGTTAATTGCTCCGCCTTTTGTTGGTTTATTTGTTCGAATCGGTTTGAATGATGTGCATTTAACTTCTCCAACATTGATTCGAGAATCAAATCTTGTAAATTTATTCAGATAAATACCATCTTCGTAAGTTATAATTGTATCCACTGATGCGTGTGCATCAATGTAATTAGGATCCATAAAAATACCAAATGTTTCCACCTTGAAATGAAATAATTCAGATAAAATATCAGAAGGTTCATGCTCTAAGGAATGACCAGCAATAGCAAACTTTTTTTGAGACAGCTTCTGTGGTCTAGGAAGTAAACGACACGTGTCTACCATCCATGCTATTTTGTTTGATTCGTTTGGGTAATAATGTGATTTGTTACACAGCATACCATTTCGAGATGCGCCTTCTTGACCCTCTCTTCCTTTGTACCACGCTTCTCCATTTTGTTCGCCCATAGCAAGTTCATATTCTTCTTCTTTGGTTGGTGGATTTTTACGATACACTTTACATTCTTTAATACATTTCCAAAATGTGGATCCTTTGTGAGGTTCATTTCCTTTATGAGGTTCCTCAATAGGGGTTTCCGTTAGCCACAGCGCGTATCTGTTTGTTTTATTACATTTATGCGACACTACATCATTAAAGCAATATTCTTTATTGGGATTATAGTATCCTTGAAAATCATATGGCGGATCATCTTTGTCTTGATATGTGTCTTCTATAAAATATCTAGAAAATTTAGACAAGGCTCTTTCTATATCCTCTTTAGTAGGCACATATAATTTGAATGGCATTTTAAAGCTATTGACAGCACATTCCTTGGCACGTTTATTGAATGTGTACCAAAACTCATTTTTAGAGCTATCTTTATTTTCTTCATCCACTTGAATTTGAGATTCTGACGGAGTAATCATTCGAATTGATTGTAATGTAGACTGGTTTATATTTATATTTACAGTTTCGGAAGAATTTGTTGTTGTTGAAGGTTGTTTTATAATTGATGATACTGTATTAGTATTAGAATTGGTTGAGGAATTTATGCGGGATCGTTTTATACCAGAAAAAAAAGAAGCCGCCGTTTGAATTGGTTTGGTAACTCTACTTGCATTACGAGATATGTCCTCTGGATTTTTAATAGTTGCACGTTCAGTAATAACAGAAGTACTGCCAGAAAAAATTGAAATTGAATTGTTATTGTTATTATTGTTATTTATGTTATCAGATATTTTGGCTCTTGTCGCAGGTAGTGGAGGCGGAACATATTCATCTGTTTGTTCAATGTCACATTCTCCAGATCCACCCTCAAAATTTGTACGAAACAGTTGTTCATTTGGATTAGATAATGAACTATCTACAAAATTTTCTCTTTTTAGTTTTTTTACTGGACGAGAATTAACAGCTGATTTGAATTGATCATTTTCCATTCGAATAACAGGACAATCTTTCAAAGCTTGCAACACGTCTGAAAAATCGTCATTCATCATACCTCTTTGTCTATCAGCTACATTTTCTTTTGCAGACGCTTTTTGTCTAGACGATTTAAATGATTGCTGATTGGATATTAGATTTTGTATATTATCGATTTTATTTTGATTCTTCTTATTTTCATCAAAATCGACATCCATATCCATATCCACATCCATGATCGTTTTGAGTGTTTTGAATTTGTTGGTAATTGTAAGCAGATATAATATACGATGTATGATATAGATTTGAACGTTTGTGTTTTTAAATACAATTAAATCAAAAACAAATATTCAAATTAAGCAGAAATATAATTAATAGAAGTTTCTATCTATTAATTTTCTTTGTGATCAGAAACATCATTGAACGACGTGAACGTAAAAAGTTTTAATTTTTTTTTGCCTTGCTTACGCTTTTACGTTTGCGTTTATGTTCTTTGTGATTACTATTATTATTGTCATGATGATAATCATCATCATTATAATGCTTGCCAGAATCACCATGAATTTGAAATATAGAAAAGAAAGTCAAAATTATACCAAACATCACCATAATAGTAATTACAATATGTTCAGGCGAATCAAATATCCATGCTAAAAAGTTTGAAAATATATTACCAGAATCAGAATCTCCATCTTTAATTGTTGGATCTTTACCACCACATATTTGAGTAATCGCTTGATGAGGAATATTGGTATTGGTAGAGTCAATAACGACATTTTCAGTTAAACAAATAGTTAAATTTGCAGGACCAGTACACACGTCATCAATCAAAGATGTGGTGAGCAAATGTGATCGATTAGCTGAACGTTTATCTGCATTACAAATACCAGACCAACATGTGACGCTCGACGAACCAGCCAATAACGCAGGATTTGTCAAATGAGATCTTAGAAATTCTGCTGCACCAATAAAAGTTGTAATAGGTGCCCATTGAGGATACATGCAGTATAACAATTCGGGCAATGGAGGATTCGCTTTTGACAAGTCTTTTGTTGGATTTGTTGGATCTACAAATTGAGATGCCCAATATTGTAACATCCAATTGTAATAATCATATAAATAGGGTTTGTCCACTGGCTTTTCAACTTGTCCAGATCCATCAATTTTATAAAACATTGCTGCCACATCGCTAACATACCAATGATCAGTTGATATTGTTTCTCTTGTCATAACTTTTCGAAACAGTTTACCAAACGTAGATCCTGATACATGAGCGGCATGTAATATCTCATCTGGGGTACCCAAAACAAGAGGAGCGCAAACACCCATATAGTTACGAACATGTAATCCTATTTCTCTTAAAAATGTAACTGGAGGTCCCATGAACTCATTGTACACTTGTCCTGAAAAAGTCGAAGCACCATAAATAGGAGAATATTTATCTGCTGTCAATATATCTCTTCCGTCGTCATTTTCTTTTGTATGATAGTCACTGAAAACTATTCTTTGCATTTTAGTCAAGCTTTCATTTTTTGACAAATCCATTACAGGTCTAGAAAAGAAAGCCATAGATAATATATATTCATCTTTGAATCCAAGTTGAATTCCTGTTAATGCATATCCTGGATCGGCTGTCCATTTTACTGGATCATAACTAAATTCTCCTCCGTTTGTTAAACCTGGTGTATTAACATCAACAGTGTTATTTGATGTACCATCAAATCCTTCTGGCGGATCGTACTGAAGGCTTTCTTCGCTAATATTTACACCTTCTCTTGCAAGAAAATGAATAAAATGTCTATATTTTGATCCATGAAATCTGACAGGCGAAATGTATTTTTTATGTCTCCCAATCTCTTCTTCTCGTGTTGTAAACTTGATTGTTAATTCAGTCAAAAACCAATCCCAGTCGTTGGAACTATATTCAGTTTCAGAATGGGGAGGAGATACCCACATGTATCCAGATGGTTTTGCTACATTGCTTCCAAATTCAAAACCATTTGTTGGTCCAAGTAATTCTGCGGATCCTTGATTACCCATATTGAATTAAGTACAAAAAATATCAATCGAACAAAAAAAAAGTAGTAGAAAAAATGAAATATTATATTAATATAATTGGTATGGATCTTGTTTTGTCTCTTGTCTTTTTTATATTATATACACTATTTCCACTTACGAATTACATACCTCTTATTCTGTTTATTTATTTATTTTTTTTTTTTCGATAAAAGAAAAGAAAGAAAGAAATTAGTGCAGTACAAGACCTCACGATAAATGACTGCCTCTATTCATTCTTCTCCTAAACTTTACGTTGAAAAATTTGGAGATTCGACAGCCTGGGTCGTTCATCCTTCTGATGATATTGTTTCGTTTGCGAAAAAAGAGATTAATACATGTTTTGGAGCTCGTGCAGATAGTTCTATTTTTCCATTTCCGCAACCGGTGACAATAAGTCGAGCTGACTTGCCTAGAATAAAATCGTCATCTGCTAATTGGGTTGCTGTTGAAAAAACAGAAGGTGTCAGATATGCCCTTCTTTTATGTATATATAATAAAAGACAAATGACAATCTTGGTCGATAGATCATGGAAAGTTATTATATTTGGAGGCTTTTCTGCTAGGAAATATATGTATGAAAATACCTCCATTATAGATGTAGAGCTTGTGCAATCAAACGATAAAACATTTCATGCTATCGTTCCTCTAGATATTTACCAGACATCAAAAGCTGGTGCTAAATTTAAAATAGCACATTTGCCTCAAGAACAAAGAACTACAATTATGCAAGAGTATTTTAAAGAAACAACTGTACGACGTCAAAGCGATATTAATAATGCAGGTCCTATATGCCCATTTATCATATTATCTAAAGAAGAAATCCCATTGAGTAAAATAGACAAACACAATTTTGAAGATAAACTTGTCTACAAAAGTCGAGGTCTTATTTTAAAAAATATTACTGCTCCAGTTACTTCAGGGGCAGACTTTTCGATGATAAAAATAAAAGATCCCAAAGACCAAACGATTGATTGTATTGCAGTAATCGCCGGTGATAGTGTTTCGCTTTTATCTATGAATACTTCTGGTAATGACGGCAATAATAACAATACAAAATTAGAAGCCCAACAAACAGTTGCAATGACTTTTGGTATAGCAGCTACTAATTGGACCGAACAAGATTATTTGGGAGGGAAACAACAAACATGGTCTGATGCATTTGCTATTTTAAGTGCAGAACAGACCGCGTCAATCAATTATGAATTTATAGCCAAGACACTGAACGGGAAAGTTCTAGAGTTGTATTATGACCATCAAGAAGATATCTATGCACTCTGTATGGTGAGAGAAGATAAACCTCATGCAAATTCTAGTACAACTGTACAAGGAACAAAACAAAGTATTCGCGAATGCGTAAGTATTTTAGATTTATCGATGTCATTCTGAAATCCTGAACTTGTGAAGTTGTAAAATGAAAGATTTGTATTTTTTTTTTATATTTTCCTTTGAATCATTACATCATTGATAAATTTTGTTAAAATTAGAAAAAGATATGATACAATAACATTTGATCAATTCAATTTACAATTTCAAATATAATAATTGTTAAAAATTAAAAATGGTTAATGACGATGAGATTTATGAGGCATTCAATTCGTTTAAATATATAGTCAATGGGTTAATAGGAGATTTGAGTAATATTAATTTGCAACAAGATGACGTGGACAATATTGAAGAAAAGGTAAATAATGAATATTCAAAACTCAGGACCATAATTACTCAACGAATACTCTACACAAGCCAATCTGAAAGAATAACTGTTCAAGATAAAGCTAATCAAATTTTGCTTGATTTTCAATCAAAAATATTTACAAGAATACCATGTATCGATCCAAGTAGCATATCGCTAGGTTTTGAGTAAACCTTGTGAAATTTAATTATTATTTTATTTTATTATTGAAATTTTGTTCAAGACACAAATATTTTTACATACAGTCTGCTTTTTATATTTATATTTTTCTTTCTTGAAAGATTGAATAACTCATATCAAAATGATTTTAAAGGTTCCCGCTTATTCATCTTATGAACATCATAAAAGAAACAACGGAACTTATATGGCAAAGGCTATAAGTAATTCAAATAATTCTTCAAACGCGTCTAATTCTACTAATTCTAACTCATCATTTTATGAAAAGAATTTGTTATTCAAGGCTTTAGGAGTTTTTGGTATTGCAGTTTGCGTAGGTTCTTTCATTTCTTTGAGACGCAGTGTAACAAATGTCAATTTAAAAGAAAAATTGATTAAAATAAAGCTCTTCAAAAAATAATATATAAATGCAAGCTGTATGTATGGATTGAGCTTAAGAAAATGACCTAGGGACTAAGATTTCACATTAACATCCAACAATGCAGTGTATATTTGTTTGTTTGTTTTCGTTTTCTTTTGAAAATTCAATTTTATTTTATGCCAATTGTATATAATATTATTTGCGACACAATTCATTTATTTCTTGATTTGCATATTGTAATCAAACAAATAAACAAAAAGACAAAAATAAATATCATGTCAAAACCTGACATCTACAATATTAATTACTCGAAGCAGCCGAAGCCGAGCATGCTTATCGATGTACCATCATCGTATAAAAGCAGAGACAGAATAAGAGCAGACATTGATAAAATGACACACACAGACATGAAAAGTCTGTTATTGAAAAGTTTGGGGGTTTTTGGCGCTGCAGTTTTCATAGGTTCAGTCATTTTACCTCGCTATCATGTTGCCAATGCCAATCAATTTCTCGCTAAAACTGGATTTTTCATCACAAAATTAGATCCAATCACAAAACTAAAATGTCCATCGGCTCGTGTCTCTCGTAGAATGTTTCAATGGCCTCTGCAAAAGATTCATCGATATGATTTGACTCTCAAAGCGAATAAGTTTCAATTTTATAAACCCATCACCAAGGATAAAATTAAATTACTTGTAAATATTTCTTTTAAATACAGACCAAAATATGATGATGATGATAACATCAATAATAATAAATATGCGGCTCATTATGCTACGTTAATCGAAAGTGAATGTTATAGTAATCAACACTTGGCTGATATTCATATAATGAATTCAATCAAAAAAAGTACACAACAAGAAATTATCAAAATTGCCTCTCAATATACTTGGAAAGAACTGCAAAATAAAGACAAAATGGCAGAATTTCAAGAAAAAGTTTTCCTAAAACTGCAAAATAATTTTAATTCTTTCGGACTTGAGATCCCTTTGATTGATGGTATCAAAACTACAGATTTACCTGCACCAAATATAGATAGCAAACCTCTTTAAATTATTATTGTCTTGTCTTCAAATTTGTTGTTGTATACTGTTTTGCTAATTCCAATATAAAATAATATTTATAAGTTTGTGGTGTCTTGTTAAAAAAAATATAAATATATTGTTTTTGTAAAGATTCGTGTGCGCGCGAATTAAATAACTAAAGAATAATGCTTCGAGTTAAAAATGACGATATAGATGATGATCTACAACCGCTCGACGACTCATTCGCGCAAAGGAAAGGGTGTTCTTCTTTAAACCAAATAAGTAATAATAATGATAATAATAATAATAATAATAATTACTATTATTACCCAGATGTAAAAGAAAATAAAAAAGAGATTATGGCGCAAGAGGAGTACGCATATACTGCCGTCTGTCGTGGTAAAAAATTATTAAATACTGGTTCTCAACTGACCATTACAACAAAACAGCAAAAGAAAATGACAGATGATTTAATTCAATATATGATGAAAACGTATGATATGAGTCGTAAGATGGGAGGATATCTTGCCGATAATCTTGCATATGTGGAAAAACATCAAAAGTCTATAGATGCATATTGGCAATCACAAAATATACGTGATAGAAATGAAATGCAACAAGATATTGAAAATATGCAAAATCTAGCATTTGATATTCAAAGACAATTATATTCTTGTATTGCATCTGAATTCCAAACAATGGAAAATAAAACATTGGAATTAGATATGTCTCCTGATGATATGCAAATAAGAGCATATGAAATCATAAATGATATGTTGCATAAATTCCAAAATGATCCTGAATTAATGCAACGTATTTTATATCGATCTGTATCTACAGGTTGTGGAAATTTGGAAATTATTATTGAACAAGCGGAAGCACAGTTTTATCCAGCAATGGCTCTTATTCAAAAGAAAATGGTCAAAGCAAAAGAACTTGGTGGTGGAGGTATCATCGGTAATTTGAATAGAAACGTCTTCAGTACATCCCGTTCATTTCTAGCCGGTTTGAAAAGAATATCTGATTGGATAAATAGTTTTTCTCGTGTAACAATTAGCATTGTTATTCAACATCTTGGTATTTTGACACCTATTGTTATTACGGCAATTCAATCAATGTCCATAACCAGTTTAATGCAAATTCCAATAGGATTAGTTTGTGGAGCTAGTGTTGGATTTTTACAATACTACATGTTACAATATACATTTGCTTTCCTTGATAAAATTATGTATCAAAAACAAAGAAATGATCCTACTATTGATCCCAAGGCTTCTAAATTATTAGATTTGCTAATGGAAAAATGTAAAAACAATCCCAAGAAATGCGAAGAAATTATTAAAATGTCTAAAGCAAATACTTTTGTTTCTTCAAAGAAAGGTAAAAATACAATAAATACCAATACTGTTGATTCAAAATTAACCAAAGAACAAAAGAAAGAAATAAAAACACAATTTGCACAATTAACTGGTACAAATTTGATACCCGAATATGTGTGGAGTGGATTATGGTCTATATTAAGATGGTTCACGAGAGCAATAATTTCTATGGTGGTAATGGGCTTTGGTTCTGCAGCAACAATTGCATGTCAAAGTATGTTGGGCGATGGTTTTGCTAATTTCGGGATATATCTTTTTGGTAGGGGTGAATCCATAGAAGCAAAAACAAATGCAACTGAAACACAAGAGACAATAAGTTTCATGACAAAAGAGTATAATACGATAAAAGATCAATACGATATCGAACTAGATAAATATCTTACATCAAACAAAGGAGATAATAAAATGTTTGTTGATTCATTAGAAATACAACTCGATTTTTTAGGCCAGGCTGTAAACAAAGATTCCATTTCAGATAAACTGCAAACAGTCGAATCAATATTTCACAAAATAAAAAGGCACAATGTTGCAGTTGAGCCAATACGATTAAAATTAAATAAGTTAGTCGATGAACACAAAGAATTGTTGAACATATATAACCAACAAAGTATATTCGATAACGTATGGCATAATACGCGCTCGAAATTAGACTCCAAATATCAAGAGTGGAAAATTGTAAGAGAGGAATGGGATAAAAATCCCTTCATACAGTATACAAATGTTGTCGCGTATTTAAACAAGTACAAACAAGCCTTGAAAGATTATCCCAACAAAACCAAAGTCAAACAAGAGTTTTCAGAACTAATTAAACAGGCTTTTAATTATTCTAGTTTCACAGACAATGCCATTACGCGCATAGGAAAAGGAATAGTTATGGCAGCGGCATATTACATTAAAGTAATTATGGGGTTAAATTTTGACTCTATTCCTGTGATTTCACAAATTATGAATGCTTTTACGAAAGCTGCCAATGCTACAGCATCTATGACAATAAATCAAGCGACGCCTCTAATTGAATTGCTTAATATGTTGAAATATCCTACACTTTCGGATATTGGAGCTTCTGCTTGGTTATCCACATTTCTGGCATTGTCATACGTATTGTCTGAATTTTTATTTTGGATTTTATCTTCTAAAGACAAGGTTCCAACAGAATTGGAGTCTCTCAAACCACATCCCGGAGCCCCTCCAAATACTATTATTCCTTCAGTTAAAGGTATTGACAATACAACAAAACAATTTGAACATGACATAAAAGATCCTTTTATTATAGAAAATGAAGCAAGAAACCCATCAATGTCAATACAAACAGAAGAAGGACCTTCTCTTTCTTCTTCTGCTAGGGTATCTTATGATACACAAATATCTCAATCGCCAAACAGAGTGGTAAGAAACATGGATATCAATTTAGAAATAGAAAAAGAAAAGGCTCAAATTATAGAATTGCAAAAAAAACTTGATATGATTAAAAAAACAGAATAAATAAATAATTGGAATTATCTTGGCAAAAACATTTACTAATTTACGTTTTCTGCGTACATGGGTCTTAACAAGTTGTATGTGAATGTGACTTTATCATAACCAATCGCGAAAAGACTGGGGAGAAATAATAAATAACTATCGAGTGTGTATGAACAAGTTATATTTTAAAAAAAAGACAATACAATATATATATATATTTATCACTGGACGCATGAAATACACTTTAATAGTTTAATTTACTTTTTATTATTTTTTTTTTAGATCTGGTATTGGCTGATACTGAAGAAATGTCGTCTGCTTGCGAGTTCAAAAGAGCACTCAGATTGATCGTCTCAGATCCAAGTGGTTCGAAATACCGTGCACACATGGCAGATAGACAGCCACCTGTAAAAGAATAAAGTTTTTCTTCCAATTCATGCATTTTATATTTGGGATAAGATTCGACTATCCACCAACGATGTGTTCCCATCATGCACTGAATGTCATTTGAAGCACTAAGACATAGTTTCTCAGAAGCGCTCTTATATTTGTTTGCCTTGATACCAGTTTTGGGTATGGAAACTTCCCAAACTCGATGTTTGTATCCCATCGGCACGCCAATGATATCTTGTTTTAACGGCGTTTGTTCATCTTCTAGATCATTCCAAAGCAATTCGAGTGGCATTGAGGTAAATCCTTGCTCATACTGCATCATATCCGCAAGAGTATTTTGAGCTGCTTGGATTGATGAGAAAGTACCAAAGGTGCGAGCCTCGGATTTTGTACATGAAGGAGTAAATCCAAGTGCATAATGGATTGCGAGTTTTGACATAATTTATTAGTGTTGTTTATTAACCACGCGTCTTTGTATTTTTTATCAAATAAAAAAAAAATACAACTTTTTCGTCTCTTTGGCTTGTTGATACGATCGTTAATAATTATACCAAAGATTCAACTAATCCAAATAGAGGTGTAAAGTCTCAAAATAATTTACCAAACTTTTATGTACATGGATCAGAACATTTTGTACACGATTCTGGTTTACTATTACCGTTTCTTGTTGAACATGTCGAAATATTTTGGTCATTTGTAATACATAAATTGATAATTTCCATTAAATCTGCTCGATTGCAAGCATCATCGATACGCTTAGAATCAACTAATTTAGTATTTATTTCTTGTTCGTCGACATGTGATCCTGGTTTGACCACTATTTTTACACTATATTCGGTTGGCACAGATCGGCGTAGTTTTACTAGTATACATAAACCAATCAAGGATGCCAGTTCTCCTTCGGGGTTTGTGGGTGTAAAAATGATATTGATTAATAATTCGTCTTGATTTATTGTTATTGAATTTGGTTCAACGATATCCAACTCTTCTATCGTTCTAAGACATGAAGGATCAATGATATCACGAACAAGATCTGTCAAATCATTAATCAAAGAACAATAAATCAAAAACATAACAGTAGTCAGATGAACAAAAAATTTAATTAAACAAAGCAATTGCAATTTAAAATAAACTATTCTATTACCTTTCCTTAGTTTGTATCTTTGTATCTTTTGTATTTTACGCACCAAAGACCATATAATTTGTCAACATTTTATTTAATTTGTTGTTCTGTTATCAATAGCAAGCAAGTATTATTATTATTTTTGATTGTTTTGTACACGCACACACTCATACACACATTAAAAAAAAGATATTTCAATAGAATTTTTTTACATTTACATTTATTCACATATATGCGTACAACTAATACTTTTATTGAATTTTAAATGTTTGACTTGCCCCAAAAAGTTTTCCTATTATATTTACAAATATCATTAGGAAGAAATACAACGATATCTTTGTATTGATTGTTTATAAATTTTTCAAATCTACACAACTTTGGAAAATCAAAATAAAAAAGCAATTTTTCACGAGCTCAAACATTTTTAATATACAAATATGGGTTGATGCATTCGATCGCGCGAGGAGTGGATAAACCGCGTCCAATGCCCAATGGACCGTCAGTGTGATATATACATTGTTCGATGGAGTTTTTGGTGGGGTGTCGTTGGAGTGGACAAAGTTGGTGATTAAGATTTTTTGGAAAGTGAAACGGAAAATGGATTTTTTATTTCCGCAAAAAAATCACTTTTGGTTTTTTTTTCTTGGCCTTCTTTCTTCCACCGGTCGAGTCCTCACACTTTCAAACGCAATCCGAATGGACTGAGGGGTCGGCGCCACTCTTCCGCACACCCACCGAGACTGACTTTTCCACTCTCTCTATAATCCCGTGTGTGTGTGTGTGTGTGCAGCAACTACACCTTTTCTCGCTCCTTTCCCCGCCGAATCTTTCACTCGTCTCTCTCCTCTCTCTCTCTCCATCCCAATCTTGACCTCTCTCTCTCTCTCTCTCTCTCTCTCTCTCTCTCTCCGCCCCCGAACCGACCCATCCGTTATCTATCCACCACCACATCCACTCTCTTTCATCATGTTCAATCTGTCAAGGGAATCCAAGTTGATGCTGGCCTACGGCGGGAACCCGTTGGCGCGCAACCACAAGCAGCTTGTGCCTCCGATTCCGGTGGCAGCCTTCGCCTACAGTGTGTTGGGCCGTCTATCCAACCTTCAGGGGGTGGTTCATGGACCTGCTCTCATCGCCAACATCAAGGCTGTGTCGGTCAAGACCGCACTCAAGAAGGCACAAGAGCCGACCCTCCCGAGCGCGCATCCATCGGGGCGCATCGCACCCGGACAGCTGGATGTTGTGCGCCCGCAAGCGCGCACTCCCGAAGAGCTCGCTGCCGTGGCCCGTGCCGCCGAGAATCCCTTTTGGCTGCCCGAGATTCAACGACACGTCGAAATGTATGGCGACACGTCGCAGTGTCGATACATGGTCTTCGAGGATCCGCTGCACCCCAACTCGTCAGACAACACGGGGGATACTAGCATCTGACACCACGCGCGTCAGATAATAGCGCGCTCAATGGACTCAATGGTACCCCGTCTGCCGGCGTGTCTGTGTGTTCATCCATTGCGCTTTTCTGTTAAATTTCTGTCTCTGTCTCTCTCTCTCTCTCTCTCTCTCTGTCTGTCTGTGTATAGCATATCGCGTTTCCACGTTCTCATCAAGCGCGTCGCCGAGCCGTTTGCAGGAGAGTCGGCTGCTGCCGCAAGTTCTGCGACCGTCGTTGCTTCGTCCATCGACCCGGTCGCCGCGCCCATCGGAGTCGGTGTGCCGGAGTCGTCGTCCGCGGATCCGAAACGACCCTTTCGCTACTACATCATGGACCTCGGTTCACTCAACGGCGTCTACATCGACAACATCAAGATCCGCCACAATCTGTGGACACCCTTGAACGAGGGTGCGCGTATTCGGTTCGCGCCCAGAACCAAGCTCGCCAAGGACTACGCTGCCGCCATTCAGGCCGCGGACGACATCAATCAGCGAAGCTTGCAGGCCAGCATCGCCGCTGGTGGTACCGGTGCACACGGCACCTACCGCATGACGGGTCCCGTCGTCCCCATGATGCCGCTGTCCGTCAAGGATCTTCACATCGAGTTCATCTTCACGCACGGTGTGAACGTGCACGGTCAAATGCGATTGGCGCAGATCAACGGCGTCGTTGCGGCCGGGCATGAGGTGAACGGCGCGCTACAGGAGTCGTTGGGTGCGGCCGCGCACAGCGTCATCGGCATGACGACGATGCCCACTTTGACTGCCAATGCCGCCTCGCCGACAATCAATAAAGCGCTGGTGGCGATGGATTCGACTCAGTCAGCATCAGCAGCCGCCGCTGCCACGAGCAACAACAACAGAAGCATCGACAGCGACAGCAACAACAACGCCAATGCTTCTTCTTCTTCTTCTTCCAACGCAGCATCACACAAGCGCAGTCACGAAAGCATCAACGACACCGTTTCGCCTCAGGATAACAAGCGTGCACGCACTTCCGCACCCGGTGAGCTGTCGACAACCACACCAGTCGCGTGCGATGAGGATAAGTTGCTTCCATTGTCCTACGTCCAGTCAATGGATACCTCCACCACCCGATCTGGAACCCAGGACCCATCCGCATCCGCATGCACGGGCGCTGGCGCGAGTGTTGCCTCGTCGCTACAGTCGCATGTCGACAGTGTGTTCGAGGAGTTCACTTGCGGCATATGTACCGATATCATCTACAAGTTCGTCGCGCTCGAGTGCGGTCACTCGTTCTGTGGAGGCTGCATCGACAAGTGGTTCAAGAAGAAGAAGGCCTGTCCGATCTGTCGCGCCGTGCACGAAGGCGCCACGCGTCCGGCTCGCGCCGTCGACAACGTCATCTGTATGATGGTGCAGCAGAACTGCACGGCCGCCAAGAAGGCCGAGCGCGCGGAGCGAATCATCAAAGCCGACGCAGACGCAAAGCATGAGGAGGAGGAGGAGCAACAGAAGCGCAAACGCGCACATGACCAACGACCGGTCATGGAAGAGGATGAAGATGACGAGGATGATGGTGGTGCCAACGAAGACGATGATGATGAAGACGAGGAGGAGGAGGAGGAGGAGGCCGCAGTCATGGTTCCGGCAGTGCCCGTTCCTGTGCGCTATGGAGAGATGCGCGCAGCGCCCTTGACCGTCGGAGACGATGCAGGCTCGATCATTTACCAGTTTGCACCTGCAGTCGTCGCGCCTGCAATCATCGTACCCGCAGCCGCAGTGCCCGCGGTCGTCTGACCGAACTTCAACCAACCGTTGGTCATCAACAGACAATGTGGTCGAGTCTAAATCTAAATTGGCCAGTCGATATCCAGGACGTGTGTGCCCACGGACGCAAACGAATCATTCGTCGAAGGGACGCTTTGCTTCGCCAAACGCCTTTTTTCTTTTCCCAACTTTCTCGCCACCACATTCCGTCAGCCTTTCTTGTCAGCCTTCCAACCAAAACCACACTTGTCAACATTTTATTTTAATTTGTTGTTTTATTATAAATAGCGAGCAAATGTTTCTATTTCTATTTATTTGTGCACAAGTACAATTGATGAATAAAATTATTTTAAAAAAAAATGCCAATAGAATTTTATACATTTACATTTATTCATATAGACGTTTACGTTTACGTGTATAACAAATACTTTTTGGGATTTTAAACGTTTGACTTGCACCAAGAAGTTTTCCTACATTATATTTGCATATATCATGAGGAAGAAATGCGACAATATCTTTGTATTGATTGTTTATAAATTTTTTAAATCTAAATTGTCTTTGAATTTTGGTAATGAATTTGGGCCAGTTGAAACCATACTTTCGGTCTATCATATCGCGTAACGATTCATCTTTTTTTGGTAAATTTTGTTCCAAAAGATTAATGGCATGAAAATCGAACAACTTGTGATGATCAAAATAAAAAGCAAAATTTTCACGAGCTCGGACATCTTTAATATATAAATATGAACCAGCTTCAATAACCGAAATAAATGCGAAAGGAGCAAAATGACTAGGGAGTGACGATACAGTTGATCTGAACAGATCGACATGTCTAAATCCGGTTGGAGAACCAGGAGGAAAATAAAAAAAGATATTACAGTAAAGAACCACTGTATCAAGTACATTGTTATTAGCCATCGTATATGGTCCAAATCCAGAAAAGTAAGAATTTTTGACTATGAGTGTTTGGCATGCAGGAGCTTCAACTGTTTGAAGGCGACAACACTTGTCTAACTCTAAATAAATGCAACTAGAAATATCGGGCAAGGTTGACCATCCGGTATTTTTGAAATGTATATGCTTGAGTGACTTGAAGACCGATTTATTATGATCCACGTCTCCGTGATATGTAAAAACATCTTCAAATGAACTAGATGAATTATAACACTGAAACATTGTCAAAGAGATTAACCCAGTAGGTAATTTAATTTGAAAATCTTTTTTACGTACATCCAATAACACAAGAATCTGTAAACTTGTCCATCCTGTAAAATCGTATTTAAAATCTTTATTAGGAGCAGTTAATATCAAAACTTTGATATGTGGCATAGTAAAAAGATAGTTGGAGTTTCCTCTACATTTTAAAGCATGTAGTGTTTTTATTTTAGCAACTGAATCTGGAAAAATGGTATCTTGGTACCAATGATCGTGTATAGCTGCATGGATGTCTGAAGGGAGGTGCTCATTTGTGAAATATGTACATAATTCAGAATCAGTTAGTCTAGTTAAATTGAGAGCTCTCGACGGACTTTGGCGCCATATGTTTATACATGTATCAAAGTATGGGCTTGACGAATTTGGAAAGCGTTGTAAAGAATTATACAAGGTTTGTAATTCTTTGTCAAGATAATTACTTGTGAAAAAACACGTATCCCGATTTGCTTCCATACTTTTCATTTCTTTAAAAGTTTTTCCAACAAATGAAGGGTAAAATTTATCGTAAAAGTTGACATTGGGATTGCGTGGGGGGTGATTTTCCTCGGTGATAATTTCATCATCTTGACATATTTCTTTTGAAGGCTTAATATGCACATGAGGAGCTTGCGGTCTTGTCTCTAGTTCATGCATCAGCATCTGAAATTGACAATTTCTTGTTTTTTTTTTGAACAAGTGAGACAATTATTATATCAAGACAAAAATATCATAACGTTTTCAACGAAAATTCAAATATAGACATTTTATTTCGGCAAGAAACCAAGAAACCTACATTACAAACGATTAAAAGGAAAAAGATGTAAATTGTTTATCTTTTGAATAAACTAAATGTGTCAGACGCACCAAGCAGATTTGCAATGCTGTATTTGCAAACATCATTAGATATGTTTGTAATAGTCAAAAGATTTTGGTGCAAGTTTTGAATATACTTTTTGAAACGATATTGTCGTTGAATCTTAGTAGCGAACTTTGGCCAATTAAACCCATATTTGCGATCGACCATTGAATATAATGATTCTTTTCCTTTGGGTAAATTTTCTTCCAAAGTTTTATGTGGTGAAAGTTTTTCGTGGTCATAATAAAAGGCTAAATTTTCGCGCGCTTCGATATCATTTATATAAAGATAAGAACCTGCATCAATGATGGAAAGAAATGCAAATGGTATAAAACGAGTAGGAAGACAAGAGATTTGAGAATGTAGTATATCGATATGTCTATAACCTTTCGGTGAACCAGGAGGAAAATGAAAAATTGTATTTCCGAATGGCTTAATAAAGTGTAAAATAACCGTATCAAGAACTTTATTATTTTTTTGCGTAAATGGTCCAAAACCATTGAACAACGAATTGCTTACTTTGAGTACACGACATGATGGAGCCTCTATAGCTTCAACACTTGAGCAAAATTCCAATTCGATATGTGTACAATTAGGAATATCTGGAAATTTTTTCCAAATAAAACGTTTGATGCTTATGTGTTTCAGTGTTTGAAAAACAGATTTGTTATGATTGCAATCATATTTATTTTTATATGTAAAAACATCTTCAAATGTTTCATCAACATAATTGTCACGTTTGAATACCGATAAAGAAACAAGACCAAAAGGTAATTTAAATTTAGATTTTCCACTAACATTCAATATGATAAGAATGCGCAAGTTCACCCATTCAGAAAAATCATATTTTGGAGCAATGTCTTCTACATTCCATATCAAAACTTGAACATATGGCATCACGTCGAGATCTTTTGACTTTGATTTTATGTTTAGGGCAGTTAATGCGAGTTTATTTTTAATTGAAAGTTGTAGGGCAAATGCATAATGATCCATTGTTAATGAATAAACGCCTGATGGGAAATTATTTTTTATTAGGTTGCTCTTAAGGCTACGCTTATTTACGTAGGATAAATTTAGAGTTTTCGGAAATATTGACGATTTGGATCGCCATGAGTGTACACAGGAATCAAAGTCTGGGAAATATATTTTTGGTCCTGTTAAAGAACGATAAAGAAATTGTAAATTTTGGTCCAAATCATTGCTTGTGAAAAAATCTACATAATCTCGATTTGCTTCCATTTGCTTCATCTCTCCCCAAGTTTTTCCAATAAACGAAGGGTTAAAGCGCTTTTCAAAATCGGAGTTTACAATAGGATGGTTTTGAGTAGTAATAATATCATCGTTGTGTTGTAATAAGTCTGTAGATTCTACCTTGGGGGCAGAAGGTCTAAACCTGAGGGATTGTAGATGAGCAACTAATTGCATGACTATGCTTAATTTAATCTATTCGGGTTTGTGCTTTTATAAATTATGAAATTCATTAGTCGTCATCAAATGAAATTTCAATTTTTATGTTTCATGTGACATATGACAAGAAACAACAACAACATTAATAGAAGAAATTTTTTGGTTTTGTTATTTTTTTTGTTCTTTGTTTTTCATTTTGAATGTTTGAATTGCACCAAAAAGTTTTCCAATGTTGTATGTACATACAGCATCAGGTAAAAATTTTGCAAGATATTGTCGTTCATTTTTCATAAACCTATTAAATCGATATTGCCTTTGAATTTTAGTAATAAATTTGGGCCAATTAAATCCGTATTTACGATCAACCATAGAACAAATGGTTTCGTCGTCTCGGGGTATATTTTCTGTTTTCGCTTTCTTTTTTAAATACTGAATTCTCATGTGGTCGAAATAAAAAGTTAAATTTTCACGAACTTGAGGATCTTTAATGTAAATATGATAGCCTGAATTAAATATTGAAATAAAAGCAAATGGAGCAAACTTTGGTGGAAGCGAAGACAGGGGAAAATTTAAAAGATCGATATGTTTATATCCAGAAGGAGAACCAGGAGGGAATTGAAATGATGTCACCGTACAGATTTCATCGTAATTACCAATATAGACAATGTCAAGATCTTTGTTATTTTTTGTTGTGTGCGATCCCAAATTCATGAATGAATGACATTGAGAAATTACAAGTGTGCGACAAATAGGCACTTCAATTGTTTTTAGTTTCTTGCAACCGTCAATTCGCAAAGAAATGCAATTGGTGAGGACGGGTAAAGTGGGCCATTGGACACCAAATAAATACACATGCTTTAAGGATTGAAAAATAGAGATATTGTTATTATCTGTGAACATATCTTCAAATTTGTCATTTTTTGGATGAATCAAGTATGAATATGATACATATGAAAAGGATATCAGATTAGGAGGCAACTTTTTAATTTTGAGACATTTCTTACATTTCTTACAGTGACAATCCGTTATTATGAGAATTTTTAAACTTGTCCATCCTGAAAAGTCATAACCAACATCATCTTCTTTGTCGTGACAAATCCATTTTAATATTTGTACATGTGGCATTACGGGCAATAATTTCGCTGCAACTTCAATTCTCATAACAACTAATCTTTCATTTTTGGCAAATGAAAACGGAACATATTGATTTCTTATATAAACAGAACGGACACTTGATGGAAGTGAAGCTGTATTTTGTAAATCGTTAACGATTGATAAATCGAGAGTTCTGTGTATAGTGCTTTGCCAATCTAATATGCAAGAATCATAAGATTTATGAGCAGGGCTGTACATCCCAAATAAAAAACTATAAATGGTTTTCAAATTTTCATCCAGATCATCACTCTTGAAAAAATCAGTATTGCGATTTGCTTCTCTTTGCTTCATTTCTCCCCAAGTCTTTCCAACAAAAGATGGATAAAATTTAGCATTGTAACTTGGATTACGCATTGGGTGATTTTGCTGAGTAATAATTTCATCGTCACTTTGCAAGGTTTCGATAACACTTGATTGTGGCGCCTGAGGTCTTCCTTGAATCCTTTCATCCGATTGATGAAGTAGCATACCTTTAAAAAACTTTTTTTTTTGATATAAGTAGACTTTTTTCTTCTTCTTTCAATATTGTGTGAAAATAAATCAAACAAATCAAACAAATCAAAAGATTTGCCTCTACTCTTTCCATATCGAAATTCGAAATTTCAAAAGAAAAAGAAAACAAGAGGAGTCTTATTATCTAATATTGTAAAGGGCAGTAGCAAAGCTTGGAACTAAATGTCTGAGTCGCCCCAAGAAGTTTTCCAATATAACGTCAGGTAAAAATAAAAGCAAATCTTTTTGTTTATGTTGTATAAACATTTTAAACTGATATTGTCTTTTATTTATGTTGAAATTTTTGTCTATCAAACAATACGTTGGCGTTTCAGTGAGATGTTATCGTCTTTATTACTGTTATCATTGTCATGTTCTTTACGTTTAAATGTTTGGATCGCACCAAATAGTTTTGCAATTTCATGTTTGCATAAAACGTCTGGTATGAATTTCAAAAGACTTTTATGAGTATGTTTGATATATTTTTTGAATTGATATTGTCTTTGAATTTTTTTGATAAATTTGGACCAATTGAAACCGTATTTACGATTTATCACGCCTTGAATCGTTTCTTCCTGTCTAGGTATATTTGATTTAATTTTTTTTTGACCCCAGTGTAACATTTCCATATGGTCAAAGAAAAAACTCATGTTTTCACGAACGTTTGGATTATTAATGTAAAGATAAGATCCAGAATCAAAAATTGATACAAAAGCAAATGGAACAAAACGAGATGGAAGAGATGATATTGGGAAACGATAAAAATTTATGTGCCTGTATCCAAAAGGAGATCCAGGAGGAAAATCAAACGCCTTTTTTGGCATAGGGTAAATATAAAAATCGTTTCGTAAGACGACAGTATCCAAATCATAATTATTTATTAAAGTTTTTGGACCAAATCCCTGAAATAAACGACACTCTTCAACTGAAAGTACACGACATGTAGGAGTCTCGACAGTTTTTATTTTATGACAGCATGCAAGATTCAAGTAGGTACAACTTGAAAGATTGGGAAGAGATGGCCATTGAATTCCTCTAAGATATAAATGTTTTAGTGAATTAAAGACAGATGTGTTGTGACTGATGTCATTGAACGTGCTTCCAAAGGTACCATTTATGTTTTCTCCTGTAATTGATATAAATGAAAAAGATAAAAGTCCAGATGGTAATTTAATTTTGTAATTTTGACTGCCATGATTGTCCTCAATAATCAAAATTCGCAAGTTGTTCCATCCAGAAAAGTCATAACTGGCTTGGAGATGCGGAACCAAATATAAAACTTGAACATATGGCATTACGGGTAAAGTAAAACGTACTGTTTTTACTTTTATTGCGTATAATGATTTATTGCTTTCAAATGAAATGGGGATGCCAGAATCAATTACAACCGAATGAACATTAGATGGTAAAAACGGGGGATAATGTTTTAGAAGATATAAATTGAGAGCTGTAGTTGGATTGCTTTGCCAACTTTTCAAACGCGAGTCATAGTTATCGCTCGAAGAATATGTTGTTGGCTTTCCATTTAGCGAAGTATACAAAGTTTTTAAATTTTCTTCCAAATCATTGCTAGTGAAAAAATCCGTATTATTTCGATTTGCTTCTCTTTTTTTCATTTCTCCCCACGTCTGTCCTACAAATGAAGGATAAAAACCTTTAGTTTTGCACCAATCACGCTTTGGGTGGTTTTCTTGTGTTATAATTTGATCGTCATTTTGTAATTTTTCAACGGGTTCGTAAAAAGGGGCTTGGGGTCTTTGTTTAAGGTCGTGCAACAAGTCCTGGAACATATTATTATTATTATTGTGTCTGTCTGTCTGTCTATTTGTCTGTCTGTCTGTCTGTCTGTGTGTGTGTGTGTGTCTGTGCGTGTGTGTGTGTGTGTGTGTGTGTGTGTCTATGTGCGTGCAAATATTCAAATTGTGGGACAATAAAATCATCAAAAACTATTGACAATTTTTGTACAACAGAGTCTGAGACAAAAAATCTTGCTGTTGAATTTTCAAAAAAAAAACTAAATTTTAAAAGGTTTGAATGTTTGGATAGCACCGAAAAGCTTTCCAATGTCATGTTTGCTTATATCCTTGGGTAAAAATGAGACCAATTGCTTATGCTCTTGTCTCATGAATTTTTTAAATCTATATTGTCTTTGAATTTTGGTTATAAATTTGGGCCAATTAAAACCATATACACGATTGGCCATAGAAATTAACGATTCTCCATTTTTAGGATAATATCCTTCAGCTATTTCATCAAATTCTTCTTCCTGCTCCTCCTCTTCTTCAGTAAATCTCATATGATCGAAATAAAATGCCAAATTTTCTCGAGATCGAATATCATTGAGATATAAATGAGATCCAGAATAAAAAATGGATATGTATAAAAATGGATCGAGACACAATGGAAGAGAAGAAACGGGAAAACGGTATAAATCAATCAATTTATATCCAGAAGGCGACCCAGGAGGAAAATTAAAAGGAGTTTTTTTGGGAAAATGAATATTGATAGGATATGAATTGGAAAGAACAACTTTTTCAAGGTGACGGTTAGACTTGGTAGTGTCTTCTCCAAATCCAACAAACTTTGCACAATTTTTAACACTAATAACTTTACATTTGGGCGCTTCGATTGTTTTTAAATTATAACATCTATTTATATCCACAAAAATACAATTAGAAAGTACAGGTAAAAAATTCCACTCAATATTCTTGAGATGCAAATGTTTCAGAGATTGAAAAACACTCGTATTAAATTCAATATCTTGAAAAACATCTTCAAAAGTTTCCAAAATACCTAAATCGTCATCAGATTTTGATACAAGTGAGAAAGACAACAAATTTATGGGTAATTTAATTTGTGTGCGACCGCGACAGCGCTTTATGATAAGAATTCTTAAACTTGTCCATCCTGAAAAGTCACAAATACAATCACTTTTAGGATTCCATTCCAAAACTTGAATATGAGGCATAACTGGTAAAGATTTTGAATTAATACGAAGACATACTACTTCTATCAATTTGTTATCTTTAGAAAATAAAAGTGGACTTGTATTTGTGGAACAGTTTCCTGTAAGAATTGATTGAATTTCCATAGGCGAATGAATATCAGTGAAATTGTTAGCAACACTCAAATCTAAAGATGAGTGACTTGTAGAAGAATCTAAAGAAGATACTGTTTGTTGGTTTGCAAAACAACAATTTTTAGAACACCTATAAATCCTATCATATTTACAATTCTTTAAAGATTTATAAAGAGCTTTTAAATCTGTTTCCAAATCATTGCTTTTGAAAAAATCAATGTTGCGATTCTCTTCTCTTTTTTTCATTTCTCCATAAGTTTTACCAACATGAGAAGGATTGAATCTGTTATATACATTGAAATCACTTAATGGATGATTTGTAAAAGTTATAAGTTCGTCGTCCCTTTGAATTATTTCACGAGGCTGTGCGACCTGTGCTTGTAACCTTGAATCAAGTTCTTCAAACATAATTTATACGTTAATTTTATAAAAACAATTGAAAAATGTCTCATCTAAAAAGTGTGCGTCTAAATAAATTAAACTTCATCATCAAAATATAATCGAAAAATCTAAAAAAAATGAAACGGATACTGTATATGTTCGTACTAAATATACGCTGTCTAACGGATGCGCTTTCGTTTGGATTTCGTACTAGAGATGTAAGAAACCAAATAAGTAACTTGTTTTTGTTCTTCTTTAGGTTTATTAAAAGGTTTAAATGTTTGAGTGGCACCTAATAGTTTGCTAATATTATATTTACATATGACCTCGGGTAAAAAAGCGACCAACTCTTTTTGTTCCTGTTTTATGAATTTGTTGAATCTATGCTGTCTTTGAATTTTGGTTATAAATTTTGGCCAATTAAAACCATATACACGATCAGCCATAGACATTAACGATTCTCCATTTTTAGGAAAATGATTTTTAATTATATCATTGTAGTCTTCTTGTGCGTCATGAGAAATTCTTACACGATTGAAGTAAAATGCCAAATTTTCGCGAGCTTGGGCATTTTTGATATAGAGATAAGATCCAGAATTAAAAATTGAAATATAAGCGAATGGATCGAAACGACACGGAAGAGAAGAAACAGGATAACGGAAAAGATCAACCAGTTTGTAGCCAGAAGGCGAACCAGGAGGAAAATGGAAAGGAATTTTTGTTTGAAAGTGATTATTGTAATTGTTAAATAGGACAACTTTATCGAGATGATAGTTGCTGGCCATAGTTGTTGGTCCAAATCCCAAAAATTGTGGACAACTATCGACTGACAACACTTGACATTTGGGCGCCTCAACGGTTTTTAGTTTATTGCAGTGCGTTATATCCAATGAAATACAATTTGAAAGCATAGGTAAGGCTGACCATTGAACACCTTTGATATATAAATGTTTGAGAGATTGAAATGCAGTGGTGTTGTGATCGGTGTCCTTGAAGACATCCTCAAAAGTTTCGTTTTCGTTTTCATAATCGATAAAGTTACGATATGATATAAATGAAAAAGATATGAGACCCGTAGGTAGTTTGATTCGTGTACATCCTTTACAATAAAAGAGACAGATTGTAAGAATTCGTAAGCTTGTCCATCCTGAAAAATCACAAATACAATTATCTTCAGGGGTCCATTCCAATATTTGGATGTGGGGCATCACTGGCAGAGACTTTGATTGAACCTTCATTGTTACCAACGTTTTACTTTCGGCGAATGAGGGTGGGATTACCGACTTGTTGATAATAACTGACGGAACGCTTGACGGAAGAGAAATCGAATCCGAAAAGAAATTGACGGCAGATAGATTGAGAGTTGTGGATGGCGTCATCCTCCAGTTCGCAACACATGCTTCGTAATATCTGGAACCAAGACCGATTGGTTTATTCAGTGAGGCATATAAAGTTTTCAAATTTTCACTCAGATTGTCGCTCACAAAGAAATTTGTGGAGCGATTGGATTCTCTCTGTTTCATTTCTCCCCATGTTTTACCAACAAAAGACGGATTAAATGAACTAAAGGACTGGGAATGGAAACTGCTTAACGGGTGATTTTGATGAGTAATTATTTCGCCATCATGTCGTAGTTCTTCGGATGGGGGCGTTATAGGCGCCGAAGGTCTTTCATCAAGCTGATGAAACATGGGTTGGTGTGGATTGTTTTACGATTTTGTAATACGCAAAACCGTTTCAAATCAAAAAAGATATGGAATAAACATGATCTATTATTAAAATTTCTAAATACCAGAGATTTCAATCCTTTGCTGCTCTGCACTTTTTTTTATTTTTATTTGCAGCAACGTGATAATGATAACGTGATTAAGAAATGCGTTTTCGTTTGGATACCGTACCAGAGATATAGGGGATAAAAGAAGAAGAAGAAGGAGTTTGTTGTTGTTGTTCTTCTTTGGCTTTATTAAAAGGTTTAAACGTTTGAGTGGCGCCAAGAAGTTTGCCAATATTATACTTACTTATATCATCGGGTAAAAATGAGATCAATTCTTTATGTTCTTGTTTCATAAATTTGTTGAATCTATACTGTCTTTGAATTTTAATCATAAATTTGGGCCAATTGAAACCATACACACGGTCTACCATAGCACGCAGTGTCTCTTTTTCTTTAGGTAGAAATTCATCCGTGGCAGCATCTTGAGATATATATGATATCATATTGTGGTCAAAATAAAACACCAAATTTTCACGAGTTTGTGTGTCATTGATATATAAATGAGGACCACAATCAAAAATAGAAATATAAGCAAATGGATCATAATGGTCTGGAAGGGTTGATATCGGAAAACGGAACAAATCGATATTTTTGTAACCAGAAGGTGAACCGGGAGGAAATTGAAATGGTATTTTGCTTTTGAGAAAACTTCTATGGATGTTAAAAACTACTTTCTCAAGGTAAAAGTTACTAGTCATAGTAATTGGTCCGAAACCAGCAAATATTTCGCAATCGCGAATAAACAAAACCCGACATTTAGGAGCCTCGATATTTTTTAACTGTTTACATAAATGTAAACATAAATACATGCAATCAGTCAGGATTGGTAATATTGGCCAATTGACGTCTCTTATGTCCAAATGTTTTAGTGATTGAAGGACAGATGTATTATATTTGACATCTTCGAAAAGATTTTCATAACTTAAATATTTATCATTATCATTATCACAATAGTTATGGAACGTAAAAGATATGAGACCAGATGGTAAACGTATACTTGGACCATTAGATATTATAGTATGATTTTGAATTATAAAAACACGTAAACTCGTCCACTGCGAGAAGTCACAGACAGCATTACCTACGGGAGTCCATTCCAAAACTTGCAAATGAGACATCACAGGTAAAGTATTTGACTGAATTTTCAACGCTCTAAGAGTTTGATTTTCTGAAAGTCCAGTTGGGGTGAAATCATCATCAAAAATAACTGATTTGACTTCTGGGGGCAAACATGAAATATTTGTCAAGTCGGTGGCATAAGATAAGTCAAGTGTTGATGTCGGATGATTTCGCCAAAATTCCAAACATGTTGTATAAGATTTGTAACTGGGTGTACAATGTTCCAAAGATAACGAATCATAAAGAATTTTTAATTCTTCTTCTAAGTCGTTGCTTAAGAAAAAATTTGTGTTGCGATTTTCTTCTCTTTGTTTCATTTCTTTCCATGTTTTACCAACAAATGAAGGTGTAAAGCAATCAAAGTATTTGAATTTGCTTACAGGATGATTTCGGTGGGTAATAATTTGATCATCATGTAGTATTTGCTCAACAGGCTGCTCTTTTGGTGCTGATGGTCGTTGAACAAGTTCGTGCCACGTCATATCAAAAAACATATCAACGTAGCAATCAGAAAAATGATGAAAGATGGATGAATGAAGAAAAATAAAAATAATTTATGCAAAGTTATATAATGCCTATTTTCAACGAAATTTCAAAAAAGTAACAAATGTAAAGAATGGTGATCTTTATCTTAACAAAGTCAACCAGCTCGTCTATTTTTCTTTGAGCTCAGTAAAAAAATATTGTTCTTATCAAAAGTTGAAGTGAATCATTTTCAGTTATGTTGAAATTTTTTTTCAATTTCCAGGAAAAGCTTGTTGTGTTCCATAAACACTGCTTATAAACTCGATAAGCAGAAATAAAATAATACGCTCTTCTCGAGAGAGTCCATTAAATGTGTTGTGTGTTTCTTGAAAAAAATGTACAGAGTGACGAACAACATAATTTTCAATTGTACATGCGAAAATATACGTCTTTATAGAAAATATACGTCTTTATGGAAGATATGTGTTGAATTATGTACAATCAACAAGTACGCATGCGTTTAAATATATGAGAAATAAAAGAAGGAATTTGTTCTTTTTTATCCAACAAAGTTTTGTTAAAAGTTTTAAATGTTTGAGTTGCACCAAGCAATTTTCCAATATCATATTTGCTTATACTTTCTGGTAAAATTGAAATTAATTCCTTGTGTTCATGTTTTATAAATTTTTTAAATCGATATTGTCTTTGCACCTTGGTAATAAATTTTGGCCAATTAAATCCATACATACGTTCTATCATATCTTTTAAAGATTCGTTTGGTTTGGGAAGATGTTTTTTGAGTTTATCTTTATCCGTAAGAAACATTACGAAATGATTAAAATAAAACTCCAAGTTATATAGAGTTTGTTTATTATTGATAAACAAATGTTTACCTGAATCAAATATGGAAATATAAGCAAATGGATCAAAATGGGTTGGAAGAGAAAATACGGGATATCTGCAAATGTCAATATTTTTGTATCCAGAAGGCGAACCCGGAGGAAAATGAAAAATATTTTTTGTTTGAGATTCGTGGCTGTAGTAGTTAGAAAGAATAACTTTCTCGAGATGATGATTATTCTTCATGGTAATGGGTCCAAATCCGATAAACTCTGAACATCTCTCCACTGAAAGTACTTGACATTTTGGAGCTTCTATGATTTTTAAATTATTGCATTTTTGTATATCCAAAGAAATACAATTTGAAAGTATAGGCAAAGTTGGCCATCTGACTCCTTTAAGATTTAAATGTTTGAGCTCTTGGAATATATTAGAATTGTGTTTGTCATTTTCAAATATGTTTTCAAATGTTTCATTTCTCATATTAAAATAGTTTATGTAAGAAAAAGAAATAAGACCAGCAGGTAATTTGATTTTTGAGAAATCGCGTCTGAAAAGTCTGATTACAAGAATACGTAAACTTGACCATCCTGAAAAATCACAAATAGAGTCATAGTCATGACTAGGGACCCATTCTAATACTTGAATATGGGGCATCACCGGTAGATGTTTTGATTCAATTTTCATTGCGAGCAATGTATTATTTTGCACAAGCGTGGATTGGGAAATAAAATTGTTTAAAATAACCGATCGAGCGTCTGATGGAAGACGAGTTGTTTCTGTCAAGTCATTCTCGACTTTAGACAAATCGAGAGTTAAGTTTGGAGTTGACCGCCAAGTCGATAAACAAGAATCATAACATCTGTGACTGTGAGTATACGGCCTCTCTAAAGATTTGTAAAGAATCTTTAAATTTTCATCCAGATCTTGACTTGCAAAAAAACTTGTCTCTCGATTTGCTTCTCTTTTCTTCATTTCCCCCCATGTTTTTCCAATAAATGAAGGGTTAAATTTTACATATGAATTGAACTTGCTAACTGGATGGTTTCGCTGCGTAATAATTTGATCATCATTTTCAAGTTCTTCTATAGGCGGTGTCCGAGGAGCGGAAGGTCTTTTTTTTAGTTGTTCTAACGACATCGACATCCAGTGTATAGTGAATACTTGTCCTTTAGCCAAATAAAAATTTAAAAAAAAATTCTCTTAAAATATGAGTAAAATTGTGACATTTAAAGCACAATATTGATTGATTGCCGAAATTTCAAAAATTGTCAATACTGATATGAAATATGAACCAATATGTGAGAAATCAAAAGAAGAATTCATTCATTGTCTTTTGGCTTGATAAAAGATTTGAATGTTTGAGTTGCGCCAAGCAATTTTCCAATGTCGTATTTGCTTATACTTTCTGGTAAAATTGAAATTAATTCCTTGTGTTCATGTTTCATAAATTTATTAAATCGATATTGTCTTTGCACCTTGGTAATAAATTTCGGCCAATTAAATCCATACATACGTTCTATCATATCATGTAATGATTCGTTTGGTTTACAAATATATTTTTTACTTTCTTCTGAAGACATGTACAATATGGCGTAATGGTCAAAATAAAACTCCAAATTATCACGAGCTTGTTTACTTTTGATAAACAAATAATCATCTGAATTGAATACTGAAATATAGGCAAGTGGATCGAAATTGTTTGGAAGAGAAGACACTGGATACCTAAAAAGATAAATGTGTTTGTACCCAAAAGGCGAACCAGGAGGAAAGCGAAAAACATTTTTTGACCTAGTTGTGCTGTCACAATTGTATTCTTGAAAAAGGACAACTTTATTGAGATGATAGTTGCTTGTACTGCCAAATCCTTCAAATGATTCTGAGCAACTATCAACTGAAAGTACTTGACATTTTGGAGCTTCTACAATTTTTAAATAACCACATTGCTCTAAATGCAAAGAAATACAATTTGAAAGAATAGGTAAAGACGGCCATGTAGTTCCTTTGAGATTTAAATGTTTGAGTGATTGAAATACGGTCGTATTATGATCAATGTTTTCAAATACGTCTGTGAAAGTTTCCTTATGAGGGGTACGATAATACTTTAAGTAGGAGAAAGAAATAAGACCAACAGGCAACTTGATTTTGGGACAATCGCGTTCACTAAAGAGTCTGATTACAAGAATTCGTAAACTTGTCCATCCTGAAAAATCATAGATACAATCCTTTTGGGGAATCCAATCAAGAACTTGAACATGGGGCATCACTGGTAAAATGTTGGATTGAATTTTTATTGCTAATAATGTATTATTTTGTGCAAGTGTGGCCTGGTGAATATAATTGTTCAAAATGACTGATCTAACATCCGAAGGTAAACGAGTCGTTTCTGTCAAGTCACTGACACTTGTCAAATTTAAAGTCAAATTTGGAGTTGATCGCCATGCCAATAAACAGGAATCATAGCATTCATAATATCCACTATAGGGTTGTATTAAAGAATTGTAAAGAGTCTTTAAATTTTTATCCAAATCTTGACTTTTGAAAAAACTTGTTTCGCGATTTTCTTCTCTTTCTTTCATTTCTCCCCAGGTTTTTCCAATAAATGAAGGATTAAATGCAACATGTGAATTGAACTTACTTACAGGATGGTTTTGCAGCGTAATAATTTGATCATCATTCTCAAGTTTTTCGTCAGGCGGCGAAAAAGGCGCTGAAGGTCTCTCTCCAAGTTGTTGTATCGACATTGTGTCCATGAAAGATGCCATTCTTTTCGTTATATCAAAAAACAAAGACAGAATTTCCCTTTAATTATGAGTAAAAAGTTTTAATGGGGCAAAACATCATTTATTTTCAAAATTTCAAAAAAAAAAATGAAATAAAATGAAAATTTAGTTTTGTACTTCAATATTTATGTCAGTTTAAAGTAACAATATTAACAAATACGCGCGCGCTTTGATGTTGTACTAGTGATATGAGAAATAAACGAAGGAGACTGTCCTTTATCTTTATCTTTGTTGAAAGATTTAAATGTTTGAGTGGCACCAAGCAATTTTCCAATATCATATTTGCTTAGACTTGTAGGTAAATGTGTGCTCAATTCTGTATGTACTGCCTTTATGAATTTTTTGAATCTATATTGTCTTTGAATTTTGGTTATAAATTTTGGCCAGTTGAATCCATATATACGATTTGTCATAGATATTAAAGATTCATCGTCTTTAGGATAATGTTTTTTTATTAATTTATCATACTTTTCATCGTCATATCCTTCATCAAACGCATCAGAAGCAACTTTCATATGATCAAAGTAAAAAGCCAAATTGTTTCGTGATTGTACATCTCTAATATATAAATAAGATCCAGCGTGAAGAATTGAAATGTACGCTAGTGGATCAATGCAAAGCGGAAGAGAAGAAACTTGGAAACGATATAAATCAATTAACTTGTATCCAGTAGGTGACCCAGGAGGAAATTCAAAAGGTATTCTTGTTAAAGAATTGGTATCAATGTGAATATTAGCATTAAAATTATCAAGAACCACTTTTTCCAAGTGATAGTTAGATTTAATGGTATTTGGTCCAAACCCCACAAATTGTTCGCACCTTTTCACCTTAAGCATTTTACATATGGGCGCTTCAATTGTTTTTAGATTGGAACACCATTTTAAATCCAAAAAACTACAATTTGAAAGTGTAGGTAATACATTCCATGTAACGCATTCAAGCTGTAAATGTTTGAGAGATTGAAACACATTAGTATTATGTTCAATATCATCCTTAAAAATGTCTTCAAAGGATTCTATATCAGGACAATATGTTTTTAATGAAAAAGATATGAGACCGGTTGGCAATTTAATTTGCATTTGACCAAGACCATTAGTGGCCTCTATTCTAAGAACACGTAAAGTTGTCCATCCTGAAAAATCACAAATGCAATGCTTTTGGGGATTCCATTGAAAAACTTGAATATGAGGAATCACAGGTAAAGAGTATGAACTAATACGAGTAATCACTCTTCTATCTGCTATGCTTTCGCCAGTAATTAGAGATTGAACATCAGGCGGTAGATGCGCATCTGTAAAATTCTCGACATAAATTATTATAGATAAAGAATTTGCTTTTTGGTTTACAATACAACATTTATTGTTACATTTACAGTGATAAGATTCGCTAACTGACAAATCCATCATATCACCGTATAACATCTTTAAATTTGTATCCAACTCATTGCTCTTGAAAAAATTTATGTTTCGATTATTTTCTCTTTGTTTCATTTCTTGGTAGGTTTTACCAACATACGATGGATTAAATTTGTAATATACATTAATGTTGCTTCGTGGATGATTTTCAAATGTGATAATTTGTTCATCACTTTGAATTGTTTCGTTAATGACCGTTTCGGGCGCCTGAGGTCGTTGATCGAGCTGTGCATACATTTATTTATGCGTCTGGCTGAACGGATGAATGAATAATAAATAATAAATAAAAATTTATAAGATGGAGCTAATTCAAAAGAAATTTCTAAATCACAAAAATCGCCAGTTTAAATTTAAACTGCAGAGAAAAGAAGACCAATAGAAGATGGGGCATCACCAACTTTACAAACACCAATGGACACAAGTCTACCTTCTTTGTCTTTGTTATTTGTTTGTACAGGTAATATTGAACATTCTACGTCATCATCGCTATTTTCTTTTTTATTAATTTCATCATTATTCTCAGAAGAAGAAAATTCATCTATCATACAAATATTTTTAATTTCTTCAAACAATTTTTGATGTTGGTCTATTTGTGATTGCGTATTGAACGATTCGTAAATATTATTTGCTGCATCCGTCACAACTCGCAAAAATTCTATAATCAGAGATAAAGAAATTCTATCTACTTGAGATAAACCATTGATTGAGTTGTGCTTTGTAAAAAAGCGAACAGAGTGTCGTGCAATATTTGCCGCATACTTGAGATTTTCAATCAAAACTTGGGAAAGTGATAGATTTTTTTTGATGGCCTTTATAGACAACGAAGTTGAAGCTGAATTTGGACTTTTATTCATAACTTCAATTGACGAAGATGGAAATGAAAACGGAGGCTGCTGTGGGTTTAAAGTATTTCCAAATTCTCTCAAAAATTGAGAAAGTTCATACAAAGATCGAGCTTGATCAAGCGACATGGCAGTTTTAAATAAATTTATCAAAATATTTAACCTAGATTTATATGCTGTGTTCAAAGCTATAGTTGTCTTTGAAAGAATTTCCATACAAGTAAAATCAACTGGTTGAAGGGATGTCAATGAATTTGGATCCGCGTGCATATTATTGATAATCTTTGACACTGCATCATTGCAATTGCCAATTATTTTTAATAGAGACTTGTTTGCACCATATGCAGGATGTCCAAACGGAATTTCTTTTTCGTCACCAGTTGTTGTATTTGAAATGGTTGAGGTTGAAAGCATTTCTTCCCTTTCTTTGTCTTCTTCTTCTAATTATTCAAATAGTATCAAAAAATTGTCCGCTCAAGAATAAGAAAAATGAAATAATGACCACATCAAAAGAGGTTCAACGCTCAACTTTACATATTGATCTCGAAATTTCAAAACGATGACTTCTATTTATGACCCCTTTATTTCATCAAGACACATTTTAACACAGCTTTACACTTTACATTCAAAAGAAAAACAAGCATAATAATAATAATAATAATAATAATAATAATTAGAAATTATAATGACATCAATCGTGCATATGGCAGTGATTGGAACGGCTGGTAGAAAAGAAGATGCTTTTAAAATGAATGCCTCTGTTTTTGAAAAAATGGTGATGCATGCTAAACATACACAGCAAAAGACATGGAAGTTGCCCAATAACAAAGTTATTCTTGTAAGTGGCGGTGCCGCATGGGCAGATCATGTCGCAGTGAAATTGTTTTTACAAGGCAAAGAAGATGGAAATCCGTATGCTGGACTTTACATTTATTTTCCATGCAAACTTGATTTCAACCAATCGGATTCATCATCGTTATCATCATCATCATCATCATCATCAAAAACATTCAGCGATAATAAATCTGAAGTTGTCTCCATACGGGCTCTTGATAATGGTTCTTGGAAATGGATAGAAAATCCGGGTCGAATTGTTAATCAATTACATGATGTATTCAGTAATGCGCTTGGATACCATACAATGAATGATTTTGTGTTGGCGCAAACATTTGGAGCGCAATTACATGCTGATAATAATGATGGTTTTCATGCTCGCAATAAACTTGTCGCGCAACGTTCCGAATATGTTCTTGCATTTACTTGGGGTGAATCAACATCTGTTCCCAAAGACGGAGGTACATTGCACACATGGAATTTATGTAAAAAGAAACAAAGAATTCATGTACCTCTTAAACAACTTATTTCAACGTTATCGTCGACATCACCATTATCCACATCATCATCGACATCATCATCATCATCGACATCACCATTATCCACATCATCGACATCGTCATCGTCATCGTCATCATCGGTATCGACATCATCGACATCATCAGAAATTGTAACCGATCAAAAGTTGTCATCACAACAACAACAACAACTTTTACGGCAACAACAAAGCTTAATATCAAGTTGGATCAAAAAACGCAAACGAGAGGGCATATTGTAAAATTGTACTAGAATATATAATTGTTTTTATTTTTTATACATCATTTGATTAAATTTACAAAACTCTTGTTCAATGCACCTCAAAAGTGACATTGCGGTATCTTCATTTTTACTTACGATCGATGCATCTGAGTGACTTTCTTTTTTGTATCGAAAACATGCCAATATCATATCGCTGTTTAATTTTGACTGCTTGAATCCTAACACAAAAGCTGGAATATTGTTTTCATTTACAAAATCGATTATCAAGTCAATTGCCATGAGACATTTGAAAATAGCCTTGTATGTTTTACTTTGAGGCGATGACACCCAAATCTCTTTTTCAAATGAAATAATATCTTGAAGTTGGTTAATTTTGGATGCGATCGTAAGGTTAAGGTTTGACATTTTATTACTTGTATGTATTTCAAATTCGAAAAAATTGGTTTATTATTATTTTTAATGAGTTTGTGTTGTTCATTGTCTACATAAAAAAGGAAAAAGTGACATTTATTCTAGTGAATTTTCAGACGTTTTATTTATTTATGTCCATGACAACAAATGTCATTGTTACGAGTGTGAATTTATGTCACTACAGTCATGAACAAATTCCACTTTATGCTTCATTCTTGTCCAGAATTCGATCAGATATTACATTTTGTCAAGAGGCAAATGGATGTTTGAATGAACTTGTGAGTGTTTTGAAAACAAACGATCCTTGTTTTAAAGATGCTTCATACGATCCAAAAACACACATATTATTACGATATGGATACTTTGTGCCATTAAAATCTACTATCGAATGGCCCCAGTCAAGTTTTTATTCTCAAGCATATATACCTAATCTTGGATTATGCGCTCTTGTCAACATTCATTTATGTGAATCTCAATGGACTTCATCATCCCCGAACGATCATCATACATTTCGTGTAGAACCTATACGTCGAATTTGGAATTCGATAAGACATTTACAAATACCAATCGTTATTGGAGGAGACTTTAATAGTTTTTCACATCTTGACGAATTCAAATATTTATCATCATCATTGTCATTGTCATCATCATCTAATAATATTCATAAAGGACACAAACGCATTTTTTCTATGTTGCCAAAAAATCTGGATGCTTTTACTAGTTTCTTTTTACAACAACAGGGAATGACCGATTGTTTTATCAAAAACAATGAAGATACATGGCCGGTTAATAAAAATGAAATAAATTGGAGTGACGAATTACAAAATGAAATCGAACCACACGAGCCTAGTGGTCGAATTTCAAGGATTTATATATCTGAAAAGTTTTTAAAGTGCGAAAAGTATAATGTTTGCAATAGCAGAAATACTTGCACAGAAAAATGGTTTTCGGATCACAAGGCTATTACTGTAAGTATTTTGTTAAAACAAAATTCAATTGATAATTATAAGAATAACCAACAACAACAAGAAGAAGAAGAACTTATACAGACGAGACCTATCCTTGAAATATCAGTATTTGGAACGTATGAAAATCCCAGATGGAAAATGAAAGCAGATGGGCTACCTGGAGAGAAAAACTATTATATCGAATTAAATATTAAAAATAATAATAATAATAATAATAAAACGCTTGGTTATTTTTATGTGGATGGACTAGTTTCTACAAAAACAATTGAGTTGGAAACATGTAAAACTATTCACACGGTTCAAATCGGGACATTTGAACCATCCAGACCAATTGAAAAGGGTTCTTTGATTGCTGCCACTTTATATAATGATTCACAACAGGCTGTCATATCTGTAGATGTATCTGTATCCATTGGTTTGTTGGTTTGATGATTTGTTGATTTGACGATACTTAAACTTGATACCAATTATTATAAAAATCGTACACTTTGATCCTCTCCCGTGTTGCAATCTGCATTGAGAAGTGTAGCGAGTTCATCCAACTGACTTCCCACTTGTTTCATGATATCGGGCAAATTATTACAAAGTTTACCGTCTTTGTATACAAATGCACGCTTTCCTATATAAACCATATCTTTTTTGTCTTGATTGTAAAGTGGTGGTTGAGAAATGTACTCAATATCCAATCCTGGAAATATGGTTATTGGAATACTTGGGTCTGAATGCACATATTCTTTCAAGTATTGTTCAAAATCATGTTCACAATTTACTGTAACTATTCTTTGTAAATTGAATAAAACATCACCCAGAAAACAAACACAAGAAGACTCTACTGCTTTGTTGGTTTTTTTGAAGTTCAACCAGTTGTCTATACAATTATCAATGATATCCTCTATTACAAAATCAGAAAAATCGGGGTCATCATCTTGACTTTGAACTCTTTTGAGAATTGCTTCAGCAAAAACCTTGTCTGTTTGAAGAAGATAAATGAAAAAAATGTCCCAGGTCATAGAAACCCCATAAAATATAGAAGCATTTTTTGAATCATTTGTACTAAATTTTGCCAGATTATTATTTGGATTTATTGAAAGTTGTTGACATTCATTTTCTTCGCTTTTTGTGTTTATTGGAAGAGACATGATGAATAAATCAATTTTTTAAAAAAAAGGAGTAGAGTAAAAGAGAGTTGACTAAAAAAAGTAAAATGTTTAAGTAAAATAATAAAATACTAGAATACAGGAAATATAAGCTAATTAAAAAGTACAAATTGTTGTTGTTATATCAAAATAAATAATGATAGCAAGTTAAAAAGATTTTATTATTATATATTTTAAGTAAATGGACTAGTTGTTTTTTTTTGTTGTTTTACAAAAATCTCACAATGTGATTTTCTTTCATTCGAGAATTTGCATCGAGAGATGCAGCAAGTTCGTTTAATTCAGTGTCCACTTGAGATATTATATCTGGCAAGTCAGTACAAGGTTTTCCGTCTCTGTATACAAATACACGCTTTCCGATATAAATCATATCTTTGTCATCTGTGTAGGCTGCTTCTGATGAAACGTATTCGATATCCAATCCGGGAAAAATAGTCACAGGAATACTGGGATCTGGGTGCATAGTTCCAATTGAGCACATTTTGAAATAGTCTTCGCAATTGACTGTAGCAACACGTAGCAAATGAAACATAATATCGCTCATAAAACATGCACATTGCGATTCTTTTGCTTTACTTGGCGTCGTACGTTTAAAATTTTCCAAGTACCATTCCTCCAAACAATCATCTATAATATCCTGAATTTCATACTCGGCAAAATCAGGATCATCGTCTCGAACTTTTTCCAAAACATCTTCGGCAAAAGCTTCATCTGTCCGAAGAAGATAAATATAAAAGCTATCCCAAGGCACCGATACTCCATAAAATATAGATGCATTTTTTGAATCGTTTGTTGGAAACTTTGCAAGATTATTGTTTGGATTTATAAAGTATTGCGGTTCAGGGCGAGCTCGTTTGATCTTCTTTTTTTCTTTGGTTTTGGACAAAGCGACAACAACAGAAGACATGTTATTGATAATTGATTAATTGGTTGATAAATAAAAAAAAAACGGCGAACCAAGAATGTAACTTGTGACAACACTGGACATAATATAGTTATAATTTACGATCACACAGAAGCGAATATCTAAATGAAATTTCAATTTCAATTTAAACATTTTGTAGATTTATAGACAAGTAAACATCAGACGCCAAACGCCAAATTTTTATTCGCTAAAACTAAGGGGAAAAAAGACACAATTTTTATTGCCACTCTTCAACACACCAATCATCTTATCAAAAACTAAACTATAACATCCTCATATCACACAGTTCACGTTTGTTTTTCATCTACTTTTTCGTATTCATCGGAATGTCAAAACCATCCGATTTTCAACTTGAGCCACTTACGTACCAACAAAATAAAAGAAGAAAACAGTATACAGACCGATGTGATTATTTTAATGATTCAACATGTTTTTCGGATGCAATTCACCAATTGACATCAGAACTTTATTTGTATCCTGACGGCTTGGCTCTTCATAAAGACGCACGATACTTTGAAGAGGGTCATGAGATTAAACTTCGAGTTCCTGTGTCAGGATATAAACATACCCAAATCGATAACTCTTTTGTACTTCTTCCAATCAAAAATCGAGATGTGTTTGAGTTGTGTGCACAACCAGGAATTGAGATAGATTTGTTTAAACTATCCAAACTTATCAACAACAACAATCCTGTAGCTTTTCAGCAGCATGTTGATGAGTTTGCTTCTCTTATCTCAGCCCAAATTCCATCGAACATAAACCTCAATGAATATTTGGCTACTCAAAACTGCATTCTATATCGCAAGATGGGCGACGATAACGAAATTTGTTGCGCCAAGCAGGCCATGCCCAAATCGCACGAAGCACCTCCAAACTCAAGCGTGTCCATGTTGGAGGAGATCAAAATGATCAATCAAGCGATATCGGATGGTCCACGTTTCGGATGGTCATTCAAGATGCCGACCTGTCCGGCTGCTGCATCTGACATTTGTGAGTTGTTTCGCGAAACTCGCGACAATATTGATTCGGTCGGTGAAAATGCTTATCATCTGGACAGATGGAGTCAAGCATTGGACGATGAAACATATTTTTTTCGCGTTCAGGATGGGCTGTCCAAAGACCGATTGGCATATCGAAAACTTGTACAAAAGTTCATTCGAGATCAGCAGCCCGTCGAAAAGTCAACATTTCAGCTACACGAAGAAGACTTTCCTCCCCTTGATTAAAAATACACAATTCACAATACGAACTTGTACGAATAAGTTATCACAAATATCTAAAGTAAGTAAGTGTGAATATATAAGTGATTTCTTTGTTGGATATTTTGTTTATTCAATTAGCTCAATACAATACAATACACAACTTAGCATTTATTATTTCATTTATTTAATAAAGGAACGATGATTGTGCGGAACAGAATTTATAGAATAAGAAACTTTCTTTTGATTTCTATAATTTTCGTCCTCTCTTTTTTTGACTTGCCATTCATGATATAATTTACGCCGCTCCTCAATACGATTTAATAGATTTGTAATTTGATAAAATTTAATTTCGACAAATAATGCTTCCCATTCATCTGTTTCCTCGGGAGACAGCCAGTCTACATCATAAACATCACATCCATCTGATTTGTCGTATGATTCCCAACATGGATAAGCTGACTTTAAAAGATAATCAAAACGATGATATATTCCACTTTGAAAATAGGCAAGTATGTCTCCAAAGTATAATGCGGGTCTATCAATAAAAATATCAATTTTGTTTTCATCAAACAGGGGTATCATGGAATAATCTATTTCCGTTTTTGTTTCTTGATTCTTTTTATCGTCAAGACAAATTGTGGTATCTTGAATAGCAATATCTGATTTTGTAGTAGCTATAGATATACCTGTATTATTATTATTATTATTATTATTGTTATCTGTGACACACTCTTTCCTTTTTACGATAAGTGATAACATAGAATTACTGGCAGCAAGTGTTGTGACTGAGGTGTAAAATACTTTTGCTCCAACTCTGAGACTAACGATATCAGACGAAGAAGTCGATGATGTGTGCACCTGTGATGTAAACTTTTTCCACTGTTCCTGTTCAACAACAAGATCTGTTTTACTTTGTTGTATGGATTCTCGCTCTTCTTTCAACATATTATGAAATTCCTCTTTACTTTTTTCGATTAATTCTCGCTCATGTTTCAATATTCTCTGAAATTCCACTTGGCCTTTTTCTATTAATTCTCGCTCTTTCTTTATCATAGCATTCATTTCATTTTGATTCTCTTTGATTTTTTCAACATTTAAAATCAGGGCATCCATTTCCAACTTTAATTTTTGTATGCGCTCTTCTTCTGTGGCTATGTTAGTTATCGTTTTATATTGCATTTTTATATCATTCTCATGATTTTGAAGAATCTTGTCATGCTGTTCAAGTGAAGATATCAAAGAAGGTCCTATCCTTTGAAGGGATGCAGTCGCATGTTCCCATTGTTTCAATACATCAAGTGTGTTATTCATCATCATCTCAATTCAATATAATTTTGTTTATCAATCACCAATAAATAAATAAATAAATAACAATACAACACAAAAAGAAATGTGAGTAAATTAAAAACACTTTCTTTTTGCAAGTTAGCAGTTTCACAACATTTCCCATTTGATTCAAGATTACACGTTTGAAATTTCTCATTACTTAATTAAATAATCAACAAAGAGGCCGTCTACAATTTTCTGATTTGAGTAAAAAATTATTGATTTTGTTTATTGTATTTTTGGTTTCAAATTACATCAAAAGTCAATAACAAAAAGATGCGCGTGCAAAAAGCAAAAAAAAAAAACAACGGAGTCGCAAAAGTTGACGCCAGAAGTGTCCTTGGTTCATTTTCACCCTTGCGATTAAGCGCGAGTTGAAAAAGAAAAAAATAAAGAAGATGAAGAGCGTGAAGACGAAATGCCTAGAGCCCCGAGAGAGGCAGCCAGGCGTGGTTGTGGATCTGAAAGAGGACATGACAATGGCACAGCGTCATTCCGTCGAGAGGCAGCATCCCATAAGGCTCGATGTCCTTGATGGGAATATCCTCAGAGAACACGATGGATCCGTCAGGGGACAGGATGGCCGAGACAGAAACACCCGCTCTCTGTGAAAGGGTGCCCGAGGCAGTTGCCAGTCTGATGTTGATTCCCTTGAGAAAAGACTCTGCCGCCTCGACCTTGGTCACAACGGCATAAGCGCTGAACTGCGGAATAGACGGATCCGTCACTCGAACAGAAATGGCAGTGTCGCTCAGCAGGTCGGTAACGACGCATGGAGAATTCAGAACGTGTTTGTCTCCAAAGTGCACGACACTGCGCACAGGTTGGTTGTTGGACATCGAAGTTGCGGAGGAAGAAGAAGAAGAAGAAGAAGAACGAGGACTGGTAACATCTTCGATCTTGGAGACGGCGGTGGCGGTGGCGGCGGCGGGGGGAAGAACACCGCTGCGGACACCCTCTTGGATGGCGGTGCAGTGCTTGTACGCCTCCATCAACAAAGAGGCTTCGGTGTGAGCAGCCTCTTTGGCCCGTCTTGCAACATTGGCTTCGTTGAGCTGCCTCTGCCGTTCCGAGTGGCGCTGATATGCCACCAAAAGAAGCTGCCGGTGATCGCACTCGGCTTTAGCGGGCGAAGAGGGAGAGGACATGGTTTGAACGCCTTTTAGTTGGTGTTTGAGACTGGCTTTTGTTTTGCGTTGTGCAGTCGAGATGAGAGAGGGTCAAGAGAGAGAGAGAGAGAGAGAGAGGGTCGAGACAAGGCGCGATGAAAGAGGAGGGGTTGAGGCGCGATGAGAGAGAGAAAGAAAGAAAGAAAGAAAGAAAGAAAGAGAAAGAGATGGAGGTTGGGGGCGCGATGAGAGAGATAGAGGGAGGGGTTGAGGCAAGGCGAGGCGAGAAAGGTGAATGTTTGGAAGAGTGAGTGGGTGAATGGGAGACTGGGTGTCCATGAGTCAACCGTTTTCACTTGAATTTCCGCACGTATTTTTCAGAAAATGGGTTTGGTATGAAAGAAAGACGTCGCGAAAATATTAAGACGTCGGACTTAAAGTTGTGGATTTGCAAACAAAAATCTGACCAATCAGTGGCTGCAAGTCCGACGGCCCCTCACAATTTCAAACACAAAAGGGCCACCATCCACCCATCCACCCATCCGCGCCCACACAGCCACTCACCCACTCCAGCGCCCATCAATCGCTCGTCCATCCAACCCCCAGCACAGCACCCGCGCCCATCCACCCCAGCACCCGCGCCCATATTTCCACCACAGTGTCCATCCATCCACTCCTCGCACGTTAAGAGTTCGGTAAGCATAACAACCGCTTTCTCACTGGCTTGCTTGATCCGCTTTTTTTTCTGTTTAATTACTAATTCATTGTTTCTTTTTCTGTGTTTTTGATTCATGTGATTGTAGTCTTTCTTCCACCACCTCTCTGTGCACCATGCTCGCACCTTCAGAAATGGAGATCGTCGAGGCCGCGATCAACGCCCTTGAGACTCCCGTCGACGCACCTCTTCACAAGCGCCCCTTCATCGCAGGCAGCAAAGAGCACTATGACTTGTCTGCTCTGCTGCGAAAATGCCGCAGCAAGATGGACCCGTCTGTCCTGTTTGGCGAGGTTGGTGTCAAGGTCATCGAGGACGTGCCCAAAGGCTGGATCTTGGGCATCTTCATGGGAGACAAGATCAACGTCAACGACAGCAAGACCTTGGAGAGTCGGTCCAACGGCAAATTCGGAGCAGCCTATTTGGTGGACGCCATCAAGGCGGGTGAAGATCGAGTGCGCTTTATCGTCGATGGCTGCGGCGTCTCGGGCGAGCATCTCGACGTAAGTAAAAATCCTCACAATTACGTCAAGTTCATTCGGTCCATCACCAAAGTCGCCGAGCAGAAGCACATGATAAATGTGCGCTACGTGTACGAAGAGGAATTCAATCAGGTGGTCGTGTACAGCACTCGCTATTTGCATGCTGGATCGGAATTGCTGGCCGACTACGACGGTATTGGCGAGGACGAGCAAGAGCATATCGAAATTTCCATTGCTCTGGAGCTCAGCAAGAAGGTGGTCACTCCCACCATTCCTTACTCCAAGTCTTCGTCGGTCTCCTTCTCATCCAAGTCCAAGTCCGCTGCCGTCGCTTCCATTTCGTCAACCCCGTCCTCCAAGCCCAAGCCCGCTGCTGCTGCTGCCGCTGCCGCTTCGTCGGTCCCCGTCCAAACCAAGCCTGCTGCCGCCGCTCCGTCGGTCGCCGTCAAGACCAAGTCCTCTGTCGCTGCCGCTGCCGCCGCTCCGTTGGCCCCCGTCAAGATCAAGTCCTCTGTCGCTGCCGCTGCCGCCGCTCCGTTGGCCCCCGTCAAGATCAAGTCCTCTGTCGCTGCCGCTGCCGCCGCCGCTTCGTCGGTCGCCGTCAAGATCAAGTCCTCTGCCGCTGCTGCCGCCCCGTCGGTCACCGTCAAGACCAAGTCCTCTTCCGACGTGGTCTTTGTCGCCTCGTCTGCCAAGTCTGTCTCTGCTCCTAAATCCTCCGCGCTCATTCCGAAGAAAAAGGCGGTTGTTCTCTCCACACCGACAGAGCAGGACAACAGCAACAAGAGATCGTTTGATCAGATGGCGGTCAGCGGTATTCGCATCGCATTTCCCAACGCACAGACATTTGCGAACCCGGCGCTCTCTAGCAACTCGGCCACGGCGATCGCCTCGGACGTGCCTTTGCTGGCCATTGCGTGCAATGCCCACGGAGTCCCCGCCAAGGTCCAGCAGACCGGATCTCCCAACGCGGCCAAGATTCTGCAGCTCGAAGACAAGACCCGCCTGATCATGCGGTACTTTCATCGACGCGCACCCATGCGCCGAGACTACACGCCTCGCGTCTACACGCCCGTCGAGCCGCTCGATCGAGACCTGGTGGACGAACAGTGCTGCATCAAGGACGCACAGGACTTTCTTGTGTATATGCGCTGCCTGGGAGCCAATCCTAAGCGAGACGTCAAGTGGATCAGACGCACTCTCGACAATGAAGGTGGTCGCGGGTTTGAGATCGAGATGAAGACGGAGGCATCAGCCCGAGACTTGTACTTGGCCGCCGCTCGCAACGCAAACAAGTTCAAGAACGGAGAGAATCTCAAGTTCGCGGCCGCATTCACCCAGGAGGACTACGACAATGAGGAGAAGGAACAGGTGGAGGAAATCGCCACACCCGCTTCCTCTGCCGTCGTCGTGTCGTCCAAGAAACAAAAGACTGGGCATCGCTCGACGGTTTCGTCTTCTTCTTCTTCTTCGACGCCGTCTCCTCGCCATCACTGTTCCACGCCCTTCTCCTTTCCCAGTCCCCCTACGCCTGCTCCTGCTCCTTCTTCTTTCGCTCTTCCCTCGCAGACAGAGGTCAAGATCAAGGTGGAAACCCAGAGTAACGAGGTTTCCGTCTCGTTCTATTCGCAAGGAATTGGCAAGCGCAACCTTCTCTGCCTTCACCCTGATTTGCCTGCCTCTACTCCGAAGCATTCTGCTCGCGTCGAGTGCAGAGACCCTCGCCCCCACATTTGCGTGTTGCTCTGCCTCAAGTGCTAAAAAATAATAAGAAAGCACATTCAACCGCCAGCAGCAGTTGCTCGCGCAGTCACAGTCACGCGCAGATTTTGATTTTGCATCGTCTTAGTTTACTCCCACCATATTATTTTTTCAAAATAATTATTTAAACATTTTGTGACTGAATTGATTCAAATTTGAAGCAAAATAAAGTTGTTTAAAAGTTAAAAAATAATAAAATAATAAATGGGAGATTATTTGAGTTTGTTGTTGTTGAAAGTTGAAAGTTGAAAAACTACAAGTTGAATTTTGTTTACTTACTATTGGTCCAGATTGTCGAAAGCAAGACAGACAAAATTATAGAATTATAATCCTAATTTTGTATACATGGGTACAAGTTCTTTTGAGCGTGAAAGTGAAATATTATACTCTTTCTTTTTTTTTATTCTTTCTTCTTTTTCATTACTTGCAAACGATTGAATTGATTGAATAATTTTTTATAATTTGGATGCACCAGTATATTTGTGAAACATATAAACCATCTTCGTCCAATATTTACGCAAATCCAAGAATATTGTTATTGCTAGAAATTTGAACCAGGTAATTACAATTATTTCCACTTTTTGTTTCACATTCTTTCCATGTTGGTTTTGTTTGGAAATTATTATTGTCGCATTCTTGCGAGCAAAATAACTCGATTTTTTCACGTTGGTTTCGTGTTACAGGTGTGTAGAAAAAAACATTGACTTCAACATCATCCAGCATAAAGTTTTCTGAACTCATGCTCATGTGCGTATAAATCTTGTTTTGAATAGTTAAAACTTTTGTTTTATTTTGATTTTGATGGGAGCCTTCCTGTTGATCAAGTTTTAAAAGAAAATGAAATTTCTCAACTTTATCAAATAAGCACATATATACCCACTCTCTTATGAATAATTAATCAATTCAAACAAAACTACTTTATACACATCCAATTTCTCAAAAAGAAGTCAAAAAAAAAAGAAAGAAAATAAAATAAAATGTCATTTCAAAGTTTACTTGATTGTTATCCTCGGGATCAAGTTTTGGATCTTTTATCTGATGAAAGCGAAAATATTGTGAGAACAAAACATATGGAAACCGTGGACAAAAAAAGTAACAATTTGATTTGGAAAATTGGCAAAAAAGAATATCGGTTTGTTGGACATATTACATCAACAGATAACAATAACAAGGGATGGGGTAAAATTTTTGCCAATGATGTATTGGATTATGAAGGTGAAGTATATTTCGAATTAAAAAAAGATAAACATATGGCATTGTATGACGGATTTGGTACTTTATTTGATAAAAATGGAGTCAGAGAAGGTAGGTGCAGTACATTCAAACAAGGCAAGTCTGGAGGTCCTACTTGTTCATTTTACCCCGTGACTGGAAGCATAAAAGAGTCTGGTATTTGGAAAGAACTTCCTACAGGCGAAGGTTCTCAAAGTGATGGAATAGTGACAATGTATCGACCAGATGGGTCAATTTATCAACGTACTTATATGCATCAAGGAAAATGGCATGGAGAAGGACAAGCGATTGTTGAGTCTGACCGCTATATAAAATATACCGATGCCATTGTTAAAAAGGGTCAAATTATTTGTGGTAGACGTATTCGCATAAATAAAGAAACTGGAACAGAAATACATATGCATGGAAACAAATGGTTAAATAATTCAAAATGTTTGGAAGGTAAAGAATTGTGGTTTTATCCGAATGGTCATATCGATATGTATCCAGTTTCCAATGGCGTATCTATATTTCACGCGGCTTTGAATCACACATGCCACGTAAAACTCCATTCATTTGAAAGAGACCACATTTTCAGTATTTCAACATTTTTAAATTTGAAAGAAGTAAATAATCTATGTCAAGTTTCAAATATTTTACATAAATTGACGCTACCTGTTTTGAAAATGAAGTATAAAGCATTGAAAAAAGAAAATATCTGATGAGTTTATTATTGAATTATTGATTGCTCAATACTTTTTGGCTCTGTTTCTCTGTATTGTTTGAATAAAGAATTATAATAATAATTCGTGGTATTGTAAGATTCATTTCACTCAAATGTATACATTTACAGAATTAGTTATAAATTGTTATGAATCATTATTTTTGAATAAGTGAAAACTATTTAAACGTGACACAAAATTTTACAATAGCCCTATTCCTACTAATAAAAATAGGAGCCATAAGGATCGCTTGAGTCGTAACTCATTTCGAATCTCAGTTCTTCACAAGGACCACAGTGACAATTGCCGTATTCGTCAAAAATTTCCTCGCCACTTTCGGCCCACTCTTTTTTAATTTTCGTGGCATATGCACACGTGCACGTGGGCCAGTGCTTATTGCAAATATTGGCATCGGGGCACGTCGGCTTCGCAGATTTCGAAGATACTGATTCTGTCGCCAGAGACGGTGTGGTAGAATGAACGAAGTTGCCAGAGTGAGAATCGTTGTAGTTGTAGATGACATCATTAGTAGTAGTAGTAGTAGTAGTAGTAGGAACAGCGGATGATGAAGTCTCGTATGGATTCTTCTCTGGCGACTCGGTGAATTTGTGATCCGAGAGAGAAGAAGTGTTGTTGGAAAATTGACCAAGAAGAGTAGACACCCCTTTTTTACCCTTTCCCTTCTTTTTTTTCTGAGGATTTTCGTGGTTGTTGTTGTTACTCTTGGTGTTCTTGGCAAGAGAAGTTGAGCATTGCGTTGTGGATTTCTTCTGCTGTTTCGACTTTTTGGTTTGTGTTCCGTCGTATGATGATGAAGAGAGAGACAGAAGAGCAAATCTGTTTTGAAGTTTATTTGAGAAACTCATGGTTGATAGTTTTTTTTTTGTTCTGATTTGTCAGTGACGGGCGGGTGATGATCAGATGTCGATGCTGTATGCTTAGATGAAATTGAGGTTGGATGAAGTTGTGAGGTTGGATAAAGATTGAGATTGGGTAAAGCTGCTGGGATTGGATAAAAGCTGTGGGTTGCTGAGTTGGATGAAGCTGCGTTTCAGATGAAGTTGAAGCGGAAGAAAATGAAGCGTGGAGAGAGAGAGAGAGAATAAGCCCAAACTTTGGTTTTTTTTTCTTTTGAAATGATGCAATATTAGTCCTGTCGTCTTAGACGGACGCTAGATTATCTCAAAATTAGTCTTAGACAAGACGCTAGATGATCTCAAAATTAGTCTTAGACAAGACAACTAGACCAAAGTCTAAGACAATCCTTTTTAGAAATTATCATTATTTCGCTAGCGTATCACTTTTCTCACGATCACGTTCATTAGCACACTGCAAAAGACACAAACGAGAAAGCAAACACAAACAAACCAACAAACAAACAAAAATACACTAAGAAGTATTCAATCAATATTGATTCTACCTTTTACCGCATTGCTACATTGCTATGACTTCGCCTCTTCAGAGTACTCAGCAAGAATACTGGATTGTCTTGTCTCATGACGATTACTTTCATGGCAGAAAGTACGTCAAAGGACTGAATGTCTTGCCTGAAGGAATCAAATTTGATGACTACAAGATGCGAGAATTGGCTATCAATCGCATGCATTATTGCGATACTGCTCATGTTTCTTCAATGTTTCAATACGGAGACAAGCTGTGCCGCGTCACAGAGCCAGTCGATCACCCAGATTTCAAGCGGGTGGAGCCAGTACCATATTGGCCGACACGCGGAGCCAACATGATTATCATCGGAGAGTCATTTTCTCTCTACGATCCCAAGACGTACGAGATGCTGGGCATTTCCAAGGGCATGCTGTCCAACGCATACATCATTGAACATGCCTCGGTCACTGGAAATCTCGACTTTCTGAATTGGTGGAATGGTCGCGAGAAAGAGATTGCTCATTATTACGAAAGTGCTATGGATCGCGCTTCAATGGCTGGACAAATAGCTACCCTCAATTGGTGGAAAAATAAACATTTCGAAGATGGATTGAAACTCAAATACAGCTCTCGCGCTCTCCGTTCCTTTCCTCCCAAGACTGTTCCCGAGATTTCCAAAAAGTGGTGGGAGGAAGACAGCAACTTGCCACTTCCGCCATCTGACAAATTTGTCCAAGGTGATTCAGAATAAATTGATCTTTTGATTATAGTAGTAATTGTAATAATTTTAATTAAAATAAATATTCATGATTTTTTTTTCAATTACTTTTATTTTGTTTTGTTGCATCAACGCAACAACACCAAATCACCAAATCACACGCACACAATCAAATTATAAAAAATATAAAAAGAAAGAAATAAAAATGGACGCGTTATTTTTATCATCATCATCGTCGTCTTCTTCTTCTTCGCAAATATCATCGTCATTTTTATCATCACCTTTACCATCATCATCAGCACAATCATCATCAGTACATATACAAACTAAATTATCTCACTTTGATACATTGTTTGAATCTATTGTAAAGGATCATGCAATTAAAAATAGTTCTAGTAAAATCAAAAATAATGGTCTGTGGATAATATTTGATGATTGCTCGCCTGATCATGAAAAAAAGTATATTGTTCCTGGATCCATACCAAGTGGATGGGAATGGAATGAATCATTAATATCCATATACACGGGTATTTTGAAACAAAACGATATCGAGTTTCAAAGAATACTTTACAAAAACTCTAGATCAAATTATTTTTGTTCCTCGTTATGGTCAGGGTCAGGGTTTGATTGTGGGCAAATAATAGAATATATAAATATTGCCAAATCTTCAGACCACATGACGGAAAATCCAATTTCGAGCATTCAAAATAGTGATGGCGACGACAATCTCATTCATTTCATATTACAAAAAGAAAAAGAATTATTGTTATCAAAAGATAGCAAAAACCTTAGCATGAAACGAGCACTTCTCATCTATTTTGCCTCTATATATGAAAAATCATTAGAAAACAATTATCTAAAATTTAATTTTCTAAACGAAATGCACCCAGAAATTAGACAACTTCTTATTGCATGTCTTGAAGATATCAATATCAAACATGGTTCTTCAAAAATATTATATGAAATTGTAAATCGAGAAATTGAATTTGCAGAGAACCCAACTAAATTGACAGCAATCGAATTTGCTCGATTTATGACACTATTCGAAAAGCGACAGTGAACATTAATTTAATAATTTGTTTTAGCAAATTTTGTGAACTTGTCATATCAAGCAAATACTAAAAACTTATAATAAAAATAAATTACTCACTTGATTATCAATCTATTTATTAATCAATAAATGTCCTGATTGTTTTTGTTATTGTATGTTGTTACTTGATTAGACGAAAATAATTTGTTTAAATAGGCGAAAAATGCAAAATACAGATATTTCCATTTTGGTTGCACAAACGTAAAATATAGACGTCTTTTATTTGGAAAACGTGGCAATAAAGGTGTCTTTATTTGAATGCGCAAATATGATGTTTTGATTTTTCTTATTTTGCTACGACCGGCTCTCTAATCTTTCACTCTTTTATTCCTTTCCTTTTCTTCATTTATCCACAACTTCATTTCACTTACATTACCTCTTTGAACCACTTCATTTCTTTTCACGTCCCACCAGTTCCAAACATAAACATGACGACGTCATTCGACGACTCTTACCTGCGACTCCAAAACAAGTTCGGCCTTCAAGTCGAAATCCTCGTGGATATCAAAAAAGAATGCGACAATTACAAGCAAACTCATGATGCAATTTTGGACGAACGAGACAATGTCAAGAAAGAGCGCGACAATATCCAAAAAGAGCGCGACGAACTCGAGATTCAACGCAATCTTTTCGAAAAGCAACTTGAATCACTCAAAACCGAGTACAATTCTCTCAAGGCTGAACACCATTACATGAAGGCTGAGCGCGATTACATGAAGGCTGAGCGTGATTCTCTGAGGAATGAGCTTGGTGTACTGAAGAATTCGCGTACCGCGCCCCACAACGAACGCAACGACACCCTTGAGCTTGAGTGCAGTAACCCCACAAGCGTACGCGACCTTTTCAAGGATGAGCGTGATGCTCTCGAGAAGGAGCGTGATACTCTTAAGAATGAAAACGAAAAGCTGAATCACAAAATTCATCATTCGCAAGTTTTATTTAACAATCTTTGTCTCGAGTTTGACGTCCTTAAAGCACACGATCTAGAACACAAGAACAGCTTCGCCACGCTTCAAGACAAGTTTAGGGTGATCGCGTCTGAACGAGATACACTCAAGGATAGATGTTCCAGCTTCAAGTTTACGCGAGACAGTCTCAAGAAACATCGCCGCGCGCTCAAGATCGAGTTGAGAAAGGCCAGGAAGGAGATTGCTTGGCTGTCGGGTATAGGAGATTACGACGAAGATGATTGGGGCTCAATCAAGCGCATTGTTGAAAACGATGATCGCGTCAATGTGTCTGATGACGACGACGACGATGATCTTTCGAAGACATGCAAGTACAAGGAAGCATACAAAGAGGAATATGAACTTGCTGACTACTATTTTGATCAGGCCATCGAGCTAGCAACCGAACGCAACACTCTGAAAGATCAGTGCTCGAGCTTCAAGTTCGCACGCGACAGTCTGAAGAAGGAGCGCATCCAGCTCAAGTCGACCATCAGCAAGCTTAAAAAAAAGTTTGCCTCCGCCGAGAAGGAGCGCAAGATTCTCAAGGAAAAGAGCGACAAACTAAAGGTTTTGGTCAAATCGCTCTAGGATCACACAAAGGAGCAACTTTCTGCTCCATTCAATCAATATGAGTCTCTCGGCGTGTTGATTGTCAATATGTGAACACTTTGTATTTGTACTCGATAGAAAAAAATAAACAAAAAGTAATACATTAAATATTATAAGAGCTTGTTCTTTGTTCATTGAATATTTATTCAGCGCTTTGTATTTCAAATCTAGGTTTTGTTGGCAGCGTGACGACAATAATATACAATATAGTGATAGTAAGTATATATATTGTCAAGACAGATAATACAGCTAAAGCTACTTTGACTGTTTCAAGGCGAGAAAAAAGAAATGATTTTGTGATCAACAATCACAAACAAACATATAAGGATGGAAATTTCATAAACAAAAAATTTGTTGTTGTTGTTGGTCATTTAATATTTAGATTATATTGCTACATTTTTTTGTTTTGAACCTTGATAACCTTTTCTCCCAATTTTCTATATGACATTAAAAACAGTCGAGGAAGTTGTAGAAATAATTATAAGTGGGGACAATGACGAATGTTCAAAAACTATGCAAGTTATTCAAGAATATACCATCAAATGTCCATCTTCTTACCTGTGGCAAATACTAAGACGATTATCACATGTATTAGCTACTACAAAAACATTGTATGTAGGCATATTGTATAGATTACAATGTTTTGCTGAATGTATAAGTAACAAGGACGTTCTTTCTAATATCGATGTAATACTTTGTTCAGAATTCCCTCTTGATGAGGATGATGATAAAAATATTAATAAACTTCTTCCTATTGGACTAAGTATAAATTTAATTCATCCACGTGTATCAGACTTTATGGTTGATTTTATTTGTCTATTGATACGTAAATCCGAAATATTTGCTGGAAGAGTGCACATATGTTTAATAGAACACATTGTATCAATAATTTGCCACGTTTCTGACAATAATATTTTTACAGAAGAACAACGTAACAATACATTTAATAATTGTAAACATAATTTGCAAAAATTTATGCAATATATTCATCCCTTTTGGAGTGCCCAAGATACTATTTTCGAGAATAATCAAGGTCAGATTGAATACAATATAAATATAAATAAAAATAAATATGCCAATGGGTGGTCTGAATTAATCCGGAGAATCAAAGTTATTTTTGACGATTATTTTGATGATAATTTCAATATCAATAAGCTGTACGTTCACTCGATCATCAGTCTATTAAATAATGAAATATTTGAAATGCTTCCATCTTTATGCAACATTACTCTTTCAGAATGGAGTAAAAATTACAATTCCAATGTCAACTCCAAGGCCATTTTATGGCAGGGTCCTTTGGCTGATGAATTTTACAAAATTCTTTGTTCAAATATAATCAAAAATTGTGTTTCGAAAATGTGTCAAATTGCGAAAGAATCAGTATTGGAAGAGGCAGAAGAAAACAACAACAACAACAACAACTTGTTGAATGATGAAAATGCCACAGATACAATAATTACAAGAGTAAATAAAGATTCAACTTTTCAATTATGTAAATGGGAATATTGTTTGATAAGCTTTGTCCTGTCATCATCACCCCCTTCCTCTTCCTCTTCCTCGGCATCGTCATCATCATCATCATCACTACAATCAAAAAAATATGATTATTTCCCTAAACAAATTTACAATATTTTTCAACTTTTATGGCAGCCCATACAATCATGTTTGGAAAATGATCATTTTCCAGATGGACATGCACACATTTTATTTGAACTCTTGATTAATGCACATGAATATATTTCAAAATTAAATGAGTGTCAAGATTTAAAGAAACATCATTTACTTTATGACGATATAAACCCTATTGAACCCGTACCTTCGTCGGTTTTGGCATATCTAGTTCTTTTTTTGGACGAATCTCAGTTTAGAATAATATGTAATTGGGATAAGTGGAAATATTATATTGCAGAAAAACATTTAATTGATAAAACATTATCAACCGGATGGAATACAATTCGTGTGGTACTCCTTTTATTACAACATGAATGTTTTCATATAAACAAAGATATTGAAAAGCGTGTATTAATAAATTTAAATATAATGTTTCAAAATTCAAACAACATGGGTTTATATAATTCAAGTATGTGCGTAATTGGATTCGGACTGTTATATAAAAGCGCAGATTATGGAAAAGATGCATTCAAATCTGGATCTTTGGGTAGTTTATTACCTTTAGCCCCGGAAGCGATTCGAAATTCTATCTTGTATTTTATTTTACAAAATACTAAAAATACTGAATTGTTTTACTTGGTAAAGTTTATTGTGGATATAGCCGTTGGTACAGGAATTAAACACAAGTTTCTAAGTGAGGAACATGTTTCTTATTCTACTACATGGACAGTACAAAAATGTTTGGATGCATGGCTTCAATGCTGGACAGAAAATAAGAAACAAGGTTCGGAAAAAGTTATGTTTGATTCATTGCTTGATAGATGTTTATCTGTTCATGGTAAAATAGCATGGACGTTAACACGGACCACAGTCAATAGTTCACAAATACCAAAACACAAGAAAAAGGATGAGAATAAAACAAACATAAACAACAAAAAAATAATTAACATTAAATCAAATACAAGAGTGCAAATAGGTGCAATTATGCAGCTTGTTGATGCGTTTTGTGTTGATTTTATGTGGGTTTATTCTAGGTATAATGACATGAAGACAGGCACGCCACCAAGTCGTTTTTCGGTAGAAAAAGTAAGTCGACTTCGCTATTACCAAGGTATTAATTGTTTGGATACAATATTTCTTCAATTATTGGATGCCAAAGTTCGATGGAAAGTCTATGAATCTTCAATTATCCAAGATGATTATATATCATCTGTCATATCATCTTCTTCGTTTTTGACGTCAACAATTGTAAAAATGGACAAGAAAGAGAAAAGAAAAAGAGAATATAACAAACCTTTTATAAACAAATCAGTTGAAACGTGTATAGAAGTATTTACTGATAGAGGTCTTCCACATTATTTACAAGCAATGCTAATATCTGAAATCGCTTTCATCAAACCAATAAATCCGTCTTTCGTAAACCTTGTTCGATTTAGAATGCAAAAATATATTTATAAATAGGCATTATTATTATTATTATTTATTGCTAACAACAATTGACAATTAACAGTTAGACGCGAGTCATTTTATTGAGCGCGATATAGGCCAAAACTCGGAATGCAACAGTCATGCCAATAACAATCAAAGCGCTTTGCCATTGTGTCAATTCGTCAAGTCCAGTATCGTGAAGCATCTGATTACCAGTCATGGGTGTACATTGGTCGTCAATAATGGAAGTTCCGTTGTTATTAGAAGAAGAAGAAGAAGAAGAAGAAGGACATTCGAATATAACACCTTGCAGTTCACGTTGTGCCAGAATAGAAAAGATATATCTTGGGAATCCAAGATATGAGGCCCATCGGATCCAAACTGGCATATAACTGATTTTAGCGTAAAATCCAGCAAACATGAGAAAGAATATAGTTGCGACGTTGCAAGTAATAATGCTGTCTGCGACATTTGATACCAGGTTTGAAATCATTAGCCCCAGAGAATCTCCACACAAAACCAGAAGAAGGATACAACCTGCATATACCAAAAAGTTTACTGATGTTTCAAATCCAATTACCCAATAGTATAGGGTAACAAATGTTATGGGATAAAACATTTGGATGGGCAGCTCACTAATGGCTTTTGCTGCATAATACGCACTTAGTCGATACATACGATTTCTTCTTTCTTTTTGTATGACTCTTCTCTCGGCTGGGAAAGTCATAGTTGCAGACATCATGGCTGACATAAACCAAAAAGATATTACAAAAAAGAGAGAGCCATATCTATCTTGCGCATGTTCCATAGTCAGAGGAAGTTGAAACCACACTAGGGCTGCAATAATGGCAACTGATTGAATTCGAATTGTTTGGTGTAAAGTTATAATTTCTCCCTTTTTTTGTTGAAAACATCTCTTGAGCAAAATCGTAAATTGTTCAAACCATGTAGTTGGCCATGGGCTTATATAATTATTATTATTATTATTGTTGTCTTTTTCGGTAGTAATTTTAATATTAATATCAAGGGCGAGTGTGTTAGACCTGTTGTCATTTGAAAAAGCTGCAGAAGAAGACAAAGAAGAAGATGAAGAAGAAGAAGAAAATTGTTTTTCTTCCGCAAGGGACTTGTCTCGAACAAGTTGATAAATATCTGCAAGACTTTTATCATTATTATTATTATCATTATTATCATGAGATCCAATAGAAATTTTAAGATTAGGATCAGACGCTATATCCAACATAAAATCTGCCGTGTTCCAATTTGGTTTACACGGAAAATTGATTGATGCGAAATATTCGCGAGCTTGAGATGCATGTCCATAATATACTACCCTTCCTTGTGACAAAAGCATAACCTTGTCAAATAATTCATAGACTTGTGAAGAAGGTTGATGAATACTACAAATAATACTTTTACCTCCATCTGCAAGTGTGCGAAACGTTTGAATAAGTTTAGCAGCAGTTGAAGAATCCAAACCACTTGTAGGCTCATCACAAATGATAAGAGAAGGATCAGATAAAAGTTCGAGGGCAACATTTAGTCGTCTTCTTTGTCCACCAGAAATAGAAGAAACAAGAGTATCAAGACATGATTCAATTCCTAATGTGGTAGCCAGATCCAACATTCGCTGTTTCTGTTCATCTCTCGAAATATCGAGTGGTCTGCGCAAAAGAGCTGCATGACTTAGAGTCTGTCGAACTGATAAATTGGAAAGCAACACATCTTCTTGTGGAACAAATGCGATATAGCGTTTAGAAGATTTGTCTGGTTCAATGCCATTTATAGTTATAGATCCGTCCAATCTTTTCTCTTTTTTAGCACGACTCCAACCTCCGGCCAATAGGTTTAATAGACTTGTTTTTCCACACCCACTAGTTCCCATAACAGCAATAGTTTCTCCGGGACATATGCGACCAGAAACTCCATTCAGAATTTTTTTCTTTTCTCCAGTTGTGTTATTATTGGATGGCACAGTCAAGATTATACTATTCCATTCGAGTGATTGAATTGGAGTTTTGAAAAGAATTTGATTATTTGCAGTATTATTATTTCTATCTTGTTTATTTTTCCAACAAGACACTTGTTTCATTTCAATTGCTTGCTTTTCTTCTTCTTCGTTTGTAAAATAAAGAGTAGGTGGAGAAGAAGGAGAAAGCATCATCGTTGCTTCGAGAAAAACAAAAGGAAAAAGAAGGACAAATAATGGGGGAAAAAGTGACACTCGATCATAGCTTGATTTTATAAATAAAAAAATAATGAATTATTTATTAAGAATTTTCTAACATATACAAGAAAGACTACAATAATGACAAAACGTCCAAAATGAACTGATCAAGGATTGGAGATCGATTCATGGATATATGATTACCAGAAGTTGCATGCTTGCTAAAAATGTTGTTATTCGTCTTGTTAGACGATTCAAAAAATGTGGACCATTGCTCCACATGTCCCTTGGGGTCAATTGGACGCGGACTCTCGCAGTAAAACAAATAATAGTGATATTTAAAGTTCTTGTTATTGTGCAAGGGTAAAATGTAATTTCGTATAGCATTCACATCTTGAAGATAAATTCGAGCCTGCAAACAAACATCTTGATATTGATCCTTGTCGATGTTACACTTGGAGCACACCAGTTCCTTCAAATCTTTTTCTGTTGTAATGTATCCAAGCTTTTCTTCTGTCAATGCATTTGGAAACATGTCAGCAAATGTATATTTGAACGTATCAAAGTCTGTAAAGGATTTGTTAGACTTTCTATAATTTCTTTCAGCAAGTGTATTTGGGGTAGGCGTATCAATCATTGCAATTTGAATATCCCAAATATTGGGAATTACCATACTCAAATCTTTCATCATATGTTGAGCAACCAATCCTCCATATGATATTCCAATTATAGTTAGTTTAATATTTTTTGTTTTGTTGAGTTCAATGATTTCTCTACACTGATCATTGTAGTAAGAAGAAATATTTTCGACACTTGTACCTTTTTGTAAATCATACCTGAATCCATACACGGATGCATTTGACTTTTGTGCAAAATGAGAAATATAATCTTGATACAAAAATAAGGTTCCTCCAACTGGAGGTATCAGCCACACCATATTTTCTGTTTGGTTTTGATTATCCGGTAAGGTGATTATATGTTCCATATTATTATTATCGCTCAACAATGTATTATTTACAGTTGTATTCCCATAATTCCCGAACAAAGCCGATGGAATAACAGTATTGTTTTTGTTTATATTTGTAGAAGAAGAAGAAGAAGAAGGGCACACATCCTTAACATCATATAGTAAACTTTTTAGTAACATTTCCAAAGTGGGATTTGCAAAAAATTGAGTTGACGTAATTGTAGTTAAGGGGACAAGTTTTCTAAACTTGCTCAAAAGTTCGATTGCAGACATAGAATCTCCACCTAAATGAATAAAATTGGCACGAGGATATTTGTGGAAATCAGTATAAATTCCCAAAGTTTCGAAAAATATTTGTCTAACATCGTCGTGAAATAATCCGTTAAGAGTTGATTTTCTTGCATGACGTAAACGACTTGGTTTTGTTGTTGAGTTGGAAATATTGTTAGAATTATTCATCGGCGAAGAGGAAGCAGAAGAAGATGCCGATGATAATATCGAAAGCGATGACGGAGTCGGTAAAGGCGAAGGTACAGACAAAGAGACCAATTCAGTTCCGACAAGCCATCTAGGCGTACTTTGTGATGATGGAGATGGAGATGCTAGTGTGAAAGTAGAAGTAGTTGCAATAAAAGAACATGGATCAATATCAATATTCATTGGAGTTGGTTTTTTTGTGTTGTAATTAACCAATGGAGATATTGGAAGACTGAGCGGATAGCATGGAAAGCAACACTCGTCATTTGCAATTCTGTTGTCCTCAAAATCATCATCTTCTTCGCCATGATCCAAAATATGTCCTTGGTTCTGTATGAAACAAGTCACATTTCGTGTATAGAGAGCAATTTTTGCCAAAACTGATGATAAAATATCCTGACCATTTTCGTCATCGTCATCATCATTGTCAAAAGCATGACCAAAAGCATAATCACTGTTTATCTCTCGAACATTGCTGTCATCACAAACTTTAACATCATCTATACCGATAATATGTTTGATACATTTTGTTAATATTGGTTTGTCTCCCAATTCAATAAACAAAATACGTTCATTTGTCTTTTTTTCTGTGTGAAGAGACTCGATCGTTTGCTGAAAGTTTACTGTAGAATACAAGTGCGTCAACATCCATTTCCAATTATCCTTATTGCATTCATATCTTTTTTCATCAAATAATATTGATGTCCATTCCTTTTCTCTGTCTGATACCCAAGAATACATATGATATGTTATTGTGTTTGCGATAAGATGTGAATGATATGCCACGGAGGATTTATTTTGCAATACACTACATGCAATTTTCTCTTGTTGGCACACATTTTTAAGCTTTTCAACATTGTCCAATGTGCCTGCGACGATGGTTTGCTTGGAATGATTTGAAGCAGCAACAGAAATTTGATGTAAACAATTACCATCATTCATTTTCGAAATAATTTTTTGTGTCTCGGCTTTATCACATCGGAGGACAGCCATGACACCAGGATTTGATTTCATACAAATAACAGATCGGCAAATAATCAGATATATACACTCATACAGGGTTAACATACCTTGACAATATCTTGATGCATATTCACCAAGGCTGTGTCCAATAAATTTAATTTTGATTTTAATATTATTATTATTATTATCCCACGAAAATGTTTCTGTTGATGTACATATAATCTTGTATAAACCAATACCATGTATAAATCCAAGTAATTGTTTGCACACTTCATTCCCTTTGAACGCCAATTGAGATAATATACCCATATCCATATTCAATATATCCATGTTTGCATCTATCATCAATTTTGGGTATCTCTTGCAAATGTCGGTAACTAAAGATATTGTTTCATCACACCATTTTGAATAAGTTTCATAATTTTTGTAAAGTTCCCTCGTGTGATCAACATTTAAAACTCCTTGTCCTGTAAATGTATATATAATTGTTTGTATAATTTCTACGTCATTATTGATACTATCTTGTTTTCTTGAAATTAATCTTTGGTGTCCATCAAAGTATTTGATAGAAATACCTTCATATCGAGTCAAGCGCTCTGAAATATAATCAGGAAGATTGTCATTTTTCGTATTCCATCTTTTCAGCAATTCCATCTTGACTTTGTTATTTCCATGATAACTCAATAAAATAGTAGACCATAATTTCATCATATCCTTGGATTCATGATAGAGAGGAAGATATGAAGGATTATTTTTATTTTTATTTTCGTTATTTGTAGCAATAACACATTTCTTGTATTTGGGAGAAAATCTTAATAATGTTGTAGAATTAGTGCCACCAATTCCAAAAGAATTTACGATAACATCTGTTTGCTCTTCTGAATTGAATATTAAATGACCTTCTTGCACAATTTTGATTTTTTCCAAATGTTGACTTGGGATACCCTCGTTGACTTTTTCAAAATCCGGTTGGCTTGGTAAAATTCCATATCGCAAACATAAAATAGATTTTGCTATTCCAATAAATCCAGAAGCTGTATCACAATGTCCAACATTTGCTTTAGTTGAAGACAAGTATATATTGTCATTATTCTTTTCAAAATATTTTGATTTAGTCAAAGATTCATATATACTTTTCACTTCAACTGGATCTCCAATTTTTGTTCCAGTTCCATGTGTTTCTATAAATGCAAGTTTATTGACATTGTTATTTTTTGATAAAACTTTATCCATTACTTCACACTCGCCTTTAACACTTGGTCCCATAAAACTTACCTTGTCAGAAGATCTTCCGTCATTTGAGGTTGCGGTATCCACAATTTCAATATCTGAATTAATATTTGGATCGTTTTCTAAAATTTTGTTTGAACAAATAATGATGGCGCCCGATGCATTTGATATTGTAATTCCATCACTTCTATTTTCAAATGGTCGACATCTTCCAGATTTTGAAAATATCATGCCATCTTCATATACGTATCCGGATTGAGGAAACCTAATAGATGATGTTGCCACAATAGCGGCATCGCATAATCCACTCTTGATATATTGTACAGCCGTATCCATTGCAACTCCATAAGAAGAACAAGCTGTTTGAATAGACATTGCCGGACCTCTAAGGTCAAATGTATATGCTAATCTTGTAGCTGCGGTTGCAGCCATATTATTACTTATCCTTGTATATTTATCTTTAACAGATTCTCTTTCTTTGGTTTCTTCGCTTGCATGGAATGTACTATCCGAAATAGCTACAAAAGCTCCAATTTTGTATTTCTTGGTAGACAGACCACTTGCCAATAGCGCTTGAAAAGTACATTCAATCAATAGTCTTTGCTGAGGATCCATTTCATATGCAATTTTTCTCGACAGATTGAATGTATCATGAGAAAAATGTTCCCATTGCGAAGCATCTAATGCTCCAAAAGCGGAAACAAAGTTTTTATCCTTTGCAATATTATTTACGACCGAATCATCAACGCATTTTGAAATTACTCCGCCGTGCATAAGATGATTCCAGAATGATGCCATACCAGCACGTTTCTCAATAACGTCTTGAGCAACTGGAAAAATACCTTCACATGCCAAAATATGAACAGTATTTCTTTTATTTTTGGAACATATTTCTGTTTCTATATCTGTTTCATTTTCATTTTTTGTTGGTGATGTTGTCGAAGTAACAACCCCACAACGATCCAAAATTAATTTTAATTGATCTGCAAAAATAGGAACCGAGTATAAATCTCCAATTGACAAATCCGAAATTTGAAATTCATTTTTAATTCGATTCAACAAAACCATAAGATGCAATGAAGTTCCTCCTTGTTCAAAAAAGTGAAGATTTTTTGAAATGGATGAGGTCGAGGTTGTTTGTAAAATTTTGGACCAAATTATTTTCAATCTCGTTTCATAATCTTGATGGATTGGATTTATTGAGCATTTGGAAATTGTTTTTTGGTTAATTGATTTATTTTGCGTTTGTGATTCTTTAGTTGATTGAGGAATCGGTAAATTTTTTCTGTCCAACTTGTCACTACTGTTTCTGGAAAATTGTGAAATGCCAACAAAATGTGAAGGCATTGAGTATGATGGTAAATTTTCTTCAAGTTTTTTTTTAATCAAATTGGAATCGACTTGTTGAGGCGTGTAGTAAAACACCAACATATCTGCCGATAATTTTAAAGATGGGTGTTTATCTTTCATATAGTGGATAGCGACACATTCTGTGACACCCAATTCTTCTTTGAATTTAAGAGCAACATTTTCAATATAACTCAATTCAACTCGACAGCCATGCCACTTAACTTGATGGTCAATACGACCTAGACATTCTATATTTCCATCTGATAACAGACGTCCTATATCTCCTGTCTTGTACATAGTTTCGGCATAAGATTTGGCGGAACAATAATCGAAAAATGGATTTGGTTTAAACACCAAAGTGTTCAGTTCTGGTCTATTAATATAGCCTGTTGGAGACACACCGGGTCCGGCGACCCAGATATATCCGATTGCACCCGGAGCTACCAAATTATCATCATCGTCCAATATAAAAGTATACATATTGGCTATTGATTTTCCTATAGGAATAATTTCCGTCCAATCTGCTTCAATGACACACGAATGAGTGATAACTGACGCTTCAGTTGGTCCATAGGAATTCAAAAATATAAGTTTTTGCTCTGGATGATCTTTTGCCCACTTGCTCCATTTTTGAGCTAAATGAATTGGACACGATTCTGCACCTAATTGTATAACTCTGAGACCGGGATAATCTTGAGGCTCCATTTCATTCAATACAGAAGGTACAGTATCCAACACTGTAACTCCCATTTTAGAAATGGTTGTTAAAATATCACCATCTGGAATGACAAGACATGCCCCAGATGTGATGGCTGAAAATATATGCCAAACTGAAGCATCAAAACTTATACTTGAAAATAACAAAACCTTGTCCGTAGGCGCAACTATAAAATCTTGCTGGGTTGCAAAAATCATAGAATTCACACCATTATGACTCATCGCGACTCCCTTTGGTTTTCCAGTTGTCCCAGATGTATATTTGATATAAATCAAATCATCACTTTTTTTGGCATAACCATTAAAGTCATTATAAACATTATAACTTTCTCCGTAAATTCCACATTCGTTAATACGTGAAACATTTACAGACGCGTCACCTCCATCACAAATAAATTCGACAGCCATCGTTGAAATTTTAGTATCTTTGATTTCTGTCGATTTGAATTTTGATATTATATTTTCATCAATATTTAGCTTTCCTGTAGAGTCGGTATCAATTAAACAGATAGCTCCACTGTCTTGAATCATAAATTCAATTCTTTCTTGATCCAAAACTTGCACATCAATACACATGTAGATATGACCAAGATCCATAATAGCAAGCATGGCCAATACACTTTCGATAGATTTGGTTCCCAATATAGCAATGACGATTTGTTTATTATCACCGCCACATTGCGTTAGTATTAGTGTTGATAAATATTCTGAAATAGTATTTACACAGGATAGCATTTGAGCATATGTAATTTCTCTTTGCATCATGTCTTTCATTGCAATGTTATTCCTAGAATCAAAACTGCATACATATTTAATTTTGTCAAAAACATTTTGACCCAATATATGGTCAAAATGTTCCGTTAGACAAATATATTTAGACAGATATTGATGCACTTCCTTTTCTTGTTGAATTCCAATAATTTTTTTAAGTTGATTTATTAATAAATTTGTAAAACGACGACCCCAGCCTTCTGTAAATTTTTGTTGATTATAAATCAATCTTAGAAACCAATCTTTTCTGGTTTGTCCACGCAAAACCACCAACATAATATCATCTTCGGTAAATAAATGAACTTTTAAACCATTAATTTTTCCATTTGATGGTAAAGGAAAAGCGGGTAAAATTGTGATTCCGTTTCTAAAAAGGCTTGTTGAACTTCTTACATCTCTTGCCAATTGGACTGCATCATAACTCTCGTGTTTTTTGCACATTTGAATTTTTTGTTGCATTTGAATTGCTTCAGATTCATCTTGATTATGAGTACCATCAGATTTCTTTGGCGAAAAAAATACAGGAAGTGCATTTGAATATTGATTTACTCCTTTAAAAATTTGAGTTTTATTTTCATGGTGTGGCGGTGACGATGACGATAACGATTTGGATGTTGACGGTTTACTCAAAAAACTTACACCCAATGGAAACTCCAAATCATCTTCCGATCTTGGACCAGACATATGGCTCAGTGATTTCCACATTGCAGTAGCACACAAAGAAAATACACTAACAGATGGGTTCATCTTGTGCTGTCCCTCCAAAATAGACTCGGGAACTGTTATGTCAAGTATTCCATAAGGACCAGCTGCGTTTATGTCGTTATCATTATCATTATCATCAACTTCATCTTCCAACTCTTTAATTTCGTCTAATTTCACGATGCGATCTGGTAACAAATGAAAATCTAAATTTTTATCTTTTACTTGTTTATTCCAAAATTCCTTACTTTCGGTATATGTTGGTTTGTTTTCATATTTCGAATTATGCATCATTGTTGTCGTTGTCGTTTCTGCTGCTTGTGAATTGTAATCGACATATCCCAAACTATCCATTATAGAATTATGCAATAATGGAAGAGAATAGCCATCGCACACAATATGATGAACAGTTATAATAAGCTTAAACTCATTAAGCGTAAAATCATAATTTAAAGACGTTCTCCAAGGTAACTGGTTAATTAAATCAAAGGGATCTTTAATACAAGACTTTGAAGTTATCATTTCATGTTCAGATATCTCGTCAATTTCTTTCTGTATAAATGGGCATTCCAAATCATGTATGCAATATGTAGTTACGGCATCTTCATTACAATCAAATGTTGTTCTCAACATAGGATGATCTTGGCATATTTTTAACCACAACTTTTTTATGCTGGGAAACTCTTTGAATGTATATTCAAGAGCTAAATGAAATGCATATGATTTTGGAAGAGATTTGTTTTCAAGCGCGGGCTTTTCTTTGGTTAGGTAAGAATACCATATTCCTTGCTGAGACAAGGATAAGCTGTGCCTTTTCTCTTTCTGCGATATACAATCGCAGATTTTGGTGTCCTGAGACACAGAGCAAGCAATGGTCGAGGACATTCTTATCTATCTTAGAAAGAGTTATACTCTTATAAGCACAGTGAATGATTTTTGTTTGTAAATAAAAAAAATAGAGATGGATAAAAGATATACTACTTAGACGTTCAAAATTTTGCAATTTCCAACAAAAAAATAAAATCAAATGCAAAACAACCTGCAAAAGAAAAAAAGAAATCACAGTTTCAAAAATAAAACAGTGACATCAACAATAGAAAAAAGAAGAAAGAAAGAAATACTCTTTTTTCTTTCATAACAAACTCGCCATGTCTCGTCGCTTTTCATCATCATCATCATCATCACCATCTCTCGAAACACGATCAAAGAAAAGAATAACAAATATGATATCGGCAATAATAATTGCTGCATTGGTAGCTATGACGGTCATTATGACGACGTCAGTTGCCATACAAGTCGATGCCGCCAATGCAACTATTGTGCCAACTTTCAAGGTGGGACTTTTGTTTTCTGAAACTGGAAAATTTTCTGAAACTGGAAACCGTACCAAAAAGATGCTTGGCATTTGGCAAGATTTGGTCAATGCTCGCAGTGATTATGAATTTAAAATTGAGGTTATCCCAGCAAACATTCGTTCAGATATTGTTTATATCAAGCCTCAATTTGACTATCTTATGTCTCAGAACGTCTCTTTTTTCGTTGGGGCTGAAGGCGAATTGTCTGTTGTTGCATCACAGTACGCAAATCAAGTCAAGATCCCTATCATTTCTCGCGTAGCACTTACTTCCGATTACAAATGTTCTACTCCTCCGTATCCTGCAAACTCAAATTGCCGTCGTCTAAACGATCGCGCATTCAACCATGCATATAGCACTCTTCAGCCTGCTGGGTACCAGTTCAAGGATTATTTTGGTATGCTTGGAGTCAAAAAAGCAAAGACTGTGGCAATCGTATATTGGGATGATAACTTCCACACCGAGACTTGTATGGGTGGCAAATATTATGCTGCTAACAACAAGATTGATGTGATTTATACACGCAAAATATCGACCAGCTACACGAATGACGAAATCCTTGAGATTGTTGGTACTCTTAAAACTTTGGACCCAGATGCCATCACATGGTGTCGACGACTTGGGTGTGTTGAAGATATCCATGCATTTGAAAAGTTGGACTATTTGCCTCGCTCTTTGATGATGGTACAATGTACAGACACTGACAAAGCTATCAACACTGTTAAAACAGATTTTAGATATGTCAATGGAGTAAAATTTTGGGATGTCACTCTAAACGGTGAGGATTATTCGGATATTCCTTCAAATGTGTATGCTTCCCATTTTCCTGCAACCACAAATACAACAAGTGCTCGAGCCTTTTCTAATTTGGTAATTGCTAAAACTGGAATACCTCCAACTTTTACAGATGCTTCTACCATGGCTCTTGGTTATATGATCGAGGCAACTCTTTCTACGACACCGGATTTTGAACGAGCTTCTATTGCTTCTCAGATTGCTCGAGTCAGTACCAAGTCATTTTTTGGAACTATCTCGTCCGATCTTATTGGAATGAATTCTCAAAATTCTGTGATTGTTACTCAAGTGGACAGTTCTAAGACTCTGTGTCTAGTTTCCCCTACTAGCGTGGCTACTGTTGAGCTTGTTTATCCCATTCCATCCTGGTCGGAAAGAACTTACAATTTCAAATATGCCGGATCTGCTGGTGCAAAGGTTGTTATCGCGGTCATGTGTATTTGTGTATTCATTTATTTGATCTGTATCATACTTATTGCTATGCACCGCAACGACCCACTTATCAAGGCTCTCAACATTCCAATGGTTATGATTTCTTTTATTGGGGCTATCGTCATGTCGTTTGCCACCCTTACCTGGTTGGATGAAAACACGGATACCACTTGCCGTGCAAGAATTCCAATGTTTATTGTGGGCCTTTCCTTTTTATTCGTGCCGCCAATTATTATTTCTCTTTTGCTAAACAAGATTTTTCATAACGCGTCCATGCGTGTAGTGAAAATGTCAAAATTCAAGTTGGCCGCATACTTTTTGGGAATGTCTGCTCCTCTTTGGATTACTGGCTTTGTACTTTCAGGAGTTTACCGCATGGAAACTTATATTCAAGAATTTGACCCTCTTCGCCCTGTCCAAAATATGACTATTTGCGTCGTCGACGAACAACAAGTTCCTGAAGCTATGAAATGTGCCATCGTATTGATCGTATCATTCTTTATTATGCTTCTGTCGTGGTGGACTTTGGCACTCCGCAATAGAGATGTTGATCATGCCCTTTTTGCACAAACGGCCAAGATTATGATGTCTGCTATCCTCATGATTTTCCTTTTGGGTGTTACTATGGCTATCGAGTTTGCTCTAGTCAATTCAAGCAAAAGTATTATGGAAGTGAAGCAAGTTATTAGAGGCGTCTGTATTCAAATCAGCGTTTTAATTTCTATGGGTGTTTTGTATGGAGGACGTTTCGTTCAAACAATCAAACAAAATGGATTTTGGGGAGTATATTCCATCAAAAGTGGCCATGGCAATTATGGAGTTGGAGGAGCAAACGTCACTGTTCTCGAGTCATCTCATCATCATCACAACAATACCGCCGAAGATGGTCATAATAACACTCCTGTTGTTACCAATATCAAACCTAACATGTCTCCGAGTGTAACTGCCATAGGACCCAAAAAAGTAGCTATTGCTGCTTCAACAACACCTCCTTCCAGAAATGTTAAGGGTCCGTCTGGTCCTCCCACGCCCTCTCGAATGATGATGTTGATGAATAACAGTAATAATAACAATAACACTTCAACTGCAGTTATCAAGCGTGTAGAAACGTCTGCTATATTAATGAATGCCTCTGTCGTCGATGCAACTACTGGACATTCTACTCCTATAAACGCATCTCCCTCTCCGCAAAGTCGGGCTATCGTTATCAACACGCCTGATGATTCTGATGTTGTGTAAATTTCTAAAATAAATTCGGACAAGTTTCCAAATATGTATTTTTTTCACTTTCCTCTTGTTCAAATATAAAAAAATAACATTTTCCCTCTCTACCGTTTCCCATTATTTTTGTTCTCCTTTTTTTTTTGTTTTATTTTTATCATCATGTCCCACACTTATGGATCTTCAGGACATGTTTGTCATACAGGAATGTCAAAACTTCCTTACTCTTTTGAATCCTATTTATTCCCATCTTCCTTTTCTAATTTGGCTGATACTACAAATTTTTCTTTGTTTGATTTATATTCAAAAAGAAATAATTATGTTACTGTAACTAAACTTCAAACGCGCAATGAATTTTATAGATCTAAAGAGCTAATGCTAATGCTACACAGACAACAACAACAATATAGCACGTATTTGTTTATTTGATTTGTTTTATACGTTTTGGATTTTAACATGCATACATATCAATAATTATTAATCTAATAATTGTTGCACAATATCGTTTATATTTTTTTTTTATAATTCAATTAGACAGCTTTCAAACGCATTATGATAGCACTAATATTGTCCGACGCTTTGGGATGCTCCTCTGCTGCTTTAACAAGATCTTCTGCTTGAAAATCTTTTCGAGATGTCACAAGAGCTGCAACAGGCGAATTATGCCTCCAACAATCCCATACACCATCAGATGCCATTACAAGAATAAGTTCATCTTTTACAGCTATTTGAAAAATATCAGGCTCTCGGATTATTGCATCTTCAAGACCTGGAACTAAATCTCCAATAGATCTAGACATTGCCAAATACCCTTGAAGCCTGGGGGTATCTCCTCTTTTTTCAGTTATAAAAATAGGTTGTTTATTTCTAGCGACATTTTCTTGCGACTTGCGCATTAAACGTTCTCTTTCTTGTTTGTGAGTTGGCTTATGATCATCTGTGTGATATAAAACCTTTTTCTTACGTATCCAAATGGCCCTTGAATCTCCAATATTTGCAGTCCACATGACACCTGATCCAATATGAAGCAGTGTCACTAAAAATGTAGTTCCTGCTTCTAACGTTGGTGTATGAGAATATGCATGTTTTTCCCAATCGTCATTCATCTGTAATGAAGCACAATATAATGCAGTCTTGGCATCATATTTGTACAAACCTGTACGTCTATCTTTTGCGTTCAAAAACCGTTGCAATAAACTAGGGAAATTGTCAATACAATAATCAGCACATAGATGTCCATCTTCATCACCTCCATGGCCATCACATACCATTGCTAAAACACTGAGACCCGGTAAATAAGGCGAACTGCATTTTAATGTTTTAACGAGTAATCTATCTTGCATATAATCACGTTTACCCTGAACTTCTTGCATAGAGTATTTACATGTTATAGCGGCAGGGATGTCTGGAATTCCACTAGGATGTGTACGACCGGCACTTCTACGTATTGATTCTTTAATCAATTTCATGCCTGGGTAATCATCTGGAATTTTAGATGTATTATTGCTGTTTTTACACGCGGAAGGAGACATTTCATCTGAGCCAGTTTTAAGACCTGTGTATATACTAGCTTTTTCCTTTTCAACTGACAATTTCTTTCGGGTGCTTGAACTTGTACTGTTTCTTTTTTTTCTTGTGGACGAATAATTTTCCGTACCTGTATCTTGTTCATAATCACCAGTTGTTTGTTTATCTATATTGTTACTACCCTTGATGTCCGATTTACCTTTTGAAGAAGAAGAAGAAGAAGAAGATGAGAATTCCAAAGAAGAAGAAGAAGAAGAAGAAGCTTCTATAGCTTTTAAAAGTTTTCTTTTAACTTTTTCACTTACCGTTGATGAACGTAAAGCCGCCATTCTCATATCCATACGAGATTGTACTTTGTCATCGTCTGCTCTGACATCTTTTTCTTCATCTTCTTCTTTATATGTTTCACCATCTTTATGAAAAGGATTCATTTCTGCAAAAAGTAGTACACTTTCTTTATTATGTTTACCGCATAAATTATCCCCATCTTTAGTCGTTACGATAGCTCGATTTGGACATCTTTCAGTTGGTTTTTGAATACTGCGTATGGAATCACAATATAATCGATGATTGCTATGCATTTTTGAGTTTATCAAAACAATATTTTAAAAATACGTTATTTTTTCTTTTATCAATGAATGTAGGTTTTTTTTGTTAAGGTTAGATAGTTTAAAACTTTTTATCAAATATATTATATACATACATTATATTTATTTACTTATTACATTACTTGTTTTGTTTGTCGCACACTTGTGTTTTTTTAAAAAAAAAAGAATTTATTATTTTTTATCATCTCTTTAACCTGTATGCATGCGCATGTTTACAAAAATCATGAGCGTATTAAAAACAATAAGCTACGTACCTGAATGGACTTTTGTGTTACTATTATTATTTACAAGAAAATTATCAACCTGGCTATTAAGTTGTATTTTAATATATATGACTCCCTTACCAAATGACAAGTGTCAAAAAATAATAGATAGTTTTAGTGGAACATTTTTATATTATATTTGTAAAAATAATACTGTTTTGGGAAAAATTGGCCAAGTTATATCAGACTCCAGTACAGAATATAGTTATGAGTTCAGATATCCATTGATGAAACTGTCTAAAGACGCAATTAAACCTAAATCTTGGAAACAAGTTGATAAATTATTATGTGAATCTTGGAAAACAGATCATATTTATAATATTTGTGAATGGATAGATTCACAACCTTTGGCACATGGCACAATCGGACAAGTGCATAAAGCAATCATAAAAGGTGAAAAGGTTGTAATAAAAATTGTCTTTCCTGAACGATTAGAGCAAATCAAGTATTGGATGAAATTTATGCGTGTGATGGGATTTATTTTTAGTACATATAATGTCATTACAATAGAAAGAATCTTGACAACACTTGTTCGATATCAAGAGTTACTAACCGAATCTTGTAATATGATCCAAGAAGCTAAAAATACAAATTATTTCTATAAAAAGTATCATGGAAAACAAGATAATTTTATCGTACCAAGAATTTATGACGAATACACGCGATCAAATATAATTGTTCAACAATATATGAAAATGATTAGTCCTCGAAATAGCGATACAATAGATTGGTCTTTGTATAATACATCAAGACAGCAAATAACAACGCGTATTATAAACAGCTTACTACTTATGCTATGTTTGAATGGAAAGTGTCATGGTGATTTACAAACAGAAAATTGGGGAATTGATCCTCAGTCTGGAAAACTAGTATACATTGATTGGGGCATTATTGCTAAATGTAAAACAAAAAAAGAAAAGAAATGTAACATGTATTTTTTAGCATATTTTTGCAATGCTGATTGGCAGAGTATTGCATTATTGACGTATCATAATTGTACAATTTTTCCTCCAGGCATAACAGATGAAAAAAAAAAGGAATTTTTAGATGGACTTGCAAAACCATGGGAAAATTGTTTTACCGGATCATCGACGGATTGGAAAGACGGTATGACTGCTTTGAATAAATATTATGAAGATCATAAATGTACAAATACGTCAATGTTTGATACTATACGTGCAGCGCTATTAACTTGCCAAGGATCAATTGCAACTATATCTGGATCTAGTCGCTATACCCATTTATTTCAACAAACAATGAGTGAATTTGGACTTGATATTGCTCCCTATTCTTCTATACGTGATCGTGAAGAAAAAAGAAAAAAAATGGAGAGAGAAAATGGCGAGTGTGAGAATGATGATGACGCAGATGAAGATGAAGAATTAGTATCTGAAGAAGAAGATGATGATGAAGAAGAAGAAGAAGAAGAAGAAGAAGAAAGGCCAAGCCCGGAATAAATATTGAATTAAAAAATCTTGTACATTGTTGATTGATAAAAAAAAACATACAATACGTCTGTTAAATACATCAATAAATAAAGAAATTAAAATTAAATCAGCACATCACAGTTTTATATACCAAAATGGATCATGTGAATAACATTGTCCAAAAGGTCGAAAATTTTGTAGATAATAGAATTGATGACGTTCAAGATTTTACAGACTGGGTTAAATGTAAAGCTATAGGAGTATTACGATCTGGGTATAATAAACATGATATAAAAGCTTCAAGTGTTTTGCCATCATCTCGTGAATTTAAATTGCCAACCTCTGTTGATTGCCGCCCACATGTTACAAATCCGAAACAACAAGGAGAAATTCCGTCATGTGTTGGAATGGTTGGAGCTAGGATTGCAGAATGGCATCAATATATTAAAACTGGCGAAATCGTTGAAATGTCTCCCGAATGTATTTATGAACAAAGAAATGATATAAAATCTCCTGGTATGACTGGTAGAAATTGTATGGGTATTTTGACAACTTTTGGATGTATAACAAAAGAAGAATACAATAATAAAACAATTTATAATAATAAAAAACAATTACCAAAATTGGCCATCAAAAGGCGAATTGGGTCATCTGCCCGAATATTTGATGCCCACACATTAAAAAAAGCTCTGGTGGTAAATGGTCCTTGTTTGGTAGTTTTACCATTGCTAAACAGCACTAGACATTTTTGGTGTCCAGTAACACAAGAAGAACAATTAAATTGGGAAAAAGAGGGTAAAATAAAAGGGCACGGGGTAGCATGTATTGGATATCGGGATGAATGTGACGTTGATCCAGGAGAGGAAGCTGGATTTATTATTTGTAATTCATGGGGTGCTTCTTGGGGTGATAATGGTTATACAATTTTACCTTATGACCATTTTGATTATGTGTGGGAATCATGGACAGCTCTTCCTAGAAATGATAATGATAAGAATAAGAATAATAAAGCATTGCGAAAACAGGGGAATTATAAAGCCGGAGGTAGTGTTAGTGTTTCAAATGAAAAGCATGTTGAAGAAGACGACTCAAAAGAACATCCTCGTTGTTGTATTGTACAGTAATAACAGTAATAATAATAATAGAAATTGTATAAATAAATTATAAACTATATTGAACATTGATACAACATACTAATGTTGTACTTAGCGCAGCAAAGCTTTAAAATTTACATTTTTTTAAACTACAGATAAACAAACAAGCAAACAAACATTTGTGGTAGAAAAATAGTAATACATGGTTTTTTATTTTATGTTATAAATATTAAAAACTATTGGACAAATGAGCAAATAACTCTTTTACACATACGAAAAGTGGACATGTTGATTGTGCATAGCAAGAGCTTGATCTCCTGGAATTTTGGAAATATCACATTCATAGCAATGCATGGGCGTATATTTCATATTGAGAGAATTTTGTTTAAAAGCAAAACATTCTGGTTGCGAATGATTTTTATCACCACAGAAACTGCAAATATTAAGGAAAAGGCACATTTCATTTTCACATCCCTTCTTTGCATTGTTGTAATCTCGGCAAATTTTGTTCCATCTGAATTCACGACAGTCTGAGGAGCCATGGTCTGGCGATTTACAGACTCGGCAAATATGCGCAAATGTACAAGAATCATCGGAAGTTAGCTTGCATCCGTATTTGCGGTTATAATGAATACAGGGGGTCACGCGATAAGGTTTCTCGACCTTTTCTTGAGGTTCCTCCTCCTCCTCCTTCTCCTCTGGAACTGAAACGTTTTTTTCTTCCTTCTTTACAAAATTATTGTCCGTATATTCGATTGTATTACTGTCGAGTTGTTTGAAATTATGATGAAAAGTTTTATGAACCTTTTTGAAAGTTTTCTTAATTTTTTTCTGTGTCTTTTTCTGTGTTGGTGTCGATTTCGACGCAATAGTCTTTCCTTTCTGCTTTTTAATGTTTTTGTTTTTGATATTGCGAGAATTGGGTTTGACAAACATTTTCTTTTTGTTCTTTTTCTGAGAAGCAGCAAGAATCGCAATTTTTTCTAGCAAGGTAGGCTCGTTCCAAATATTCGGAATGTCTTCATTATCTTTGGTTTCAGAATGGATGACAGAAACATCCTTTTCCTCATTTGTAGTAGTAGTAGTAGTAGTTAGAGGAGGAAGGGGTAAAGGAGTATGCTCCTTCATCTCAAAGTGAAGATTATAGGCATATTGACCTGGGATATTTGGAATCTTGCACTCTTTGCATTTATAAAGCTTGAACTTAGGACGCGTGCACTCAATTGCTGGAGAATCAAAATGATCATCCGATCCACAATGGGAACAAATATGAAGGCGAGGACATTCCTTGTTTACACAACCTACATCGCCATTATAATCAAAGCAAATTTCATTTGGACGGAAAACTTTGCACTCGGTTGCCGAATGATCCGAAGAACGACACACTCTGCACACGTGAGAAAATTTACATACATCTCCATCTTCTTTGCCTGTATGCATACAGCCATATGCACGATTGAAATGAATACAGGGCTTGGGTACAGGAGTTGTGACGTTAAATTGAAGTGTGGTTTCGCACGTTTCAAAGTTTGTAGTAGATACTATTTCGATAGTATTTCCATTCTTTTCGTCAGTCATAGTACGTGTATGTGTCTGTGCATGTGTTTGATCCATTCTTGTAATTTGTGAGGATATAGAAGAGAAAAGTAAACAGGAAAAAGTTTTTATAAAAGCTTTCTTGGGCGAATGAATGAGTTGTGTGTGTTGTTTGCCAAATTATGCTCGCAAAAAATTATTTATTATTTAGAATTTTCAACATTTTATCCAAAATGGATGAAAAAAAGTTCAAAAATATGTTTTGTTTATTTGACACAAAATTGTTTGTTATAAGCCACCTGTTCGCTTCTTCAAGCAAAGAATAAACAAAAAAAAAAGGAATGCAAAAATTTCTCATCCAATATGAAAGACCTCGATCGACAATATGTCAATTTCTAACTCTTTTAGACAGAGTGTCTTTTTCCGAAGCATGTAAAAGCTTTTATCAAAATTTCACATTTGAAGATATATCTGGATTTAAACCAATTGAATCAAGAATTAATAGCGGTGCATGTGGAATCGTTGACAAGGTTGTTCGTATAAGAGATAACAAGATTTTCGCATGGAAAAAAATATGTCTCGTGCATGAAAATATAAAGCCAGAGGAAATTGTAAAGTCTATACAAAATGAATATAATTTACTTTTAAGAATGTTGGACCAACCAAACATATTACAGTTGGAAGAGCTATTAGTCAATACCAAGGATGCCACGGCTGTTATTGTGACGGAATATTGCGACGGAGGTGATCTTTTTGATGTTATTCTTGATTGCTACAATAGAAAATGCGGTGCACCTGAAAATTTTATATGGATGATCGCTTATGATATGCTACGCGCTCTTAAAGCATGTCATGCGTATGGCATTATTCATAATGATGTTAAAACCGAAAACATCCTTTTGAATAAAAAACACGACTTCAGTCAAGAAAATGATTATCCCACGTTTACGTTATGTGATTTTGGCGTAGCAGTTGCAATACCCTCAAACAATTATACAATCAGAGTGAAAACGCTCAATGGAACTCCTCAGTATGCAAGTCCTGAAAAAAGAATGGGATATGCGTTCAATGAGAAAGCCGATATATGGTCACTTGGATGTGTTCTTTATGAATTATGCCAATATCAGAAAGCATTTCCTTCAGATACTAGTATTCACCGCCTTTCAAATCAAGAAAGAATCAATATTTGCACAAAAATTGATATAAAATATAGTGGATATTTGCAACAATTCATTTGGGCTTTGCTCACATTCGATATGAATAAGCGACCCTCTGCAGAGGAAGCATTTAGAACAGTATCTGTAATTATGTAAACAAAAATATTATTATTATTTATTATTATTATTATTATTATGATTTATAATTAATTAGACGGGTATTGATACAAAAATTGGCGTTGATTGATCAGCGTGCGAGTAAATTCGTGGAAATGATCCTGGCTTAGATCCATATGCTAAAACATGATATTTGTAATCTTTATATTTGAAATCATGGATGGGGATGTTGGTTGATTTTATAGCCTTTTCAAAATCAAATCGAATAAATGAATTATACCAGTCACCTTCTCCACCCGTTACCAATATTTCTTCTCTTGTTGTTTCTTTATTTATAGATTGAGATAATCCTGTTGGGAAAAACAAAGAAAATACATACTCGTTTGACCCTTCTTGTATTGCTTTGTGATGAAGTGGCAGAAACGCATCACTAATTTTACATTCATATTTAGGCAATCTTGTCTTGACATTTATATATTTTGTAAGCCTAATAAAATATCCCAAATAAATATATCCATTTGTCATTCCGGATGCACATCCACGATGCTCCTTATATCTAGATTGATACTTCCTATTGTAAACTAAAGATAATTCCCTTTTAAATTGTTCTGAGCATGCATCGCCAGTATCGGAATGAAGAGCAATTTTAACATGACCCACAGCAAATTTATCATATATTAATTGATAACCATTAGTACCTTTTATAGATTTATAAATAGAAGGTATTGAAATAAATGGGGTCCCAAATGAAAAAATAATATTTGAATTTTTGTTCATGTCTCCAGATGGACATGCTTGTATATTTTTTATGGATGACAAGAAGCAACCTTGACGTCTTGTTTTCACAAATATATTTAACCATCCCTGTACAAAAAAATTAGCAATTTCACTTTGATCACTTTGATCATTTTTATTTTGATCACATAAGTATATAGGTACCAAATTTTTATCAGTAGGTTTGCGTGCATCCCATGGTATTTGTAAAGAATCCTTTATACAAAATCCATGGCCAGAATGAGACATGATGGCGAGTTTATTTTTTTTATTTTCATTGTCAAATTTAAATAATGACCCTGAATCAGAAGTAGTAATAAATATAGATAGTTCTTCTTCTTCTTCTTTATTATTGTTGTAATTGTTTATTTTATCATATTTTGTGATTGATGATACTAAAAATAGTCTGGGGTCATAGCCAGCAGTATTTCCAAACATTTGAATATGCATGGAATTATTAACAATTCTTAAGGGCTCGTTATTATGATTGCCAATATAAACAACAAATGTGACCAGACATACTTCCAACGTCTTTTTCCAATTATTCCACATAAAATTGGAGGCCTCTGTATTTGGATCCCCAATACTCTTGTCATTTCCTGGAACAATTTTGAAATTCTTATCATTGTCAACTGTGTCTGGGAATATGAGCCTGGTTATGCATCTTAAATATCCATCTTTGTTTGGAATTGGAACATGAGTCAAATTAAAACCGCAGTATTCTGAAAACAAATCTCGATTTCCAAGCAGTAAATTACAATGACTAGCGATTATTTCTTCTTTTTTCTTTTTTTTACAACTGTCATCATCGTCATTATCATCATCATCATCATCATCATCATCGTCGTCATCATCATCGTCATGTTCATTATTATCATTATCACCACCTTCTTCATTGTTGTCATTTGATTCAGCAAATTGAAATATTTTGAGAGCCAATTCATCTTTCAAAGCCTGACCAACCAGTCTGTCGTGATGTAAATATTCATATTTCAGTAACCCAAAAGAATGAATATTGTTATTATTATCATCGTCATAATTGGGATGACAATGTTTTTGATTTTCTATACTTTTCGTGCTGCCAAAGATATCAATAATCCAATCCGGTACTTTGGCTTTTAAATCCAATTTTTGAATAAATTGCAACAAGTTATCTCTATTGGAGTCTCTGATTCTTATGAAATTTTGCACAAATGTATTATTTTTCAATTCGCACGTGTTTCCAAATGAAAGTAATTGTTTGATGTCATCCCATATATTGATATTATCTTTTGCTGAGTTTGCTGATAATATGTGATGTATCACAGTAAGACCATCAAAATCTCTTTTATAAATCATATCGTACAATTCTTTTTTTTGTTCAAATAATTCAAACATAACCGAAAGACTGGAAAAATTACCATAATTTGTTAGCCAAGTAAATACCGGATTACGCCCTCTAATATCTCTGCTGGTAAAATTCAATATTAAAGCTTGATCGAAAAGCCATAATAACAGTTTATACTCGCTTTTCGGAAAATTGTTGTTGTTGTTGTTGTTGTTTCGACGACCATTAAATGCCAATGGAAAATAATGAAAAATATTTCGACCTGACGCATCTCTGTATGAAATGATTGATGATATTATAGACGATGCCGTGTTGTCATCTCCATTGTCTTTCTCGAATGTATAGCTAATTTTGATAGACAACAAAAAGCAAATAAAGATTCCCCATTTTTGCAAGCGAAAGCTCCAAAAAAATGTCATTGGAGAAAGATGAATAGGATCATCCATCATACTATCAAGTCCTTGGCGTAATATGCAATAATTGACTATGGGATTTTGCATATTAATAAATGGGTGCGGGTCTTTTTTATTTTGGACAAGATGTACAAATGCACTTTTTTCTTTGGAATCCCATTGTTTATGGGACCATTTCTCCAATAAAGTTGAGCAAGGTATGTTATGTACACTAGATTCTAAGTGTGTGAAAATAAATTTTAATTGTTCTGCTCTTTTTTCCACAGTTTGTTTGTCAAGATAAGGAGTAAAATTTATTTCATACCAATACCTTTGTATCTTTTTTATATCTTTAGATATCTTTTTCTTCAATGAGTCGATGTCTCGTGATGATAATCGATATTTGCAATCCAACATTTTAATCTTTTGAAATTTTTCCTTTTGTATGTCATTGTTATTATTGTTATCGCCAACGTTAACGTCATCAGAATCAGAACAATCATCGTTGTCATGTCTGTTATCAATATTGTTAGGCCGAACATATTGTAAACTGTCTAAACTGTCACACTCATCGAAATCGAATTCAAGACGGCGGCAAAGTATTTTTGGTGATTTCTTAAATGGAAGTGTGATATGTTTTCTATTATATTGAATCTGAAGATCTTGAAGATGTATTGTTTCTGTTATCTTTGTTGTCTTTTGTGCTACTTCAAACCTATGTCCATGGACTTGAGCATTAAAAATGTATTTATCTTCAAAGTTTTCGACCATTTGTTACTTAACAAAATACAAATATATTGTTCTGTTTGTTTTTGTTTGTTGATTTTGATCTCTCTTACAAAATTAATATTAATTTGAAATTTATAATTAATTTCAAAGTTGAAATTGAGCAGCAAATAGTTGTTGTCATTCTTGACAAAGACATTGTATCAAAAAAGTCAACAAGGAAAAGAGCACAAACTGACAAACCAAAGAATATATAAAAAATGGAAATGAAAACGAAAACGAACCCAATACCAAATATTGTTGAGATTTACAAGTACATTTCATCAAAAGACATTATTTCCAGTCCCCAAGACGCAATAAAAGTATTCAATACTGAAACTTTGAAAATAATAGCCCAAGCTGAACAATTGGCTTCAAAATGTCAATGTTCCTTAACTTTACAAATACTGACAGATGTAATGACAAGCCACCAATTTTCTTTCGAGGTAGATATCGATAAAAACAAATACGAAGAAGAATGTATTGATGATAATAATAATAATAATATTAAGCAAGCTGATTCCTGTATATTGGCAATAACAGCTTCAATGGCTCAAGGTTCTGCTATTCCTCCTTATTCCATGATTGAAAACAAACTGGTTTTAGATGAACAATTAAAATTAAGAATCAAAAAAAATATAAATACAAAAAAAAATAGCAACAACAATGATACAAATACATTTGACCCTTCCATACTTTCTGTTTCAAATTTGCTATTGCCATCTGAATTGAATACTACTACAGGGTCAATATCAAGTATAGCGTCATTTCCATTGTCCAGAAAAAAGAAATCAATTGATAAAAATTCTAAAAGCAAGGGAAATGAATTTGAACATATCGGGTTCACATACGATCATTGGCTATTGTTAAGACATGTTATGGGTTCAATTATTTCAACCGACCCTGAGGATATTAAACTATGTTTTAAAATTATTCAAACAAATTCGACTGAATTCACCCAAATTATACCGTATCTTGTCAAACTTTTAGGAAATGATATCATTTACTGTTTACGGTATAAATTGATTAATCGTATAAAAGTTGTGATGAATCTTTTTTTATTGATTATGGACAACAAAGATTATAACACCAAACATTATACAAAAATAATGGCCATGTCACTCGTATATATTGTTCGGTTTGAAGATAATATTCCGTGGGAAATTAGAGATAACTCTGTTCAACTTATTATTAAGCTGTGTATACGAAATGATGTCGAATTCGGGGATAAGGCTCCATTATCCACAATTATGGCTTCGTTTGCGATGAATATATTGGATAAAATGTGCAATGGTCATAAATTTAGTCCACTTATATGTTCATGCTTTTTGAATATAATTTCGGGTGTTTCGTCTATGAGCAAACCAAAAGTTCAGTGCCTTTTATCGTGTCTGAAGAAAGAAATTCAAATGTATGAAATAAGAAAAGATAAAATGAATTTTGTGGACGACAATGAAGATAATAATAATGACAGTAATGAAATTTATAAACATGATTACGACAATGATGATAAATCCTTGCTTGTCTGCAAATCCGTTATTTCTAAATATCAGCACGTATCGTCATAGTTAATATATAGTGTCAACCAATTGATTAATGAATAAATAAATAAATATTTTATTGATACTTTTTTTTTCAATTGGTTATTTTGTTTTGTTTTGTTTTTTATTTGCACAGTTTGATAAATATTTGTATATTTGTATAATCAGAATATACATGTTCTCAGATTATCATTCTCATTCCTATTACTCCCTATTATTTTGTTTTTATTCGTTTTACAATATATATATATTCTTTATTTTTTTTTTTTAACAATCAAAGCTAAAACAAGATAAAAAAAAACAAAACAAAATGTCCAAGCCTGTTACTTTTGTGACTGCTCTTTTTGATCTACAATTGAGAGAAAAAACTACTAGACGTAGCGCTGCCGAATATCTTAGATTAGGCGCAAAGATTTTGGAAACAGACGTGAATTTGGTTATATGGATTGAATCTCATCTTTTTCAAAAAGCATACGATATCCGCTCCAAGGTAGATCCTAAAATGATGAAAACAACGTTTGTTGTAAGGTCACTTGAATCTCTTAAATGGTATTCTAAATATATATCTCGTCAAACGGAAGCAGTTTCTGCTAATAAAATCTATTTCGACGTTAGAGACACACCTTCTTATATGTCATTTTCTTGGAGTAAAATGAATATTATTGAAGAAACAATAGGACTTGATCCATTTAAAACTGATCATTTTGCATGGATTGATTTGGGATTACTATACATTTGTAAATTAGATGATCAAGAGAGATGGAATCCGAACAACAAACTTTCTCCATTTTATGTAGTTGAGGATAAGATGCGATTTTGTAGACTTAAACCAATTAGTATATGTGATGTACAAACAGATAAATTAGATACATTTTTTAGACAACAACCAGGATTAATATCTGCAGCCTATATTACAGGTAACAAATTCTACTGGGGTAAATGGCTGTCTGAATTTGAGAAATATGCCAATGTTGCACTTGATATGAATCTATGCCCATTGGAAGAATGTATTATGGCGGTCACAACTATGAAAAATCCACACATTTGTAATCCTTATTGGGGTACATATTATAGTATTTTGGCAAATGTACATTATATTAGTATGCATGAAGAACACTTGTTGACGCATGCTCAAAATTCTAAAGAATTTCAACTATGTCATCAAGGTTATGACATAGTAAATAGTATTCAAGAGTCAATTGACGCAGGCGTCTTACAATTAAGTGCACAAAATAAATATATGCATGACCAAGCTATGTATATAATGTGCTGGTATACTAACAACCACATTAAAGTTCGACAGGTAACTCAAAAAATTATTATGTGGCATTTATATGATGAAAACTCTAAAGCTTTTTGGCATTTAGCAGATCATGTCGCAAATGATTTCAAATATATCACCAAAGTAAAAGAATTAGATGATTCAGAAAAACAGGATTTGAAGAATAAGGCAATCAGAAAAGAAGATGTACCGGAACCATTGGCAAAATTGATAGAGATAGGAGTTGAAAAGGAATTAATTGCATATGCATCATAATTTTTTTGTTTTATATGTAGCTATTAAATAACAAATAACAAATTAACTTGTGATTTATTTATTTATTCTTTTTTGTTTTTGACATATTAGTGCGCAACTCCTGTGACATCAATATCAAAAATGCATCTAGACTCTCCCCTCCCCCCTTGAGAATAATTAGCATCTTTATCTTCATACTTCGTATTATTATTGGGTATAGAACCTTCCTCTTCCTCCTCTTTTTCTTTTAATTCTGCGTCTTTTGCATTGCTCTTTTGTGAATGATGATTGTTAGAAGATGAAGAAGATGTGGTTTGTTTATTTCCATCATCATAAAATGTGTTTTGTCTCAAAACCTCAATCTCTTGATTCCATTCTGTTCGACTACTATACCATGAGGGTATGAGCTTGCGCATAGGACGTCCTTGATATCTAAACGTCATGGAATCACCCCTGTCTGCAGTAATAAAAAATCCAGATCGAAGAGTAGTGTGGCGATAAATCAACCAAAACACAGATTCTTGCATGTATGTAAAAACATTTTTTGCAGCATTACCATCCACGGTAATCCAATTCATTTCTTCCAAAACATCTTTCCAAAATTCGGCAACTTCTTCCTTGTCGAAATCCCATGTGTCTATAGCCACTGTATCGGCAAGTGCTTGAAGGGCGAAATCGCACGTTTCATAATAATCATTCTTCAGAAAGCACTCTTTGAGAAGAAAAGCAAAAAGTTCAGGAAGAAGAATTACATTGTACTTGTCAAGACGAGAATGGGTGGATTTTCGAATTGACATGCGCAGCTCACTCTTATTCTCATTGTGAATTGGAAATACTTTGAAAAAAGAATCAGCCAAATTTTCCCAAGCAATTTTTTTGACCACGGAATAAGATGATCTCACTTGACCAAGATATCTCAAAATCGTATCGCGAAACAAAATACCGTTGTTCGATTGTTGAATTTTTTGATCATTGGTTTGACTAGGTTGAAAAGATTGTTTATAGAATTGCTGTTGATGATTCTGTTGATTTTGTTGATGATTTTGTTGATGATTCTGTTGATTTTGTTGATTCTGTTGATTTTGTTGATGCTGTTGATTTTGATAATTCTGATTGGAATGATAATTATTATTACGGGGATAAGGCAATGAGCCTTTTCCGTTGTTGTTAATAAAGGGTTTTTTGTCATAGGGATGAAACTTGCGATTTGGGCGAGTGTCATTGATATTATTATTATTATAGAATTTGTTCTGGCCTTGATAAGATTTACTTGGTTGGTAAGAATGTGAATTTTGATTTTGGCTTTTATTGAAAGCTGACAAGGGTTTGTAGCTAGAGCTAAAGCTAGGCCGATCACCAAAGTCTTGGTCTTGATTATGGCGATATTGATCGGTAGTATTAGTAGTAGTCATCTTTATTCGTCTTTAAAAATGCCTGTATTTGTTTGTTTGTGTTTCTTGATGGATGTGTGAAGATCATTTCTCGTCTGGTTTTCTGGATATTATCAAATGTTTGAATTTTCCAAATGATATTTCCTTGTGCAAAAACAAAACAAAACAAATAAACAATTTAAAAATACAAAACAATACTGTTATATTTTCCGAAGCTGCGTTGTTGTATAGATCAACGCCGAAAGTTACAAAAATGTCGATCGTAAGTAGAACGAGAAGTCACAATCATAATAGTAAAAGAACATTGTCGATATCATTCTCTTTAGATGGTGACAATGAAAATGAGAATGGTCAGTCGAAGCAAACTTATAATCATAAAAGGTCAAAACATTCTGTTTCATTTCAGTCAAGACTTGAGAAAATTTGGAAAATCTTTCAGGACTGTCATTATGACCCCGTTACCACTTATGACAAACTATGCCATCATATTGATTATGATATTTCAGTATTTAGAGATAATGTACAAAGTATTGTTTCCAAGTGCTATGAACATGATAGCGTATGGACTTTGCTATATGCATACGCCACAAAAATCTGTGAAACAAACAATGTAAATTTCATGTATGATTGTTTCAAAGATCTTTTCAATTTTATCACACCTTTCCGAGGTTCATATTTTCACCAACACCGAATTAAATCCGTACACGTAATGTTGTCTTTTTTTCTTGAAAATCATCGTGTTAAAAATTCTTTATCAATTATGTTTGCATTTATGATAAAACATAATCAAATTCTTGATGTATTTGAAGAACAAGACCAGGGCCGTTTGGTTATACATTCTGATATTTTAAACAGGACTGATCTATCACGATTTGAATGCAAAGAACTGGAAAAAACTATTCTATGGATATCCAAGTTGCAATACAATCCTGTCAGTAAAACAAACCTAGTAAATTTGGTACCTTTAATGAAGTTGTACAATGTGCAAATTGAGAGATCTCAAAACGTAATAAGAGAAGTAATGGAGAATTTCATATTATGTACAATTAATCATCATGATGAAAATAAAAATTTGTACAACTTTGTAAGAATTATAAGAGATATGCTGTGCTCTTTTTTTCACGACATAATAGGTCATGAACGCAATATATTAATTAAAAATATTGGAAACATGTTGACAGAATCTTTGGAAGTCCATGTTTCTCACATCGAAAATTTACAACAAAGTTATGACAATTATTTACAGCCAGATAAGCATATTCAATCACTTTGTGGTATATACATAGATAAAATCTCTTCTATGGAAATGATGCATGTTATGAAATATATTCCATGGTCAAGCATACGATCAAAAATGATGATAATCAAAAAAAGGATGATTAAATTATTTCAAATGTTATCGAGTAATACATTAAAGGTAATTAAAAATTATAACGATTTACAAACACAAATTTCGCGTGTAGGATTTTATATGAAGGTACGAAAACCGGGAATAATCTTTGATTCCCCTGTATCTTTAATTATTCAAACAGTTGCTCTTTTTGATAATTTAAATCGTTTTTCAAATGAAAACACCTCCTTAATTACAAAATCTTTACATCAAGAGGATATTCAATTACTAGTGGATTATTTAGATATCAAGTCAATGTCTATAGGTTCTCTGTCCAATCTTGCCTTTCCTAATATGACTGGTTTTAATAGCATATCACAATTAGATTACGGATTTTGGGGAGATGAAGATTTCGGGATGCTACCAGAATATACTTTTGAAAAAGTACCAAGGGATAAAAATAAAGTGCTCCAATTTTGTATTGCAAACAAGCAAATATTCGAGCACTCTCAAGAATGGTATATTAAATTTAAGGACGAGGAAGGAATAGGTATAAGTGTTGTCAGGGAGTTTTTATCAATTTTAGCTGAAGCTATTTTTACAAGTCCAGATTCTCCTTTTATATTGGATGATGAATGCGGCGAGGCGTATATTTTGAAGGAAAATCCAAACATTGAAATATTGCAAATATTTGTCATGTGCCTAAGAGAGTATTTTCTTCGAAGAATTACATTTCCTTATCGTTTTCCCATATGTTTGCTGATTCCATACTATAATTGGTCGTCTGATTTTGCAATTAATTGCTTGGAAACGATGCAACCAATTTTTGCGAAATCATGTCTTGATATTATGAATGCAGATCGCAATACTTTATCAAAAATGGCATTATTTTTCGAAGATGCAAATAATCATGGAAATCGTGTGACTTTAAAAAACAGGGAAATGTATATTAAACAAATTATTAAAAATAAAATTAGATTTCATGATGATGTTTCCCTTTATCTTGGAACAGCATCTTCATTTATCAACGTTGTAAAAAATTTATGGTCTTTTGAAACAATTACGGATGTGATTTTTAGTCCATTGACATTTCCGTTAATGGAGTGGAAAGCGCAATTTGATCCATGCGATATCAGAGAAAATAAACAAATGTGGGATTGGTTTTGGGACTTTATGAAGACAGTCGCAACCAAAGAACAGGTGAGAAAATTTTACAGATTTTGTACTGGATTTTCATCTTTTCAAAGGTTTACTCAAGGCTCTTCTTCCTTTTTTCATTTCAAGTCTTATGGAGAACATGTAACAGGAGGCTATATTCAAGTTTCTGCTTGCGATTCAACAATCAGACTTCCAAATTATCCAACATATGATAAATTTAAAGAAAGTTTACTATTTTTGTTGGAGGGTATTGACAAAGATATATTGTTTGAGTTTTCTAGACAATAAAAAAAAATATTATGTCATATTATATTTTGATAAGTTTGCTTTTGTTTTTATTTTATTTTATTTCTTTATCTTGTTTGCTTCTTTACCCAAACAATAGAATATTGTTTACTTTATTACTTGCATATTTAGCCAATTTTTTTTTCTTTCAACAGACACATTTTTGATGATGGCTTCTGTATCTGTATCGAAAACATCAGATGTTAGTGCCTGGAAAAAGTTTATGTTAATCCACTATGATAGCATGCCTGCGAGGATTAACACAATCGCTGATATTGAGGAAAAAGATGCCTGGTTTCGAGCAATCGATTTTGTTGACAATATTACTTCGTTGGACGAATTACTTACAAGCAAGACTTTGCGTGATGTACATGATATACTAATGGGATCAAAAGAAACATCAAAATCATCTTCATTTCGAACTATTCATACTGGCGTCCCAATTTCTTTACACCAAAACAAAGAAATGCGTTATACTTCTTTGATAAGTCCATTGATATTGGCGTCTTCTTCTTCTTCTTCTTCTTCATCATCAACAACCTCATCAACAACAACAACAACAACGTCATCGTCACCAACATTGTCGATATCACCAATATCGACATCGACAAAAGAGATGGAAATAACATCAAAGAAAAAGCCATCAACAAGAGAAGATTTTGCTTGGAAACGCAAGCCTATTTCTTACAATGTCCAGTGTTTATCTCTCGATGATTGGATCAAGATATCAAAAAAATCAGTTTCGTTGTCAACTATGTTATTGCAACCATCTTCGTCGTCTCAATCTTATTTGACCTGTTTGGAAAATATTATAGATCTTATACATCCTTTATTTCCAAAAAAAGAAGCAGATCAGATGAAAACAGATATTGAAACAGCAAAGCAAAAAGCAGCCAAAATTTTGCAGCGTCAAATAAATATAAACGTTCGGGATGAAGAATCTTTATCTGTTGCAACTACAACAGAGTCTGTTATTAAACAAAGCCAAGAGATATCTAGACGAGTAAAATATATTGCCCCTGAACCTCTTATTCGAATGTGGAGAAGTGTAGCTTACTTCGCAACACAAATAACATGTGATATGGGACTTACCCCTAACTTGATAGAAAGACATGTCGACTGGATATTTAATAAATCTAAATCTTGGATTATGAAAGATGACGCTTGTGTTAAAGATGTAATTGAATGTTGCTCATGGTTATTCCTTGAGATATTGAGAATCCATCCATTTGAACAAGGTAATGGCCGAATAGCTCGTCTAATAGTCTGTCGTATTTTATGGGAGAAAAACCAATTGAATCTGAAAAGAGTTTTATTACTTTGCAATGATAATCTCATAGAAGCTTGTATGACCAAATACTTTCAAAAATATGTTTGTCATCGTCTAATTCCATATTGGACGCATGATATCAATTTTCAAACCTCATTAATAGATGTTTATTCTCACACTAGATTAATTCAATATGAGCTGGGACTTGTAACTAGAGAGTGGCAAAATAAAAAAGAAAAAGAACAACAATGGTATTATAAATTTTATGATAAAATGTAAATCGTTTTCATTTACGATTTCTATATATAACAATTATTATTAATTTAATCATCAAACAACCATCCAAACCAGTCAACCAGTCAATCGATCAATTTTCTGATTCCCTTGTCTTTTTCTTAGGTTTGCGAGCAGACACGTTCATAAATATCATATAATTTTTGTCTTCTTCCTCGTCCGCATCTGAAACCCACACAAATTTATCCAACGATTCAATAGTATCTTGAACATTTAAACTAAGTAATGCTCTTTCCGATTTTTGTGTGTTATCGTTCCACCAAATAATATCGAATTGTTTGGGTATAAAAGAAAATCTGTCAAATACAGTTTCTTTTGGGAACATTGTTATTGGAAGTTTGCTTTTTTTGCCAATATATTGTAAAACAACTGGGACATCATGCCGAGGTTTTAAAATTATTTTTTTTGATTTATATTTATTTCTATTTTTTTCTGATAATGAAAGTATAGATTGATCTTCATCATCTTCATCGTGAAGATCGTCGTTTTCATCAACGTATTCTTCGATTTCTTCATACAATGTGTTTTTCAAATCTCGCAACGTATTTACAGTCACTTTTGAATCAACTTCTGATGACAATGTTTTTTTGAGATTCCTCATATCCTCAAACCAAATATCATTATCTTTAATCATTTCAATAATTATACCTTTCATATCATTAACTTTTAAATTGTCAATTTCTTCTTTTATAAATTGTTTGTATCCTTTATATCGAAGTAATACAGCAAGTAAAATATACTTTGAGCCTTTGGTCTTGATAGTTTTAATAGTGGCGTCGCATTCTTCTTGATACATCGGACAATATTTAGTTTCAAGAACCTTTCTAAATTGCTCTCGTTTTTCATCTGTCTTCAAAAACTCAGCAATATCCTTGTAATATTCTTCTGCGCTGGATAAAATTGCATGAGATTGAGGAATTTTGGATTTGTTGTATAACACGGAAACTATATGAGTCCGTGCTCTTTGCTCTCCATAATTATCATCCTCTTTAATTACTTCGTCTAGCGCTTGATACATATTTTCATATTTACGAGCAAATGAAAGAGACATCAATGAATTCTTTGCCCTGTCTAACCATGATTCATGTTCTTGTTTATTGTCCATAAAAAAAAGATAAAAATTATCCAAAGAAGTGTCTCTTTCTCTTTCTGCTCTTATTTCAAATTGAACATTACTTTTAGTCTTTGATATAGAATTAGAATGTGAAGGAGATCTAGACCTTGAACGAATTCTAGAGCTTGATTTAGAATCTGGTTTAGGCGATCTTGATCTAGAACGAGTCACTGTCCTGGAACTTGACCTTGAATCAACAGATGAAGATCTCGATCTTGATCTGGAACTTGATATAGATCTAGATCTAGACAGAGATCGAGTGCTTTTAGATGATCCAACGTTGTGTTTGCACACTACATAATTGCCAGTCGCATCTTGATTATGTCTTAAAAGAGCTTGTTCTCTAGCTCTTCTTATGGATAAAGCAAATTGTAAATGATGACATACAGTACCACCAAGATCTAAATTTTCTTGAAAAGGCTTTAAATCTGATTGATTTGCAGTCCGCCCAACTCCAAGAGCGGTTAGAATAGATACTCGATAAGCTTTTAACATTCTTTTTTTTTCTTTTTTCTTCTTTTGCCGTCGAAGTCCTAGTGCAAGTGTGTTGGATAAAATAAGTTTTTTTTAATAAATAATAACAATAATAATTGATTCACATTATTTTTTTCAAGTATTTTAATACAGCACTTAATCTTTTTTCTTTCTTGTGATAACCTCCACATCGGAATCGAGTTTAGTACACACAAACTATCAAAAGAAACAAGGAGATATTCTTATATTCGTTTATCATTATTACTTTATGACGTGAAAGCTCACACAAAAAAAAGAAATTTCCAGCAAGTTTGAAACACAATTTTCACAATTTTTGAGATAGACAATATAATTTTACTCAATTAATACACTTTCTTTGATCAGAAAAAAAAAGTCAAACCAATTTATCCATTTATTATTCTGAGCAAGTACAAACAGAAATGACTTCGTCGCCATCTCCATCTCCATTACCATCTAATTCATTATCTGTATCTATAATGGATCATGATAAACAATTTCTTGATGCAATACATGGACACATTCACATTTCAACGGACATGATGATATATATCGACACTGAAGAGTTTCAGCGTCTTCGTGAGCTTAAGCAACTTGGACTCGCTCATATGGTTTTCCCTGGTGCTACAGGAGATAGATTTCAACATTCTATAGGTGTTATGTATGCTTGTGAGCAAGTTATTTTACATCTACAAAATATTCAACCAGAACTTAACATTACTCAAAGAGAAATATATCTGATCAAAGTTTCTGCACTTTTGCACGATGTTCTTCACGGACCTCTGTCGCATGGATTTGAACTTTTTATGGAGTTGGCTAGACCGGATATTCATTTTTCACATGAAAAACTTATGCCAGATTTTCTAAGATATATTGTTCCTAAATATCATTTGGATTTGTCAGAGTCTGAACAACTTTTTATTTGCGAGTGCATTGATCCAAAACTTTATCCAATAAAATCTTCAAATAGACTTTTCTTGTACGATATTGTTTCAAACGAACGCAACTCGATAGATTTTGACAAAGAATATCTTTTAAGAGATTGCCATCATCTCGGCCTCAAGACAAACGTAAATCTGAATCGATTAATCAAAAGTTCACGTGTCATTGATAATCAAATTTGCTTCAATAACAAAGAAGTTTACAATATTTATGAATTTTTCCATACAAGGTACTCTCTATTTAAATTGGCATATTCTCACCGTGTGGCTAAAGCGACAGAGCTTATGGCTATTGATGCATTTCTTGAAGCCGATTCATACATGGGAATCAGTAAGTCGGTTGATAATATCGAAGATTATATGAAATTGACAGATCATATATTGAGAGACATCCAAAATTCCAATTCTCAAGATCCGGGAATGAAGAGAGCCAAAGAAATTGTTCTCAGAATTAGAAACCGAGATTTATATCAAATGGTGGAAGAGGTTATTCTTCCTCATCATTTCTTTGATAATGATGGCAATGGGGAAAAAAAGGATATAACCAAATCTCAAATTATTGAACAACATTATTTAGAATGCAGAGAAAATAATATTCAACCTTTTTTAGAAGAGAAACATTTTTGCTTACAAAATCTTAAATTAGGATATGCACTCAAGGATAAAAATCCAGTGGATAATACTCAATTTTGGCACAAAAGCAATCCTAATAAATGTTTTAAAATACCTAAAAATAAAGTTTCAAATATGCTACCTACAAACTTCCAGGAGCATGTTATACGTATTTTTGTCAAGGATGGTAAAAACGAAAAGATTATTGAAGCTGTTCAACTTGCTTTTAAAAATGTGTTTCAAAATCAAGGATATTCGGGAAAAATTAATAATTCGTTTATTTGCCCTCATCTTTCAATTCGTTCAAAGCGTAAAAGTATTTGCCTTTCCGATGATAACGAAGTTGAACATAATAATGATAATGATTATAGTAATAAGCTTCGAAAACAAGACAGTGAATCCGAATCTAAATTTTGTACACCTATAAAAGATACAACACTTTCTTATTATTCTTCTACTTCTTTTGATAAAGCTTTCAACTGTCCATCTTGATTTTTTTTTAAACTTTTCCTTATTATAGTATTTTTAAAAAAAAGGACATAAACAATTAATCTAAAATTGAATTTGACTCAAAATATTTGATTATTTTGATTTGTAAAAACAAAAACAAAAAAAAATGGCAATGGAATACAATGCTTTCTATAATCCAGAAGAAATCGTCAAGGATGATCAAAAATTAGATATTTTGAGAAATCGTATTACTCGTAATAAAAATCGTATAATAGAATTATATGGTGAGAAAAAAGCAAAAGTCCATTTTGATGAAATTGAAAAGGCTATTCTCGATGGGGGAGCCCGTGGACAATATGAGAATAGTTTATACGCTCGTTTATTTCTGCGTGAAATGTACATGGATAATTTAATTAAAAGAGCACATTTAAACGCAAAATCAATGACAAAGACATCAACCCCGTCATCATCATCATCATCCTCGCCATCCTCATCGTCTAAAATCACATCTACATCAGATCATAAACACAAAGGCCCAACAAAAAGTGAGAGTTCAGCAATTTTGCAAGCGATGACTCCAAATATAACTCCTGATTCTAAAAAAGCTTTACAGGTTGCTATTGATCAATCGTTAGGTTTTATAAAAGAATTAAACAAATCAAAGACGGATAATAACAAAATAAATATTGACACAAGGGAAGAATTATTGAAAGCCATGTCAAAAGATACTGTCCTTTCCAAACTAATTAATTAATTAATTAATAAACTTTTTGTTTCAAAATCATTCCTCTTCTTCTTCTTCCTCTTCATCTGATCCTAAAATTTGATTATATTGTATTCTAAATCGTTTTATTGGCATTGTAGCAAATATAGACTCGGTCCAAATTTTCCATTGTTTTTTTTCTTTGATATCATCAAAACAATCAGACATCTTATATATTCTTTGTTCCAATCTGTGTTGCTTGAAATGAAGTGGCCATTCTTTGTATGTTCCAACAAAATGGCATTGATTACATTTAATTTTTTTACATGTTGTTTCAACATGATACATCCATATTTTGTCCAATTTTCTTTGAGCAGAGGATATAGATGATGATGATGATGATGATGATGATAAGGAGGATTCGTAAGAATAATATTCTTTGTTAGATGTAGTAAAATTATGATTTTCAGGTATTATACTTTCCAACTTTTCTTCACACGAAGGACATGACAATAATTGTAAAGATGCACAAACAATCATATGTTCCGTAATTTTTTCCAAATCAAATAACTCAGGACAATAGAGGCATTTATGTTTAATGGTGTCGTCATGCACAATCCTTGTAAGCTCTGAAGTTATAGCGGGTATTTCTCCATTTTCATTTTCAAATGATACCTCTCTACATATCGCACACTTGAATGAATTGAATTTTATTTTAGATGGACATTTGCAAAAAATAGAAGAGGGCAAAGGTATTTCTCGTAGCATTGTTGCATTTTGTTTAACAATACAATCCAGACAATATATGTGTTGACATTGTAATGTCGATGGATATTGTAATGTAAATGTACAAGTAGGACATTCAATTTTATGTGCATTTTTATTATTACCCAGGCAAAGAGGATTGTGGTTATTATAACTATTACTCTGATGTTTCTCTGATAAAGATGATAAAGAACAATCGCAACAATATGACGATGATGACGTCAATGGAGACAAAGTAGCTTTGAATTCCACATTCAGGCCTGGGGTTGTTTGACATTGCATATCACATAATGTTGGAATTGCTTTAGTTTTTTTTGGGGTTGTATACATATTGGTCTGTTTTTTTTATTCGTGTTTTTTTTTTCTTAACATCGTCGCGAAAAAACAGATTTACAAAACAAGGCACAACAAATTCGTCCATAAAAAACAGAAAACGGACATCGAAAAATAATAATTATTTGTGGAATAATTTAGAAATAGTTTTTGAAAAATCAAAGCAAAACAATTGTTACGCTTTTATAATGGCAGGATTTCAAGATGTATCACTCCACCAAACAAGTATTTTGAATACTTACTTACTTACTTTCTTTCCTACTACACTGCACTACTCAGTTTTAATTACACTTTACTTCACTTCATCTTTCAACCGCCGCCATGACTATCCGTACCGTGATCGCCGATTCTAGCAGTACTTCCGATCCTCAACTTCTGTCCACCTTTGACTGGGAGAAAGTTACGTTTGGTAAGTTTGCAGAATGTACTGGCGCTGGTCATATGAACTTTGCCAATTTCTTTGGAGGATGCCCTCTACTCGAATTCCGCCTTGTCCTTGCATACAAGGGCATATCCAAATTTGTCAGTGATGCAGAGAAAAAGCTACTCCAAGAGAATCCTAATGCTCCTATCAAGCACAATCCTTGGAATATTTCTGGATTGATTTCGGCAAATCCTCATCTAGTGAAGCCTCTGACTGACCACGATAATTACATTGCAGCTCAGCTGGTGGCAAACTCGGCTGATTGGCTGGGAGAGGAAACAAGCGAGGATAACGTTCGTAAATTCTTCCTTCGTCCTTCTATTCGCACCAAGAAGAAAGACCCCAAGGGAAAAGTTGTTACTATTCCTCCGGAGGTTAAGTTCAAAGTTCCTTCTCACGCCGATGGAACTCCTATCGTTTCTATTTATGATCAGTGGAATAACCTTGTCTATTTCAAGTCTTCCAAGGACGAATTGAATATCAAGGATGAACTGGAGAGAAATACACCAGATGCCAGCGGCAATGTTTATGGTCCATACGATTCTCCAACTACTCTCCTCAAAGGTCGTGACGAAGTTATTGTCGTGGCCCAGTATAGCGGTATTCACAAGGGAGAAGCTTTGTGTTCTGGTTCTTGGGTTGTGAAGCGTATTAAGAAAACTCAACCCAAAGCAGCTACTGGTATGCTCTTCAGAGAAAACTTTGAGGAGGAGACTGTTGCAGCAGATGCATCTGCATCTCCCCCTACTACAGACAATACCCCCGTAAAACAGAGCGTCGGATCTAAGCGATCTCGCGAGGATGGTGGTGATGACGATACTTCTCCAACCAAGAAGCTGGCTATAGATAGTACTTCTATCTTGGATATTGCTAATGCAATTACCTCGTCGGCCACAGAGACTTCCTCTTCATCCTCTGACGTGCCTTCTCTGGAGAGTGCCTAAAAAAGTGCCTGTCTGTCTGTCTCTCATTTTATTCCCGATCAAATAAAAAAAAGAGCACATAGGCAACCCACTTGTATTTCTTGTAATAGATATTTACATACATGCAATTAAATTATAAATTACATATCCATTTTAAATATTTCTTTTTTTATGATGATATGATGATATGATATGTTCATATACATCAAATGTTGTTTCACTCTCATTAATTACTTATTTGCTTTTGTTTTTTTTTCTCCGGGTTCGAATATGAGTAGTAATACTTCATCATTGCCATCTCACATCATGAATAATGATGAATCATCATATCATAACAACAAAAATGATGAAGCGTCATCATCATTATCTCACAACAACGTCAAAAACGACGACGAAAAGCGATCGTCATTGACACAAAATAAACAAAGTGATAACCAAAATCAATTTACACTAGACCATAATATAGCTTTTGATTTTGTTTTGCCCAAAGAACATTGTTTTTCTCAAATTTTAAGTCAATTTTCAGATATTTCCGATAACATGATTATGCAAACAAATGAAAACGGTCTTGTGCTTTTATTTCAAAATCCTTGGCAGACTTTATCTATTTATGTTGGTATTCCAATTGTCCCAACATTTTTATATTTTTTCAATAATGCAACAACCCATGGATCCGTAAATCTTTTACAATTTGAAGAATTACTTTCAAGTATTCGTAAAACGGCATGCATTAGAATACATCAAGAAATTGACAGTACAATAATAAAAATTGAATACTATTTTCCCAAACCATGTTCCAAAAGTGAAAAGCTATTCATAGAAAGTAATGTAATATCAAAAGAGGTCGCTAACAGTATTCCTAGCAAGGTTATACAACCATCAGGGCATAAATTTCCATATTGGCTTTTAGTTCAATCGGATGTATTTGTAAAAGCAATCAGAGAATTACCTATTTGCAATCAAAACACAATTTTTATTGGAATTCATGGATTAAACATATCATTCTGGAGCGGTCCTGAAGTTATTGGTTTAGGTGAAATTGTTTATACAGGATCATTGCGCAAGAATTGCCCAATGTCTGATCAACAGAGGGATACTCCTTTATCAATATCAATTTCTACAGAAAGTTTAAGATCTTTGGATAAATTATTACAAAACAAACATGTAGTATGCAAAGTAGCTTTAAATGATAATCTATTGTGTATATTTTTTAAAGCATTTGACGACAAGCCAATATGTATTCACTTAGAGCGCCAATCTAGTCACAATATCCTTTTTCCGAATTTTTATCCCTCTCAGACGGCTGCTAACATTTGATGTTTTGATTGCGCATGAATGGAAAGAATTTTCTATTCTTTTTCAAATTTGTTTAATAAAAATTAGCGTAATACATAACATTTTTGATTCATATCATTTTTACTTTTCATATAATTTGCCTTGACGATCAATTGTGCAGTTTGTAGAAAAAAAAACTCACGTATACATCAAAGAAACAAGTAAAATCTGCAGTAGACAATGGACAGTATAGAGCCAATTATATTAGCAGGCAGTGAAAAAATCACAATCACATCCGAAAGAAAGAAAACAACAACAACAACAACAGAAGCATCACTCTCTTCAACAAAAAATATGAGCGCTTTTATTGCATCCAGTAAATTGTCTTTTATTCCAATCAGAAATGACCGTTGTCATGTAAATTATTTATGCGATAACAGCAATCTTAGTGCAAAAGAACAATGGTCATCCAATGTTCATAATAAAATCAAGCAAATAATCTCACAAGAGCCTGAATATTATATGAAAGTGTTGGGTGACCATTTCAATACCACACACCTTATTGATTTATGGAAACCTAATTGGTCTTCGTCTGCAAGTTTTGGCGCTATGACTATCAAAAGTGGTAAAACAATTGAATGTGTTGCAGATAATAATAATATGTTTTTATACTATACTACTTCTAAAATAGCAGCAAAACTAACAAAAGAATTGGAAATAAGTCAAAAGAAAACTCACGTTCCGAGTAAATCGATAGACAACACACATTCTTCTTCTTCTTCTTTGCGTCCATCTATTTCAATATCTTCGTCTATCATCCCTACAAATAAGGATAATTTTGGTAAACTTATTGAATCGTCATCGTCATCTCAAATGCATGGAAATTCAACTATACCAACACCAAGAGGAAGAAAGACAGGGAAAGTTACTAAAACGTCATTATCAAAAACACCTTCTTCTTTGACCTCGTCTTTGCAATCAGAATCCACTTCTTCTTCTTATGCAAAAAATCATGGATGTGCACCTCAAATATTGGGAAAAGATTATGACGGTATAGTTCACCGTTCTTGGAATCCAGATTCCCCTAATTATCATTGGCTGGCAGATAATTTATCTTTTACTTCAACCGAATCTATTCAAAATCAGCTTGCAGATCTTGCAAAAAAATCTCGTCTAGATCGAATCAAAGAATATAAGCAGAAAAGGGGTGTTTCTTCTATGATTAACGATACGTCGTTATCTTCGTCATCTTCATCTTTGATTAACAATGAAGCATATATTATGGAACCATTTGCACTTCCAAGAATTTTGACATGCAAATTGCCGAACGGATCTGTTGCTTATTTGAAATTTATTTACACGGATTCTCCTCAAGATTGTGCAAATTTTATTGTATTGAAACCTGATGATAAAAGATCAAGACCGGATCCACAACGATCCTGTGAATTTGTCGAAGTTCTTTCTATTCACCCTATAACGAGTGGATCGCTTGCTCTTTTGGTTGGGCAAACCTTTTCGTCTCTAGACATTGCATATGCCCATTTAACATGTCAAGATAAATATACCGCTGCTGTTAGAGGATCCTATTGGGGTGCCCCCAAAAACTGGAAACACTTTCACGACGTTCAACGTAAAGTTTCGATGGATTTTATGGCTTCACATGGAGGATTTAAAAACCCCCCTCTTATGGATAGAGTGGCTGCATGTCGTGATTACTTATCAACTAAATGTACAAGAGAATGTACAGATCAATGTAAAAATTCAACTATTAACTGTAAAAATAATCATATAACTTCCATAGCCTATCTATGGAACAATGACTCACAAGATGTAAATTCTCACGACGTTAAAAAAGAATTTCGAATGTGGAGATACTTGTGTGTTTGGTTTTTCAATGATTTAACTGTGAGAAAAAAATTAAATTATAATCATTCTTTAGCTGAATCTACATTCCTTTTGGACAAAGGAGGAAATAATATTGACGATCTTATTGAATTATATAAACCATCAATTGAACCACAATTAATGTGGCAGGAAAAATGTAAATATTTTAATTTTGATAAAATTATTGGAATTGTTGAAAATATAAATCAAGACCACAATACTACAATTCAAAACAATCAAGATCAAGATGACGAAGAAGAAGACATGGACTTTATTCATATGGATAAACCTGACATCGAAAAACTTTCTTTTAATAATCATATTACTACTAATAATAATAATAATGTTGATACAATTTATAACATATCACATGACTTTGATTCTATCACTGATTTTACAACATTTTCATCAGAAGATTTGGATCTTGTAAATAAAACTTTTTCCAAAGACACCAAAATTTTGATTGCATGGAAATCAAAGATTGACCACTTTGACTGTCCCATCGAGTCTATGTCAATTCAAGCGATACCGTACACTGGTGTTGCTAGAGCTCAGCTTATACAGCTTGCACGCAATTTTGTTTAACATAGAAGAAAAAAAATAAATATTTATTTATTTATTTTCAACATCATAATTTTGATAAAATTTTATTTATTTAAATTTTTTAAATTTGCTTTGCTTGTTATCCCAAATTTTGCTCTGTTGTGAATATGAAAAAAAAAACTTGAATCAGACTTGTGTACTCATAAAACCAGTAAAAAAAAAAATCTTTTTAATTAAATTGTATACATTTTTTTATTAATTAAAAAAAAAACATAACATCATGCCTCCTAAAGCTTCTCAAAAAAGCGCACAGAAAGGTGCAACACCCAAAAGAGGAAGTGTCGGTCAAAATGGAAAAGGCGCCAAGCAAAAGCCAAAGTTGACACCACAAGAAACCGCTCAAATAATGCAAGCAGCTCGTGCTGAAAGCAAGTATCAACCAATAAGAATTTTATCTGATAAAGCCAAAATTCAAGCAATGTGGAGACGAGTGTGGGCGCGTCAAATGGAACTTGATGAAGTCGCAGATAAAAGACAAATAGATGCAGAAGTTCCGAAACTGCGTAAAGACGCTATTCACACTATAGATCAAATCAAAGTACATTTTTATAAACAATTGCGCCAGTGTCTTGAAAAGCGAATGGATAAATCAAAAAAGGCAACAATTAAGTCCTGCGAATATCAAACAATTGTGAGAAGAAGGAATGAGAGTGACGCAGAATTTGACAAAAGATCGAAAGAATACTACACAAAACCTTTTGAAAAGGCAAATATGACTCAAATGGGAGATGTTGCATGCGCTTCTCTTATGTTGATAGAAGATCCAAAATTGCAAATTTACTTGCTGAACGCTATCACTAAATATTACAGTGTGTTGAAACAGCGCCAATATCTTGTTCAAGTCAAAAAAGTTAAAGATGCTCCCTCATTTGCTGAATTGTCCAATGAACTGCTTTTGCTTCGTCCATCACTTGCAAAAAAACATGCACTAAGTGTTATCGTAGAGCATTCAAAAACCGTGACTCATACAACAAAAGATACTAATGAAAGGTATACGACTAAAGAAGAAGTTCGAGAATTAGCGCGCAGTGGGAACAAACAAGTGGCCGAGGTGATTATTGCAACTCAAATTATATTAAACGATATCCTCAAACATGTGTTTTTACATCTCAAACATTTGCAAGTTGACTTAGATGCAAGTAAAAGAAAGGACAAAACACCGTTAAGATTTGTGAATACCGAACATATTATTCATGTTTTTGCTAAAGAAACTCGATATGACAATATTTTTGGAACCATCAATTTCGATAGTTCAAAGCTTAGAGTTAAACAATATAGTGCTTCTCATGAAGAAAATTTGAAAATGATTGCGGATTTGGAAAAAACTAAAGTTAAAAAGCAGAAAGAAGCGGGAAAAAAGAAGAGAGACGAGGATAAAAAGAAGCGGGAAAGTGGCGAAAAGCCAGCTAGAAAGAAACCCAGAAAATCCAGCGAATCTACAGAAAAATCCAGATCTAGAGAGCCTTCAGTTGCTCCATCCAGATCGAGGTCGAGGTCGAGATCGAGGTCGAGACCCAGAACTTCATCAGCTGCAGATAAAACACCAGCGAAATCGAGATCGAGAACTTCATCAGCTGCAGCTGCCGCTGTGGCGAGGTCTAGGACGTCGTCTAGACAGTCTGGATCTAGACCTGGGCGTGCATCGACCGCAACCCCAGCATCTAATATGGTTGACGATGTAATCAATACAACCAAGGCAGCCCTTCTTGAAGCAGCGGCAAAAGAAATTGAATCAGAATCCAGATCCAGATCCAGATCGAGGTCCAGATCCAGATCTGGTTCGGGTGCTGGATCCAGACCCGCCTCTGGCACTGGTAGACGTGCTTCTGCTGCTGCTGAGCGTCCTTCAAGATCTAGTGCTAGTGTCCGCCCTTCGCGAGTAGGGAAGGGAGTACAGTCGGCTCTTCGCCGACCTGCAGAGGAAGAGGAGGAGGAAGAAAAGGCTCCTGTCCAGAAGCGTGCAACTCGTGCTTCGACTACTAGACAACAAGCTATATCTACTGGTGTCAAGACTAGAAGATCTGGGGCAAAATAAAAAAGATATAAAAAAAAAGTTAGATTATGTGATATTGCTCTATTGTTAAAATTGTTCTATTGATTTGCTGTTATAAATATAATTAATTTTTGATTTATGCATAATTAGATATATAACAAAAAGGCCAGTATACAATATAACATTGTAAAAAGAAACACTCTAGCTAATTTATTTATTTATTATTTGGCATATATCACAATGAGTCAAAATAATAATAATAATAATAATGCTGATAGTTGCAATGATAACAATAATAATAACGACAGGGGTAAAGCAAGTTCCAATTTTTGTTGGGGTATCAATGAATGGTCCATTGAAGTAAAAGTTGTTGTACTATTAATTATTGCTCTCGTCATGTTCATTCCATCAGATTTTATGAACAAGGCAATTGAATGCGTGGAAAACTGTAAACAGATGTCTATGCATCAACTAAGCGGATCGTCGTCATCTCAACGATTACTATTAAAAGATAATAATAATAATAATAATACCAACAATAATAATAATAATAATACACCTACAATATCAATAATTGAAGAAGAAGAACCATCGCCATCACTATCATCATTGTCATAATTATGTGCGTGTTCAAAAATATAAAATACTATCTAAATAGACAAAATAAATTTAATCTTCCATCCACATTTGTTCTTTTCGTATAATGCTTTTAATTGGATCAAAGGATTGTCTATGTAAATCACAATATCCATGCTTTTTAATCATATTAATGTGATCTTTGGTTCCATATCCTTTATTAGCATCCAAATTATAAACCGGATACATTTTATGATATACGACAGCCAAATTATCTCCTTGAACTTTGGCAATAATAGATGCTGCAGCGATTCTAAGTGACGTGTCATCTCCTTTAATCACGTTTGTGGCTATAATATCATTTTGATTTATTAATCCATGTGGAATTTGATTACCATCAACCAACACCAACGTTTTAAATGTAGATGTAGATGTTGTTGTTATTTGATTATTATTGTTATTATGATCCTGGTTCTTTTGTTTATTAAATATATTTTTTAATCTTGATACAATTGACAAGACAGCTTCGCTCATTGCTTCTAAAATTGCTGAATTAATTCCATCTTTATCAATCTGTTCTCTAGTTTTTTCCACAATACAATACAAAACATTTGGGTCTTCCATCATTTTCTTGCTGTAGACTTGTCTATCCTTTTCTGATATTTTTTTACTATCTCGTAATCCCGCAAAGGAAGATTCGTTAGGAAATGCACACGCACAAACCACAACAGATCCAAGTAAAACACCTCTTCTGACTTCATCCACTCCTATAATATAGGATGAATTTATTAAATTGTTCGACAATACATGATCATTGTCAAATGAAAGCATATATTCATACTGGTCATTGATTTTATTCTTTATAATTGTTTTTGTTTTTCCATTTTTACTTTTTTTAGTTGATGGCAAGGATTGCGGAGACAGTGGAGATAAAAGTACCCTTGGCCTTTTTTTATTTTTTTTCTCGATATTGGATTTGTTATTGCAAATATCAACATCAATGATATCATTATCATCATCAAAAAAGTTTTTAAATCTCTTCTCCATTGTTAATTGGTATTTGTCAAAAATGAAAAAAAAATACAATGTTTAGAAATATGAAATATGTGTCTGTATGCGTCATCACTAGTCAACTATATAATCAAACAAGGACAAAATATTTCGTTAGAAATTATTTAAAGAATTACTTACTCAATCTGAATCAAGCTCCTCCTCTATCCTTCTCCTTCTTCGCTTTTTTTGCAAAGCTTTTTTCTTCTTTCGTGTTGATGATATTGACGATGAAGACTTATGTTTCTTTAATTTTGTTTTACTTTTATCATCTCCACCTTGAAAAATAAGATATAAAAAGAATAAAACCAATAATCCTAAGCAAATCATTCCAATTGGTGATAAAATAAAAGAAATGGCTCTATCCATTCCACTTGGTATTGTATTATCTGTTGTAGACATTTTTGTTTTTTTTTTGTGCAAATTAAATGTGAGACTATATTTGATTTGATCAAGTTCCTTTTTTGTTGTATTATACAATAAAGTAATAATAATTCAGAAAAATATACCTTGGATCCTTGATTTATGAAAAAAAACATATAGTGAAAAAATTAGCGTATTGTACCTACCCCAATCAAAATATTATTATAAAATAAAAGAGATGAATGTTTATTATGATATAGATAAAAGTATAAATACCAAAGCAATAACAGATATACAAATTGAATATCAATTAATAAATGAACATTATGTTCCTACGTTTGATGGTACACAAGTGACAGATGAATTTGTAGAAGCATTCAAAAATGATAAAATTCGTAGGAGATTGACTCAAACTCAAATTTCTATTCAAGCAACTATGGCAGGGGAAAAGTTAATTAAAGATGCAGATACGGATAATATTTTTTCCATCAGTGATATGCGTGGAGAGTCTGACCCAAAAGAATATATTAAGAAAATATCAGACAAGGCTAAAAAACATCTTCCGGGAGAGCAATACATGTATCTTATGCAGGCAATCGAAAATCGTTTCAATGGTGGTAAAAATGCTGCTTCTGTAAATGATAGGATTAAACGTGTATTTAAACGTGAAGATACATCAATACTTGTTGAAAATCGCGACCTTGATTCCTGTGAATTTTGTTCCTCAACAAAAGGAAGTTCTGAATCCATTGTAGGAGAATTAAAACAAATTGCAACATATGATCCATTCAGAATTGTATCTTTGCCAATTCCCGACAGTACAACAGGACAAACGGCGTGCTATGACGTCATAGAGTTATCGGATGCAATTAATTCGTTCAGAAAAGATAATAATAATAATAATAATAATATATACGGAAAACCACCATTTGTATTTCCTTATACAGAAAGACGAAAATTTACATTAACAGAATTAAGTTGGGAATTATGTGATTATGTTATTGTATGGAGAAATGCATACGAAATTCTTAATAGAGAAATTAAAAACGATGATTTATCACCCGAAGATAGAAATCAAATAACACTTCTTGGTAGGCATATGTATATGGCACAAGTAGAACAAATTAAAAGAGACGATAAACAAGAGGGTGATTCATTTTTCTCAAAAGCTGCATCGACCACGGGAAATGTCGCTTCATCTATTATGGGAATCATTCCTGGAGGAATAAGAGATTGGATGTCTAAACAAACATCATCGGCGGTTGATTTATACTCCTTATATGTGTGGAATAATCCAACATTTGTGAGTGCGACATTATTATTTATAAAGTGTATAAAATTATTGGCATGTTCTGTTATGGGAATGACATATTTTGGTTCAACTATATCAAATTCAATTACATATGTAAGTCAATTATTGGTAGATCAATTTTTTGTTAATATAATAACTGGTCCAATAGTCCACTGGTTAAAAGAGATATTTGCTCCAGCGACAAAAGTTTTGAAAGATTCTTTTATATACATATTTAATTGGTTGAAAAGTTCATTTTCTTCTGTTGGTTGGGATGGAGCATCTTTAATTATGGATACTATTATTCAAGGAATTGAAGTAATATACAATAATGGCGAAGATATAGAAAATACAGCAAGTCGAATTGCTGCGTGGTTCATTATATGGTCAATACCACAGACATCAATGATAGTAACTGGTGTTTTAGTTGCTCGTGTATATCGTACATTTATGATACATTTGGTGTCAGCGGCAAAATGGTTGTATAATAATATTATGGAAAAAACAAAAAATAATTATAATATGAAAAACAGAATAGAACAAGAGTCTTTGGTCAAAGACAAGACAAATAATCAATCTTCTGCAAAATACTTTCAAGACCCATCCACATATGTACTAACAACAAATAATTTAATTCTTATTGGTACTTCTGCGTCATCGATTTTATGTCCAGTTGTATTTTCTGGCTTACAGACAACAAAATCATGCGAAAAATTTGTCAATATATTGAACAATTTAATTGGACAGTCTGTTGTAGCGGTAGAAGTATACGGATTTTTATTGGATCTCGCATATAGGAGTGCAGCGTTATTTGGTTATATTACTATTGATCCGGATTCAAATCGAGACTATTTCTATAATAGTTGTCTTGGCAGCTTTGTCGACTTTGATTCAAAAATGGCATGTGCGATGGGTAAAACGATTTCAACAGTTTCATCTTTAGTTGCACCATCTCTTGGCAATTTAGCTATCAAACCATTTAAATATGCAGGGAAAAAAATATTAAATTCTACTCTTTCATCAGTTTCTTCGGGATTTGAACACTATATATAAATAATTTTTTTTCAATTTTTATTGTATACGATACAATTTATGTGTGTGTCATGGTTAGAAAAGTCCCATGTACAAATATACAACGACATAAATACTACTGTAATAACTTCTGCAGCTGCAGCATAATTATATTTGGTTATTGTAATCGTTTGTTGAATTTCAGAAATAACTACGTTTAGAAATAATAGAATAAAAGATAAAACTGACAAAATTATAAGACCACATATAAAACATTGATTGTAAAATTCCTCAATAGTATGTACTTTTAATTGTACAAGATAATACGTCGTGTAGATGTCTAACGCTATATTACACATCGAGGATATAAAAAATACAATTGTACATAATACATGCCACAATAAGCTTATATCTATACGGCACCATATCAAATGAACTCCGCTTAGCATGGTTAGCCAATTCCAAAATATTCTTCGATAGAACAATTCTTGACTTTCCGATGATAAAGATGAGTGTGCTATTTGAATTCGGACAAAGTATAGAAACGATTGAAGAATCATACAAGGTACTAACGTTGAAACTCCTATATAACTAGTCCATGATAAATTTAACATGTCTGAAATGAATGGGAATTTATTTGATGGAAATATACGCATTATTTTTGCACACACAAACATTATAATTATCCCAGAAAATCCAAATGTCACGCATGCATTTCTTAACCAGTCGCAATCTGCAAGAATGGGAAACATGATGATACAGAGTCTTTGTAAAAAACAATAAAAAAAAAATTTGAAATGTATGGGTTAATAGTAAGATTGAAAAAGGGGTAGAAAAAAAAGAAAGGGCTAGAAAAACAAAAGGATAGGTAAGCTTTTCTTTATTTATTTATTGTTTTTTTATTTTGAGATTTTATTTTGAAATTTCAATTTATTTTCATTATTTGTGTTCATGTTCATTATTGGGCAATAAAAAATCAAAGCTCACAGTTTTTATCTTTGTTATTTTTTCGATAAGCAAAGGAAACACAGACAAAGATTCATACACAGACAGACACACGCACACACGGATAGCGCATCATCATCACCGATCATCGACACAATTACAAAAACCAATTAACAAAACTGTACAGTTACAATTACAACATTTGATAATGTCGTTATCTGATCTTACGCCTTCAACCGTTTCCAAACTCAAGACGCAAATCAATGTCGACGCACCACGTCTACAGTTGGTTGATCTCAGTGCACTTGGCACATCTGCGTTTCTGGGACAACTTTCCGATGGAACAGAAACCATTTTTGCTTTAATCACGGATCCCAAATTTGTTCAATATTGTAATAATGGAGTCTTGGAAGAAGGAAACATTATTTCTTTAAACAGATATTCATTTAAGCAAGCAAGAACAGATAAATCTGGAAACGAAAAAACAATTCTTTTGCTGGCAGATTTTGCAATTGCAAATTCAAATAGTCTCGATGTGATAGGTAATCCAAATATTCAAAAATATGACCCTCCTGCTGCAGCTCCTCGTGTCCGTAAAGTGCTGACAGAAGCAGAAAAGGCTAAAATTGATCGAGATGTTAGAAAAAGAATGGCTGAAAATAACGGAGGATCCGAATCTTCTTCTTCGCCATCCAAGCCTAAAGCTCCAGTCAAGATGAATAGAATTATGGTTTCGGAAATCGACCCTTTCCGTTCCTTTTCAATCAAGGTTATTGTTAAAAATGTGGAATCTATTCGTAGTTGGAACAATGCTAAAGGTTCCGGAACCCTTCAAGGGTTTACTCTAATGGATTGTCAAGAAGATGCATCCAAGAGAGCTGAAATTAAACTAACTTTGTTTAAAGATGCAATTGGGAAATTTGCGCCTTCTCTCAAAGAAGGTAGTACCGTTATTCTTTATGGATTTGTAGGCAAGTCGCTTACCGAGGCAAACAAGAGATATGACAAGACTAAACATTCATGTTCGCTTGATGTAACAGACGAATCTAGAATTGAAGTTTGCAATGAAGATCCTTCGAAAGCTTCTGCCATCCCTCTCTTCAATTTGATTAAAATAGACGAAGTTGTCCAAAAACAAAAGGAGGATATTGTATCAGTTATTGGAATTGTTTCGGAGACTTCTCAGTCGGCACAAAGACCATCAAAAACTGGAAAATTGTATAGCTACAAAGATATTGTAATCACAGATGAAAGTCTGACATCAATTAAAGCTCGTCTTATGTTTGATTGCGCCACAAACAATGACGATTTGAAGAAAGGAGATATTATCTTTATTAAAGAAGCCCAGGTTGGGACGTATGAAGGTCGTAGTCTTTCTTGTACCCAAGGTGTGATTGTCAATCCCAAAAATATGCCAGAAGCTGAAGCTTTGGAAAAGTGGTGGGTTTCTGTTGATCCAGATAGTATAGATATTAGATCAATTTCCGGATCCAATCAAAATAAGAAACCTACATCCGCCTATGACCCAAAAGTTCCCAGATTTTTGTCGTGTCGTATGCCCGAATTGGAAAACAAGACGAATTCTTCCCAAAATGCAAATTCCCCTCCAGAATTTGTTTCGTTTAAAGGAAATATTCTTACCATTCGCCATGACAAGGCATCCCCTCCCTGGTATATGTCGTGCCCAGGTGTGGGTTGCCGAAAGGGAATGGTTCAACAAGGAAATGGAATTTGGTTTTGTTCTAAATGCGCAGGAAGTTATGAAAATGGAATTTGTCGTTGGATTTTGAGTATGCTTCTTGTAGACGGTTCAGGATCTTTTCAAGTTACCGCGTTTGAAGAAGTGGGAAATGTTATTATGGGAATGACAGCTGATAGTCTTTACAAAAAGATGAAAGAAGATCCAGATATCTTTGATGTTGTATTCAAGGAGAAGTTCCTTTCTGAATATGCATTTATTATATCTGGAAAAATAGAGACGTATTCAAGCAATGGAAAAAGCCAAGAAACCAAAATGAAATACACTGTTGTTCATGCCGAGCCTGTCGATTGGAGCAAGGAAATCAAAATATTGAAAAATGATGTCTAAACTATCGCATAGGTTTTTTCTTTTCTTTCTTTTTCTAATTTGTTTTTCTTTTTATGATAACTAGTAACGAATGACAATATATAATAATAATAATAATAATAATACATTTAAAATTTTTAGACTTTTGGTTTGCGAGTAAATAATCGAATAAGTTTTATTCCTGTATAAGCAGCCACGGCGGGGACAGATATTGCGAGCAATGATAAAAATAAATTTGGTTCTGAACCATCTTTATCATTTTGTTCTGGTTCTGGTTCTGGCTCTGGCTCTGGCTTGGGTTCTTCTTCTTCTTCTTCTTCTTCTACTGGAGGCGGAGATGTTTCATTAGTGGAGCGTTTGGATGTTATAGTAACCGTTGTAGACGAGTTGGAAAAAGATAGCGTTTTCTTTCTCAAGACAGTTGCAGCAAATGCGGTTGCTCCTGCTATCGCAAATGGCAAGGCATTTTCACTTCTAGTAGGTTCTATCACATAATTGTTTTTATCTGTATAAATTTCTTGAGGGTCTTGTTTATCATCATAAGAAATAGCAGGTGGCATATTGTTGTAATTTATTGATTTACTTTTATCAATCTTTTCTCAATTCCAATTTGTTTTGATTGGTGTAATGAGAAAAAAAAATAGACAAAAGCTTTCTTTCTTTCTTGTTTTTTTTTTCACATTAACCGTTGTAATTGATTTTTTTTTTCAAAAACATACGTCAAAAATGTCAAAACAATATGATGAATATCCTATATTGGATACATCATTATCAAACGAAGAAAACTACAAATTTTATGCAAAATATCCATTTTTGTGGGTATCTCAATTAAATGATATCATCGAATCTATCCCCGAGGACACAAAAAGACCAGTAGGCAAAATACTACAACTTCTCGAATCTCTTTTTTCTACGTGTTCGGAATTAGATATCGATTTACAATTTGGCGATGTCGCTGTATTTAAATTTGCCAAGGCGCTAGTTGATACAATTCACAATGATTTTGAGGATGATGAAATTTTAAGAGTATTAAAAGAAATAAAATTAAGGAGGGCTCAACGATTATTAGATGTCCAGAGAAAATCTGCTCTGTGGACATTCGGAACTTTAGCTGCTGCTCTTCCAGCTTTAATCTACAGGAAAAAACTTTTAGGAAATATTACCAATGACGTGGTAAATATGGGATTTGCCGAACCTGTACTTACCGGAACTCTTATGATAGCATCAGCTCTTACAGCAAGAAATGTATTGGATTTATTAATTAACAAGTCAACTGAAGAATAATATATAATAGATAATAATAAATGATATATGATAAATAATAAAGAAATACTATAGATACTATACAAACCCAACAAATTTTGAGCTAGTCACATCTTTTTGTTTCAAATTATCTTTAGAACTCATAATATATTTCCACTTTTGTTCATAAATTTTCGCATCTCTTAAAACAGAATCAACGACACCTTCTTGTTTTTGACGAATTAGTTTTTCCCTGGTTGCAATTTGTTTTAATTTATCTTGACTCTCATCCATGTCATCTTGAATACGCTGCTGTTGCTCTTGATATACTTCGATTTTTTTTGAAATTGTTTCTTCATTTAATTTCATATCCATTAAATATTTTTGATGAGAAGTCATTAGCTCATCTATGAGAACATCAAAGGATTTTGACGACGACGGGGAAGAAGAAGAAGAAGCAGACATTTTTGATGGAAAAGCATTACACTTTTTAGAAAATATATTAAACGATTGACGGATAATATCCCAAATTTGTTTGAGTATGATATGATCTTTAGTGTTATTGGTGTTTTCAAAATCAATAAATGTATAAAATGCCCAAAGTTCAAGAATTGTATTAGCCAAGCGACATTCTTTTTCATGTTCTGATCCATTTGAAATGATATTTCGACTTGTTTTTAATTCCAAAGCAATATGACTTTCTGGGATAAATCGATAATGAAATGCCAACTTAGGGAGCACAACATTACATTTCAGCATTTCAGCTTTTTCAAGAGAAGTAGACGAGGTAAGATCTTTGATTGATGTTCCTTGTAGTATCAAACATTTTAATTCCTTCATTGTTGATTTGTTGATTTGTTGATTTGTTGTTGTTTTTTCTTTTCTTTTTTTTTTAAAACAATATAATTGAATGTTTTCTGTTGTATTCTTTTTTTCTTTCTTTTTTTTTTATAATAACTAGACTGAGGATGTTGTACTATTCTTCCAATTTTGCAATGCTGTATTATAAGCTGGTTCGATTGTTTGATTTATATCTTGAAAAATTTTGGATAACGCTTCATTAAGAACATGCATGGGATTTACAGTTTCATTTTTCAAAACTAAATCCAACCGAATATATCTTTCTGCGACATTTGCATGGAAGGATGCACTAATAATTTCATCTTTATTTTTTGTCAAAATACTGGTTAATAAATTTCCTAATGTATGACATGAGTTTTGAATCATAACATGATAACAATTTTTGGTGAAAACATTTGCCTGTACTATTATTCTTTTCGATGGATCAAAATCATGATAATATTTGTTTTTTATAAACGGGACAGGAATGTCTCCTAGAGAATTAAGTTTCAATGATGATGAGTCAATTGTACCTAACCCATTTTTGAAGTATATACTATTCATTTTTTTTCTTGTCTTTCGGTTTATTTGGTTTTTTTTTTCCTCAGAAATGATGAAAAGATAGAAAGCAGAAAATAGGAGCAATGACAAATACAAATACAAGAATGAATTCACTCCCAATTAAAATATTTTCAAAGTATAAATCTTTTATATAACCAAATTATTTATTATTTATTATTTATTATTATCAAGAATGAGTGAAAATACAACGACGACGTATACATTCAAAGAAACAGAAGATGCATCGTTGAGAAATTCAAATACATCTTCAGAAGAGGAAGAGGAGGAGGAGGAGGAGGGCTCTTGTCGCTCTGATTCATCAGTAACATCAAGTCCTATTATTTCAACATTCATAGTATCATCCAGAAAAACTAAATGGGACACAGAAACAAGCCATAAAAGTGATAGCGAAGCACATGAGGATGAAAGTGAAAATAATATAGAAGGTGAAGATGATGAGGACAAGGACGAGGATGAGGATAATAATAAGGACGAGGATGAGGATGAGGATGTACCACAAGACAAAGGCACAGATGACGAAAATAACGAAGATGATAGCAATGAGGATGAAGAAAATGAAGAATCCAATCAAGTTATACAAATTGCTTCTAGTGATAGTGATAATGACGACAATAATGTACCAGGCGTATCTGAATCGGAGAGTGAAAAAGAAAATGAAGAAGAAGAGGGCGAAGATGAAGAAGAAGAAGAGGGCGAAGAAGAAGAAGAAGAAGAGGGCGAAGAAGAAGAAGAAGAAGAAGAAGAAGAAGAAGAAGAAGAAGAAAAGGAGAAGAAAGAGAAAGAAATCAAGAAAAAACAAGAAAAAGGTACAAGTTTGAAAGAAAAAGAGAAAACTATTCAAAACAATAAAAAAGAAGAAAAAGGAGAAAAAGAAAAAGGTAACAAAAAACAAGAGATTGTGTTAAAAAAAGAAACTCAGGCTGTAGAATCAAAAAAAAGAGATCAACAAGTGGCGCCCAACAATAAAATAAAAGTAGACAATAATGAAACACCCAAGACACACAAAGATAATAACAACAATCCAATGCTTAATCATATGTCGGATAGAATACGTAAAGCTTTAGATAGGTTCATGGAATGTCAAATTATACAAAAGTTATGGCAAGAAGATCGTGTTGCATTAAATAACATGAAGGATAAAAAAATAAGCATGTTTTCTACTTTATCCGCAATGTCCAAAAATAACACGGAAGATTTCACAGAATCTGATTTTAAAGCAATCGTAAAAGAAATTAAGCAAATAGAGGCTGAATTGTTTCCGTGGTTTTTGAAACACGAAGGTTATGTTCATAAGTATAGATGGGGTATTACAGGCGAATTATATTTGTTTGCAGACACAAAGAAATTTAAAGTGGACAAGTCTTATTCTCAACATATCTGGGAGAAAACTTTATTACAAAATCCAAAGATATCAAAATCAATGTCTGCTTTGGAAATACACGAGTTTGTAACAAACACAAATGAGATTATTTGGGACGAAAACAAAAAAAGAGAAGTTAAATCAATCAAATTTGTTCCAGGAAAGTTGTGTAATATAAAATACTCTACGCATGTTTGATAAGTGATAAATGTTTTTGTTTTCGTTTATTTTTTGTTTTAACATGTATTGTATATTGTAAGACATTTTGTTATCTCTACATCTATATAACTTGCTTGTATTGATTGATTGATTGATTGATTCATTGTTCCGTCGATTTGATATTTAATAATATAAAATAAATTTTGATTTTTCCAAAAAAATTTTAAAAAATTGTTGTTCTTCCAAAGCAACAACAACGAAAATCATTTTTTTCACTTTGTTCAAGTCGTGAGTTGCTTACAGATATATTCTGTACAAGTAAAAGATTTGACAACGCAAAGAATATACGTAGCATAATCATACTACACCAACAGCATAAAAACAAAGAGTATGACCGACTATGATGATTATGAAGTTGCTGAAAGTAATCACTTGGATATGCAAAACGTGATACCTTCTTCGCATGTCAAAGAAACAACGTTCTCTCCACCCTCTCGCGATTCACATTCTTATGATGAACATGAAAGGGTGAGCAATTTTTCATGGAATCAGGGAGAAGAAGAAGAAGAAGAAGATAACAACGAAGAAAAAGAAGCAAGATTAGAAACCTCAAGAAAACATCGGAAAGAAAAAAAATCTAAAAGTCGCAAAGTTCGAAAATCGAAATATGTTGTAGATCTAGACGAAGTTCAACATAATCGCGAAGAAGAAAACGAAGAACTGCAAGCACATTTCAAAAATTTACCAGATGATGCAGATGTCTTGGATGAAATGTCCAAAATAAAATCAAGGCGAGAGAGAGTTAAATCATTGAAAAGATTTGCAGACATAACAGCAGCCGATAACGATGATCATGAGGATGATGCATCAAATCACCAGAAAAATATAAAACGAATATTTCGTGACCCTTCTGCTACAAGTGATAACGATAATGACGACGACAACAGCGATAATGAAGAAATACGTAATAACGATGGAGAAGATAACGATGATAATGACGAAGAAAAAGCATTGCGTGAAGCAAAAATGAATTCGATAAAGCGTAATCGTATTCTAGCTACTTCATCCAAACGTAAAAGTATACTTTTTGGAAAAAGCGCAAACAATGCCGATATGTTTAAAAAAAGAATGGAATCGCTTGCCGCCGAATCTGCACAAAATCAAAACAAGAAGAAAAAACGCGCTTCGTCTCCAAATCACAGCGATGATGATGAAGATGAAGAATCTTATTCAAAGAAAAAAAGAAGTCGCAGAAATAACAACGATGGCCAAAATGATAACAATAATGAAATATATGATAACTCGGATAACGAAGATAATCCTCGCGAGAAATCTAATACGACATCTCGCATTCGAAATTTTGGACGCGCTATTGCAAAAGCCTCAAATAATAATATTATGAAAACAGCCAATGGCCGTGGTAATAAAAAAAAACAAAATGTCGAATCTAGTTATAACGATGAAGAAAATGAGGATAATTCAAATGAGGGATCAAATTCATCTCCCCACGAAAGCCCTGCGTTTCATGTGGATAATATGGACGAAAGTCTCGCGAGAGATATTATTGCATGTAATGCCAAGAACAACTCGCAAATTACATTGGATGAATTGGAAGATTTGCTTGAGCGACTACGAGAAAAATGGCGCATACCTGATAATATCCACGTTCATAATTTTTTTCACACCTTGTATGGTGTAAATGTAAATACGGCAGCAAACAATATTGATGTGGGAAAACGTATCAATGTATGTTTTGATTTCTTCAAGTGGGAGTCTTTTTTGCTCTGTACTCTCTTCAGACGTATGGGATTTAAAACTTCGACGCAATGGTATAGAACTGTTGATCGTTGTTTTTACAAAATTTTTGATATGATATCTACGTCGTACGAATATATGGCTTCTGAATTACACTCAAGAAGAATTTGGAAAAAACAATTGGGAGAAACCCAGGTTAGATACAATCTTGCATTTTTAAGACAAGTTAGTTATAACGACTATACAAGTGCAATGCAACTTGAAAGTTATATGCTGGATAGATTTTATCGACTTGGATTCACCAAGGATAAATATGGCAACGTTTTGGAAAATATTGTTATCAAAAATCCCCGTGATGGTCAAATTTATGATACTCGAACACCACGTGTACTTATGTCAATTGCTGAATTTATTGAGCGAGATATTCAAGAGTTTGTCCACAGTGCTATGTGGATGAATAAACGTCAGGGTAAAAATCTTGAAATTGTATCCAAACTTTTGTCAATGACATTTGACCCGAGATTTCCATTTTCACAAAGAGGTCGCAGATGTTTTGCATTCTTGGACGGCGTGTATGACGCGGATGATGATCTTTTCTTCTTTTTCAAAGATGGTCCTATTCCAAAACATTTGAATCCTTGCAACTTTTTCGATACTGAATTCAAAGCATGGGATAAAAAGGTTGGCATGCATTATATCAAAAAACGAGATGGTTCCTTTGTTATGCAAGATGGTACAATTCGCTCCAAGGACGATCCCCCTCCACCTTCATACATGTCGCTTGATACTTCTGCATGGGATGGAATATTGAGAGACCAAAGATATACAGAAGATTGTGATATCTGGTGGTATTTCTTTTTTGGACGTAAAATGTATCCCGCTGGAACCGACAATTTGCAAATGGGAGACGTCCACACAGGAGTTGGTGGTGCTGGTAAATCTCTGGGCGTGGGTATGCAATTGGGAATTTACCCTCCCGATGACGTTGGAGTTATCAGTAACAATATTGAAAGTAAATTTGGTTTGGCTCCAGTTGCAGACAAGTGGATTGTTGCATGTTTAGACGTGAGAAGCAATTTTGGACTTGTTGATACCGACTTGCTTCAAATTTACTCGGCCGAGCGAATGTCTCTACCCGACAAAAATAATAAACCTATCGTCAAGAAATGGAGTGCCGTACTAGCACTTTGTGGAAATCAGCCCCCAGGAGGAAATGATATTGGAGGTGCAAAAGATCGTCGTTTCTTCAACTTTCCATACAAGTTTCGACCTGCCAAGATTAATCTTATGAAAGCTACAGACATGTATCAACAATATGGCGCAGCTATTCGTAAGGCTAATTTGAGTTATATGTATGGTATTACTCAAATTGGAAAAGATGGTATTTGTATGCAAGATTTACCTGAAATTCTCCGAAATGCTGCTGGAGAATACAGAGCTGAATCGAATAAATTAGAAGAATTCTTTAGCACGGGTATTATGGGCATCGTTCCTCCCGAAGATCGTGCCAATACGTATATCCCAAAACGCGTCTTTATTGACCATTTTAAATCTTGGTGCGAAAAGTATAATAATGGAGTTATTCCTCGTCTACCTAAATCAACAATTGACAATTTTTTGGCTTCCAATAACATTCTTCCTGTTATTGCGCCTAATATCGTTTATAACAAGGAAAGATATAAAAATCCCAAGGAAGAGTTTTGGTACGGTATAGATCTTAGTTATAGGCTAGGCAAAAGTGCATCTAGGCTTAGCGAAGACGATGTTGCCGATATAGAGCCCGTTGATATTGGATTATCCCAACTTGGACTCAACTCGCTAGATGATAGCGGAGGATATGGAGGGGAAGATTCAGGCTTTGTGGACTTATCAGCAATTGCTGCGGATAGCCTGGAAGAAAAAAAGATGGAAGAAGAGAAAGAATATAATAATAACAATAATAAAAGCAATACGACATCACCCATTAACAAAACCATACAACAAAATAAAGATAACGGAAATAATGTTGATGGAAAGGATGATGTAGAAATTAATAATGGTAATAATGATGATCCCAATTTAACAAAAAGTAACAAAGATTCGGATTCAGAAATTAAACGAACTATATTGGAAAGTAATCGTGATAATGAAAGCGTTGTAAACAACAACAACAACAATTTCTCTTCAGTTATCATGGTTGATGACAGTAGCGCTGCCAAAGATATCGATCCAGAAAACGACCCTCTTTTTTCCATGTTTGTCTAATAGTGTGCAGTATCGTCTTGTATATTAAATAAATTACATTTATATTATTTTGATTTATTTGATATCATCAACTTTAAAAAAAAAAGAGAGATTGTTTGATATTATATATTTTGTTTTACTATTTACACAAACAGAATGACGGAAATCGCAACCAAATTTCTCAATTCTTTGTTTGATCGCTATCTTGTAAAAAATGCTTTGAATCATTTTTCGCTTGAAATATCACAGCTGGACACAAACACACTGACTACAATGCCATCCAAGTTTTGGTTACATTGGTTAAATCATGAAAATGGGCGCGAAAAGTTTATGCAAGCAGATGAACAACACTCAGAAAGTAAAAAATTTAGATATCTCGTCAACTCTATAGGTGATTGCATACGATCCATGTCAAAAACCTCAAATAACAATGTTGAAATATTAAATCATCCATTTTGGACTTCCACAGTTCCAAGTTCTTACAGATCAACGGCTTTATCTATTTTTACTCATCCATATCCCATGTATGAAGAATACATTTTTGAATTTCATACAACAACCATTACAGGTGATGATATGAAAGAAATTGAAAATGTCACCAAATTTATAAATAATTTGTTAATAAATTATAAAAATCAGTCAAATAACATATCAGATAACATGCCTGGAGTGAAACATCTTATTAATGTGATTTTGAAAAAGTTTAAACAGCTTTACATTCATCAACAAAACTATGTTGCAATTGAGTTTAGATATCTTTTTTTCATATTGCTTGATCCCATGTATCAAAATCAATTGTTTACAAAACCGGAAGACGATTTTTCCCATTTAATAAGTTATATGTTTAATTGGATAAGACCGATTTATTTACTTGAAGGTACATCTTTGAAACATTTTCAAACATTTGCTCAAAGTTTAAATAACTATCTTTGTTATGCTGATGGTAATGAGGAGAAATCTAAATTAGTTGTTAAAATATTAAATATGGATAAAATATTGGGTGTTATATGGCTAGCCATTTTTACGAAATCGCCATCCGCTTTCGAATCACAAGATATTAATACAATATTAAAAGAATGTCCTTGTCTTTTTAATGCCCTTATAAGCGACAAAATAATTAGAACAACGGAATATGGAGACAAGATAACAATAGAACCTTATATGCAGTTTTGTGCAAAAAATTATAAGGAATTTGGTGAAAATGGAAAATATAGAAATACCGAAACTCATGGATATTTGGCTCGACTTCTATACAAGTCACATATCGAGCCTTGTCTGGATATCTTTATTTCAGACAATTATGTAAAATCACTATCTGATAATGATAAAGAATTGATTACCCTATGGACACATGCAAGCAGTTTGTTTAAAAGCTTAATTCCAATACATAATTCTTCTTCTTCTTCTTCTTCTAAATCTTTAGATATTTGGAAAGAAGAAGATGGGGAAAGAAGTCGTTGGTTAATTAATCGATTATATCAAATAATAATGAATGCGCCTAACACTAGAAAACAACAAGAATTTTATAGAGGATTGTCAGTTCCGTGTAAATCTGTAAAAGCTAAGTATGACAGACCAATGTCAGTTTCATATAACAAGCAAATTGCCTTGAATTTTGCCATGTCTCATTATCAAAGTGGGTGTCTATTGGTCACACAATTGCCCGAAAAGTCAAAAATGCTAGCTGTTGATCGAGTTAGTATCTATTATGGTCGCGAAAAAGAAATACTTATTTTACCAGGAAGTGAATTTAACTTCGAAGACGAAGAAGACCTGTCATCGCACTCAAATCAAATGAATGTCTTATTTAAAATTGAATCGGTTTCAGGAATTAAACCTTTATTTGTTACAATGGACCAACAACCAGAATTTGTTGACATAGAAATGACAATGAAGGAGATTATTATACTGTTATCCAAAATAACACCAACGTATTTTGACGAATCCTGTGATAATATTAAAAGTGATGGTAAATGTAACGACGATGACAATTATTTGAAAGCAAAAACACTATTTGTAAAGTTACAAAAAGAGTTGACTTATTCCGATATATATGAAAAAAATATATTTTATACAAATTTGTTCAATTCCATTCGAACATGGCAATTGTTGAATTGTGGATTTGGCGGAGATGTCAAATTAGCTATAAATCAATTTTTCAAACAACTAATGAAATTAGATCATATAGGGGCTCAAAACCTCAAGTCATCCACTGAAAAATATTTCGAATCCAGAAAATCACTTTTACATTGGGGTAAAAATGATGATATTGAAACAGAAGAAATAGAATTGAAAACTGAAAAAGAAAATTATACATCTTATATGGACATGTTGGATACAATGCGAGATTTTATCAAATTTATAACAAAGCAAGATCCATTTGTATTAAATAATTCAGACGCAGACAGAAAAAGAAGTATAACAAGTATAGAAGGCGCCCTCGCTTTCGCAAAGAAACAAAAGACCAAATAATGTTACATACAAAAATTTAATTATAATGTATTGTTATCGCCTGGTATAAATAATAATAAAAGTCAAAATTGTAAACAAGATTATTTTAACTTTTATTTCAAATCAAGGGAGTCTCTTGTGACTCCTGGAGAAGAAGCAAAGGAGGACAATGATGTATATGAAAAAAATGAACAAAACAACGAAGACAAAAAAAGTTTGAAATGACAAAAAAAAAGTCAAAACGTTCAGCGTCGTCATGCTTGATATCTTACCAAAATTTATCAAGCCATACAAAAAAGATATAACTGATATAAGGAAGTTCTCGGCAAACACAAGTATTGAAAATGCAGTAACAGGAAAACGACATCTATAAAACAACTTTTTCTTTTTCAAAAAAAAAAAACAAGAAGTCTTTCTTTCTTTCTATTTAATAGTTTTTCTTGTAGTTCGCGAAATTTAAAATTTATACTTGTTTGTATTATCACTATTTATATTAATATTATTATTATTGTACATCCACTTTTGAATTCTTCATTCCAATTTCTGTTTAATTCTTGATTCACTAATTAATTAAATCCTTTTTCGCTTTTCAACACAAACAAAAACACGAAATGTCAGGCATCATATTTGCAGATGCACAAAAAGAAAATGATTTTTTTGACTGTGTTCCTAATTGGATAAATGAGATTGAGAAAAAGGATGACAATGATAATAGTTCATCTTCATCTGCATCGTCATCGTCATCATCATCTGAAAAACAAGTGGAAATTCTTGCAAATCCTACACATCAAAAAATGTCTGAAATGCTTACCAAGTTTAAAATTCCCAAAATGCTTGGGGTTCTTGAAAAAAAGTTTCAATTTACGCGATTTTTAGACAAGGATAATGATGAGTTGACTGCATATATGTCTAAATTGTTCAATAACGATGCTCGTAAAACACTGGAAACTGTTGTAGATGGTGTGTTATACGCTCCTCAATTACGTGTATTTTATGAAAAATTTCTTGATACAATGGAAAATGACCCAGCTTCCATCCCATCTTTATTTTATAAACATATGGCACCATATGAGCAAATGATTACTAATAAAGACCCTCGTTTGTTTGCGCAAGCGGATATTCCATTTTTCGGTCCAAAACATTACGTGCACGACATGTCTTGCAAATTACTGATTGCATATATTCACAAAACAACTTCGCAAATTACAAGCAATTCTCGAACTGGTGATCAAGAAATGAAAAACTTTTTAATTCAGCTTAAATGTCCAATTTTACCCAAGTTGTCACAGGGTGACACTGAACTAACTTATAAACAACAAAAGCTTCTTGAAAGAATTATTGATTTCAAAAAGAAAAAAGATGCAGGTGAGCTTGCAAACGATGTAGAATTCGACGATTTTGATGACAGTGATGACGATGACGATGATGACGATGATGGTAATGGCAGTGATAATAGCGACAATGGCAATAATAATGAATATGCAAATAAAGATTTAAAAAAAAAGAGAGACGCAAATATCACGGAGCTTTTATCTATTTATGAAAAAATTAGCAAAGCTCTTCCAAGAAATGCTGCCAATTGTTATATGCACGCACAAAGAGTTAAAAACTTGCCAGAGTTGGTATGGAATTTTTTACAAAAAGGATTTATGATTTCAGAAGTATTGAATGTAATCACAAAGCCTAAATACATGACACAGATTAAAGTATTAATGAAAGATGCTGTCACGCAATGGAGGTCCGACACAACTCAAAACTTGTGGGTTTTGATTAAAGTTAAATATGACGAATTCAGACAAGGGTTAGATCCCCAAGATTTATATCAACTCAAAAAATCTGGAATTGACGCTTTACAAAATAATGAAGAATTGACGGATAAATATATACCACAGATTGTGGAAAAGTTTGCAGGTTCAAACGTCGCGCAAAAAATCCACAGTATAGCTGGTGCTGATGCGAATGAACCAGCTCCAAGTAAGGAAAATCTTTTGTCTGGGATGAAGGAATGCATGGCCAGTATTAAACAATTAGCAATTCAAAATGCACCACCAGAACTAGTTCAAAAACAAAAGAAAAAACTATCTTCATCTTCATCATCATCATCATCATTATCGGCAGCTTCTTCTTCATCAATTCCTCATCAAAGCGACAATGTTACATCACCTCCTCCTCTAATACGCCAAACTGGCTCTATATCACAAGATGCCTACAATTTACAAATGAATCAAGCTAAACTACTTGCCTCTTCCTCGTCCTCTTCCTCGTCCTCGTCCTCCTCATCCAGTTCTTCCAAACAACAACAACCGCAATCACTTTTAGCACAACCTCTTCCACTTTCTCAGCAACAGCAGACGTTGATGAGGCAATTTGCTTCTCTTACTCCCGCTCAACAGCACGCATTGATGCAACAAATGACAAAATAGTGTATAGTGTATGTATTTGCCATATAAATTAATTAATTAATATATATAAATAGTTAATAATCAAAATTTAAATTTTGTAATAATATAAAATATGTCAAATTTATTATAATCATACAATCCACCAATTACTAGCATTATTTAAAAAAAAAATATACATCTACATATACATCCTGTTGATTACTTCTTTATTTGAAAGATATAATACTATATACATAAAAAAATATGCAAAGTGCTGTAGAATGGTTACAAATTGCCTCTGGTGCAATGAAAGGTATCTTGCCTGATACAGGCGGTATCCCAATAACATCGGATGAACAATTTTTGTCTCGTCAATATAAGCCTCCATCTGAACATATTAGCAAATATTTGGAAAGTGGCCTTCGCAGAAAAAAGAAAAAAACTTCTCAAATACAAGACAAACAGCAAGTATCAAAATCAAAATTAGAGCAAGAACAACAACCACAAAAAGAAAAAGAAAACAAAGATGAAAACGCAATCGTATTATCGTCGTCAAAATTAAAACAAACGCCAATGAAATACGAAGATTATTTAATATTGATTCAAAAAAGTAGCATACCAGTGACTGTATTGGAGAAAAAATTGGTGTCAACTGTTCCTGTTTTAGAAAAAATTGTTCCTTTTATAAAAGAATCAGAATCAGAAAATAAATGTATGCCTGTAGAGGCATGCATACCCGTACCTTCAGAGAAATGTATACTTGTAAGTTCATCCACGCCTTCGGTCGTCTCTATTCCTATAACACCCTCAATATCTATGGAATCTGCGATGTCTATATTTGCCAATGATACCACCAAAGGGCCATCATTCATGCAACCACCACAAAGAGACGATCCGATAACAATATCAAGTATCGAATTTGATAAATACAAGTCCATTATAAATGAGCTCGAATCGACTGTCAATTCACAAAAAAATAAAATTTTATTGCTTGAAGAGAAAGCAAGTATATTTGAAGAAACATTGGAAATGGTTTTGCAAAAACTTTTAACAATAGAAAAAAACAATAAACATGTGCAAAAAGAAAAACTCGACGATTTGTTTAGCAATTTTTTTAATGCTGAACAACAGCCTTTTCCATTACATTCGAATTCTTCTTCGTCATTAGCCGCGTCTCCACCTTCAACCGAAAAGCAAATGTATGATTGCAACAGTAATAGTAATAATAATTTTGTTGATTTGTTATCGTCTGATTTTTAACAATAATAATAATAATAATAATAATATATTACCATATTTTTTGTATTCTGTTATTATGACTTTTATCTATTGTAACTGGTCGATATGAAATAAAGCGAGGCGAGGGTTCACATATAGAACACGAGTCTATATGTATTGGGTTTACTGGATATCCATTATTTTGTAAAAAAATTAAAATTTCGGGTGTTCCTAGTTGGACAGAAAAATTCACAATTCGAGTTTGAATTTGAAATGGAATAATGTTGAAATAAGCAAAATGGAAGTTTTTTGATGAAATATATTTCATAAGCTGACAAAACTTGATTACATATCCTTTTACATTTTCATGTTCGAATGGACTGGCCAGCATCAAATATGTATTTATAAAAAACATGGAACCAAATGATGGACTTTCTGGTGAAAAAAATATTTGAGCAAACAATTCGCCATTTTTGATACAATTGCTTTTTATATCTAATAGTGATTTTAAATATCTAACCCGAAAGTCTGTCTTTATTTCCATAAATTGTTTATCACGAATTGATTTAAATGCCAGAAAATAAACATGCTTGTCTGTAAATGGAAATGACAACGATGTTAAAAAGTTGACACAACATGGAGAATATTGCAAATTGGAAATGATACGCAATTTATCATTTCTCGTCATGTTTGAAAAAAATCTAGTCATAATTGATATCATGTTATTATTATTATTATTGTGATTGTAATTGTGATTCAAAGAAGAGGGAAATCTAAACGAAGAAGCATAAACTCTTCGGCGTTGTTGTTCCTCTTCTTCTTGTTCTTCTTTTTCTTTTTGTTTGTGTTGCTGATACATAACAAGTAGATTTATTTCTTGGCAAATATGAAAGCGCTCCGTTTCACGAACAGAATCATCATGATACGAATCATGCAGTTTTGAAGATATCCATAACAAATCATCAATCGTTAGTTGTTTAAGAACTTTAGGTGCACATATACACATGAGGCGAAACGGATTAAAATTTTTGCCGTTGCAGACAAGTGCTCGACAAATCCACTTTTGCTGAAAAATTGGATGATTTATATTGTTTGAAATCCAGAAAGAACACCATTGATCATTGAGTAAATAACGCATAAAAGCTAAAGCTGATTTATTAGATACTTGGATATCAAATTTTAAAACAACTTGAAGCAATACTTGAAGCCCAATACTTGTAGAAATAGGATCTGTAAGTTTAGTAGACATAACTGTATGGAATATTTTATTGATTTCTTTAACCGAAACTTTACACTTGTAATCTATCATGCATTGCAATTCAATGCTTTGGTAAGGAAAAAGATGATCTGTATGTAATGTTTTGTCCATTGCTTTAAATCGTGCACATCGATTTGATATAGAGTCCCGAATAAAAGTATTATCAACATTTATATTTATCGAATCCATCGATTATGGCGACTCTGTATTTGTATTTGTGTGCGTGTATGTATTTTATGTTTGTACGCGTCGCGTTGGAATGTATATGAAGAGACAATTAAATAATTCACACAGAAATAAATGAAATATGTAAAAATACTTGATAAAATTTTTTTTTAACAAAAAATCATTAGAAATTTATAATATTTTATCTAGAATAAAATAAATTACTATTAATCAACATTCAACAATCAACTGCAAGGAACGATGCTTTTGTTTTTATATCAGATGTTTGGGATAAGGAGTTTCGTTATATAGACATAAAAAGAAAACACACATTACTCCTTGCTTTGGTTTGTATTTTTTTCTTTCTTTTTTTTCTGTAACAATTGATCATATCAAACAGGAATTTTTGTTTCCATGTATTCTTTGGGTATAATTAAAGATCTTATAGACATATCATTGGTAAATTTTTTAGATATACTTCTGATGGTAGCCACAGATACGCCTGAAACGTTACTAACTAAATTTGCAGAATTTATAATTGTTGTTTTGGTTGGCGTCTTAAATTCTAAATCCGATGATATTGACAAAGATGAATATGATAATTGTTCTTCCAAGTTTCTGCTAATATAAATTGAAACTGCACAAATGGACGTTGCTGTATAATTTTTTTCCAAGTACAAATTTGAGTGAGATTTAGCAATTTCTAATGCAATGTTTATTGATTTTTGTTTCATTCGAAGTTGACTGGCCCATCTATTTATTAATGATACGGATGTATCGTTTAATTGATGTTGTATAATTTTATTATTATTATTATTATTATTATTATTATTACAATCGTTATGTTGATATTCTTCGAGATCTAGAGATTGTGCATTTGAGTTGGAGTATCTATTTTTCAACACTTTTATGCATTCAAGCGATTTTAATTGTTTAAAACATCTCATAAAATGCTTCTTTTTAACATCCATTATTTCCACAATTTCTTTCCACGTACGTGATACATTTTCTGTTTTACAAACGACAAAAAAACAAGTTGCAATTAAAGTTTCACTATTTTTGAACGACACTGATTTTGATTCGAGAATCATTTTATATAATGCATTAACTTGTTCTGTCATACATTTAGGAAGAGACATTAAAGTTGCATATTTTGAAGATTTACTAAAAGCGTCAAGAAGAACGGCATGTTTGGATGACATGGCTGATTTATTTTGTAATTTAGCCAATGATGAATTTTTACCAAAAGGATCATCGCCCATTAATGTTGCGAGGCCTATATCTGCTAACAATCCAACTTCAGCGCCGCCAACTCGACTAGGATCATCACCACCGTTTTTGTCTGAAAAAGTTCTCCATTCAGATTCATCTGAAATATAAGGACCAAGTACAAGTCCACATTCTATACACACTTCTACGCCTTGGTGTACATCTGTTATAATACTACCCCCACTTGGACATTCTACGCATGTGTGTTTCTGTGGTATTTTCTCACTTTTACCATTTTGTAAGATAGTGATATAGGGTGAACTTATGTCTGACGCTGCCGAATTTTGTGTCATTTGTTTATTTTATTTATTTATTTTTTTGTTTCGCTTGTGTTGGCAAAAAAAAAAATAATAAATAAATAAATAAATAATAACAAAGACGGACCCTCTGGTTCGTGTGTCGTGCAAATACGCAAATAATACCATGGATGTGAGTCACTTATTATTTATAAATTGAAATTATTGTTATTTTATTTTATAATTCTTTGAAATTTTTTTTTTACAATATATACAGTCTATAAACATCAGAATTAAGTTTCTCTCATTTTCTCATCACATTGTTGTCATAGAATTAGAATTGGAATAACATCCATCATATATCATATATAAATTAGATTTTTGGTATATACATATATAACAAATAAGTTTCATCCTTGTACGAATGCACAATGTTTAATGATAATATTAATAATAATAAAATTTTGCGAAAAAGCCAGCAATCAGGAGGATATATTATTACTACTGTTTATGTAGATGGTAGCTTTTGGGAACTTACTGGACAAGCAGGTTCAGGTGTTTATTTTGCTGTTTCGCGTCAATTAGAGCTTGCAGGTTATATCGAAAAGCGTTCCCAATCTTTTCCTTGTCCAGAATATAGATCTTCATTGGGTGCTGAATTATATGCTTCGTATATGGCAATTTTGTTATACATGGAAAATCCACAACCACATGAAGATATTGATAGATCTTGTAAATTTTTGCCATTGGATTATATTGAACCAAGAAGACGACTTGAGATTAGACAAGATTGTCAAAAGGCTATTCGTATGATTATATATTGTGTAAGAAGACAAAAACAATTTCAATTTGAACAACAGCAACTTTCTAAAATGATAAGAGATTATCATGTAGACATTTATAGAATAAAAGAGTATATCAAAACCATTTCAAATGATATCAACATACAAAATGCTAGAATTCAAGATAAACAAAAGTTGGAATGGTCTATAGCTATGGGTACTAAACAAAATAATCATAATAATATGAATATTATTGGATTCCATGAAAACATAATTAGACAAGAAATCAAACAATGTCAAAATAAAATTGTAAATTTGGAAAATCAATTAAAAGAAAAATGTATTTCAGCACAAAAGAAAAATAATGATAATAATAATAATAATTGTTCATCCTTTTCCATGGGATTAACGAGACCTCGCCTGTCCCATGTATTTGCGAATGATTTTGCTACAATGACCTTGCAAACAATTGTTGATGATAGTCATACAAAATTTAAAATAACTTTACAGGATATTTTTGACCACATTCAGTTGCTAGAAAATATAACAAGCCTAGCATACATGGGAGGAATGTTTGAAGTTCAATGGAAATATGTCAAAGCACATCAGCAGGCAAATACTGTTCAAAATAAAAAAAAAGGGGATGTAGAAGAGGAAAACATAGATTATGAAAATACATGTTTGATGATGGACGACGAAGATGATAATAACAATAACTCCAAAACGTCATTGTCTTGGTTTGATAATGAAGATAAACATGGAAATGATATGGCTGATGCTCTCGCGAAAGATGGATCTTCACAATGTAGTAAAATAGATCAAAGTGATAATTGTATTGTTGTTTTAAATTGTGATGAAATACCATAAAATTTTTTAATTTAATTGTTCAACTGTTGAGAAAGCTTTATGATTATATGATGACTATGTTTTGTACATCTTATATTTTTCAGTTTGTCGTTACTGCTTACTGCTACTGTTACTAAGCTAGTATTATTGAATTGTGTGTTGTTGTGTGTTGCTAAATCGTCTTTTATTTGTCATCAATGGCTTTTGATGTCGATAGACCTGGAAAAATAAGCAATGATATTGATGATATACCTATTCGTAAACATGTTGACAATAGAATGTCATAAATTTATTATTATTATTATTATTATTATATTTTACTCAAGCAACAAATCAAAATCAAGCGTTTGAATAATGTCGCATGCCAACAGTTGTTCTTTGTCAGTCAAATAAAATGGTCGTCTTGTTGATGGTGTTTTGAAATCAAAATCATAAAAAAGAGAGTGCACAATAATTTTACATACTTTATTTATTTTTTTGATTTTTTTTATATTGTCTGCAGCGCCATCATGTTTAGAGTTTTTAATTTCAATGTATTTTGAAACGCATTTTTCTTGTACAATACTAGAATCATAACATGAAGAAAATATACCACTAAACTGTATTGGATATTCTGTATTTGTTTGATTAATAGATTGATATAGGTGGCGTACGCATGGTCGTTTATTGGGATCGATTTGTAACATGGATATAATACATTGAAATAAACTAGTCGATTTAAAATCAAGTTTACGAGCGACACACGCATCATTAACAGATTTAGAAACAAAAGAAGACCATTTATCTTGATCATCGTAATAATGGACCATTGGTAAAATGTTATCATGTATTTTTCCACACAAATATTCGAACATAACGATTCCCATACTCCAGATATCATTTGGTCTTGAGTCGAATTCTTGATCTGCGATTTTCAAAAAACGACATTCTGGCGCATTGTAATTTGGTGTTGTTGAAAAATTTAAAAATTTATCTTTTTCTACTTTGGCAGGAAAATGTATTCCTCCAAAATCTATCAAGTGCAAATTTCTGTTTTTTGTCGTCAGAAGAACGTTTTCAAGTTTAATATCCCCATGGCTTATTTTGTTATCGTGTAAAGGTATTAAAGCTTCGCAAAACTGTAACCATATTTTGTGAGCAATCATAAATTGATTTTCGGACGGCAAACTCGTTACAACTTTATTTTGAAATAATGGCATACCTGCATCTGGCATTGTTATAAATACTTTATTATTGACTAGCTCAATTGAATTAGACTGTAACAAAGTGCTATATTTTTTAATAAGATCATGTTTACTTATTTTCGAATAAAAACACAACTCCCTAAGATTTTCTGCAATAAAAGTCTTTGTTCCTTTTTCTTCTCCTACTATCTGTTGAAATAAATCACACACTTTGGTAGCCAATTTTGTTGATGGTGATGATGAAGAAGTATATTTGTATACTGTACCAAACGCACCAGAGGATGTGCTAGAAATCACAATTGGGTCTTCCTCATCCATTTCTATTACTCTAATCAATAATTATTTACAAAATGAACGAATAATAGTAATAATATTCGAACAATATATTGTGATGTAAGATAATTTAATTCAATTCTTTTTTGCGTAGAGTATTGGATTGATATATAAAAAAAAGCAAACATATAATCGAATAATAGTAATAATAGTAATAATAAAATGGGGGATTTTTTTGATAACCATATCGATTTTTTAGATAAGTTATGTAAAATATCAAACGCCTCCATCCGGTCAGAATTTAGCGATACGGAAAAAGACTTTTTAAAACAAATGTCATCTTCAAGTTGGACCTTCTGGTTAGATAAACATAATGGTGGAAATAAGCTTAAAAAACTTGTTTCTCTTGCAAACAAATTTAAAAACGAATATATAATTGATCGTATAAATTACATTATGTTATGTATATTGGAACTGTCTAAAAAAGACACTACTAGAATGACTGATGAGCCATGGATACTCATATCCCCACAAGTCAAACAGGTGGTACAAAGCATCATGACATTAAAATACCCGTGCATCATTATTTCTAAAAGTGGAAAATGGGATATTGAAATGCTGGATGTTTGTATTCCGTCCAATTCAAAAGATATGACAGCATCCATCAAAGCAACTCTCTACATTTTATATAAAATAGCCAATATAAAAGAATCGTCTCAGATGATGGATTTTGTAAACGTGGTAATGGAATTTGTAATTAATCCAATGCTGGATTCTGGGGCGGAAATAGATTCTGATGTAGAATATCTATTACAATGTTTGTTTTTTGTGATATTACATCCTGATTATCATGGTCATATCAAAGCATTAGAGAAATTCATTCAACACAGATCTAAAGATATCACTCGTGCAATTCGTCCAGATTTTAAAAAAGAAAGTCAATATATTTACTTGAATTCTTTTGGAAAAAGTTTGAACGCATATATCGAGGCAGTCAAAAAACCATCATCAATTTTTCCAAATTTGATTCGACTGCCCGACGAAAATGATTATTGGATTGTCATAGCTAAAGAAATATTCTTTTTACCAGTAAATCAATATAATGTTAGTAAAATGAATAAAATACTAGAATCCAATCCACTTCTTTTGCGTGTGTTATCAAAACGTTCTAAACAACAAACGTTGAGTGATGCCATGATTATATGGAAACATATATTTTCAAATTCCGATTTATCCACCATCGGTATTTTTAAAGGTTCACGAACAGGTGGTCAACTCGCGAAATTGTTTTATAAAATACTTGGTATGCCATGTTTGGAGATTATTAAATCGGATGAATATGTAAATTCTTTATCAGAAGTTGACAAGGAAGTTTTGGCTTTATGGACACATGCGTGTAGTCTGTTTCAACAACATAAACAAAACTAAACATTAAGCCTTACCGAGCCCAAGTACCAAAACGATAGAAAGTTATGGCTTCAAAACAGACTCCATCAAATTTTTCTTCAATCACCAAAATCCCAAACTGATCTTGTGTTTTATAGAGGTATCTCTACGGATTGTAAAAATATTAATATATTATCCAAAAACCCTATTGCTGTATCTTTTGACAAAAATGTTGCAATTGGATTTGCCACGCCAGGAGATTTAATGGGATGTCTCTTGGATATACGTGTTCCAAAAAACTCGCACATTTTGGCAATTGACAGAGTCAGTGTATATGATGGTGATGAAAGTGAAATATTGTTGATGCCAAATAATAAATTGATAAAGTTGAATATTTTGGATAACGATAAGAAAGATAACAACAATAATACAAAATCGTATAAAGGTTCAAATTATAGTGGTGATGGTGATGGTGCAAACGATGAAGATGAAGATGCAGACGATGATGATGACGATGTCGATCATGATTATAATTATGATACATACGTAAAAGAAAAAACTATAAAATTTGATTTTCATGTAGATAGCGAAAAAAACAAACAAATAGTTCCAATACCCCAACCTGTTTTCGTCCATAAAATGATGACGTTATCCGAATTGGTAGACATATTAATTACAACAGAATTAGTGAACCCAGAAGGTAATGTTGTTAATATGTTGCACGATCTTACATATCACAACGAACCATCTGTGGAAATCATCAGCAAAATTTTTAAATCGATAAGAACTTGGCAAATTTTGTATTGTGGCTTTGGGGATGTACAACTCGCTATTCAAGAGTTTTGGACAATTGCTTTTGACAGATATACTAATAATCAACACATGAATAAATTAATCCATTTCAAACAAGTTTGTGATATTGCATTTGCGTCTAAAAAAACACTTTTAAATGACAATAAAGTTTCAATCATACTTGATCGCCTACAGGATTTCATTCGACCATTTTCTGTAAAATAAAATAAGATATCTATAATTGTTTTCATTGTAAATTAGTTTGGCAAAATAATAATAATAATAATAATAATAATCAGAGTATATATAAACTACAAAAACAATTGAAAGGATCAAACAGCCATAGTCAAGCCTTTAATTTGCTCGCCAGGCTCATATCCAATTAGTTCAAAATCTTCAAATTTAAGCTTGTCAATATCATCTACACCATTGATATCGCGATTGATTTTAAGACGTGGGAATTCACGGGGCACGTCATGAAGGCGAGGCTTGATTTTATCAATATGATTTGAATAAACATGCGTGTTGGTAGTCATGTACACAAAGTCACCTGGTTTATAACCTGTAATCTTGCACATGATTAGACAGAGCAAACTGTACGAAGCTATATTGGTTGGAGTTCCGAGTACGACATCGGCAGATCGCTGAAAGAGAGTGCAACTCAGATACCCATCACTTGATACGTCAAATTGACAAGCGGCGTGACAAGGTGGGAGTGACATTTCATCAATTTGCGCAACGTTCCATGCGTTAATAATCATTCTTCTATCCATTGGATTTGTTTTCAAAGTATGAATCAATTTAGCAACTTGATCAATTCCTTGACCTGTATAATCTGTTTTACAATTAATATATGGAGCGCCATAATGTCTAAACTGATGGCCGTAGCTTGGACCCAGGTCTCCTTCCTCTCGATCAGGGAATCCACGCTTGGCCAAAAACTCCTTGGTCGCATTTGCATTCCAAAACTTGACACCTTGGGCATCCAAAATTTTGGTATCTGTTTTTCCGCTCAAAATCCAAAGCAATTCTACGACGACACCCTTGAACCAAATGGGGCGGAAAGTCATTAGAGGAAGTCTCCAATCTCTGAGTGAAAATCTCATAATATTTCCGAAAATATTGCGAGTACCAACTTCTGTTCGGTCAGTTCTCTCATCTCCAATTTCTATAATTTTAGAAAGCAAATCAAGGTACTGCTTCTCCTCGGGATTTTCTTTACGCCTTTTGAATGTTTGAATGCGGGTTTCGATAACATTTCCATCTTCGGTAATATTAGAAGTCCACGATGTATGATCGTCCAGACGAAAAATTTTCTTGAATGATGGATCCATATTCGTAGTAACATCCTCTCCTTTTTTAATGGATTTATAAATAGTTTCGGCTATATCCATTTCAGATTGGGTTATATCATTATCTTTTAGGATAACATGTACAACGTATGTTTTGCTGCTCAAGAATTTTTCTCCAGCGCTTACATTGACAAAAAGTGCATCATGCGCGGCTTCTTTAATTTTTTTAAATTTAAATTTTTCACTTTCGTTTCGACGATTGCTCGGACGTCCTCTATAATTTGTAGAGTAAAAATCCCCTATCTCTTTATCTTCGTTGTATATTTTAGAAATTGAGATATCTGGCACAGATTTAGATTCATCAACATCGGACAGATTGATATGATTTCCAAGAATCAATGATATTTCAAATTTTGCCTTCATGACAGGGTGTCCCCCGTACAATTTTGATTCGAATGACATATCTTAATTTGTTTAGGACACAAAACGGAGAAGAGAGTGCGAATGTGTCAAATGTCAAATGTGTGGAGTATGTTATGTTGCATAATTAATACATTAAATATTTTGTTCATATATGTTTGAAAAATAAAAGAAAAATCTAAACAATAAAACAGAACTCCGCTTTTGCCTTTCGCAAATTTGATTTTGAAATCGAAACAACGAATTATTTAATTATTTATTTTATATTTCAAGAACGACTCTACAATGAATACAAATTATATACAAATACCACCACCATTGATATTTTCTACAACTTTACAAAAATTTGCAATTCGTGTATGGGGTAATTTACAACAACATATGGTTTTTAACTATACAATGAAAGGATCAGGAGATTCCATTGAAATAAATCCAACAGATGAAGAAGTAATTGCTCTTAATAAATATTGGAAGTATTTCGAGAATTATCTATGTCAAGGCCTACAAGTTTCATGGGCGTGGCAATACAAAAACAATTGGATTATTTCCGTACGATATATTCACAATTTTCAACAATTTACAAACATGCAAGCACGTTCAACTTATTATATGCTTACGTTAAATGCGACCGTGGATGTCTTGAATGATGATAAACTGTTAGATAGCATGACATCAATTATGAAGCCTAGTGCATGTGCCATATTGTAAAAAAATAAAAATAAAAACACAATTAGTGTTTTCCTAATCCAGTACTGGATTTACCATAACCACGTTTCACGTGTTTTTTTCTATCAATGCGCAAAGAAGCCTTGCGCTTTTGAAGTTTTCTTCCTTGGCTATCAATCATTTGTTCTTCATCTTCTTCGTCATCAGGGCTTCCTTGTATCTTTCTCTGCAGAATTTCTTTTTGTCTCTTAGAAAGATTTCTTTTGTTTTTACTTTTTCTCTTTCTTGATTGTTTCGCGTTTGCATCTTCCTCTTCTTCTTCCTCCTCTTCGTCATGTGCATATGGACCATCGATTTGTTCTGACTCTCCAACATAATTTACAATTTGATAACCTCCATTTGCAACAGACAGAGGGAAATTCAAAACCCCAGATCTGTCAAATTTACCATTTTCACGAAGAGCTTCTCTATCAAGCCATCTGGGTAAAACATAATTTGCTAAAGCTACCTGTTTAGTACCTACAGTTACCATTACTGGAAGACTTTGAACAGGATCAACGACTTCTGCGTCCCATGAAGAATCATCAATTAGCCAATAACATCTTATAAGAGGAGAAAACAACATTTCATACACTTCGTGAGAGAAAGATGACGATATTTCATCTATACCGTATTGTTTATCCTTTTCCGAATCGTGAGTTCCGATAAGAGCATAAGGAACACTAGATCCGAGATGGGCAGTATGATACGCGTATGCCCCATCTACTTCTTCCAGTTCGTCTTGAAATATGATAGGCCAAGTGCCTTGTGGGTAAGTATTGTCGTTATGGTCATCTGGAAGATGAGGTTCTTCGCCTTCGCTGACGAATTTGAGAACGACTGTACTATCTAAATTCCAAGCAGTGAGAAAAGCTGGAAGTTCCTTTCTTTGAGCTTCAATTATTAACTTGACATCGTCATCAGACAAAGTAGATGATTTATTGTATACAGCCAAAGTAATTATAGGAAAACTACGACGATATATCTCTGTCAATGAATTTCCATTTACCCAATCCTGATTGGTAGCATCATACGCCAAATTAGCATATCCTTCTTTAAGTACCTCGATATCATCTTCATGTGATGCTGAGGGTTGACAAGTGCAAACATTTGCAACGTTGTTGAAAAAGTTTTTCAACATTTTGAAAGAGAAAGGGATCACTTAAAAATAGAAAAAAAAAGATAGGAAAAGGTTAAAGATAAGATAAGGTGAAACAACGGCACAAATTTATCAATTTTTTTTCTAATCAACATCATCAACTAAATATAAATTCATTTTTTTTAATTTTTATTATCAAATTTGTATTCAAAATCAAACTTGTATTTTTTCAAGCACGTGTATTTCAAATGAAAATATATTTTTATTATCAATGATTGATGGGTGTGACTGTGTAATTGTCTTCCAATTTTTATAGTCAAAGTTGAACCAAGTATCAAAATTAAACTGACTCTCTAGATTTGTAGGATATACTTGAGTGAGAATAATTTTATTACAATTTGGATTTTGCAAAGCCTCGTTGTAAATTTGTTGTCCTCCAATGATAAATATTTTTAGATTATCGTCATCATTTGTTGCTTCTTTCAAAGCGTCTTCAAAAGACGTACAAACAGTGATTCCTTTTATATTATTTGCAAGTGTCGTACTTATAACAATATTTTTTCTATTAGGAAGTGGCTTGCATCCAGGAAGTGATTGATATGTTTTTCTTCCCATTATTACAACACCGCCTGTGGTTACTTCTCGAAAATGTTTCATATCATTTGGCAACTTTCCCATCCACGGGATTGTATTTTTATATCCAATTCCATATTTTGTAATGCTGCTTCCTGAATTCAAATCTGAATCTTTTGATACAAGGCTTCCCGCAACAATAATTGTAAATTGTTTTGTCATTTTTGCTTGATTTATAAATTTTAAACTTTTTAAATTGGAAACAAGATGCAAAGACAAAATGAAAAAAAAAAGTCTGCATATAAAAAATGGTGATAATATGGTCGGAACAGAATTTTGGAAATTTATGTTTTTTCAATTACAATGACGACGACTCTAATAGGTCTATTACCTTGTATAGTTGAAACGCTTTAGCATTGGACAGAGGCGTTCTTCCAAGAGTATCTTTTTGATTTGCTATTTCAATCAATGAAATACCTAACTTATTTACAAGAAAATTTATAATAGTAATTGACAACGGTTCCATGTATTCGCGCAAGAAACCATGATTAAATTCTTTAAATTCATTGTTATCGTTATTATTACTATTATGATTATTATTTTTTCCAAAAAATACTCCATCTCCCGTTGCAAGATGAAGAGCTGTTTTCCCCGTAGATTTACATTGAAATGCTACATTACTTAATCCTGAGTTAACTAACCTTTGAGCAGCATCTCCCAATTGATAAGGTTTTTTACATAGTACCATTATAGGTGTCATAGTTTCTTCATACTTCAATTCGCACAAAGCTTTTGTATTTTTAATATCTATATATTCAAATATTTCCATTGATGTTTTAGCAAGTTCAAAGTCGTACATTAGAGAACTTTTGTTTGGACATAAATCAATTATTGAATTTTTGAGAATGATTAGGGTATCTTTTCTGAGTTTCTCTTTTACTTTAGTAAAATAAAATTTATTTCCTGTATCTATTTTAGCGTAAGTCAATCTTATTGCCAATTTGGTCATGTATTCATCAATAGGAGATGTAACTGAAAATCTGTTCAATGGAACTATTGTCAATATCATCCATAAAAACCATAAGTTTTGATATTTAATACTTCTTGATGATGGCATTAATATGTCATAAATGAAATTTGGAGAATCACATACAGATTCAGGTCTCAAAGACAAGATCAAATGTAAAATTTCATACAAATCTATTCGATGACTATTTTTCAAAGGCGAGTGGTTCAATACTATAAGAAAAGGCGTCATGCCAGAAATATTATCCTTGTAAGACAAACACTCAGGATGCTTTGTTATCAAGTTAGTAATACAACTCTTTTGTCTTGATCTTGTAAAGCTGTTGCTTTTATTAATTAATTTATTCATCCATACAAATAATACTTGAGGGTCAAGTGCAAACTTTTTCTCAATATCCTTATCAGTCATAGACACACAATTACCCATTTGATTTCTTTCTTCTCCTTTCTTTTTTAAAAAAAAAAATTAATTATTATCAAATTAATATTTGTAAATGCGACCCCATACAAGCAAAATCAATTTCAAGTTCTTTTATGATAAGAATGAAAAATAAATAAATAAACAACTCTAAAAAAAAATGAAATAAATAAATAAAAATGGCATTGTATGGATGAATGGGGTGAAAAAGTATACTAATTATGTGGAACAATGGCGTCCAAGGGCATCCAAGCAAAAATGATGACTGAATGGCGTAGTGGTAGTGCTATGCGGCGTGGTGGCGCGGCGCAAGTGTATTTGTATGCGCATGTGCATGTTGGTGTTTTTAGGTGTCTTGCTTCTGATTAAAAGCCTCGAGCAAGAAGCAGCTGCTTCGCACTTGGTCGTTTGTTTGCGATTCCGGGGCCTAGGAAAATATCATAAAACCAGTCGTACACAGGCTTGGGAATGTTGTGGCGGTTCTTGTCGATGAGGTCGTGAATCTTGGACTTGGTCGAAAAATTGTGTCTCTTCTGACCTTCAACGCCTTCTCCTTCTTCGCCCTCGACCTTGATGCGGATTTCACAGCCACCAGGCACCGCGGTTTCCTGCGTGGGAGTGACCGAAAGGACAGGCTCGGCAAACCAGCCCTTCACGAGATTCAGTTGATCTTCGTCTTGTTTGTACTGGTCGCCTTTGTAATCGTAGACGGAGCGCTGAAAAGCCTTGATTTCAAAGAGGTCGAGCAGAATGCAGCCGAAAGCCCAGATGTCGACCGTTTCGTCGAACGACGTCATGGAGGCGCCATTACTCGAGCGCACCTGGGAAGGCATGCTGAGCTCGGGCGCGCGATACTGAGTCGTAACGCACAAAGTATCATTGCGCACCAACGCTCTGCGCGTCACCTTGTGCATAATATGAGCACCTCCAAAGTCGGAGATCTTGGCGACGAAAGGATCAAAGACCATGACGTTGTTAGGCGAGAGATCTCCGTGAATGATGCCGCAGTTGTGGATGTGCTCGAGGCCTCGAAGAATCTCGACGGCAAATCTCAACCGAACCGCGTGAGTGACCACAGCGAGACGAGCAGGAGACGAGACGAAAGTCCAGAGATTGCACAGGCCTAGCTCGAAAACCATGTAGCAGTGTCTCGGGATGGGGGTCCCGTTCGGACCGTTGGTGTTGTTGGGCTGCTCTTTGGAGCTGTTGCGCGTCTCGATCAGGGGCACCACATTGGGGTGGCACACAAGGCTTGACTCTTGAATCAAGCGATTGACTCGAACTTCCTTGGCCGACGTCGTTGTCCACTTTTGCTTTTTGACCGCCACCAACCTTCCGTTGTTCAGAGGGTCTTCGCACTTGTACACTTTTCCGTACGTGCCTCCGCCGAGTACGTTGAGGATGTTGAGACTCTCGACGAACTTTGGCGCCCTGTACTTCTTAGGAGAGGACTTCTCGACGTTCGCCATGGCCTTGTTGTTGTTGTTGGCTTCAAAGCTGAGAAGAAACGAAGCCGCCCCAGTGTTAGCGTTGACGTGGTTGACGGGGACAGCATAAGCGGCGACGTCTGCGGCGTTGTTGTTGCCGTTGTTGTGGTTGTGGTTGATGGGAACAGTATGGGAGGCGGCGACGGGCGCGATGTTCTGGTTCTGGCTGATGTTGTGGTTGTTGAACGGAAGAGGTAGCGTTCGGTCAGTAGAAAGATGACCGGTTCTGTTTATGGAAAAGAAGGGTGGTTGAGGAAGAGTCGAAAACTCACCCCCTGGCTGATGAGCTGTCCAGTTCGCTGACGCGGCCACCCAGTCGGCTTGGAAAGACTTGCTGGGAAAAACGTAGTCGAGTTCCATGGACGGCATCAAAGAGAAAAACGGAGTACTCGAGAGGAAGCACGCAGAGTTGATCGGTTTGACCGACGGGGCTGGAGGCGGAAGAGACTTGTTGTGAAGTTTGTAGCTGTAGTTGTGGTCGCTGCTGCTGCTGCTTCTGTTGTTGTTGTTGTTGACGACGTCGAAGCCTTCAAAGAGACTCTTGATAGGCTTGACGACTTGAATCATGTTGGCATGATTGTTGTAATCCTTGGTAGCACCTGCATTGAAAGTCACCGTCGTAGTGAAAGTCATGGTGCTAATGGTATTGGCTGGGCCCGCGAATGGCATGCGCATAGACATAGCCATAGCGGCGTGCGTGTGTGTGTGTGTGTGTGCGGTGAGGTGCGTGATTGACGGGATTGTGGTTGGTACGGATGTACTCTTTCGTCTGGTGTTGGAGCGTGCTCGGTTGCTCAGTGTCGTGGATTGGTGATGGTGATGGCGTTGGCGTTTGTGGTGACGATGATGGGTGGGTGGGAGGAGTTGGTTTTTGTTGGGTGTTGAATTGATTTTTTTTTTTGGATCGTTTTCGTTGTTTGCGATGAGCGAATGACAGGATGGAAGAGACGAATTTGGTGAACGAATTTCATTCGGACATATTGCCGCTGTTTTTCAAGTGATTTATTTCCGCCAAGTTATTTTATTTCAGAAAGATCAGATTTTTCCAACCCATAAACGTGACTAATTTGGCAAAACAAAAAAACCTTTTTTTTTTCAACTCAAATTACAACTGTTATTCATCCGTTGAAACTACTTTTTTTGTATTTCACGACAATCAATCAATACGCAATAACACTAGCAATTTTATCCAACAACAACAACAAATGGATGAAAATGCGGCGCGTGAGTTTATAAAATTGAATAAAGAATGGCTACCCATGCATATAAAATTATGTTTGGAAAATAAAGAAAATGATACAAATATAAAAATATCTACACGACCTTTGATTTATGAAGATATAATAATGATTAGTATTGCTGTGATACACTTTCACAATAAACCAAAATGTGGAGATGCTGATCGCATGGTGACTTGGTTTGTGAAACCTACAGATAAAAACGGAGAGTGTGGGTATGAGTTTATATATGAAGTATTTGGTTGGGATTCTAGTGAAAAATATATGCAATTACATACACGCAATTACGTAATTCATGCTTCCCATATGGATAAAGTCGTATACTTTATAGATAAATCAAGTTTAAATGTTTTTAAAAAATGTTTCAAAAATATGAGTTTGATTACAGATAATTACTGGGATAATGGTTCAGATGGTTGGATTTGTAACACAAATTACCAAGAAGAGGATACATTTACATTTCTATTATATACTTCTTCATGGTATAGTAAAAATAGTAAAATTACATATACAAAATATACAGCTCAAATTGAAGATATAATTCAAAATAACGAAGATGAATTTTTTAATTGTGTAGAGAGTGGTCCATTTTCTACTGACATATTATACGAAAATATTTTCAATAGTCAATGTTGCCCGAAGGAACCAAACTCAAAAAACCTTCCTGAACTCAGAGCAATGAACCCAACACAAATATCGTCAAAAGGAGGATATATGTACAGAAAACTTAAAAAGGAAAACGATCAAGATAAATCAAAAACATCAGTATTAAAGTCATATGTCGATCCTCAAACAAGAGTTTCAAGATTATTTAGTACTTTTAAATTTGGATTTGCTCGTTATAGCGATGTTGGTGTTGGTTTACGAATGATGTGTTATGACGACAAAGAATCTGTAATTTCACCCATATTACAAACCAATGAAATTATAGTTACCATGGTTTACAAAAGAAGAAATATAGATACAGACAAAGATTGGGAAATAGACATTTTTAATTATCCTCATGGATATGGAGATTATTTTTCAAGTTGGGTCGCTGTCATTGACAAAAAGTCAGGCAAGTACCTCAAACTATGGAATAGTCCTGATTTCAAATTTGAGGGAAGTGTTTTTTATTCATCAGTCATTCCAAGAACATGTGTTCATTCTTTATCATTGTAAAGTATGTCTGATTCTGTTTTAGCGTCTTTTTGTTCTCCATTGTTTATTTTAAATTTGGAAGCATCCAATAAAAAACCCTGATCATTTAAACTCATTTTAGTATGCATCCAACGCTTCACAGGTTCTAAACAATGTTTATGGTAAAGTACTTTCCATATAGCATCGCTATCAAATGCTATATTGTCAACCATTAAATTTAGAAACGGAATATCATTTCTGATACAAGCCAGTTTCAGAGGCTCAAAAAAACTTGGAGTATTGATATCTGTATCTGTAATTAATCCTAATTGTAAACAAACGGATTTTTCCAATACAATAACTTTGATAATATCTGTAAGTCCATTATTTTTGTAAAGATTGAACAAATCAACATTTTCGAAAGCAACTTCGAAACACTCTATTGAACTTTTATATTGCTTTTTCCGTTCTTCCAAAATGTTGTCGGGAATTGTCAAGTGTGGTCGATTCATAAACAATTGAAGTTTACAAACCAGAGAAAGATTTTCAAATTTAGAGAAAAGATTTATTAAACGATCTTGTATAGGATGCTGTTCGGAGTATAGTTTTTCTTTATCAACAGACATAAGAGTTTCTATTAAATGCTGTGATGTTGTTGTCCATTTGCCATTATCTGTAATTGATAGCACTGTGACAATGGTTTTGTCTAAAAGTAGATCAAATAAATTTTTAATAAACGTTTGATAAGATTTCAAACCAATATCGTTATATTTTTGAATATGATGTATAAAATCAATAATAGTAATTTTACCAATTTTACTATCTTTATCTTCAAGAGCCAATTGAAACAATACTTCACTACCAATAAATCTATCATAAAGTTTTACTGATCGATGTGTCCCAAGATTAGCCAATTCACTTCTGACTGTTTGCCAATATATTTCTTCTTGGTCATAATAATTTGTAATTTCAACTTTGATATCAAGTGACGACTTGAAAATATATCCCATTCGTTGCAGCATTATAAACCAATCATTGTCATCAAAAACTATTCCACACTTTTTTAATATAATCCACACGTCTTTTCTGATTTGATTATGAAAAGAAAAACATAACAAAAGTTTGAGTATGGACGAAGGAACCGGTGGTATAGATCCATATCCGTAAGTACGTACATATAAACTTGCTATATTTTCAATCATTGGTATCCACATAACTCGAACAGCCACATAAAATACCGACATTTGTTGGTGACATAGTCTATTTTTATTTTCTATAGTTCTATATGCTCTTTTAATTGGAAACATAGTGCTCAAAAAAGATTTGTGAATACTTGGATTTTCAAGTTCAAATTTATTAAAAACAATGTTTAATGCCTCGTGCATATTAGTACAATTTATGAAACTCCTGTTTCTAGATATTTTAGAAACCTCAGCATATTTTTCTTGGGCGTCATTTATTGCAATGTTTGAGTCTCTTAGAATTTCTAAAAGCATGGATGATATTGATTCTGAACTGAGATTACAAGACTCAAATAATTTAATATATGTTTGTGAAGCTTCGGATGTATTTCTAAAATATAAAGAATCTAAAATTGCCGCTTTAATATCATTGTTGAAAAACAAAAGATCATTTGTTGTGCAAGTCAGTGATGAAAGATCACAAGATATCAATTCATCCACAAAACTTTCCATGTCTGGATACGTACAACTTTTAAAATTCACTATTGATCCAAATTTCACATGTTGATGTGGAAGTTTGCATATAGCGGCTAAAAGTTTCCACCATTTGCGCTCGATAGCAATTTGATTTAACATTTCAATATCTAAAGCTTCAATGCAATCAATTGCATCTTGCTCTGTTTGTATTTTATTTGTAATTAATTTTTTTTGTTGTTGTTTGATTTTATTTATTTCTATTTCAGCCAAAGATGAAGATGACGGCAAGATTTCATTTGCTTGTGATAACGATATAGACGACGCATGTGATAACGATAACGACGATGGTGAAAAAATATCAGGATTAATTTTTTGATAACCTAAAGCGACCGGGTTACAAAAAGGTTCAATCACTTTCTTTCGATAGGACGATGTCGATGTCGATTGACTTTGTCCCATGGTGCCGTCAATAGTTAAATGTGATTAAAATTAAAAGGTCAAATATTGTAACAAGAAAAAGAATAAATTTAAAAGTAAAAAATCTAGCACAAATGAAATGAAAAGGGAAATGCGTAATAAAAATTAATTCAAACGAAATTATAATTTTTAAATCTGGAAATCGAGGAGGACTTTCTTTAACTTTGATCTGCAAACAAAAATGTTTATTTGTTTTGAATAGTATACACTTGTCTTAATCTTTGGGGATAGAAATAGACCAACCTGATTCGAATTCGATCAACTGTCCAGGTTGATGCGGTGTTTGAGGAGGTGATGCGGTAGAAGGACATCTTCCTCCGTATAGTACTTCGGAACTTGCTCCTACTTTACACAAGAGTCGATACCACTCATCAAATTCAGGATGCTCGATATCTTCTTTAGATAAATATTGGATTTCATTACACATTTCTAGTATATCCCATGCGTTAAGATCATAAGAAGTGCCCTTGACATTTCCACAAAGTGCAGAAAACATTTCTCTATTAGTAGTAATATATTTCACTTTCCAGGTCATACAGCATTGCAAAACATGATATATTTTATTTAGATCCAGTAAAAGTCCAGAAGGATATACATCTCCTGGACATCCAGGCTCGTCATCTTCATTTCGTTCATTTTTTAGATTTAGATAGTAACAACGCCCAGTAATTTTTTTTTCCTTGTCGTTGTTGATTGTTTTATTGTTGATGTTATTTTGCATTTTTGTACGAGTATTTTTGAGACTATTAAGGCTATAAAGGCTTTTGTTATTTGTTTTATCACTTACAAAAGAAGAAGAAGATCTATTTTTTGTGCAAATAAAATCTGAAATAAAATCTGAAATTTCAATCCTTTTGTAAATATATCGAATTTGTAAACATTACAGCATCCCACACACAAGCATTTTTCTTATCATTCCATTTCAAAAATATTAAACACCTGAGCCGGTATACTATCCACTTAACTAGCATCATCATCATCAACAACAGCAACAAAGTCATGTCGAAACGCACTTCTTCCCAGGCGGATATAGCTGCTGACAAGTCTGCGCCTGCTAATACTGCAGCCGGTGGTCAAAAAAAAATTGCAACTGTGCAAAGCGTTACTCTCCATACTGCTCGATCAGCACAACAAAAAAATAATAGCTTCCATTATGAAAGCTTTGCTTTTAACTTTCTCAAAGTTGTTGGAAAGGTTTTGAGTTATGATGTCATGGATCTACCTGCCATTTCTGACGAAGAAGAGGGATGTACAGTTGTAAAAATTGTTATCGAGGAACTTCAATCTACAAATGAAAATGACAACAACAAATCAATTGATATGGATGTTGATACTAATAATAATGATGATGCCAATGGTTTTGTTAGTGGTACCACTTCGAATAATATTAGTGATCAGGAAGTCGACACTGGTAATAACCCGTCATCGCCCTCTTCTTCGTCTTCTTCGAAAAATAAGATATCGTCCTCTAGCAAATTTACTGTTCGTGTAGCCGATGTCGATATGCCTAATATGATATGGCTACGCAAAGATCCTTTATCTGTTGGAGAAGTTATCAAAGTAATCGGCAATTTGACAAATAGTGGAAATGAACGTTCTTTGAATCCCATGAAAATGTATAGATTGGATTTGTCCACCCCGCAAGGAAAAGCGGAAGCAGACGCTCATATCTTGGAAGTTGCTTTGTGTGATCAAATCAGATCAAAGGGAAGTTCCAACATGCTACTTAGAAACTTGATTGGATCCAAAAAAATCAAGCTTTTCCACGATGTCGATGAAAATGAAAGTTCGATTGTCAATTCAACTTCGGTCGCTTCTTCTTCTTCGACAAAGAAAACAGGTCTTTCTCAGGTGCAAATCAAAATTCGTATTCGCGAATGTGTCATCAACTATAAAACAACTAATCCCGACTCAGCCAACACTGGTATGCTGATTGAAGATATCTGCAAAAGTCTTGATGGAATTGTTTCGTCTGATCTCGTAAAATCAACAGTGGATTCCCTTATAGAAGATGGTGATGCATACCCAACCATTGACGATCAGCACATTACCATTATTTAAATTTTGTATATGAGTACTATTAATTATTAATCATTATCATATTATATATATACAATTTCATTGTAAACAACCAATATCCAAATTAGTTACTAGTTACGAAACGAGAGACTTGTTGATTATTGCTAAAACAATCAAATTAAGGCTTAGATAATATGTTGACTTTGCATTTCTGTGATTGATATGAGATTATTATTATTATTATCTTGTGTTGATCAAATAGAATTTTTTATAGTATTCATATTGGTTCGTTTATATGCGCTTATTTTAACTTATTTAGTTCGTTTATCTATACGCGCAGTTGATAAGAATTTCTCGTTTCTTTCGTTGTTTCACGTCACGGTCATGCAATAAAAAAATCTACAAAACAAAAACATTTTTATAGAAATTTCAGACATTTCCTTGTCCTCATCTAAAGTCAATTTTTTTTCTTGTCACACATCAAACACAATTGTTGGCGTACAAGATTAAATTTTGAACGAAAGAGCGCATAACAGCAATAATAATATCAAAGTAATATCAATAACAATAACAAACGATAATATAACACTATGCCACCTAAAAGAAAAAATCGTGGGGATGATGTTAATACGAAAGTAAAAAAACGCAAGGCTGTATGTCAAGTACGAATGATTTTTAAAGACGCAAAAGTATTTACTAAAACGATGGGTCGAATCAAAGATTCAAAAGATGCTGATATATGGTATAAAGTTGAACAGAAAAATGGACTATCATTCAACGTGAATGACCCAAGCGGTATTTGTGGTTCCTTGGTGAATATTTCTCCTGCGGCGTTTAGTAAACTTGAAATACCACATGATTTTTTTGTTGCATTAAAACTAGCTCATATTCACAGTTTTTGTAAATCAGTTAATAAATCAAATGACACGTTTGGTATTCAAGTAGCTCTATATGAAAAAGAGGACTCTTTATCTAGTGTCCAAAAACTCGCTCCAGATGACAAGATAACCTTTCTTAGAAGAAGTCCTCAAAATGTAGTTTCAAAAGAGCTCATTCCTGTTATTGATTTAGACCAATCATTATTTGAGCCTGAAGACATGGATTATGATGCAAATATTACTATGTGCGCATCTCACTTTCATTCCATTATAGAATATGCAACCACTATTTCTGACGTTATTTGGATACAAGTGACAGATGATTCAGAAGTCCGATTTGCGGTCGATTGCGGTTCTAGATCAAAAATCACTGTTATCCCTGCTAATTCTGGACCATGTTCATCCGACTCAAATAATAATGATAACGGAAATGAAGATAATGATCAAAGCGACATGCATTGGGCTAACTGTGATGATGATTCGGATAAACCTACATGGGACGATGGTGAAGATTCAGATATAAATACGTATGATTGCGACAATAACGGTAAACGGAAACGTAGGAAAGTACAAAAACAAACCAAAAAACCTGAACTGATGAAGACCTCCGATCCTAAAAATGTATTCAATAAAATGAGCTCATCTACCGTGAGAATAAAATGCAACAGACCTGTTATTTCAGCCATAACATCTAAATTTCTTTTGGCTTTTGCGGAATGGAAGTCATTGTCTCCATATGTTTATATATCTCTCAAGGAAAACTCGATATCAAGTTTTGAATTTAGTTTGCAAGATGAAAAAGGAGTCAAACTTGTACATGCACATACGTTTATCGCACCTCGCATTGAAGAAGATGAAACTATTGATAAAATCAAGGCTCTGTTTGACCAAGATGAGGAAGGCGAAGGAGAAAACAATGACGAAGAGGAGGAAGATGATCAAGAAGAAGAGTAAAATAAAATCATAATTATATTTTTTGTTTTTGTTACTTTGTTATTTTGTAAGTACAATATAAGAAATCATTTATTATTTATAACATGTAATTTGAAATTTGAAACAAATCAATCTATTTATCTACTGACAATGTATGACAACAAATTGTGTTATATGTAAAAAATAAATATAACTTGTTCTTTATTAAGAGTATTCTAAATGAACAGATGTTACAAATGGATTTTTTTTTATAATTGACTCAATCGCCAAAAGTTTTTCTTTTGAATAAATATCATTTCCCATCATAGATATTGAGGTGACCGGTGATGTGCTTTCAGATATAACCTCCGCAATAGCAAACGCACCCATATATTCTATCACATTGCGAGACAAATTTATTTCTTTAATAGTTTTGTTAATTTTAAGTGCATTCGCTATGGCATATGCACCATCATTTTTAATGAAATTTGATGATATATCCAAATAATTTATACGTGATGATGAATTATTAGATATTATTGCATCGAAAATTGCTTTCGCTCCGATACATCCAATTTGATTGCGCCTTAGTGAAATTGACAGTATATTTGAATTTTTTTTAATAATATTATTTGCAATAATTTTAGCAGCTTCATGAGTTAAACCATTGTCACTCAAATCAATTGATGTTATAGATGAATTTCTTTCCATACAAGAAGAGATGTGTAATATTCCATCAATGCCAATACCACAACAGCTAAAATCCATTGTATTGATGGTCGGATTTTTTTGATTACTTATAGCATTAGCAATAATTTGCACACCTTCATCGCCAATAGAATTTGAACTTAAATTAATAAACGCCAGTGATTTACTTTCTTCGATCGCTCGAACAAGAAATCTTACACCATTTTTGGTTATAAAATTGCATCTTAAATCAACTGAGGTTATTACTTGACTTTTGTTGATGGCATTTCCGAGAACTTCGAGATCTTTATCGCCAATCCAATTTCCAATTAAATCAATTGAAGTTAAACAATTCTCTTCGATCAGAACAGACATTATTGAAACCCCTTCACCGCCAAGGTTGTTGTAATTTAGATTTATATATGTTAATGATTTATTCATTTTGATGGCGGTAGCAATAACTTGCATTTCGTTACTTCCTATCGAATTATTTCCCAAATCAAGAAAAGACAGGACCTCGGTCTTTGAAATGGCAGCCGCAATAAATTGGACCCCTATCGTATCTATGTTGCATCCATAAAGATTGATTGAATTTAACGAGGGACTTTCTGTTACGACAGACGCAAGATGTCGAACTCCCTCAGATTGAATATAAACATTGTTACACAAATCAATAGAAGTGATACTTGAACTTTTTTTGATAGCGTCCGCAAGGAAAAGAGCTCCCTGGGCTCCTATTTTATTAAAACCTAAATTAATTGCGACAATTTTGCTTTTATTCTTTTCGGTATCGATAAGAAGGTCCGCAATTAATTCGACGTCGTCATCTCTTAATCCAAGACCTTCCAAAGTAATTGATGTTATGGATCCGCTGTCTTTGATTGCATCTACTATTGCTTGTACATCTCTGCTGTGTGTTATATCGCAATTGTTGCTAATTAAACTGATGGACTTCATAGTTTTGCTATGTTTAATAGTTTCCGCAATTGAATGATAATTAATTGGTTTTTGTTTACCATTAATGACGCACGTTGTAATATGATATCCATATCTGGAAAAGATAGATTGATACATAATGTGCGACTTGAGGAAACGCACAGTGTCATTTCTGCACGGCATGCAAGTACTTGCACGAAACCATATTTTATTTGTTTGACCGCAAGCAATAGTCTCTTTTAAAGTTAAACATGAAAACGTAATAAATAATACGTCGTTATATAAGCATGTGTATGTCTTCTTCATAATGTTTGATACTTATCAGAGACAGTTTTTCGTAAATTTTCCAGTCTTAATTGATTGTTGAAAGAAATGGGAGCCTATTTTTGCAACATTGGCAGATTTTTTGCTAATTGGCTCTAAGAGCATTGTCGACTTGTCTTAGACGTCTTTTTTCAAGAAATAGACAAGGGCCAAAGACATTGAAAAGTGTAGGATACTTTGCGAAAATTTAAAGACGCTCTGTATTTTTTATTTGAAAAATAGTTTTTTACTCGTTCTTTCACTCTTTCACCAATAAGCACGTACTTTCAATTCAAAAACAAATCAATTCAAATTAACAAACAAATGTTCAGTTCATCTATCCATTATCAAAAACTATTATTACACTATACCCCCGCACAGAGATCTTCAATTACAACAACCACAACATCTTCTTCTACTTCTACTTCTTCCCCTGGAATCGATTAAGCCTCCTCGATTGGCTACTTCTTCTTCTTATTCTTCTTCGCCTTTTTCTTTTTCTTCTTTTTATTCTTCTCAAACTTCATACTTCTTTATCAAAGATCTAAATTTTCTCAACGGCATTTATATCAATGATTCCAAAATCGATCCCAATACGTTGATTCGTTTGCGCGAAGATGACCGCATCAGGTTTAGCCCTCGAACAAAAAATGCCTGTATATACTATGAAGCATTTTACATCGCAGACGAAAAAACCGAAAAGAGAAACAAAAGAATTCAAGATACCGGTTGGAAAGGCCCTCCACTTCCTCCCATTTCCTCTATCTTCCCCAAAACACCTCTCACGATCAAAGACATTCGCATTGAATACACATTCACTCACAAATGAACAAATAGGCATTTATGCGCACAGTTGTGTATTTGGACGAAGCTTTGTGTATTGGCGATTGTTATGGGTATTGGCGGATCGATATTGAATATTGATTCATCCATTGATATCAGCGCCGCGAAAATAGTAGATTGAAATACCATGTTTACCAATGTTTGCTTATTTGTTTGTTTTTTTTTTATTTACAACAGATCAACGCCCATTTCATCCACCTTCACTCCATAGTCACTCACTCACTCATTCGCTTTGTTGCTACTCAACCATCCATCCGCACATCCACACACATCCACGCCACCACTCGCTTACTTACCAACGCCGTTGCTGCATCAAACATGTCTTCGCACAACACCTTTTCTGAAACTGCCGATTCTGAACGTCGTCGTCGAGATGATCTGGTCAAGAGCATCTCAAGTAGCCTTCGGCCATATTTGCAAGATTCGACACGTCATTGGATCAAATTGGTTCCCGAAGAGGAAAACCACGTTGATATCAAGATTGGATCGTACCATGAAATTTACGCATTCACTCTGGGTATTTCCGGCCATTCCATAAGGGCACAGATCAATCAGTCCGTTTTGGATTTGGTTTGTGCGTATCTCAAGGCCGATGGATACAATGTCGATGTTTATGACACAGACGCATCTGTCTTGAAAAATCCGGGCACAAATTCTACAAACGCACCCAAGCGCCACAGTTTGCGTAATCAAGAGCCGACGTCCGATTGCAAAAGACAAAAATCTCGAGAGGTAATCTCGTTTCCTTCTGTCGCGTCTGTATTTTCCCAACACGAGACCAGACTTGCAAAGTTTGATATCGAGACTCTTAATATTGTGAAAGAGTGTATCGACCAAGGCTATATGATGGGTTTGGTCGAACCTACCACGCACCATAAGCGTGGATATCGAGTTGTGATAGATCACTTGAAAATGTCACAACACAACAGATCACCGAAAGACTTTGTCAATATTGCTCCTGCGCTGCGGGATCATCTCGGCGAAAATTGTTTTGTCACATGCAATAAACACGGAGACAAGGTTGTGATCAAAGTTAGGGAGGTTTAAAGAAAATTATACAAACAGAAACCTCTATTTCTCTCTTTCTCTTTCTTCCTTTCTTTTTTGATACAAATGTCTAGTATAAAGCAAATAAATAAAAATCTGTTTTTTTTTAAATTTTAAAAGTATATTAGTAAACGCGTCGATACAATTTTCCTTTTTTAACAATGCCTAGCGTCGCGACACTTTTCTTTGTATGGGTGGGAAAACGAGTACCACCGTCCTTGAGATCTTTTTCAATTTTTATAAGAATGTCATTTTTATATAAAGATGCATCAACCTCATTTGTAAAGGACTCCGAGGTTCCGTTTTTGTTCAACGTTACAACTGTTTGAATAAGTTTAACGGGCTTAGTCAACATACTCATGTCAATTACTTGCAATTTTTTATGTTTGATAATCTCGGGAGTAATTTCGGGAGTTTGATATGATGGAGACGAAGATGACGATGATAACGACGGTGAAGAAGACGAAGATGGTGATGATGATAACGATTTGTGTTTTTTAACAGACCTATATATATCATTCTCGTCAATTGTAGGTTTACGTTTTAACGAAGAAGATGAAGAAGTTAATATTGATACGGATGAAGAAAGGGCGACACATTTTTCTAATTTTACGTCTTCGTCTTCTTCTTGTCCTCCTCCTCCTCCTGTCATTACTCCTCTGGTTCCATTATTACTTGGCTGACATTTCGTTGGGGGTATAGGCTCCGTTTTTTTGTTTAAATTATTGAACCACTCATTATACAATTCTTCGTCCGTCATAGCAGCTTCTTCTTTCTTTACTTGAATAGAAGGCGACGAAGAGTAAGAATACGAAGAAATATTACCACCATTCACAAATCTATGCACAAATTCATCCGACATGACATCATCATCCACTTCGATGCCTTCATATTTCGTTCCATAATGCATCCAATACAACAAGGCTATAAATAGCTCATGTACATCTTCTTGATATTCCATCTGTCGACTGTCTCCAAATCTTTTATTTTTTGTTCTCACAAGACTAAGCAGATGAGGGTCTTTGCCTCCCATAGCCATATAAATATTAGCAAGTGATTGGGCAAATCGTAGACGTTCCCATCTATCATAACTCTCGATACTATTAACATCCACTCCCAATTGTCCAATAAAGTAATCAATGCGCGATACCTTGTATTTGCGATTATCATTATAAACAGCATTATCTTCTTCTTTTTCTTCTTCGCAATCTTTATTATTTCTCGAAGCCAGTTTATGGTCATTTTGATGTTTATCAAACTTTTTTTTTGGCTCTTCAATTTTATCCATCAAATATTTTTTATTTTGATTGCCAGTTCGTTTTCTCGAACTAGAACCAGAAGAGATAAAACTATATCCCATACCTTCAAATAAAGGATTGCCTCGACCGTATAATTGTAACAGACAGTTATTTTTTCTTTCTTTAAACTCGCCAGTTATTTTCCACGCAGCAATATCTAATTGTTGTCTAATAAAATTAGCAATTTTGATATGAGATATAACTTTAAAACCTTTCATAATACGCTCCAACACGTTAAAATTTGTAAGATATAAAATACCTCTACTGCACAATAAAATTCTTGCCATTTGCATGGAATAATATTGACATATTTGAACATGTGTTATTTCCGGATCCATAGCAAATATATTATTTGGTTGCAAGATAAAAAATTTATGTTTTTCATCAGGCTTATCTTTTGACAAACGTTGAATCAACCCATCAGATTCCCAGGTTGACAATAAAGAACGAACACTTTTTTTGTCGGACACCTCACTATATCCTTTAAACAATAAAGAATCGTGAAAAGGTTCAGTAAATCTTTCTTTTCTATTTTTGAATTTTGCTGTAATATTATATAAACGACGAATGACATTGGCCTTTAAAATAATACTAGACAATTGTCTTCCTTCGATACTATTTGGTCTTGGAAGAACAATTTTGGGTTCAATTTGTCCAACAAATCCATATCCTATTAAAGGCAAAAGCTCTGCTGAGAGAACTTGTCCATTCGACTGGACAGATATTTTAATAATAGCCTCTCTTCTTTTGATTGGATGATATGCAATAGGAGCAATCATACAATCATTTTCTAAAACAACAACTTGAGATCCTTCGGCAACATGAGCCAATAATGGACTATCATCATCGCCAGTGAGTGTATAGCTATATGGTTGCGGGAATGGTCCAGAATATACACTTTTGGATTGTAATGGCCAAGATGGAGCTGACCATTTCATTTTACCTGTTTGATCAGCTTTAAAAATAGCATGATCTAAAAATGATGATTTCTTTTTAGTTTTAGAAACAAAATCAGAATCAGAACTATTATTACTATTATTGTTATTATTAATATCGTCATCCATGATTCCCGAATCTCCTCCTATAGGAAGGACAGATGCAAGAATATCACGAGCAGAGTTTCCTAACGGCGTAAAAACAGATTTATTTTTATTGATTGGGTTGTGTTTCGCTTGCATTGCGTCAATGTTTATGGAATTTACTTCCTGTCGAATTTGAGAGTCCGACACACGAGTATACTTTACAAGTGTAGATGTCATTCCTGGTATTTGATAAAGAGTCGGATTTGGTTCTGCATATTCTGCCAAAAACAAAGCATCATTCTCTTTGCTTTTAAGATATGGTTGAATAGCAACCCATAAATCTTGGGGTATATCTTTTAATGCCAAACAATAAGTTGATATTGTTGTTTTGGATGTACACTTTTTATCCATGATTATGTTTTACTTTTTTTTTCTTTCTTTCGTGGTTTGAAAATGTAAAAACATTCTTTTAATCAGATTGCAACAAGTAGTGTGTGGTTGAATCAACTTTTGAAATTTCTGAGAGCAATCGCCTATGTCTCGAATTCTCGACTCGACCGACCTATATTTTTTTCTTTTGTCATTTCTGCAACAACAATCAATCCAAAGCAAAATAAATAAAATAAAAAAGAAAGTCCAATGTTTAATCAAATACTAAAACATCTGTCTTGTTTCAAGGCGGTGACAGATCAGGATAAAGATAGGGAGGGGGAGGGGGATACTAACATATTGAAAAGTAATATATACGAATCTCATCAACACAAACGGGCATGTCCATATTTATATAAAGATGTACTTTGTGTTATTTTCAAATATCTTACACTTTCAGAATTAGTCAAAGCTGGGCATGTTAATAAAAATTGGTTTTATACAAGCATCAACATTCCGTCGAGAAACGATTATTTGAAATATGCTACCCCTAAAACTGCATATAAAGCAATTTCATCTAAATATGGATATTATATCAACAAAGCAAACTTCGGTATTGGAATGTCGTCTAAAGACGTGAACAACATTGTAAATTTCATCAAACATGGAATATCTTTACGATCGTTAAGATTGGACCATAGCAAGTTTACAAATGATGACATTAAAATTATTTCGCAGGCTATTGAAAAAAATTCTTCCATAACACACATTGATTTTTCGTATTCTGGTCTAAAATGTAAAGGAGTCTCGTCCATTATAAGAGCTATAGAACAAAACCCATCTATTACATCTGTAAATTTGGAATCTAACAATGAACTTGGAGATGAAGCAGCTATAGCATTTACAGGTGTTATAAATCATAATAGGAATTTAAAATTTATTGATTTAAGTGGATGTAGTATTACAGATGATGGCGCGATACTTCTTGCATTGGCAATATCAAAGAACAAGACAATTACATCGATTAATTTAAGTTATAATATGATAGAAGAAAAGAGTATAATGTACTTAGCAAATGCAGTTAAAGACCATCCGTCTATTACTTTGCTTGATTTAAGTTATACTCTCCCAACCCAAGAGAGTATTAAGGCAATTTGTCATTCTATAGAAAAGAGCCAGATTATGACATCGTTAGTTATGAAAGGAGTTGATATCGGTTCCAATTTAAATAATATCAAGAGTATAACTTCAATTATCGAACATAATCCGTATATAAATTTTGTTGATTTAAGTTGGAATAAGATCAAACATGATGGTGCAAAAATTATTGCTACTTGTTTATCGAATAATTTTACAATTACTTCAATTAATCTTGGAAGCAATAAATTTAGAGGTGAAGCTCTAAAAATATTGTCATGTATGATTAAAAATAGTAAAAGTTTACTTTCGCTAGACTTGAGTAATAATTTACTCGATGATCAAGATGCAAAATGTATATCAGAATCTATTGAGAAAAGTGTATCGGTAACCACAATCAATTTAAAAAATAACTGTATAACATATAAAGGTGCACAATTTCTTTCTCGTGCTATTTCTAAAAGTTCAACTTTAGTTTCATTAAATCTTAGAGGAAATAATATTGGCAAAGAAGGACATCAGTCAATTTCAAATGGAGTTTCACAAAATACCGTTAATAATAATATAATACGTGTTCTTATAGAATTGCAATTGGAAAATTGTCGTATTGATGCTGTCGTATCTTCTTTTTTAAAATGAAAATTATTCATCTTGATTCATTGTTCCTTGTCTGTATATATTAAAACATACACTCACTATCTTATATTTCATATAGAAATACAAGAAAAAAATATTTTGACATAATTTTTTTTTGTTTCTATTGGTAACAATGAATTCACCTCCATCTCCTCTTCCTTTCTTGTCTTTACCCCCTGCTATTGGTACCGATGCGTCATCTGTATCTTCATCGTCTGTATCTGCGCTTGCGTCCTCTTCTTCAAGATATATACCTTTAAACAGAGCACTTGAATTACAATTGTCTGCAATTCAAAATTCTGCCTATAATTACTCTTCGTCACCAACGACCCCTTCCTCGCGATATTTAAAACCCTCTGTTTCTCCTTCTCCTTCTCCTCCTCCAACGCCTACGCGTACACCGACCCCTTCTCAATATTCAATAAAACATGAAAGAAATATAGGACCAGAAGCTTCAATGTCCTATTGGAAAAACTGGTTAGAGAAGCTTTATAAGGAATCAAAAAGAAATGGTTATAATCAGGCTTGTATGACTATAACCATTGCAAATCCACTTTCTCATCGAGCCATGTTATTTTCAAAAAAGAAGCGATCAGATTACAAATCTTTTTCTCGTCAACAACAACAACAGAGACTTGATTTACTTCCTAAATCGATCGATGATGCTATACAAATACTTCGCTCTGGAACAAATAGTAATTTTGATGTCTCCAATCATTCGGATGGAACACTTTATGAAAGCATTTATGTAGAACAAAAAAGAATTTCAATTAGAAAAGCTGGAACACTCGATCAATACGATTATTGGCCTATAGAAGAAGTGGAAATATGGATTTTAGCATGGCTTGTTTTACATTATGGTGTTGGATTTTCTAAAACTGTCATGAATGTAACATTGACAAACTCTGTAAAATCCAGCAGTGAAATACTTTATAAAATACCTCCATCTAGAGTTTCAAAGTTTTGGAATATCACAATTGAGAAATATAAAAGAGTTTCATCCGAATACAAGGAAGATGAAGGATCATCATCATCATTACAATCACAATTAAAAGAAAAAAAGAATATTGAAGAAGAAAAGGAAGAGGGACCAGATGTTGTTAAAATACGTGATAAATCTTTTAAATCATGCACGCAAATAGCAAAAAATATTTGTAACTTGTATGGAACTGCATTGGAGCCTAATGAGTATTTAGTATGGACTTTGGCAAGTTATCACGCAATAAAACAACATTTCTGGATTCCATTAGTTTTCAGATTTAGTTCGTTTTCTTCTTCTTCTTCCTCTTCTTCTTCATCAGCCTCGTCAATTTCGGCATTTTCATACATGGAAGAATCAAAAGATGTCGTAAATGTGCGTGTATATCGAGATAAGAAAGATCCAATACCTTCCAAGACCTGTATAGATGTGAAATTTGACACTGAAAGTCAGGAAAAATACCAGAAAGAAGAACCTCGACGACAACAATACGTAGATAAACCTTTTTACAACACTTGCTACATTAACTTTTTATCTACACATGGTAGTTGCTCAAGATTTTTTTCAGACCATTCTGGCACACAGTTTATTTTATTAATAAATGAGATTTGTAAAAAGTTTCGAGTAGATTATGCACACCTCCTTGACTCGGCAACTGTAGTATCCAAGGTCATACACAAACAAGTATCTCTCAAACTTTTACAATATATAAAATCTGGAGATTTATTTTATGGAAATGTATGCAGATTCCGCCCAGATAAAAATATATATAGATTGATGAAAAATGTTTATTCTCAATTCAAAGATATGACTGTGAATGACTTGTTTCAAATAATTGAATCATTCAATAAAGATTATAAAATGGCACGTCAATGTATAAATGAAGAACAATCAAAAGAAACCATTTCCTTTTCTACTTTACGCAGCTATCCTTTTATGCCAAATGTAGATATTTCATATATTCAAGGCTCTATTACCTTAATATCATGTATGTCAGCCAAAAATGCACACATTTTAGCAAATATCAAGTCCATAAATTCAAAGACAAAAGAAATCCAAACTCCATACGTTTATGATGATAATGATGATTCGTATATTTATTTTATTACACAAAAATGTCATTCGATACTTTCAAAAGTTGATCCCACCACAAAGATATCGGATATTATTTATAGAGAAGCGACACTGAAACAAACAGAAATAATTACCTATATAGGATTTTTTGTTGTAGGTTTACACGCAATAGTTGACATATTTTTATCAAATGACAATATTTTGCTTGATAAATATTTTGTTTATGAATAAGGGGAAAAAATTCTTTCATCTTGTCTCTTGTCTTATCTTTCCTCTTGTCTTTTTGAATACATTTATATTATTTAAATTCCACAATTGTATTTTGCATTTTACATTTTACATTAGAATTTATAATTTATAATATAAAATGTTGTTGTCCGAAAGAAATCGGGTTTTAAAACAAGCCAAGATCAAAAAATCTATTGCTCACAAAAATAATAATAATAATAAAAAAAGCACAGACATCAATAACGTCGATGGTCGCATCGAGGTTCCAAAATGGATCCCAAAAGTTGCTAGACCTTATGTTGTCAAAAAATATAGTTCTGTCTTGGGGCAGATTTTTATTTGGAAAAATTCAACCGTCGACATTTATGGATATAAAGGTTTTGACAAAGATATGAAATGCAGAGAAATGCAGTATAAATTAAATAAACTAGAAGAATATCAAAATAAGATTGGATTATGTTGTCAAGGTCTGCACTTTTGTCTTGATGCAATTCATGTTGGCGATCACTACAAGTTGGACATTCAATCAAATAATATTTTGTGTGAAATAATAATTCCAAAAGGAAGTGAAATACAATTTTCAATTGACAAGTGTGTCACAAATAAATTAATTCCAGTAAAAGCATTCACGGGATCTGATATTTTCAAGATTGTTGATGGTGTGCATATAGGTGATAATTTTATAACTTACATAAAAGAAAGCGTCCAACATCGCACAGAAGGTCCAGCTATTATATTTTATCAAGAGGATTCAAAAAATAAAAAAAATAAAAATGTACGTTGGTGTCGATGGATGACAAAAGATGTTTATACTCGTGAACAGGATAACAGACCGTTACAAATGCTTATATCACCCACAAATAACGACATTTACTTTTTTAGTTGGAAAAATAATCGGATGTTGGCTATCGACAAAATTTTTTTTCCAAATGAAGTAAAAATGCTCAAACAATTGATATGGTCTAACAAGATTGTCGACTTTAATGAAGAATATGTCAGTTATGATTCACTAGTGAAATTGGGTATTGGAGTCAAAACTCAAATTTTTTGAAAATTACATTTTTTTGTTTTGGATACTTATTTTATTTTTGCTATTAAATACATTTTTACTTATCTTTACAATCATATCAATATCATTTTAATTTGATTTGCTTACTTGAAATAAATATATAACAAATATGAACATTCCTGAATGGGTTCCAGCAGTTGCCAGACCTTATGTTGCGCCAAGTTATAATGATTCTGTAGGGCAAATTTATATTTGGAAAAATTCAACTGTCGAAATTCAAGGATTCAAAGGATTTGATGGAGATATGAAATGCAGACACATACAATACAAATTAAATGAATTAAAAGAGTGTCGAGATAATATTATATTATGTTATAAAGGTTTACATTTTTGTCTTGATGCAATTGACGTGGACGCTCATTATAAATTAAACATACAATCAAATAATATATTATGTAGAGTAACAATTCCTATTGGAAGTGAAATACATTTTTCAGAAAATAAATGTGTCGCCAATAAATTGATTCCTGTAAAATCATTTATAGGGACCAACATCTTTCCAATTATTGATGGTATCCATTTAAATAAAAAATCTACATTTTACATTGAAGAAGGGATCCAACATCGAACAGAAGGTCCATGTATAATACATTATAATAATTCCAAAGATTCTAACCAAAAAAATGAAAATGAAAATGTATCTTTTTGTAGATGGATGACAAGAGGTGTGTATAACACACGTGAACAAATTAATAGACCAACACAATTAATTGAGTCAGTCACAAATGAAAATTTGTTATATTTCTGTTGGGCTAATAATTGCAAACTGGTCATTAATCAAATTAATTATCCGAACGAAGTAAAAATGCTAAAAGAATTGTTGTGGTCGAACAAAAAAGTTGATTTTATCGAAGATGATGTGAGCTATGAATCATTAATCAAACGCGGCATTGGCACAAAATGTCTTCTCGGTTAATTATACATCATACATCACGTAATGTTTAATATTATACTCTTATTATTCTTTTTGTATATTAGAAATGCGTTGAAAAAATTCAATTATTATATTCATTGTTTTTTTACAAAAAGGATTATGTCCATGATTTTTTAACACGACCATCCATTTGTATTTACTTGATGCGCAATTATATAATGATTCTGAATGTTTATATTTAATTATTGTATCTTTTTTTCCATGAATAATTAAAACCGGAATGTTTGAAGATGATGAATCCACCAAACATTTTTTGTTATCCCATACTAGTGGTAATAAATTTATTAGTGGTATACCTCTATCATTCATTATGTGATTAATACTTTTGTATGGACATATTAAAATGATTCCACGGAGATTTTTAAAGGTCTTTATGGACTCGCAGACTGGACCAGTTCCCAGTGAATGACCCATAAGAAAAATTTGCTCTTGTTCAAATCCTAATTGTTTACAAAGAAATTGAATTGAAATAACAATTGTATCATTCACATTTGTTGGAGTAATCAATTCTTCTTTTGATATTCCATATGTAGGATATTCAATTGATAAAATGGGTATGTTGATCTTATTTGCCCATTTTTGAATTTGGACGGATTCACAACCAATATCGGTTCCAGATCCATGAACATAAATAATAATATTTGAACACAAAGTTACCCATTTATCCATAGAAATGGCGTCACAATTATTATTACTATTTAAAATGTTTTCAGGAAAATGTATTGTCATAGGAATAGGATGAATTAAATTAGATGTCGATTCTTGTTTAACAAAACATTCGTCTATATAAAATAAATTTGATATGCTTGTTGCATTATATGTTGCAGGAGTCGGTTTTGACCACAAAACTTTTTTCAAGGGAGGAAACATACAATTGTATAAAGCATTTGCAGAAAATAAAAATGCCATATTTATATTTAACAAAAAATGTTATCAAAGATTATATGTTGCGCTATACTTTTTTTTAATGTACAACTGGAATGATAGTTTCAATAATATAATCTGTTTCATGATAATGATCTTTCAATTGCTTATTTATATCGTATATGTAAAATGATTTTTTATTTAAACTTGTCAAAATTAAAAATCTATTATCCATACTCATAGACCCCACTTTAAATTTGTTGAATGAAAATTGATAAATAGGTTTATTATTTGTGTTTGTGTTTGTATTTTTCGATGAGAGCGATAAGATTTCGTAAAAAGATATAATACCATCGTAATAAGCAGCGCAATAATTTCCAAATGATGTACCACAAGAACCGTGTATAAATAAAAATGAGTTTATTATAAGAAGATTATTATTTGCATGGGACGAGACTGGAAGAATATTCCCACTTGTCCAAGAAGGGTACATCCAATCAGCTCGGTTATGATTGGGAATTTCAATAAATTTATTATTTAATACATCATCATGTTTCCCTGGTTGATTTTTCCCTTGCTGATGGAGTTCATATGTTTTGTTTTTGTTTTGATCAATAATTAATATCTGATCTTTTTTTGATCGATGCCATGAGATTTTCAAATATGTTTCATCATCCTTGTGAATGACATGAGAGACATCACTATACTCAAGTTGTAAGTTTTTGTTATTATTTAAAATTGAATTAGGTGGACATATCTTGACAACTTTGATTGGATGGAAAGAAAGGACTTTACTATTTCCAATGGGTGAAATTGGAGCTGTAGATTCAGACAACTTGAGGAATGTTGACTTGAATGGATTTATCATGAAACATGAAAAAGAAGGACACGTGGACGTGGACTGTTGTTTTGCGGACACAAGAAATCGATTCATTTTTTTTTTGTTTTACTATAAGACGAAACCAATAGTTGTTCTGAGTATTTGTCTTTGTTCAAATGCTTCTATTCAAATTTAGGATAACAAAAAATTCCAAATAATTTTTCTTCCACCACGACGAGTACGTTGATTAAAGAGTACAAATCTCAGTGTTTGACCAAGCTGTCGGTGATTCAAGTTCGAGATCGGCTGTTCCAAGAAAAGCCTGATTTCAGTCCATTGCAGTATAGGTGCTGGGCAGGCGGTCCTAACTAAATAACTGAATTCTACCTCCTAACTAGACCTTATAACTAGACCCTTCCATTTTTTTTAATTATTTTAAATTTTTTTTTTTGTGCAATGCGATCCACTATTATATCGCAATGCCCAGATTTGTATATTGTATAGTAGCTAGTCATACACCGATTTGTTTTTTATAATTTCCGACTCTATAAAAGTAGTTGATGAATAATAATTGATAATAGACGCATGCAACAATTAATTGCAATTAATGAGTATCGTGCAATTAATGAGTATCGTGCAATTAATGAGTATCGTGCAATTAATGAGTATCGTGCAATTAATGAGTATCGTGCAATTAATGAGTATCGTGCAATTAATGGGTATCTTGCAATTAATGAGTATCGTGCAATTAATGAGTATCGTGCAATTAATGGGTATCGTGCAATTAATGGGTATCTTGCAATTAATGAGTATCGTGGTACTTGTTTGTGCATATGATTGTGATATTTTCCTGTCTTTATTTGGGGTTTCAATAATATAATTTAATTGGTTTGTATTTTACATGTAGCTCCTCGTTAGTATAGGTGGTTAGTATAGCGCCCTTTCAAGGCGTTGACACGGGTTCGAGTCCCGTACGGGGAATTAAACTTTTGTTTACTTTTACTTTTGTCTTTTTATAATAATAATAACAATAAAATGACTATATGAATATTTCTACAATCTAATATGTAATTCCTCGTTAGTATAGGTGGTTAGTATAGCGCCCTTTCAAGGCGTTGACACGGGTTCGAGTCCCGTACGGGGAACTATTATCTTTTTTTGTTTTGATATATTCCAAATATTCGAATTTTCACACAAACATAAAGAAACCACAATTTATATGTTATAAATAATGTGATATATGATATCCGTCATGATATTTAAATTGTAAAATTGAATTGGGTGGGTGTGGTGTAACTTTGAGAGGTCATGATATTAATTTTTTTTCAATTTTGAATATAAAACCTTACTTTAGATTCAAACAACTTCTGAAAATAATTTGAACATACCTTTAATTACAAAAAAAGAGATAAGAGTTTTTGATTTGGCTAGCAAAATAAAAACAATTTTTTTTTTTGAAATAGATTCAATTTTTCAATATCAAAAGAACTCAATGACATCAGTAACAAGCATACAAAAACAAAACAGAAATGTATCTCTTGATAACTTATACTTGGAATTTATGAATAATGATACACGACCAGAAATGTGGTATGATAAATTATATGATTTGCTTTTATGCTATGCATTTGCTTGTAATTATAAAAATATGTATCTTGCTTTGGATGAAATAGCTAAAGATGATAAAAATTATAAAAAAGCAAGGAAAGAAGATCATATACTTTCCATATTATATAACAAATCAAAGCTGTCTAATCCTGAAATCAATGAACATACAGCTCGTCCATATTATGACAAGATCATAAATTATTTAGATTCTTATGAAAGAACAGAGAAATTCCGTTCCATCCTAGAAGTCAAGTATTGCGAAACATACAAGGAAGAACAAAAAGATACAATTAATACAATAAAGTCAAGCAAGATTTTTGGATTGAAGTATATTTTGATTGCTATTTTACTCCGATACAAGGGTTTTGATGCTTTTGTCAAAGAAAAGATTGACAATTGGAAGATCAAAGATCTAAAAAAGACTGTAATTGAAATGATCAAAAGTCATGAAATTTGGTTGCATGATATAATAGAACTAAGAGATACTATTATATCTGAAATTGATTCACAAGTGACTTATGAAATATTATATGATTTGAAAAAAGGTATATATGAAGAAGTTGATGAAATAGAAGATGACGATAGTATGCGGCCAACAATTGATTTATATCTTAAAAATCGTCGCTCAATAAGTGCATCATTTAAACCTTTTGAAAATAAAAAATCAAATATTTTTGGCTTTGTGGATATCAACAGTGTTAAATTTGGCCGTTGTTCATTTATTCCTAAAACACTTCAAGTGACTCATATAGATTACGATAATCGAATAAGCAAAACTGTGATGTGCAACATAGATATTACCAAAACATTACTGTCCAAAAATATGTTTGTCTGGAAAATATCAGACGAGTACGACTTCAACCTTGAATCCAGAAATCATGATCAATATGACAGTAAGACGTCAAGATATACAATTGAGGTTAAAATCGCGGCTCGAAAATTAATTGCGGAATAAATATATTAAAACCTATTATTAAATTCGATGTCTTGTTTGTTATTGTATTTTTGGGGTTTGAGATCGAAATTGGCACGAAACAATTGTAAATTGTTTTTTTTTTGTGATTGTATTCTCATGTATTAGGATAATAAAAAAATATTTTGAATTTAATACAAAATGTTTAGTGCATTGAAAACATGTAATTCCTCGTTAGTATAGGTGGTTAGTATAGCGCCCTTTCAAGGCGTTGACACGGGTTCGAGTCCCGTACGGGGAACTATTTTTTTGTTTTGATCTATCCCAAATATTTGACTTTTCGCAACTTTATATATTTTTTTGTTGGAATGTTGTTAAAAAAAAAAGCAATAGACACAAACAAAAACATCCAATCACATTTTGGAAAAAACCAAAAAGTCACAATCTAGAAATCCCAAGCAAAAAATGTCTTTGAACAAACTTTACTCATACTTTATGGCTGGAAGTCAAGGCCCAGAAACATGGTATGACAAAGTTGACAATTATCTTCTGTGTTATGATTTTGCTTGTTCGTACGCAAATATGTTTGATGCACTAGTCGAGGTGGTTGAAAATGATGAACATTACGGTCTTGGTAATAAAAGATATGTCAAAGATGAGATATCCATGCATCCAGGGGATATATTAGGGAAATTAAATAAGGAACTTCAGTCTGAACGTAAACGAAAGCCGAATCAGTTGAAGATGAAAGCACTTTATACTGAAATTGGAAAGTTTTTAAAGACGGGTGAAAGAAGAGAACAATTTAGAAAGGTTACTGAAACTAAATTTTGTGAAACTTATCAAGATCAATGTGAGGACACTATAGCAACAATAAGGACATATGGATCAAAATACATTTTGCTGGCCGTTTTACTTCGATACAAAGGGCTTGAAATTTTTGAAAAAAAAGGATTTGAGAAAGTTAAATTAAATGATTTAATGGATCTCGTTATTGAGATGATCGAAAATAATGATATTTGGTTGTATGATATCATTAATCTTAGAGATACACTTGTGTCAAAAGTTCATTCAAACGTCGATGCAAATACTTTACTAGGTTTGCAAGATGCATTATTCCAAGAGCTCAAAGTGAAAAATCATTATGGAAAAGTAATAGTACCTGCACAAGATATGGCTGTAACTTTTAAGAATACAGATTCAGACGAAACCCATACTAATTTTTTAGATATTGGCAAAATTATTTTTGATCGATTTTCATTCATACCCAAAATAATCGAGATTAACCCCAATAAAATAAAGAAATTTTCACATAGAGAAATACTTTGTTATTTGATGGAAGTAAAAACGGAGAAATCAAAAAATTCGTTTTACTGGCAAACGACAAGTATGGCAATGCATGGTGATTTATATTTCATATCTATCGATTTTATAATTCCAAAGCCGAAAAAATAAGTTGAGCGATTCAGTTTTGGTCACCTTATAGTTTATTTATTTGTTTGTTGTCTCATTTGTTGACTCAAATATTTTATGACCATTTTAAAACATGTTTCGATTGCTGTTTAATTTCATTTTTTTTTATTATACAGCGCCGTATAAAGGTGTCAAGGTGTTAGCATATATGTACGAAGAGGTTAAGTCAAATAATTATTATTATTTAGTCTTTGATCGTTGATTGAAGCTTTTGTTTGTTAAATGTAGTCGTTGATTGAAGCTTTTGTTTGTTAAATGTCTTCTCATTTTTTTATAAACCACTCATAACTATAATTATTCAAATATATATTCCAATTCCTCGTTGGTATAGGGGTTAGTATAGCGCCCTTTCAAGGCGTTGACACGGGTTCGAGTCCCGTACGGGGAACAGATATTATAATTTTTTTGTTGATTTTGTTTTAATACAAAGTTTTCAATTATCAACAAACAAAGTTCGTTTGGCTAATACAATTATTATATTACTATATGATGCACGATATAAAATTCTATATAAACATACGAAATCAAATGTCATTTATTATTATTCGATTAATTTCTCTAAAGAAGATTCTTCAATGAAACCAGAGAGATCACTTTTTTCAATTTTATCGATACAAAGCGACTCTATCATTTTCGAAATTTGTTTATGAGAACCATTAGTTGTAAGCCACATAACAGGTAAAAGTGACTCGGCAACAATTTGTAAATTCCATTCGCCATCACGACATTCGCAAACTTTTTTCCATCTATCTTCCTCGGTTGCACAATTTTCAAGCATGAGATTTTTGTACAATTTCTTATTTTCTTCGTAAATAATATCAGAAATAAATTGCGTATAAGAGATCTGCTTAGACGTATGAAACCATGTTTGAAATCTGTAATCACATCCCACAAGATATATCGTAGAAACACCATCTCCAAAGATACAAGGTTCGAAATCTTCATCCTCATTGTTGATAAAAGGAACAGGGGTAGACAATGGAACTTGTACCCACCCATTTGTCTCGGGTTCCTCTGAATTATGTTTTTTAGACCCGTTGATAGAATTTCCACGAACAACAATTTTGATATATAGATAGTCTTTTGTTTGTATTGCCTTGATTGATTTAACAATATTTTTTATGTGTTCCCAATCTTTTCGATCAAACCATTTAGCAATAAATTCTGGATGAGACCATGGTTGGTACAATTTGTGTATCTCTCCTTGAATACGTTGAAGCCTCTTTATTGTCTTTTTCAATATAAACATTTGGGAGGGTATATCATATTTAGAGCTTGTTTGTTTTAATGAAATGGGGATAGTATCATTATCATCATCATCATTACTGTTAATGTCAACTTTTTTCTTTTTTCATGGTCATGGAAAGAACTGTAGATTTAGAATCTTGTTTGGGTTTAGTAACCCATTTCAAGGTGTAAGCTTTGGGAGAAGTTGATATATTCATATGAGATGAAAAAAGGGATGTCGATGATGATGATGATGCTTGAGTACACGACCCCATTTTTTTATATTATTGTCTGTTTCTTATTGCTCGTTTGTTTTCCCAAAATATGTATAACCAATGAAGTTACCACTCTGCAAGGCAAATGAATTGATTTTTCGTTGATGTGAAAATATTTCGAAATTAATTTCATAATAATTATAATAACAATGTAATTGTTGTTGATAAATACAATTATAGACAAAAACAAACGATTGGAAGCTCGCAAACAAGAAGGCAATCTATATAATAGTTAATAATTAAAGTAATGACTGTTGTCTATGTATCATTTTGTTTTTCAAACAATAAATTTTACACAATGAGGCATATGCTTATCTCGTACAATGAATAATGCGTTGTGTAAAATGGGGCGCATTCATCCACGCATCTGACGATCAGCTTTTTTCCTGCTTGTTATTATTCTTTTTGCGATTTTCGTGATCAGCGATCCTCTTGGCCTTTTCCTCGTCTCGCTTTTCCTGCTGAAGAAGCTTAGCTCGAGAAGCGGCTGCTTGAACTCGCGCTTGATTTTCAGCTTTGGCTTCCTTCGAGATTCGAGCCAATTCCTTCTCTTGTTGCAGCTTCTCGGCCTTCTCTCGGACGGAATTTTCGGAATCAATTCTCTCCCACGTTGTGCGTAACCAATCGTCGATTCCTTCATCGGCGGCTGCTTCTAGATTTTTGTCATCCCAGGGATTTGGAATATATCCCCCATGTAGGTAATGATGCGATGATAGCTCGACAAGAGCGCACCGACGACTGATGAATTCGCCCTTGGTGTCCAAGTCGGCAATCGCGACACAGAATTTGTATGCCTCGGCAGCTTGAATTTTACCAGAGTTGATCAAATCCCAGTAAACTCGGACGTCGTATCCAGCTTTTCTCTGTCTCATTCCAAGTTTATGCAACCCCATGTTGTGTGAAATGGGTTTGTTTGTTTGTGTTTGGGCGAGCGAGTGTGTGTGCGTGTGAGCACGAGAGCTTTTCGTGTGAGTGTGCAAACGAGCCAGTGTGCGTGAATGGATGAATGTGAGTGTGTGCGTGCGTATGTGTGTGTGTGCGTGGGTGAGTGTGTGCGTGTGCGAGCGTGTGCGTGAATGGGTGAGTGACTGACCGTGTCTGTTGGCGCAAAACATTCATCCGTTTCGTCTCTATTCCATTTTCCATAGCGACCGTCTTTAGCTTTGTCTTTGTAAAATATATTCCAGAGCCACCCGGAAATAATAGAATTCGGACTTTGGTTCAGCGCCCTCCCCGTTTTCAGTCTTCATCGCCAGCACACACCTCCAAACAGTTTGACCGCCTTCTCCCTTCTCCCTCCCAACCACCAACACCCCCTCTCCCACCACCACCCTCTCTCCCTCCCGCATCCCCACCACTCTCTCTCTCTCTCCCGCGCCACCACCCCACACCACCACCACCACCATGAACAACCACAACAACAACAACTACGTCTCCCTCGACAACACCAGCGCACCGAACCAGTACGTCTCGAATGGTTCGGTCCCTCCCTCCCCTCCCTCGGCTCCTTTCCAGCAGCAGCAGCAGCAGCCGTTCCACAACGGCCAGATGATGCTGCAACAGCAGCAGCAGCAGGCATCCACCAACTCCGTCGTGACCATGTCTGGCATGCAGATTTCGATCACTACGACACCCAGCTACATGAGCGTCAATCTTCAGGCCCCGCGATTCAGATCTTCCGCCAAGATCGAGATCGCCACATCGATGGATTCGACGTCGATGGGCGTTCGATCGATCCTCTTTCAGTGCCTGAGGGAGCTGCTGGATGGAGGGTATATTGCTGGCCCTCCCATGTCTCCTCCGGCCATGGGTATGGTCAACAGCATGTGCATGTTCGACCCGTCGCCGTCTCCTCTTCCTCCTTCCACTATGCCGTTTGCGGGCGGTTTGGGAATGGGGTGGTATCCTTCCCCTTCTCCCCAAGCCATGTACCAAGGCTTCGTTCCCGCCAACTACTCTCAGCAGCAGCAGCAGGCTCAGGCTCAGCAGGAGCAGTACAACCTTCAGCAGTCGCAGTTCTATCAGCAGCAGCAACTGTCTTCTCAGGATCCCCAGTTCTTCTCTGCCCCCAAGACCGCGCAGAAGGTGGCGGCGCCATTCTCGACTTCGGAGTCTCAGCAGCAGCAACATCCTACCGTCATCACTCTGAAGCAGCAGCAGCAGGTTCTCAATGGAAACCAGAACAACAGCCAGACCCAGGCTTCTGCGAACTCCGCCGGCGTCTCTGCCGCTGTCCCGAAGAGCATCATCGATTTCAGCGAGTATCGCGGAGAGGAGGAGCACGTCGACGACGAGGACGACGAGGATTACAGCGACGACGAGGATGAGGACAACGACGACGGAGAGGCTCCCATTCCTGAAATCATCTCTTCTGAGAATCTGTGCTTCTCGTGCGGAACGTATGGTCATTCCAACGTCAACTGCTACAAGTACAAGCGCCAGCTCTGCAAGTTCAAGGAGTTCTGCACCCGAGGAGACAAGTGCTGGTTTGCTCACTCTGTTGGAGAGATTCGCAAACCTCAGGTTCGCTGCGTCAAGGTCTTCCGCGTGTCGGACAAACTCGCTTCGCGAGAGGGCTGTGGCAAGAAGCATTTCTACAAGTCGTGCCCTCACGGATTCAGACCCAAGACCGTCAAGACTGAGTCGAACAAGAACAGTGGATCTTCCACTCCCATGTCCAAGAAGGGTGGTGCTACCACCAACGCGACTTCTTCCTCCTCGGCCTCCCATTCCGGATCTCAGAAGCAGCAGGCGCGAGGACCTCCCAGATACCCCTGCAAGCACTGCCAGGAGGAGGGTCACTGGAATGACGAGTGCGAGTTCATCGCAAGCAACCGAGCTAAGAAGGGCATCGACATCGGCCAGTGGGCCTCTTCTTCGGAGATCGTCTCTACCAACACCGAAGCCGAAGATCCCGTCGCTTCCGCTCCAGCGGAGGCGTCGTCGCAGGGCGACAAGAACTGATCCCTCGTTGGATGGACTTTTGGTTTGCTCATTCCGCATTCCCATTTCGAGATGATGATGATGATGATCATCGAAGAAGGCAGAGAGTAGGTTCAGTTTTAAGAAGCAACAAAGCAAAATAAATAAACATTTATTTTGTTTCTTCTAACGCGCCTTGTACATTTTTTTTTTAGCTCTGTACATACAATATCATTTCCACTTTATTATTTCAAAACAAACTACAAAGAATTAGAAATCGTTGGTTTTAATTAACTAATTATCAACTCCGAATAACGAAAGTTGTTGCGCGCGATCGGCCAAATAAATCGTGAAACAATTAATTTGTTTTATATCACCATCATCACCTTGTAAAAAAATTAATGTTTGTTCAAATAAATAATAAATGTTGAGTTGAAGAAGAATTATATTTATTTGCAAGAAAAATAATAAATTATTACTTACAAAAAAAAAATTCAATTATTTTTAAAAGAGTGAATAACATGTTTGTTTGTTTTGTCAAAATGAAACATGGACAATAACTCGAAGGCGTTTGCTATCTATCATCTTTATTTTTTTTTGCTCATTCGTCGTCTGAATCATTTTTGCTTTTGTTCGACTCCGAATCTGATTCCTCGTCACTGTCAGAAGATTCGGCATCTTCCAAAGGATCGACCAAGAGTGTATCCCAATCGGGATCGTCCTTATTCTTGATACGTTGGCAGATGTGAACGTCGGTGTGAAACTCTGTGCCGGTTTCAATAATGGCTGCATGAATATTGTTTTTGACGAGGGCCACGTCATCCTTGTGTGGACGTTCGTCGTCTGAAAAATATTCAATCTTCATCTTTTTGATGTCGAGAACGTTGCAGATGGAGAAAAGATCATCTATATACGGAATAGGGTTATTGTCGACCTTGAATTTGGAAGAATGCGCCAGAAGTTGTTGTACCGCAAATGAGGAGTTTGAGTCCATTCGCCAAGCTTCTTGGATAAGAGTCCATGTGATCGTTGCAATCGCGTCTGGTAGCAAATCCAAATTCTTTCCGTGAATGTCCAAGTCATCATCGTCTTCATCCCAAATGCGACAGAGTCGCACTGTATATTTCTGTGGATTGAAGACCTCCATCTCGATAGAGACAGAAAGGTCCCTGGGAGATTTGATGGCACAACTAACCCATGTTTCACATATTCGGCTCACAAACTCCATGATATTTTTCACAATGGTCTTGGGTTTCTTGGCGATGGAATTCGTGGCGGGGGGCGGTTGCCGAAGAGTCGAGAGGGTGCTTGGGCATGACAACAGTTTGCTGTGTGTGTGTGTGTGTGTGTGTGTGTGTGTGGTGGCTGTAAGCGTGGATGTTAATATGTTTGGCGTAGGAGTGTAGAAAAGTTTCGATCGCGAGGAGGTGCTTAGATATTTTGTTTGAAATGATTTGAGTTGATTATTGATTAGTTGATTGATTGATTGGATTTGGACGTGCGCGAATAGATATATTATAGCAATTATTCAAAAGATATTGAGACGTTTTCTTTAATATTTCTATTTTTTGCGCTCTTGAGTCTCAAAAATGCGTTTTTGTCTTTAAAAAAAAACACAAGTGCTGGAATATATATGAATATCCTGATGATAAAATTTATTTGGTTCAAATGTACATGTGACTACAAAGATAATCAAATTTTATGATCTAATAATAGACAAGTTTATCCAATAGCAATTAGCAATACAATGCCATCCTACTGGAATGTCAATTGTCAAAAATATTTGGCGCCGCGCCAATCTTTCCAATTCAAGTTCTAATTGTTTGTTAAGTTTCCTCCATTCTGTGAAAAGAATTTGGATTTGTTCATTTGCATGTTCATTTTTGTCTTCTTGCAATTTATCTGAAATCATTTCATTTTCGATCAACTTTTCTCGCAGTTGACAAATGAGCACTTCATTTTTAGTTAAAATAGTGATACCGTCGCTTTTAAATCGAACAACCTCGTAATTTCGTTCTTCTGAAATAAAATCTGTCGGATAAAAGTTCAATCCATTCAATGTAATAAAGCTGTTTGTTTGAAAATGCATATCTGTTATGTTTCGAGAAGAAAGGTTGGTATAAATTGAATTTGGAGTAAAATACTTGACAGCTTCCAAATGACTTATTTGATATTTATTATCTTTAAGTATCATATTTTGATTTACACCCTCGCCGATCAATTTTTTTTCACGGGTAAAAGAATAACATCCGTAAGCTTCTTTCATACATTGGGGTTTATATTGTAAGCTTCGAAGTATTACAGGAAATCGGTATGGAAACATTTGGTCAAAAGGCGCCAACGCATAATTAGCGACAACAACAGGAGAATTATAACTTGATTTATTTATATTCTGTTCGTCGCCATCTTTTAACATATCCAACAAACTGAACATGTCCGAATCTTTAAATTCGTCTAATTGGATTCCGAGTATCAATGCAGTTTCAATCAATCGGTTCTTTCTTTCTTGCATTTGTTTTGATTTGGGATATTTGTTTATAGGCGTAGAAGTCTCAGTAGAATGAGTGCATCCCATTTTCAAATGTGAATTGTGTTTCTGTATTTAAAGTCAAATAAATTTTTGAGTGAGAGTTGATCCTTATGTTTTCTTTGTTGCTTATTTTGTTTTCGCATGTGGTTGGTGGATGTCTGTATGAATGAATGTTTGTATGAACATACAATACTGTAAATAAAAAAAAAGAGAATTTTCGACAAATTATTATTCATCTGTAAATATTTGATACTTTCCATTAGTAAATAAATCTTTACAAACATATTTTTGTATTTGTTGTGTGTGTGTGTGTGGAGTAAAAGAGGATAAAAAAGAAAAGAAAATAAATCTTGACAAGCCTCCTGCTGGTCTCGAACCAGCGACCTTTCCCTTACAAAGGGAATGCTCTACCACTAAGCTAAGAAGGCAATCAGATGAATATCAGCTATGCCTACTTCATTTTATTTATGCATTTGGCGATACAATGACAGATTTCTTTCCTATCATCGATTTACTTATCAATAAAAACATAATTGCATAAAAATTGAACATTTATTATTAAACAAAAAAAGCATTTTATTATTACAACAATTGAATTGAAAACTGGAATTCGATTGCCCTTGACAATAAATGTTGAATAATTTTAATAAAGTAACTATAATATTGATGATATAATTAGAACGGATTGACAAAAAATATTATAAACCTTTTTTCTCTTTTATTCACATCGTTCAGAAATAGAATATCCGAGCACGTGTTTGGCTAGGATTGATATATCCTCGCATGCATTGTTTTGCAATGGTTTCACAATGTCAAAAGTTGCAACCCAATTGAATGATTCAATATAAGGATTGATATTGCGTGGATCTTCAGCCGCTTCTTCATCTCCAACGATGAGCGCGTCACTGATTACGCGAAGACATAATGTTACGGTTGGCCAATTCGCATTCTCAATTGCATGACTTAGTGTCGTAATGATCGTCGGCACTGCATGTTGTGTGTTGATAAATTTTCGAGTTATGCGTCTGTCTCGGTGGTATATCATATTGCATAATATGGACAATGCATTTTCTTGTTTTTCATTGTCTCCCATGAACACCACCATCAAAATAATCTGGAGCATTTCACTATCCATAAATAATGAAGCAAATTCCACATCGATCGTGGAGTTGAAACATATAACCCAATAGCTGAAAGATGTCGTTTTATTTCCGTCTTTGTAAATAGATTGTAGTTTGTCTACAAGGCCATGATTGAATAGCTGGATCATATTTGACGACTTATTGCTGTAAAACAAGAGAGCGACAAGATCGATACATACGCCGTCATCGTCATTAACTTGATTAACAAGCATCAGCTCGACAAGCCGTTTTGATATCCCTGGCGATGTAGTCATAATAGAATCGACCCATGTATCAAAAATTTGATTTTTATTTTTATCCGGGATGCTCTTTAATATGCCCAGTAGAATATTTATGCAGAATGAATGAATTTCCATCGGAGCGGTTTCGTCCATCAATACAAGACCTATACGGTTCACGGTTGCTTTAATGTCGTCCAAAGATTGGCGGCCTTGCATGAGACGGATAATTGCAGAAGATAGATGAATACGTAGGTCAAGAGACGTGTCTGTCTGGATGAAGGATAAAAGTAAATTCAGGGCTCCGCTGGTCAATAGTAGTTCGTCACAATTGTTACTTGTAGATTTTGCGATGATCGAAATAATCTGGACCGTGTACGATATTCCAACTTTTGACAGCGACGACGACCTTTGATCACGTTGACGCAGTAGGTTTAACAGTATAGGAATAGCACCAGCCATCACCATTTGAGCAAGAAGGGATGGTATTTTGCATATGCAAGTAATATACTGAAGTGCAAGAGATAACATATGCTCAGTCTGTTCCGTCTGTACGACTCTGAGTAAACCCACCACTAGTTGAGTGTTCAAACCAATATTTCCGACATTAAACAGTCTGTTATGATTTGGTAGTTGAGATATTATATGATTGAGTAGGCAATAAAATTGTCCAGGTTCCATTTCTTTGCTCACGTGAAGACCGAAATTTTGTTTAAAATCTTGTTTGGCAAACACTGCATCCTGTCGCTGATCGATCGGGATCAATTGTATACCGGCAACACAGATTTTGCATTGACGTTTCACTTTGATCATGAGCTGTGTGTTGGAATAGTCACCGGAGTGTAAATCGCGATGACAGCAAGCGCACCCCTTCAGTGCTGCTTGTGTGGTCAATTTGGAAATTGACATCGCAACGATGATGTTTATTTATTGTGTGTGTGTGTGTGTGTGTGTCTGTTTCTGTTTCTGTTTCTGTTTCTGTGTGTGTCTTTGCGTCTATCTGTATCTGTTTCTGTGTGCGTGCCTCTTTGCGTCTATGTGTCTGTATCTGTTTCTGTGTGTGTTTGCGCGTGGTGGGTGGGTGCGTGGGCGTGTGTAGGCAAATGTGTGGAGTTGATGGTTATAAAAAACCATTGCGAAAATAAATTTTTATATTTTCGGAGAATAGAAATAAAAACGTCTTAGTATGATACCAATATAGAAATCTCATTTATCGCGAGTAACAAAATTGGCCATGAAAACAACCAAATTAAGAAACTTTTATGCTTTATTAGAATGTTTGCGAAATGCTTGATTGTTCCAAAGAAAAAAAAAATAGTTGACGCAAGTTTTTTTTTTGACGTTTAAAAGAATGGGAAACAAAAGCTTTGGGGTTTATATTTTATGCTTCGAAGTATTACAGGAAATCGATATTAAAACATTTGATCAAAAGGCGCTATCGCATAATTTGTGACAATGACAGGTGAATTATATTTTCTTTGATTTATATTTTGTTCTTTGCCATCTTTCATCATATCCAACAAATCAAACATATCCGAATCTTGAGAGTCTTCTAAATAGATTCCCAGTATCAATGCAGTTTCTATCAAGTGATTCTTTATTTATTGCATTTGTTTTGATTTGAGATGTGTATCTACAGATGCAGAAGTCTCAGCAGAATGAGCGCATCCCATTTTTAAATGTGGATTCTAGTTTGTATACAACAAGTTAAGTTTTCTTTATTTGTGAAGATAAATTTTGGTTTTTTTCTATGCATTTCCTTGTATATGTGTCTGTGTGAATGTTTGTTTGTCTTAACATACAATATTTTCAAATAAAAAATAATTTTCGACAAATTATTATTATTATTATCAAGCCGCAAATTTTGTTAATATTTCCATCCCCAATCGGATTTGTAGTTATAATTATACGGTTGAAATACATCAGCTGCTCCTGTAGCTCAGTTGGTAGAGCGACAGGCTTATGTCCTGCAGGTCGTGGGTTCAATCCCCACCGGGAGCAAAAAATACTGATACAAAGGGTGGAAAATTCTTTTTTTAAAATTCAAATTAATTACATAAACAGCACTAATGTCAAATCTGTCATCTGCATTATTTGTTTAGATATCACATTTTCATTTTATATCGATGACGGATCTTGATAACACAATGACGAAATCTAATCCTTTGAAACGTGCTCACGATCACGACGATGACAATGACGAAAATTTCCACCAAGATAGTCGTCAGAAAGTCGCAAGTTTATCTTTATCATCTAATGACGAAAATCGCCAAAAGAGGTGCTTCATCTGCGCTGAAATAACCAAAAATTCTTCAAGTCACAAGTCATTCAAAATAAAAAATATCAAAGAACAGGTACTTTTCTGTGATGGCTGTCGAGATGACGCTGTCGAGTTTTTTGTCGAAATGGAAGAGCTGCCAAAACGTGTCTTTTTTGCAAAACCGCTATCTATTCGTAAATCAAAGGAGTATCGAGAAGTCTTTGACAATGTTGAAGATTTTCAAAACTGGTGCGAATCTGAAATGGATCAAGATATACCTTACGTTTTTGGTATCACAATCACCAACAAACAACCCGAGAGCAAGCATATACAAAAATGGTTGAAAGGAGGGCCTGAGCCATCGTCTGGTGGAAAAATTTTCTGGACAAATGACCCAAAGGAAGACTGGGAGGATCCGGAAGACTGGGAAAAGTTGGTGGAAATGTACAAAGAAGGTGACTGTAATTTTTCACATATCAATGATCCCGATGTTGTCTGGAAGATGGACATCCCAAAATTCTTTGAATTTGTCAAGTCCAAACAAAAAGAATTGATGACAAATATTTCACAAGCCTTTGCATTCACTCTTGAGCAAGAACAAAGCTCAACATGCGAGTAAATAAAATATTATTAAACAAATAGAAAAGAAAAGAAATATATGTTGTATAATTATTTAATTGAATAGACAAATTAACAAAGTAAATAAAGTATAAAGTATTTTGTGTAACAAATTTTATGTATATATGGATTTATATTATTCTAAAATGTGCGGCATTTGCCAAAGAAGGCAGAGGTTCTTGTTTTTCTTGATGAGGATGAGGTTTTTTTAATTTACTCATATCAGTAAAATCAAATATTCCCATTGACATCAAAACATTGGGTGGAATCATTAAAATATCTTTCTCTGCTTTTTTGACATCCTCTGCATGCTGTTTATTTTTAGAAATTAAACTTCCCATCTTGGATCGCTGTAAATCCTAATTCGAAATGTTTCTTTCGAGTTGTAAAAGTGAGATAAAAATTTATATTATGCGATATGCGATGCACAGAATATAATTTTTTATAGAATTTTCAAATATATATTATTATAACTATACAATTTTTTTAATCAAAAGGAGAAGGCATGCGTATCCCCCTTGTTCCAACTCTGGGATACAAGAAATCAGATCTGCATACTGATACGAGAACGATGACTCCTTTTATTCTCGCTTCATAATCAAGATCCATATCTTTATTTTCTTCTGAAATAATGAAATCGTACGCCTCTTTCAATGTATTGGCCACTTGTATAGTTGGAGCCCAAATGTGCAAAAAGCTCGTATAAAAATTGTGCTGTTCAGATATTCCTGCATGTGCCAATATGAGCCCGGTAAGTTTTTTAGTTAAAAGTGTTTTTGCTTGATCAAAGCTATAAACTTCCAAATTTGGAAATCCCATTGCTCTAGTCACGGATACACCCACTCTGTGCTCATTAATAGTAGTAATAAAATCTGCCATTTTCCAATGAAAAATATATTGTACTTCCAATTCAAGCAAAAAATTGGTTGCCTTGAACCTGTCATAAAAATATTGAATGGACGAAGTTTCAGATGGAGCGGCCGAAACACCACCAGCATTATCTTCTGTTGAAGCCCTTTTAGCGTCCTTGTGCCACAAGTGAGATGCGTCTGTCGTCCATGGGGGTGTTTGATAAATATCAATTGCAAATCTGGAAACGTCGTCAAATGGTAAACATTGTTTATCTTTTGCAAATCTGCTTTTTGATGTCAAGTGCAATACTCTACTTTCTTGCTCAGTGTCCGTTGTTAATACGGCTGAAGATTTAAACATATGTATACATGGACTATTTTTATTTGTATTTTTACTTTCATTTTCATTCTTATTATTATTATTAACATTGATATTTTGATTAGAAATCAATTTATTTTCTTGCGGTATTACATTTTTCAAAATACAGGTTGCGCCTTTCAGGCGTGGCATCCGAGGGATAGACAGATTTATTTTTCTTATGCCTATATTTAGTATAATCGAGACGACTAGAAGTTGTGGAGGAAGAGGTAAAAGGAGGCTCGTAATGGTTATTTGAAGAATCAGGCTCAATCTGTTTATCTTGCATACTTGTTACAGAATGTTTACTTGATTATTATGCGAGATGTGCAAATGAAAGCAACTTGTACTTGTTTGCCGTTGTTTTTAGTATTAACGCTAATGGCATAATATGGCATTGTCTTATTTTTTCAAAAACAATTTGTTCTGCACAAGAGAGGCACGAAATTTCCAACTATTCTCTTCTCTTTGTAAGGTAAAAGAACAAAAAAAAAAGAGAGAAACACATAGAACTGAATTTAAATAAAATACAATAAAGAAAAGAAAAGAAAAGAATCGTGTTTTATAGAAATAATAATGACAACTGACTACAAAGACAATAATTCCGAATGGGCCAATATGGTCGATGAATTGGACAAATCATTTATTACTTTACATCCAGACAGTGATAATAATAATAATATACACACTTCTTTTGTCAAAAAATCGCCATCACTATCTTCCCTATCACCAAACGGGCCATTACCATCATCCATGTTGGAAGTATTAGAAAACAGTAAAACGTTAATGTGTAGTGGTGGAGTTTTGTGTACGCTTGGAGGAGCGTCGCTTTTGTTAAAATCTGGAATTGGAATTTCTATTGTCACAGCTTCAGCAACAACTATAGTTGTGGGTGTAGGCCTTCATTTTGTACTAAGTGCCGGAATTGGGGGTTATTTATACTATAATTGTTGTTAAACACATGGTGTCCAATTCATTGAATTTAAAACTTCACTCAAAGAAATAGATGAAATAAAGGCTTCGCAGTCAAATACACCAAAAGTAATTATTATTTTTTCTTCACTGGGTTCAGTATTACCATTATCATTATTATCATTGGATATGTTATCTTCTATCAAAGCAAGGCCTACTGCAAACTCTATGGCATTTTTCGTAAAATAAAAAGGTTTACTTATTCCTACAATTTGATTAATATCTTTATTGTATCGTATAAAACGATGATAATATTTCATCATATTATTATTTTCTCCATATCCAACTCCATGAACTAGAGTCAAAAATGTTTTATCTTTAAGTTGCATTGTATTAGTATTTCCCCGATATCCCGTAAATGATAACACGTTATATCCATCAACAAGACCATACGGATTGTCAATTGCATTTCGTATAGGTTTAACTTGAACAGACATCATGTCTTTATTTGATATATCCAACGCATTCGTTATATCTTCATAATTCACTCTAAGAATAACCAATGGGTCCACTTTGTAAACAAATTCCATTTCTTCATTTTCTTCTTCTCTTTCTTTGTTCATAAATTGCTGCTTATCCAAACGTTGAATAGGAGACCAATTCTTTTCTCTTCCATTATTACCATACCCTTCAACCAGAAAAACTTTTTCAATACTGTTCTGCTCCTCATTAAAAAGTATCAAGCATTGAGTTAATGTTTGCTTCAACATAAATGTTGCACAAAGTCCCCATAATCTTTTTCTGCACCAAAACAGACGAATATCTTCCAACCCTTTAATTGAAACTGAATGATTCCATGTAATAGAATTCAAACAATTATAAGGTTTTAATTCATCAAAGTTGTTGTTACTATTGTCATCTAATATATACTCTTTATTATTATTATTAATATTTGCACAATCAAATCCTTGAACTATATAATTATTTGTTTGGACGCAATCGCTATACTTAACTTTACAAGTTTCTTGATCGTATAAATAGTTGACAGATCTCATATTGATCAACAATTTGTTTTTGTTTTTATCAGATAGCACAACGCTTGGATTGCATAACTTGAAACCTGAATCAATAGTATTACTATTAAATATTAACTTTGTTAATTGAAATGATGGACATATGGATTCTATGCAAGGTAAATATAAATGGATGTTATATTTTGCAAGGAAATCAATTTTTTTAAATGTTGCATCATTGTTTTCTTTTTCTTTAGATGTTGCATGTAAAATGCAATCATGTAAAAATAATCCTAATTCTTTTTTTCCTCTTACATGACAGCATGTAGATCCCATGTCATACAAGAAGGTTAGTGGAAAACTAACATCTTCCGATTGCATAGCATACATACCCAAAGTTAAAGCCTTTTCGTTATCCCCAATTGATTTAAAATAGGAACAAAGTAGTATTATAGGTTGAATTTTATCTGGAAAAATATTTAAAGCAGTCAATAGACACTTGATTGCAATTTTGTTATTGTGTAAAAGAGTGGATATGTCTATGTTACGGTTATTATTACTATTATTATTACTTTGTAAAATAGATGTAGCCCGATGTATCAAATGTTCCCATCTTTGCATATTTTGTAACTGTGTTGTTGTTGTCGTCGTCACCACAGTGGATGTAGATGATAAATCGGTCATTTCAAAATCAATAGCAGTATTAATATTGGAAAATATGTTTTGCAAATTAAAAAGCAAAATAAAACAAAAGAACTACGTGTGTATGTGCATAGAAATACTTGTTGATAAAACAATAAACAATAAATCCCTTGTTACATTGAATTGAAAAAAAAAACAACGTTGCTAGTTCTTTCTTACAAATAAAAAATAAAAAATAAATAGCAAAAGATACAAAAAAAAAATATATATATAATGTTTCGTTTACCAACACAATGTTTAAACCAAGTTCACTCACCTTCAATTGTCATAGATGATTTACTTACCCATGTGAATTCTCATGCCAATGAGTATGCATGTATAGATATACAAACTGTTACGTGTATTAACAAAATGATATTTAAACAAAAAGTCATACCTGCCTCTTTTTCTTTAGATGGAGTATCCGGACCAAGCCAGCTTATACTGGTTTTTGACTGTGATAGGCCAAATACATTTGTAAATATTAAATTCCAAAAATGTGATGATGACGACATCAATCTGAATAATGACCAAAACATTCATAACTATCAAAGACTAGCAACTTCGTATAATGAATCATTTCATAATAATAATAGCAACGCAGATTCCATGATGACCATACATTCTAAAATAAACAAACTTGTATGTCAAGCTTTTCAAAAAAATAAAAAGCAAGTTTTTGTACACAATATAACAACCGCATCAACTTCACAAACGTCAAATTGTGATGGAACATTTAAATTAGAAATGGGTAAAATGATCAAGGATACATGCCTCTATGTTTTAATTGTTGACATGTCTATGGCAAACAAAGCATTTGATGTACAAGTTTCTGTTTTAGATCATGATCCGGAAAATAATCCCCAAGTTGATATTATGTGTACAAGTATGTCAGTTATAGGATTATTTTTATTCTTGATTCTTGTTTCATATCTTATACATTCACAATCAAAAGAAACTGAAATAAAATTGGAAAAACTATTACGAAATCATTTAACAAGTAGTAGTGGCAAAAAGAAATATTTTGATTAATGAACAAAACGAAAATATACAGATGGAGGTGAAGAAGAAGTTAATATAGTAATAATTATAGCCATCATACTTGCGCAAAATAACGGTATAATAAATGATGGTGATGTTGGTGTTGGTGGTGGTGGTAGAACAGTCGTGAGTAAAGATTGAGAATGTTTCATCATTTTATTATTTATTTATTTAAAAATATATCGATAACACTTTTGCATAGGAATACCTTCTTCTTTTTCAAATAAACTGATCAAAGAATTTAATCCAATTGTATAAATTTTTACAATTTGTTCTAGTACATCTTCTTTTGTTTTGCCTATTAATGTATTATATATGTATGTAGATACAAGTATATCTTTATTTCCAGCTTCTTTTTGTAATATATTATTTAAACTTGATAAATCAAGGTTTATTTTTTTTGATATGTCACTTAAACTCGTTGATGTAATTGAATAATTTGGAGATGATGATAAACCGTATTCATGCTCAATTTCATAAGATGATGAAAGAGAGGATAAAGATGGTAGTGCCATTTGTTGAAGTTGATAGTGACTAATAAATTGACTTGTATCAGGAGACAAAAGTTGAATAATACGATTTTTATCTACATGATGTTTTCGCAGAGTTTCAATAGCACTTTGAATATCATTATCCATAGCGTATAAATGATCTATAAGATTTGATAGTTTCAATTTATCTATTCTTTTATATACTTTATTCATCAACATTCGAACAGTTGAACTTATGGGTATAAATCCACATGCGTTCATATAAAATGTTTTGCCATTTCGCAGAAATGATAAAACTGCAAGTGAAAGTTTCAATCCAGTAACTTGAGAGGTTACGTTAGACGCATCACATAATTTAACTGAATGCACATGAAGATGTTGACACATTTCATTGACCAATAGTGCAAGTTTGGTTCCTGGTTGTTCTTCGAACCAAATAGAATTGATACCCCCAACATTAATTTCAGATACGTAAGAAATGTTGTATTGACTCATTAAATCAGGATGATTTGCATAATCTTTTGGATAAGCTCTATCGGACACTGTTTCAAATTTTATGTTCAAAGATGTATCCAGGTCTTCTTCTCTTCTTCTTCTTCTGTCTGCACTGAAATATCTAGGTAAAAATGATTGATTTGGAATAGATATAGTAAATTTACTCTCTGCAAATTTTGTTGATAATGAGACAGATGACTCATATCTTCTTAATACGCCTCTCCCAGACGAAGATGCATCGTATCCGTAACTAGATGTGGAAGAAGCATAAGGCGGCAATGGTGATAAATTAATTAATAAAGGTATTAATGTTTGGATTTTATTTTCATTCCCATCAATAAATGTTATTCTACCCCATAATAAAAATTGTCCAGGAGAAATTTGTGTACCACATTTTTGAATTTTTGAGTTTATAAAATCAACTGATTTGTACATTTTTTGAATTGCCTGTGTAATAGGTACATACAAGTTTTGTATTGGAAAATCTGATTTGATACCTTTGGAAGGTTGTTCTTCTTCTTCCAGAACAGAAACAAACTTTTTAATGTTCAATTTCCAACACGGTAACGGTAAATTTTCAGGTTGAATTTGATATAACAAGCGCGCACACGTTGCTACGTCTTGAATGGTAATTGTAATTCGAGCAATTTTGTTGTTATTATTGTTTGGATCACAATATGTAGATAAAAATCCTATTAACCACGGGTATATTGATTTGCCTTCCCATTTATCCCATCTTGTAGATATAGATTTATGTGGTAAAATCAGGCAATTATTTCTAAAATAATATCGTTCATGTAATCCTGAAGGGGAGTTATTTGAAATCACATCAAGCTTTAATTCGTCTAAACGGGAATGTGGATTGCTTTGTTTTATACTGAAATTTTGTAAAATGACATCCATTGATGCATCGGAAGCTTTTACAACTCTTTCGCTTGGCATAATTTCACTCATCACAATTGCAGATGAAATAGATGTTGATGTTGGTACTGGAATAGATGGCATTGAAAATGACGACGATGATGATGATGCTGATGCTGATGACGATGATACAGTGGATGAGACATGTAACGAGGACAGTGTATCTTGTATATAATGTAAAGGCAAAGATGAGTTAGAGAAGGGTTGAGAGGTTAATAAAATACCAGTTTCGTCGCTTGATACTAGACATTTTCTAGCATTAAAATCAACATACGTAATCGTTAAAGCAACTACTTTTTCTGGGTCTTCTAAAGTGTTCATTTTATGTACGACATGACCAATCCATTCATTCCACAGCTTTGTTGCACTGCTCGTCATAGTGTACTTTGAACCAAAAAAAACAAATCAAATCAAATCAAATCAAAAAGCAACACAAAAAAAAGACAATAGTTACTTCAATTTTTTTCCTTTTCTTTTATTGCACCAACTATTTTATTGCTTTATCTCTAAATTTGACACAAAAAATTACAATGTTATTATTTATTCAATTTATTCAATCGTAACGATTGTGATATTATGACACATATTTTTTATCTCCTTTTATAGCTCGTTCTGCTTCTCATGGGTAAATCCATATAATCGGAATTTGTTTCTCCTCGTCCACTAGAAGCAAATACATCAGTCATAGCCGCACCGGAAATTTCACCTCTTTGTACAGCATCACTAACAACAAATCTTCTCACGCGTTTAATATCCCGTTTAGCAGTGCTGATAGCATATGTGTTGTAAATCCCTCCAATCATAAACATTACCAAAAGACCCACCATTATATATACATATACAGTGTCAAATGTTCTAGGTGGGGTATCTCCAACACTTCCTCGTATAGATCCAGTTTTAACCCACTTAAATGTAGAATCTACATCTTTCCAGACATATACATCTCCGGATTCATCTGAAGATGAAGGAGGAACAACAACGACCGAATCTCCTTCCAGAACGGACGTTGGATTGACAGCATTCATCAGAGCGACACTTTCATATACTGTCATACGAGCTCCGCGTGGACCTCCGGATGGACCCGCAGGACCTACAGCACCCTCCGGTCCTATAGGCCCCTGTAAACCACCAGGTCCTTGAGGTCCTACAAGTCCCTGAGAACCAGCGGGTCCCTGAGGTCCAATAGGCCCATCAGCACCGGGAGGACCTTGTGGTCCAGCGGTCCCAGCAGGTCCATCAGCTCCGGTTGGTCCAGCAGGTCCATCAGCTCCGGTTGGTCCAGCAGGTCCATCAGCTCCGGTTGGTCCAGCAGGTCCATCAGCTCCGGTTGGTCCAGCAGGTCCATCA